ACTTTTCAGGAGAATTGACAGTGGTAAATGTGTTGACCACTGTAGAAACAGGGCCCGGAAGCTGTTCTCTATATAAGATTGTAAGAAGAACACATAAAAATAACTAAGGAGAGTAATTGTGATTGGGGAAATCTCTGGCAAAATTCTTCAATAGTTTTTATCTCAAATAGCGCAAATATTTTTTTTCTCAAAAAGTTTTTTGACTGTTTAGCGTAAACTATTTTAGTTTTTCATTTGTGAGTTTTGTGAGAGATGTCATAAAGTCTCACAAAAATCTAAGGACAAACTCTGGCATAATTACTAAGGAGAGTTTCGGGGTCTCTGGGTTTCGTATCGACAAATTGTATCATCGGTCTCATACATCTTTTGGAAATCACTAAGGGCCGCCCGGTGTCATCCGCCATCCTCTGGTCAATGGTATACAGAACCCTCACACAGAGTACATAAGCTCAAGGACATTCGTCGATACGAAATCATTCATATCTGAATTATATTTGGTCGCAACTTCTTTGGAGAAACAATAAGTGGGGAAGCATACACATCTTCTGTATTTAAACACAAGTCTCTAGGAAGAATACTAACGGTATCTGGAGAGGTGAAATAACGAATTAATCGGGTTTCAACTTTTTTCGCGGTAGCAACACTATCAACCTCGGCTAAAACACACACTTTGAAATGGTCACTATAGTGTTCATCTGTTTTAAGAACACGGCAATAAAAGTCTATCAATTTAGATACACTAAACGCATTCGATGAAATAGCATAACGCGCATAACTCAAATCCTGAGTATGACGCTCAAAAGCACACGCTCTCTTCGTATACCCTATGTACCAATTCTTAGTCGGCATATACAACCTGATATACACCTTAACACTATCTGGGTCTTTAGCAGGGAAATTTATAGGAAGACTGAAAAAAGTCTCAGCAACAGACACTGCATCGTCAACGACAGTCTTTAAAACACTCGTAGACAATAAACTGGTATACACACTGGAATCCTTACGCACAGCTTCATAAAAAATACTAAGGATATCCTCAGACATCGTATGGTATGTTAAGAAGTTTCGTTTAAATTTTTAACATAACTACAGTTTCGTATCGACAAATTGTCTCATCGGTCTCATACATCTTTTGAAAACACTAAGGGCCGCCCGGTGTCATCCGCAATCCTCTGGTCAATGGTATACAGACCCCCCCGAACAGAGTACACAAGCTCAAGGACAAACCCCCTTAAAACTCTTTAAACATTTTATTAAGCGCAGCACGCACAGCACGTATGATTTGTTAAAACACACTCACACCGAACATCAAGCCGCAGGCGCTGCCTTTGGGCTCCGCTCCCAGTCGACGATGGGCTCCGCTCCGCTCCGCCCTAATTCGCTACACTCCGCTACGCTACGGGGCTTGCTACGCGCGCCCCTACGCTACGCTACGCTACGCTCAGCCAGTGAGATTGGCGGGGCTGTACTGATCGTATAAAGCGTAAAAGGGTAAAAAGGTGTATATACAAGGTCTATCCCCTAAAAGCGCTTGGATTTTTTAGGTATCATTGACTTTTCAAGGTAGTTGTAAACTGTTTTACATATAATGCGCTTGCAAATTTTATACATCATCAATTTTATAGGATATCATAACGTTTCCTATAAAAGCGCTTGCAAATTTTAATGATGTTGTAAATACACGAACGGGTACTTACGATTACATATAATGCGCTTGCAACTTTTATACATCATCAATTTTATAGGATATTATAACGTTTCCTATAAAAGCGCTTGCAAATTTTGATGATCATCCCAGGGACGAATGACAAACAAATTTCAACATTTTTAAAAAGCAGTACACACTTTTTTATTAGGCAGTACACATTTTTTATTAGGCAGTACACATTTTTATTATTTACTTTTCGCGGGTGTCAACGAAAACAGTGCCGACGCGGTACAAACCCACGTGCTCTACGAAGAAACGCTTGAAAGTTGCAAAGCCAGACTCCGGCTTCGCGGGGGCCGCGGGAGGATCGATCGTCTCGGGGGTCTCAACCACGGTGGTCTTGCTGGTGAACAGGCTCTTGATGGCGGACATCATTGTATATTTACACCAGGCGACGGCGCTGTAAATACACACGCTCGTCGATTCGGCACCACCGGGGACAAATGACACACAAATTTCGACATTTTTAAAAAGGGGCTACCTTCTTAAAATTTTTTGTTTTTTTTGAATTTAAAAGGAAGTTACATAATGCAGCAGCCGCAGCAGCCGTCGTCAACAGCGTCGCGGGGAGGCCCGTAGCGCGCGTGCATCTGCTGGTTGTGGTGATGCATGGCCATGCGCCTGCGGTGCTCCTGCTCCATATGATGGCGGCGCTGCATCTCCGCGCGGAATGCCATCTCCCGCTCCTGCGCAATCGCGTTGCGTCGAGCCATCTCGCGGTTGTACTCCCTACGACGCATCTCCTGCTCGTACTCGTAACGACCCATGCTCTTTGTTCGCTTAAAGGCTTTGAAAGGCTCTGAAGGCTTTGAAAGGCTTTTGTTTGTTTGATACTACACCAGGCGACGGTGCTGTATTTATACACGATTCCAAATGACAAATGACAATTAACAAATGACACACACTGCGGATATGGTGTATCAACAAAATACGCATAAATACCAATTTGAAATGTTATAGGAATATAATAAATAAGTATTTGTAATGGGTGGTTGTTTATCAACTGAACAATCTCAAATACATTATGGAAATATGGAAATAGTCCGGAAACAAATAAATGAAACTACTCAAACGAGAGGGGTTGGTCAGACGAGGGGTGTTGGTCAGACGAGGGGTGTTGGTCAGACGAGGGGGGTTGAACAGGCGAGGGGTGTTGGACAGGCGAGGGGTGTTGGACAGGCGAGGGGTGTTGGTCAGACGAGGGGGGTTGAACAGGCGAGGGGTGTTGGACAGGCGAGGGGTGTTGGACAGGCGAGGGGTGTTGGACAGACGAGGGGTGATGTGCAGACGAGGGGGGTTGGACAGGCGAGGGGTGTTGGACAGGCGAGGGGTGTTGGACAGGCGAGGGGTGTTGGACAGACGAGGGGTGATGTGCAGACGAGGGGTGTTGGACAGGCGAGGGGTGTTGGACAGGCGAGGGGTGTTGGACAAATAACGAAAGTAAAAAAAGACAACGAATACAACGAACACAACGAATACAACGAATACAACGAATACAACGAACACAACGAATACAACGAATACAACGAATACAACGAATACAACGAATACAACGAATACAACGAATACAACGAATACAACGAATACGACGATGACCACGACGATGACCACGACGATGACCACGACGATGACCACGACGATGACCACGACGATGACCACGACGATGACCACGACGATGGTGGGGAAGACGATGGTGAAGACGATGGTGGGGAAGATGATGGTGAAGACGATGGTGGGGAAGATGATGGTGAAGACGATGGTGGGGAAGATGATGGTGAAGACGATGGTGGGGAAGATGATTATGAAGACGATGGTGGGGAAGATGATTATGAAGACGATGGTGGGGAAGATGATTATGAAGACGATGGTGGGGAAGATGATTATGAAGACGATGGTGGGGAAGATGATTATGAAGACGATGGTGGGGAAGATGATGGTGAAGACGATGGTGGGGAAGATGATGGTGAAGACGATGGTGGGGAAGATGATTATGAAGACGGTGGTGGGGAAGATGATGGTGAAGACGATGGTGGGGAAGATGATTATGAAGACGATGGTGGGGAAGATGATTATGAAGACGATGGTGGGGAAGATGATTATGAAGACGGTGGTGGGGAAGATGATTATGAAGACGGTGGTGGGGAAGATGATTATGAAGACAACTAGTAACCATCATATTCACAAAACCACAACGCCTTTTGCGCCAACAACGTTTAAAGAATTATATTTTGATATAATAATATGTACCCAAAGCCTGAAAAATCCAAGTCTTTTATGAGTCACGAATACTGCCGCGACGCAGTTTGTAAGAAAATATTCGGGATAATTCCTAGACGATCATCTAAAGAGTTGAAAGTTAAGATGGCGAACTCTCCCAAGGATTTCGCCACGAAAGACGTATCAATACCGATAGAAAAAATGCCAGTTTTATTCGGTGGTAAAGTTCTTGTATTTATCGCCAAGGGGTCGTATGGTTCTGTGTATAAATTAAAACCGAATGACAAGTTCGTACAATATTTGAAGAGAGTTATCATCCCCAGGACAACCAGTTATATCGGTAACGTTGAAAGAATTCCAACGGATGGGTCACTCGCCGTCATAAAGTTTCAAAAAGTAAATGGACCCGTGCAAAAAGAAGCCATACTCAAAGAAATCGCTATTCACTCCTCGCTGTCTAGAAGCAAAATATCAAGTAAATTGTATGCCGCTGGATTCATCGGCGATATAGCGTGGCAGATTAGCTCATACATTGACGGAACCGGTATGTGTGACGTAAAAATAACTTCCGATATTTTCAAGAAAATTGAAAAGGCAGTGTTCGAATTGTGGAAGCATAACATATTCCACGCGGATCTTCATTGCAACAATTTGATGCTTACGAAGAAAAAAGACGTCGTCGTGATTGATTTCGGGAGAGCGATAGTTCTTCCGAAAAAGTTCGTGCCAAAGACATTAACAGAGTTTAGAAACATAAAGTATCAAGAAAAAGTTCAAAAATATGCAGATTCCGTTATAACCGGTCGATCAAAATCAAATGGAAATTACGTTAGAGCAACTATGGGTAAAAAAGGAGAGGTGGTACCACTCGTCGTGTATTCCAACGACGTTCATGCGCTCAGAGTGTTTTACGATAAGATGAGCGATAGTGATAAAAAAATGTTACGGTAATCACTTACTTCTTGATTACACTCGTCACCTTGCGAGGAGTGGTGTTTTGAACCGTTAATATAACTACATCGTTCAACTTTAGTCCATGTTTAACTTTCGAAATAGACACAACCGATGATTTCTTGGTCCATGGGTCTACGAATGTAGCAGTGACAACATCCGGAGATACAACCTTACTGACTTTTCCCGATATTTTTGACGTGATAATACTGGGTTTGGGTGCGGGTTTGGGTGCGGGTTTCGGCGCGGGTTTGGGAGCGGGTTTGGGAGCGGGTTTGGGAGCGGGTTTGGGAGCGGGTTTGGGAGCGGGTTTCGGCGCGGGTTTGGGAGCGGGTTTGGGAGCGGGTTTCACAATACTCGTCACCTTGCGAGGAGTAGTATTCTGTATAGCTAGCGTTACTACGTCGTTTACCTTTAAACCATGATTGACCTTTGAAGCAATGACTGATGAAGACTTTTTAGTCCACGGGTCTGTGAATACCGCGGTAACATTTGACGGCGATGTAACTTTCGAAACTTTACCGGTTGTCGTTAAAGTGATAATTGCGGGTGGTGGTACTGGTGCGGGGTTTATGATGCTCGTCACCGTACGAGGTTTCGTGTTTTGGATCGTAATCTTTACTACATCGTTTACCTTTAAACCATGATTGGCTTTTGAAATATCAACTGATAACAACCTTTTAACCCATGGGTCTGTGAATACTACAGTAACATTTGATGGTGATGTAACTTTTGAAATTTTACCAGATAATGTTGTTGAAATAATACGCCCCGTTTGTGGACATACCATTTGATCTGGGTTTTTCTGACACGCCATTGCACATGCAGGTTTTGACAAGTCAATCGTACCATCTGGTTTGAAACAATACTCATATTCCTTGAATGTGTTATTGTTATAATCTTGGAGGTTGCACCATTCGCGAGACCACCCTTTTTGTACGTTTAGCGTATTGCATTGTTGATGCATATACTTTATTTTTGGATACGGTTCCTTTTGAGACATATCTTGGCAACTATCCGGTGTTTTTTCAAACCAGTTTACCCACCAACATTGTGGGTAATCACGTTTTGATTTTGCTCTGATTTCTTCTAATTTTGCTTCTTCCTTAGCTCGTTCTTCTTCTTCCGCTTTTGCCTTCGCTTCCGCTTCCGCTTTTGCCTTCGCTTCCGCTTCCGCTTTTGCTTTTGCCTTCGCTTCCGCTTCCGCTTCCGCTTTCGCCTTCGCTTCTGCTTCTGCTTTTGCTTCCGCTTCTGCTTTCGCCTCCGCTTCTGCTTTCGCTTTCGCCTCCGCTTCTGCTTTCGCCTTTGCTTCGGCCCGTTGTTCTAGTGACCAACATGAGAATTGCTCAGGGTTTTTCTGACACACCATTGCACAACCAGGCTGTGACATATCAACGGTGTCGTCTGGTTTTAAGCAATATTCGTATTCTTTAAATATTTTTTGTGTCTTATCGTGAAACTTACACTCTTTATTTTCAGTACATCTGCTATGCATGTATTTTAGTTGTGGAAAATCTTGGGCTAAAGACTCGCAATTAATACCAATCATATCACCAAAACCAGAGTAACACGCTATATATTCATCGAATCTACCGCCTAAAATATCCTGAGCTGAATCGTCAAATTCTTTATCAACACTGTCATCCGGGAAATATTTCTTCGACCACTCTGGAAGTTCGGTAGTGATTTCTCCAAAATATAGTCCTGACATCATATACAATAATAATATAAAATTAAAACATTAAAAAATTACCCTCTTGGTCAATAACGTGTGTCAACAATTTAGAAATTTGCGTGGGCGTACCATACAGTAAAAATTCTTCTATCATATAAAATTTCCACGGACACTCAAAGTTGTTAACACGCTTAAACGTTTCCCTGAATATTTTTTCAAAAGACATTTCATCTATTTTTGTCTTATATTGAATACGTCTATACAACATACTCAGACGAATAATTGTAGGTATGTCGAACGATTTATAATACGTATATGCATCAACATTTTCTCTAAAGTATCTTCCAGTGATTTTCTTAGGTTTTGTTTCCATTTATAATCAATAATATAATATCAATCAATAATCTTCGATTTACACTAGATGCGTCCACGAATGCTCTGCGAGTGCGGCAGCCTCTTCTTCAGGTGTAATTTCGTTATCAATACCAAAAAACCCTCTGATTTGTTCGGGTGTTTTTCTTTTGATCATATCTGCAACCGTAAGACACAACACATCCAACAGACCCCTAATGTTCAAAAAATTTGCCCCCTGGATCAACTCAAAAATAAAGTCAACGTCAATCTTTACGAATTCTTTATTAAAATCTCTGATTTCACATTCGAGATGCGAAACATTGTGAAACGAGCAATAATCCAAAATCTTCGCCAACGCTTTAGAAGATATCGTGGGAAGTGGAATGTGAATGTCGTTACCGTCTCCAACATATTCTACGATGTCGTTGATCACGTTACTCTGTTCAATTATACTATTATCAGCATCAATGCGTTGGAAATCAGAAGTGATGAATGTAACACTCATTGTATTATAATAGCATACACAAATGGTATTATAAAGAGATGAGTATCGATATGTTTAAATTAATAATATATTTGTCATTTATAAATGTCATCATTCCCAAATGGAACTTTGATAACTGAAAGGTTAATGTTTCCAACATTACCTGACACACGTATACAACCAATACGACCGGGAAGTTCACCCACGCCGAAACCTGTTCCCAAACCCGCACCTAAGCCCGCACCTAAGCCCGCACCTAAGCCCGCACCTAAGCCCGCACCTAAGCCCGCACCTAAGCCTGTCCCCAAGCCTGCGCCGAAGCCCGCACCTAAGCCTGTCCCCAAGCCTGCACCGAAGCCCACGCCGAAACCTGTGCCAAGGCCCGTGCCAAAACCGGCTCCTACACCATCTGGGAAACAAACTGACGCTGGGTTGAAACCTATAGTGATCACAGTAGATAGACGTCAACATGTATATCAATCACCTTCTAATCCCAAGGGTCTCGTAGTATTTTTACATGGTTGTGTCCGAAGTGTTTTTGGGGGGTGGCCTCGTAGTTCGAACCCCAAGTTCTTCGGTCTTTCAGAGGATGTTTCGAGAACAAAACAAGCTCTGAAGGCAGGATATGCCATTTTGTACATTTCTCCAGCAGACCAAAAGAATAAATGTTTCTCTGCCAAGACTGATTCAGGAACTGTAAAAAAAGTGATAAACCAGGTAAGATCAAGTCTTCGTTTGAATAATAAACCTTTATACATTGGAGGATGCTCTGCGGGAGGTGGTTTGGCCCAGCGTTTAGTAGCTTCTGGATTCATAACATGCAACGGGATGTTCAATGAATCCGCTACGAGTGCTGAACCATCGAATAAAACGCCTGCAAGTTTATGGACGGTTTTGAGCACGCCGAAAGAACTCCAAGTCGCCACTGGACGAGCGAATGCTTTGAGACGATTCGGAAAACCCGCCGCGGTTTTGGTGTCCGGGAAACGTAAAATATACCCTGAATATTTCAGCGACCAAATCGCAAGCATTTCCGTTCAAAATTCTATCAAAATCGTTCAATACTTACAAAAGATTGGATTCATCGATGCGTCTGGAAACATTCGAAAGGATCCTAAAGACAAGGCGTGGTACAATGGTTTGAAAAATGTGGTTCGGATTCCAGAAACAACTATAAGTTATTGGAATTCTTCGGTCGTTCAAGCGATGATGGTCGCATATGCCCATCATGACGCAGTCGCGGTGTATATGACGACATTCTTAAAATGGGCGGAAAGTGGATTCAAAGCGAACGTTAATGATTTAGCAAAACGATTCGCTGTGACAAAACCGGGATATTTTTCGGCTATTTAGTCAATAGGGAGGTCTGCTATGATCTGAGGAATCTTTTCGGGTGACAGTATATATTTTAGGATGATTTGAGACACCTCCGCGGGTGTGAGGTAATCGGTTGGGACATGATGTTTCAGATGTTCCGGGAATTTGGTTTCTGTGATTCCCTCGGTTATCTGAACGATTTCCCGGTCGGTACATCTCCCGAAGTTTGCCATGATATCTATTCTACCAGGGCGGATCAACGCAGGGTCAAGATTTTCAGGGTGGTTGCTCGTCATTATAAGAATCCTCCCGGGACATTCGAGAACTCCATCTAATATATTAAGAAGGGCGGCTAAAGTTATTTTTTCGGGATGTTCATCGGTTATATTAGGTTTTGGCGAATTTATTTTATTCATTGTTTTTTGTCTTTCTACTGGTTTATGTGTCTCTGGTTCGGCCATTTTAGACGTCATCCCGCTTCTTTTGAGATTCATATCTTCGAATTGTGATTTCAACCATTCACTCTGTGCGTTTTTTTGATTAAAATGTTTATCAAACACGTTTTCTACTCGCGTTTTATTATCATTTTTTTCTAACGCCGGTGCGAATGCATCACCGTCGAGGTTGTAAGGATTTACCGAATCATCTATAATATTTGTTGACAATTTAGGAACACTCTTCAATAGTTCATTATGCTTTTCAATTTGTTTTGCATATTTATATTCTAATGTTGTATTTTCGGAATCAATGTCTATAACGCTTCTCGACACAATTTCAACTTTCGGTATAGTCGTATGACCAATGTCAAATTTATTGGTATGATTCGCTTCTGCAGAACGCTTTTTTACCACATCTCCCATTGCATCTATATCTTCTATGACGATGATCCGTTGGTTAATCGGGATCGTGAACGACTTTGTGATACCATCCGTGGTCACGTGAACCTTGTCGGAAAAGAAAAGATTACGCAATTGTGTGGCAGTCGTGTGTTCGTCTAATCGGATGTTCACCACATGACGTTTGCAATCATTGGCAAGCGCTTTAATGAGACTCGTCTTTCCCGTCCCTGGTGGGCCGTGTAGTAACAATCCTAGAGTGTAAGGGATTCCCTTGGCGTTATACCAGTCTCTATTGTTTAAAAAGAAATTGACTCGGTCCTTTACTTCCGTGAGAGAATCTCCGTAGATGTTCTTCATGCTCCGAGAGGTATAAAAGGGGGTCATCGAAAATACGATATTACGTAGAGCATTTTCATATGCCAAAGAGCCATCGACTGTCTTTGTGAGAGGAACCGGGATATGATCGAAGAAGAACGACTGGTTTCCCAATTCGTTTTGCTTTTGAATACAATATTCTCGTTCTATATTTTTCAAGCGTTCCATGAGATATATTAGGTCTTTTGTATACGTGAATGCCTCGATTATATAAGATTCTATTGTGTCAACTCCATTTTCGAGCTTTTCTACGATGGTTTTTAATCTGATACAAAAATCATCGTCTACTTTTATTTCGTCTCTGTGGCCAATGATAAATTGACCATTCGGTAAACATCTGAGGTTTTTTGTCTGCGATAATCCAGATGCGAGATGCATTAGTGCATCTGGAAGTTCCGTATTAGTCGCGGTGGGTATAAAAACACGGGTAATAGATATAGTTGCTGTGCGAGCAATTTGTTTATTCGTCAACGATAAATTCTGAACAACATCAGACGTCTTCCATTTTCGAAGATATTTTACAGCTTCCGATACCTGTTCTAGTACTTTGGGGCCGAGTGAGACGGCATAATTTGCCGCCAAAACCATTTTCATGAGACTTGGGTCTCTGTTGCCCGCAGTGGCGAGCATCGCAATGATCACATTCGGATCCATTATGTAAAATAATCATATTTTTTAATGTTAAATTATTAGTTTAACATTAATAAACACATAGTGAAACATGTATCAACGTGCTTTAATACATACCGGACCTACTAGACCAGTTGTTTTAAAAGCAAGGTGTGTGAAGGTAAAATCCGTATCTCCCGAAATCATGCACATTATAACAGAATATGTATGCCCCGTTGCCAAAAATTGTGCCGACATGTACATCGGTGACGAAACTCATCAGATGGGTGTTTTGAACAAGATAGGTGTCATCATGGACCATTACAACATAACTCATGGGGAAGGTTACGTCCTTCGAGCGCTATTTCAAGACAATATCGATCTTGCTGTTCAGTTAGCAAAATCGTTTAATACATATAATTTGGGAATTGAAATCGTCAGGGAGACAATTCAGAAGCTTCCGGATGTTACAAACAATCCTTCGATTTAAAGCTGTATGTTAGGGTTGTCCGTGATAATAGCTTTAACGCCATAAGACAATAAATTCTTGATGTCCGTTAAATCATTTACCGTATAAGCAAAAACAGCAATACCACGGGCCGCTGCGTATTCTACGATTTCGCGACTCACAAGACGGTAATTCAGAACGACAACTTTGCAACCGAATTCTAACGCTTTTCGAATCGTCTTCGCCGGTCTTATGACAGATATCAACCCCGTCGGAATTTTATCGTCTATTTCCCGAATTTTCTCTATCTCCCCCCATTTAAAAGAGGTAACTATGAAATTTTCGTATGGTATATTAGATTTTTGAATGGCGTCAACGACAAGATCCGCGGTATCGCATGTTTTTATTTCGATATCGTATATATACTCGTCCTTGAATTCATCAAGAACTTGACTCAATGTCGGAATTTTTTCTGATGATTTTCGTATCGACAAATTACTGAGTTCCTTCAATGTAAAATCTTTCACATTCCCAGAAAATGTTGTCGTACGATCAAGAGTGTTGTCATGTATTACGATCGGCACGTTGTCCTTTGTTTTTCGCACGTCGAATTCAATTCCTTTTGGGATTACATGTCTAAAGGCAACCATTGTGTTTTCAGGAAACATAGAAGAAAATCCTCGATGTCCGATTAACATATACTATCATGAAACATTAAATATCATTTGTTTTAGCGGGCGTGAATCTATAAAAATCTGGTTTCATGGCAATTTTTTCGGCGATTCTTGTTCGAATAATTTGAAGTGCTTCTTCGGTCGGGACGTAATCACCGTACCACCCATCTTTCATAACGTCGTCAGGGTCGAGTTTAGCATCTGCGTTTATCTTATACTTCCTAGATACGAGCTCGTCAACGATTTCATCATATCTAGTTTGCAAATATTTACCTTTATCATAAAAGAACAAAACGTGTCCAGTATTCAGCGTGAAAGTAGAGGGAATTTTCTTCATTACTTTTTCGCGGGTCTGAGTTCGGAGGCTTCTGGCAAGAGCCTTCGGAATCATTTTAAGTTCACGAAATTCTGCCATGAGATGCTGATCAGCCAGTTCCTGAACCGGTACAAGGTTCACACGCGTCATTTTTATAAATTGTGAGTATTTACAGATTGTGAGAATTATGAGAATATAAGTATACAATTTCTCACCGTGGTCAAACCACAAGTAAAAATATATTGTTTACGTAATGGTAGATATCATAGGAACGATCGCCGTGTCTCTTCTGGTTTCGTATGTGTATAACGCTATCATCACTCGTCCAAAAGTATACTACGAATACCCTTTGCCCGTTTCATATTCTTGTCAAACGCTATAACCAGTTAGCATTGAAATACCGCGGAAAATCTGAGAAGCAAGAGCCCCGCCCGCGAAAGTAGCCACAAATGGGATCCATGAATACGACCAATTAGACGGTCCCTTATTTTTAATAGGCATCAACCAATGAGCTAGACGGGGGCTAAAATCACGAGCAGGGTTTGCGGCAATCGAAGTAACACCCCCGTGACCAAGCACTGCCACAAACACGAGCCAGCCGATACTCAGACCTTCAAGACACCTATACAGCAAAAACGTGTCAGAGTTTTCCAAATGAGTATGGCGAGAAAACACGCCCAGAGCACATACCAACAGGGTGGTGGTACACATTAGTTCATTGATGAAAGTGTGAACCCAATGGACCTTCACCGCAGGGCCAGTGACGAATGTAGCAAGTTTCCTCTTCTGGTCGTTCTTGATTTCCTCCGAGTCTTGGTTTTCAACGTCGATCTTAGGAAACAAGCGAAAATGTGGAAAATAGTGAACAAATGTCAAAACGGCACCGACAAACATGCCAAGGAATTCGCCCGCGACGCACACAAGAAATTCTTTGTAATCCATCTTATCGAGAATGAATAGAGCCAAACTCATTGCCGGGTTGAGATGGGCGGACACGAACCCGAACATAATAATGGGGATTGCGAATGCCATTCCGAACCCGAGCGCGATGAACCCAAACCCAAAAGAACCACCCTTCGTCTGAAGAAGGTGATCATTCGCAACCACACCGAGACCGAAATAAATTGCGAGACACGATGATAAAGCTTCAGTCGCGAACTTAGTTGCAAGAGAATACATTTACTTATTTTACAAATTTTACATATTTTACAAATTTATTGTTGATACGCAACACCTGGTCAAAATGACAAATGACATATCGTCTGCTTGAAATATATAAACCGCTTTCGTGCATACAAAGTACAATTACAAACAATGGTTGACTCTATCATCTCTTACGCTATGTCCGGGAAAATCTCTCCGCGCTCATCCCCAAAGCACGTTGAGCCCAAGGTGCTTAAGCCCCGAGTGGCTGTGTTTTCGGCGGGGAACTACGTAAAGAATTTCATCAAGCCGATCGAAACCATTTGCGACCCGAAGTATATCGAGTCTAGTCTAAGTGAAACGACCGCAATTCTTGCTGATAAGTGTGATGCAGTTAACGCATTTGTGAACGACGATCTGTCCGCACCAGTTCTTGACATTCTAAAAATTTGTGGAGTGTCTACGATCACCCTGCGATGCGCTGGATTTGATCGTCTAGATATCGAACATGCGAAAGAGCTCGGTTTTAATGTGTACCGAGTTCCCGCATACTCCCCGCGTTCCGTGGCGGAACTCGCTCTCACCCATATGATGGCCCTGAGTCGGAACATGCAGCTTGTTATGCCGCGTGTGAAGACAGGTAATTACACCATGGAGGGACTGGTGGGTCGTGAAATTACGGATAAGACTATTGGTATTGTGGGAACGGGTAAGATTGCCCAGGAGTTTATTAAACTTGTTAAGCCTATGGCTGGTCGTATTATTGCTTATGACGTCTACGAAAACGATATCGTGAAAGATATGGGAGTTGAATATACTTCTCTTGATAACGTCATCCGAGAAGCTGACGTACTAAGCCTGCATTGCCCTCTAATGAAAAGCACATTCCACATGATCAACGAAGATACCCTGAAGACGATGAAGAAAACGGCAATCGTCGTCAATACTGCACGCGGAGGTCTGATTGATACCGAGGCGCTGATTGACGCGCTCGAAAACGGGACTATTTCTGGTTGTGCCATGGATGTCTACGAGCACGAGTCTGGACTTTTCTTCACCGATCGGGCAGTTCTACCAATCGAAGACCGCATGAAGTTTTGGGACAAGAAGTTTGCCCGTCTTGCCAATCTGCCGAACGCGATTGTCAGCCCTCATGTCGCTTTCCTAACCAAGGAAGCTCTGAAGAATATTGCCGATACGACTGTTGAAAACCTGACCTCTGCATTCTCGGGGGAACGCAATGGAAACATGGTGTTTTAAATAGTTTGATATTACATTCTGTTATATGTAAAAATTTATAAACACATCACAACTATTGAACCGAAAAGATACTAAAAGCCATTGAACGTACGGATTATATAGCATATACTTCAAATGAGAAATGAGTCTTCATTTAAAGTGTATTCAAGCGCATGCGGGTTTTATACGGTAGATTTTTAATTTACATTTAATCAATCATTTCAATTGTCTCGGTTTTGTTCTTCTGGATAACTCCATCCTTATCCTCTACATGCGCGTCCGCGGTGTCCTTGTTAATACGGAAGGACTGTTGATCTTTGTCGATGAAGATGTTCTTCTGACTCATGATTCTAGTTTGTTCTTCGAAGAAGTTCTTGAGCACGTTGAAGATGTTCTTGATAGTCTGCATATTGCTTGTATATATAAAATTATATCGTATTAAGGTGTTCCTCGTTGATACCATAAATGACACTCAGTCGAGTAAAGTCGTCTTGAAAACGTTCATCAGTTTACCGGGAGAAAACTCATCGTACGCGTTCCAGTCATTACGAGACGAAATGATATCACGAATGTTTTCGAATATATCCAGTAATTCTGTTTCGGTGTTGTACAAGATTCCGCGGTCTCCAAGAATTTTTATGTGTTCAACGTCCCTTTGAGGACCGGGGGTGGTGTTGAATGTGATGACAGGTTTGTTTCGAACTGAAAACTCAGCGACTGCCATTCCGAAAGTCTCGCCACCACTTCGTGCGTGAATCATCGCATCGCACGAATTTATAAATTTTTCCTTCCGATCTTCGTCAACCGTTCGTTCTACATGAATGATGCGGGGATGGCTCAGAGCAAATTGACGTGTGTGCATCAAAAAAAAGTATGCGTTCGGGGTTGATTCAACGTGCTTCACTATTGCGGAATGTACCATGGGGATATCAAACGTGTCGTCTGCACCAATGCGACCGAATACGATGGCGTCGTTCGGGATACCGAATTCCTCACGCAATGTGTCAGTAGTATTGATGGGTTTAGGAACCAATAATGGGACGACTGGGATGTTCGTGCCAAACTTAGTGTTTAACGTCGCGGATATACTACAATATCTGTCGCTTTCTGGGAAATCCGTCTGGAATACACAATGCTTTATGGTACGAACACCCTTCCATAGAACCGAATCTTCGAAATGATACCAATCAGGACCCCCGTGGGTCTGTGTGTAAAATGCAGTGACGCCAAAGTGGTCAATCACTGCCCTCATATCAAAGATGTCTCCAATGACGACAACGGGGAACCTTTTGGAGAATTTTAAAAACGCTTCTGGGCAACCAGGGTTCTCATACACGTCTTTGAAACAAACACATATTGAATTATTGCCGAGAATTACTTCGTTGTAATGAGCGTAATTATATGCGGAAACCTCCGTACCTCGTTCGTTGAAATGTCTTAAAAAAAAGGCTACAGTTTGTTTTTCGTCAGCCATGTGTAATAACCATATCAATTTATTTAAATTATTACACGCAGTATATTGTGTCATTTATTGTCACTAGACAAATGACGTTTGTATATCGTCACATCGTATAATTTAAAGGGGGTGATACACTGTATTTGTATCAGAGGAAAACAGAGGAAGATGATAGGTCGTGTCATATTATTTTTAACGTTAATTACCACAACGTTTGCGCGCCCAGAACCAATTGATATCAACCAAGTCGTTACCTCCCTCAAACCCCCTTCTCCCAAACCTCCTTCTCCAAAGCCTCCCTCTCCAAAGCCTCCTTCTCCCAAGCCTCCTTCTCCCAAACCTCCTTCTCCCAAACCTCCTTCTCCCAAACCTCCTTCTCCCAAACCTCCTTCTCCCAAACCTCCTTCTCCCAAACCTCCTTCTCCCAAACCTCCTTCTCCCAAACCTCCTTCTCCCAAACCCCCTTCTCCCAAACCTCCTTCTCCCAAACCTCCTTCTCCCAAACCTCCTTCTCCCAAACCCCCTTCTCCCGAACCTCCTTCTCCCAAGCCTCCCTCTCCCAAGCCTCCCTCTCCAAAACCTCCTTCTCCCGAACCTCCTTCTCCCGAACCTCCTTCTCCCGAACCTCCTTCTCCCGAACCTCCTGCTCCCGAACCTCCTGCTCCCACTCCTGCTCCCACTCCTGCTCCCACTCCTGCTCCCACTCCTGCTCCACAATACAAAATAACCTCAAAGTTCGAAGGTCACCCGGCGATAAGGTACTTTCCTTCACACGGCCATGTGGTGAGGCAATCTTTCTTTAATACCAAATTGGTTGACGACGTTATAATCAGTTTGGGAGATGGTGAGTATTACATCCCTCCTGGGGTTACTGAACTAATTCTAAAAATTGAAGGTTTTGCTATTTCGGGGGTTACAAACGGCGATGGTATTTATCTAAAACTTCATATGATCGGTGATAATAACGTGGTGCAGCAAATGATAGAAGTACCTCAGAGTAGGATATTTGAGAACGATCCTCCGCGTGATTTTGAATATCACGTCGACATAACCGAACAAATGAAATTTTTCAATGTCATTATGTACTCAACTGGTGATTTAAACCATTACGTGGTAATGGAAAGTATGGAAATAACTCTGTTAACCACAAGAGCCCCTGCTCCCCCTCCATCTCCGCCATATCCCAACCCACCATCTCCTCCACAATACGAAATAACCTCAAAGTTCGAAGGTCACCCGGCGATAAGGTACTTTCCTTCACACGGCCATGTGGTGAGGCAATCTTTCTTTAATACCAAATTGGTTGACAATGTTATAATCAGTTTGGGAGATGGTGAGTATTATATCCCTCCTGGGGTTACTGAACTAATTCTAAAAATTGAAGGTTTTGCTATTTCGGGGGTTACAAACGGCGATGGTATTTATCTAAAACTTCATATGATCGGTGATAATAACGTGGTGCAGCAAATGATAGAAGTACCTCAGAGTAGGATATTTGAGAACGATCCTCCGCGTGATTTTGAATATCACGTCGACATAACCGAACAAATGAAATTTTTCAATGTCATTATGTACTCAACTGGTGATTTAAACCATTACGTGGTAATGGAAAGTATGGAAATAACTTTCTTGACCACCCAAGCCCCTGCTCCTTAATAACTTAACAAATATTGTGAATAAATTTTAATATGTTGTTTTTTTCTCAGCAGGGTGAGGATCTTTACCTTCTTAAGAATTTCATTAATAAGAAAAATACGAGTGGTGTTTTCGTAGAAGTCGGTGCTCTCGACGGTATCACATTCAGCAACACCGGTTTTCTCGAACAAGAGCTCGGGTTTTCGGGTGTACTCATAGAGCCTTCGAGATATTTTGAACGTCTTTCATACTCCAGACCCAATTGCATATGTGTAAACAAAGCTATTTCTGATAAAAGCGAAACTGTAGTATTCCGTGATGACTGGGCAATGTCGGGCATTCTTGATAAGCTTCCTGAAGATCACAAGAATAACCCGCGTCACACAAACGGCGAGTGCTATGAAGTAGAAACCGTGCCTCTCGGCCTTTTGTTGAATGAAAAGAAGATATCATATGTAGATTTCATGAGTATTGACGTAGAGGGTGGTGAATTGGAAGTGTTGAAATCTATGGACTGGTCAATCCCAACGTATGTGATATGTATAGAACTGGACAACCACGATCCCAAAAAGGACGAAGCTTGTAGAGAAATTTTACGAGAAAACGGTTTCGTTGCCCACACCAGACTGACTATCAATGAATTCTGGGTCAATGAAAAATACGAACGAATTCCAGAGTTGTTCGACTTGAACACCCCGTACATTAACTGGAATGTCGATAATGTATTCCAACTCGGAGATTTCATTCGCCTCGAACCATGTGTGGTTGACGAAGTACAGCGTGCGATTCTGGGTTAAACAGTATCGTTTACCATTGGATTATTTTATACATTTTTAAAGAGACATCGTCTGTTTAAAAACTGTATATCACATAAACTATAATACTATTGTAATTTATACTTTCTCGAGGATTGTCAGACCGTTGTTGTTCGTGTACCGTTTCTTCAGTTTCCACTCAGGGTTCGCTTCGAGAAACTCAGTTACCGCGGGCCACAGACCCTTGGCGATTTCAGCGGCGGGGATGCCGGTCTCGGCGGCCTGTTTGTTGATGTCCCACCCGCAACGAACGCTTTCGCCGTACACACCGTCAACAGTGGTGTCGTGCATCACGAGGTACTTCGTGGTCAGCGGTGCAAACTTTGCAAGCTCGCGTTTCAGCTGACCGTAAATATGCCAAGTATCAATAAAAGTCAGATCAAAAGTTGCATCTCCGAGTTCGAGGTCGAGGTCGTTGCATTGAGCCCCGAGGATTTCAATACGGTTCTCTGTAAGACGAAGTTCCTCGTTGATGTCAAATGGGTCAATATCAACAAACGCCACGCGAGATCGGACATCTTCCCTTACATTGTCAAGAAGACCTGTGATGAATGCCCAGTTGGATACACCTGTGCGAACCCCGAGCGCCAACACACTGGAACAATCAGAAGCAAGTGAACGAAGCGTGGGAATATGCTCGTTGATGTCGGAAACAGTATCCCTTGTTCTGATATAGTTAGCTTCAATTTCCTTGTCGAAAGCCATTGTATATATTAAAACATTAAAATTTCTTAAGTTTATAAATTTAACAATTTCTAATTATTATTTGTTAGATTATAATGCTACATCCAATAACGTTTTCGATCCCGAAGGAAAAACTAGTGAGCAAGATGACGGCTAAAACTAAACTAATATCCGATTTGATCCCCGGTGACAAAAGTACATATATCTATGATACAGAAGAATCGTATTATGCAGAATATAAAAAATCTTTGTTCGCAGTCACCATGAAAAAAGGTGGGTGGGATTGTTTAAGACATTATGAAATTTTGGCATGTGGTACGGTTCCTTTATTCGCTGGGATTGAGAACTGTCCGAAAAATACACTTGCGCTTATGCCCAAACAAATGTTTATGGAAGCGAATAATCTATTCAATAGTTTAAAACGTAAGAATTTCAACATAAATGACCAAGACATCAAAGAATATACAACGATCAGAAAACATCTATTGGACCATACCAAAAAACATTTGACGACAGAAGCAGTTGCATCTTACGTCCTTGAGAAGTCAAATAACAAAAACGCTAAACGAGTGTTATTCTTGTCTGGTTCAACAGAGCCAGATTATCTAAGGTGTCTGACTTTACATGGTTTCAAATCATTATATGGGAAAGAATGCCATGATTACCCAAAGGTACCTCACCTATACGAGACGGAAGATGTCGGTCTTTACGGAAATATTTACGGAAAGGGGATCACATATACCAATAATCTTCGACCAGAAACACATGATGATTCTCTTGATGAAAGTGTGATTGACGACATCAAAAACAAAAAATACGACGTCGTTGTGTACCCTTCATATCATAGAGGAATGCCGTATTATGATTTGGTAACGAAGGCTTACAAGCCTGAAGAAATAATACTGTTGTGTGGGGAAGATATTGATCATATGAGTGACTACCATAATTGTGACTATAACATTTGGGTTGAAAAAGGACATCACGTATTCGTGAGAGAATTAATTTAACAAACAAATATAATAAGTATCGTAATGGAAACCTTCGACAAATCATTATCACGGTCTGTGGCGACCCCTCCGGGCGTGTCCGTCGTGATGCTCGAGCCTCGCAGACTAGATGATCTAGATTTGGTCGCCCGTGTTTGGGTAGAGCGATTAAAAACGTTAAAACTAGAGTATGAGTTCATCTTTTATTGCGGTAAGGGAGACGGAGAACACTGGCGGGAAATGTTCCCTAAAGAGTTTGAAATAATTGAACTCGACGTAAATAACTTTGCAACATCTGAATCAGGTTGTGGATATTCGGATTTTTTTAAAAGAGAAGAATTCTGGAAAACATTCAAGTACGAATTTATATTATCAATACAGGGTGATACTTGGCCACTTGATGTTGTTAGTTTGCCGGGATATATCGAAAAAAACTGGGCTTACATTGGCGGAAATCAACCCGAGCATGAATGGAATGTATTTTGTAAAGCGATGGGCTACACCGGCCGTGTTAAAACTTTTAACGGTGGCTTATCTCTCAGACGCCGCGATGCTATGCTCAGAGTCCTTCGAGAATTTCCACCGAGTATCACGAAATTTAATAGCATTGTTCATTCAGAAATGCCAGAGGATGCATATTTCGTTTTTGGGTGCATCAAACTCGGTCTTGACATAGGGGAAAACGACCCTGCAGCGAGGTATTTTTGCGTGCATAACGATTACACAAGCTTTGAATACGATTTTGTGGCAGCGCATAAGCCATTTCGCGAGGTTCCATTGGCGCGGCAGTACTTTTTCCACATGTTCCCGACAGCGAGGCAAAACAGGTATCTATAATGTCGTTTGACCAAGATGAATGACAAATGATAAATGACAAATGACATTTCTCTAATATAAATAAGGTGTTTTGATAGTTGTCAGTATCTCAATTATCAAAGCAATCAAAGCAACAATGGCTCTCACAAAGACTTTCTTCGCTCTCTTCGCCATCTTCGCTCTGGCAAATGGCCGGACTCTGAAGTATACAACCCCAACTATTCATAACAACTGTGGTCGTTCTATTACCGGGTATAAGCTTATCAACGCCCAACTCACGGGCGAAGATGCACCTGATTTCGAATGCGATTCTACTGATAACGAGCAGATTGTGCTGTCCCCAGGTCCTAATTCGGTTGATAAGTGGGCCCGAGGTGTGAGCATCGTCGCCATTCCCGAACTCAAGCGCCACGAAATTCTTAACGTTAACGACCCCAACCCTTCCGGTAGTTCTCTTGGTGAATCGTGCTACACCGACGGTACCATGATACAAACCTTCGACATCGCACATGATACTGAGGTGTATCTGTGCTCTATGACTTCATCTGAGCCCTCTCCCAGCCCCGAGCCCTCTCCCAGCCCTGAGCCCTCTCCCAGCCCCGATCCCTCTCCCAGCCCTGAGCCCTCTCCCAGCCCCGAGCCCATCCCGAGCCCCGAGCCCTCTCCCAGCCCCGAGCCCATCCCGAGCCCCGAGCCCTCTCCCAGCCCCGAGCCCATCCCGAGCCCCGAGCCCTCTCCCAGCCCCGAGCCCATCCCGAGCCCCGAGCCAGAGTACAGTATCGTAACTGTCGTGAACAATTGTCCGTCCGATATTTACGTCCATCGTCTTTCTCTGATTGACAATCTTTATGATTGCAATTACGTGATTGACACATACAACGCTACCATTGGAAGCTCTGTGGAACTTGTGATGGATAGTACTCACCCCGAGCTCAATGTGTACCTCGTCGAACTCCTTTCTAACGACAACCTGCTGTCATCGGATGGTCAGCAGTTCAACGGAACCTTGTCATACGGCCTGAGCGAGAGTTGCAACATTGATTTTGGCGGTTTTGTCACATTCACAGATATCACGACTGTGTCTGACAGGCAGCTGTTTATGTGCTCGGTTTAATAATTTAACAAAAAATAAAAAATTGAAACATAATGACGACAAACATTCCTATTTCGCTTGGCGAAGTACTCGATCGTCTCAGTATTTTGAACATAAAAAAGGATCGTTTTGTAGACAGTAAAAAACTCGAATTTGTAACACACGAAATTAAAACACTCCCGCCAGTAGAAAGTCAATACAAAGATTTGTTCAACCAGCTCCTGGACGTCAATAAAACTCTCTGGAACGTCGAAGACAGACTTCGTGAACTCGAAATTTTTAAGAAATTTGATGAAGAATTCACCTTCCTCGCGAGAAGTGTTTACAAATTAAACGACAGACGGTTCGAACTAAAAAACAAAATAAATACGCTTTCAGAAATGAAAATTGCGGAGCAAAAACAGCATCCCATGGTGATCAAGAAACAAGAGATCATCATTTTCCCACACCTTGGTATTGGGGATTTTCTTTGTTGCTTGAGTGCCATTCGTATTTATGCTGAACAATTCAAGATTCACTTGATCATCAAAGCAGAATACGAGGATAAAATCAAGTTCTTTTTGAAAGACATCACTGATATTGAGTATATTCTGGTTCACAATGATCGGTATCAAGATCTCGTTTTTGATAAAGGTATTCCGGTTATCGGAATTGGTCAGCATAGAACCGGTCAGCATATACGAGTTAGAGACTTTCCGGGGGTATTTTACTCAGATTTTAATCTTCCGAAAAGTGAAATGTTCAGCAGCTTCTTTTACATCAGAGACATGTTCGAGGAGAACCGTGTTTATGAAAGTATCATCAAAGATCACCCTGAATACGTCGTGATTCATGACGACCCGACTCGAGGATTGTTCGTAGACGAACAGAAGATACCTAACGATGTTTACCGCGTGTATCTCGGCCGTGAACATAAAGACATTCCGATGATCTACAGTAAGAAATTGCTCGAACACGCGAAAGAAATCCATTGTATAGATTCATCGTTTCTGTGGTTCGTCGGAATGAACAGGATCGATACAAAGAAAGTATTACACTCAGCCGCCAGGAAGAACTTGAAAGACGATCCGATTGTGTATTTTGGAGAAGCCGAGGGAAACACATGGAATGTCGTTTAATCGTATTGGTTACTGAGTGTACTCGAGAATTTTCTTATACCAGTAGTCGATCTTTAATTTATCAAGATCATATTCTTTGTTCATGATGATGTCATATTGTTCGTTTAAAAACTCTTCAGTGATAGAATCCCAGTCATTGACAAAAAGTATCGGAAGATCGTCGAATTGTTCCATTGCGATATGTTTTTTAACTATAGGTATAGTCCTTAAGTAAAGAGACTCATATAACCGATGAGTGTCAATGCCATTGCCCCGGGGGGCAAAGCAAAACTTGTGAGAATATATGTCTTCTAGAAACTTGCGATGACCTTCTTCGGAAATTTCTGATTTTCCCACAGTCACCCATGGGTTATTGCTGTACAAATCAACGATTTTCTGGCGTTCTTCCGGGAAATTTTTAATCGTGATATTCATATACACAAGATTCTTAATAATCTTCGGAGTCTTGGACACTTCCAGAATACGATCGGTGTTTCCTATGATTCTGTGAATTTCAGAACGAGGTTCGTCTTTGTTGGTGATTCCGAGGGGGATCGCTATCACTTTGGGGTGTTGGATGTTTCTGTTCTGGCAAAACCACGCTCTGATATTTGGTAACCGAATAATATCAAGTTCGCGTTCTGAAATATCGTAATCAGAATGACCAGTTACCAATACGGGATTGTTTTCGAGAAATACTACATCACTATCGTTACGCCACCCGCAATTTGATACGATAAACTGATACGTTCTAAACTTGATGAAATCTGTTTTAATGTACTTAGCGCCGGAGATAGTTTTACAATAATTAAAAAGTTTATCGCTCGTTATGAAGTCGTCTGATTCGAGAGTAAGTTCTCCGAGCTTCATTACGATACTGTGAGATAAGATTCATAAGTTTATTTTTTCGTTTCGATCTGCCAGTTTTTTTTCTGTGAGCAATACATTTCCAGACATTTTAGAGCTCATTGCATGAGATAGTACTTCTCTCCTTTGCCTTGCGAATATTCTCATTTCCATTGCATTAAATCTAGCATTTACTTGATTATATTTTATTTTCATGTCTTTGAGATCTTTTTTGTCTTTTTTTCTCTCTTATTTTAATGTTGGTAATTTCTTTGTGTTTTTATTTCCAGATCATTGAATTTTATTTTCAAGTCTTTGATATCTTTTTGTCTTTTTGTCTTTTTTTCTCTCTTATTTTAATGTTGGTAATTTCTTTTTGTGTTTTTATTTCCAGATCATTGAATTTTATTTTCAAGTCTTTGATATCTTTTTGTCTTTTTTTCTCTCTTATTTTAATGTTGGTAATTTCTTTTTGTGTTTTTATTTCCAGATCATTGAAATTTTTTTGTGTTTTTATTTCCAGATCATCGATTTTTTTAAAAAGCTGTTGTATGTTATCAGAATTCGATTGAGTCATTATAATTATTAATTATTATAATTATTAATTATTATTTTAATAAGTATATTTTTATTTATTATTTTATTTGTCGATATGTTTGTCTTCGGGTTTCTTCACGTCCTTTTTAGTGCGTTTTTCGGCTTCCATACGAAGTCGTCTATAATGCGCCCATTGTAACGACGTGTAAAATATAACACCTGCTGTGATACCTTGTCCAAGAATTCTAGAGCTTTCGACAATATCGCTGTGAGCAATCACACGTTTTCTGGTTTGCCGTTGGGTTTGTTGTCTTTGGATAACACTTGGTCTACATAATACCGATACGAGCATTATTACAATCGTAACATTTTTATTCATCGTATGTATCATCGTCAGCATCATACCCTGATGAATCGGGGTCGAAATCGCGCCCGGGTTTTACACTTTTCTCGGCGAGGTTGATAATTCCCATACTAATAAATGTGATGAACAAAAAGCCTGATGTTACAATACTTTGAGAACGAAATGTTTCCATAATTTCTACGGACATCGGGCTCACGCGGTGAATCGTGGAAACCCTGGTTGGGCGAACGACGGGCCTGCGAATACCGGTGAATACCTTTGACTGGATAACAACAGCCTTCATCATTAATTTTAATATGCAGAACATTTAAACGTATTTATACTTAAACTGTTGATATGGAAAAAACAACATCCGTATCAACCGCGTGTATCTTTTATTTGAACATAAATAAATAACAATAATAATGGATCGTCGTGTTACTATCGCTACTACACAGTTCGCGTGTACTCACGATATTTACGGGAACATTAAACGTGCCGAAAGGATGGTGCGCAATGCTGCCGCGAACGGGGCCCAAGTTATCGTTATTCAAGAGCTGTTTGCAACAAAGTACTTCTGTCAGGAACAAGCTCCCCGATACTTTAATCTCGCGGATCCTGCTGAAGATAGCGTAATCGTAGACATCTTCTCAAAACTTGCCGGAGAGCTCGGCGTTGTCATCCCAATTCCGTTTTTCGAGAAGGATGGGAATAATTATTATAATTCCGTCGCCGTGGCAGATGCCGACGGTACTGTCATCGGGGTTTACCGCAAAACGCATATCCCTCAGAGCAAGTGTTACGAAGAAAAATTTTACTTTACGCCGAGTAACAAACCCTATGAAGTTTTTGACACGAAGTTTGGAAAGATGGGGGTGCTTATTTGCTTTGATCAGTGGTTCTCCGAAGCTGCCAAGTGTCTTGCTTTGGAAGGTGCCGAGTTCATAGTATACCCCACTGCAATCGGGTCGGAGCCCGAATTTCCCAACGGCGAGACCTATCTACACTGGGCAAGGACCATCACAGGCCACGCCGCTGCGACTGGTGTCCCCGTGGTCGTGGCCAATCGTATCGGTCGCGAACGGGTGGGGGGAACAAAAATCGACTTTTACGGCGGAAGTTTTATTGCTGATGGAACAGGTGCCGTTGTGGCACAAGTAGGCGGTGTTCCTCAATCAAACGGCGGAGTAGACCCGGAGCCTGTTGAATTGAAGGGGTATACAAAATACACCTTCGACCTGGATGCTCTCGAAAACCACCGTGCTTTTTGGGGTCTTTACAGGGATCGTCGGCCAGAACTATACAGCCGTCTTGTAGTTTAACTGCGTGACAACCATCTTGTCATGCGATATATTCTAGCACAATCAGCACATTCGCAACGAGGCTTCTTGGTAGTTTTGAACAAGCTTGTCATTTTACCCCACATTGTTTTAAATGACATTACGATACCTATATTATATACATTCCATATATTTTATTGCAAATAAGTATCAAGCGAACAATGCTGACAAATAACCATACGGTCCATACGGTCCATACGGTCCATACGGTCCATACGGTCCATACGGTCCATATGACCCGTATGAAATCTTACTCGGTAGCTCGCCCTCCGAAATGTCCGTCAGGCTCCCGTGCGTATCCGTAGTCAAATCCACAAAGTAACACATGTATTCAAGTTCCTGGACATTATAAGTGACGATGTGGTACAGTGGGACAAGGAATTGGATATGATGACCGATGAATTCAGAAAGCAAACGGAAGATATTTTAGAGAATGCAATAGCCAGACAATCGGACATGCGCCGGTAAAAGCCATACCGGTATATTAACAAATACTGTCGTTGACAACCAGTCTTAAACATCCGCGGCGATTTCCGTAAAGCCGCGCTCGAAAGCCAGCGAACTCAAAGTGTCCTGGGATTTTGATTGTATATAAAATTTTAAAACTAAAAAAATAAAAAAATAAAAAAAAAAATAAATTGAAAACGATTAATCTATCCAAAACTACAGTGCCGTATTGGTTATGCGATTAGTCGTATTAATCGCAGTTATTTTTTTTTCTAAAACAATAACTTAAAGATTTTATATATACTATGGTAAATATGGAAACTTTTGATATCAAACTCCACATTTGCGGTTGTGGGTATAAAACTGTGAATACGAGTAATGCTAATAGACATAAGAAAACAAATTGTGGTAAAGAAATGAAATCTGAAATCAAAGAATTCGTTCTCAGAGAGGATATTCCCCAATACAATGGTAATGTTAGTATAGTGAACAATGGTCATATTGGTGATAATAATTTCACGTTCAATCTCACGGTTCCAAATGGCGACACGAGGACTGTTATTTACAAAGCGTTGAAGTCTCCACAGTTTCAACGCGAACTGAACGGAGAGTTTCAACCCGAGAACATCCCCGCGTTGATATTTCGCCACACAAAGGGACGGGGTATTGTTAGACCTGACGGAGAAAGAGCAATTCACGTAGAAGACGATAAAGTCCACGAAAAAGACTCTGGTGGGAATTTAACAAAAACTCCATTGAATAAATACGCGAAGCAGTTTATAAACGATGCCACGAGTACCCTAGAAAGAAACACGGATGTGATACAGCCAAAGTTCGCGAAAGAACTCGTTGACGACTTGAAAACAGAGAACCTCCCCGGGCATAAACGCAACGAAAAGGTGTCTGGTGCGGATGCGTTAAAAAATTACGCGTCTGGTTCTCACGTTGTGTACAAGTATCCCGCTGAAACAAGGGGGTTTGTTGACCGTGCCGTGAACGCTGTGAAGAACGAAATACGAAATGCAAATGGATAGTCATCAATCATCGTTCGTTGCAAAAATGATAGTTTCGTCGTTATTTTCCCGGATGACATTTGCCGCTTCAACGATTAAATGTTTGTCTCCTCTGTTAATGATTTCCGTTATTAATCCAATTGATGATGCGGAATTCAAGTCGATCAGTCTTTTAGAGTCATCGCATAAATCCGTGAAAGCTTCGATGTCGTTTAGGGTCATTTTCCTTCGAACATAAAACGTGTTCATGACTTTGGGGTCTGCCAGTTGAACGGACCATTTTGCATTGGTATACACGTTTTTTAGCCTCAAGAATTCGGGGGATATAAACGTGACCATCCCTCCCCATAGGTATTTAACACCGCTTTCGCGTTTCTGTTTGTACCTGATGAAGTCACCGACTTGAATATCTTGTGGATCATCATACCGCACATATCCTCGCATGAATTCATTAGAATAAAATTCCTCCTTTGATAAAATTTTTTTATCTTTATCAAACCGTATCCCTGTGGTATTTACATCTTCTTTATTTATTCCTTGTAATGCATTTCTGATTGAGTCCAGTCTGTTGTTCAAGTTCTTGAGTTTATCCATGCTCTTGTTTTACACAATTGTATTTAAATTGTAAAATTGTCGATACGGAAATTCACTACGAAGACGGGTGTATTATTCAGATTCGTCGTCGTCAATAATCTTGATTTCCCACACACGCTCAAAGTAAGCATCAATTTTTCTTACGTTCGTAGCTGCTATTGAGCAAATTGGGTACTCTTCCACTGCCACATCTATGTAATCAAGAGCCCGTATCATACGATCGACTGCATGAGAACTCCTTGGTGCATTATCAATAACACCGGCAAATTCTTTCAGCATTGCATAATTATCTACGTTTTTAAATTGTTGATAATTTGAACACATAATTGTGTATACCGAAAATACCATGTTCGCAATTATAGAACCAATTTCGGTGTGAGAAACGGAACGGACATCGAAATCTGCGCCCTTTGATACACCGTCAAAACACGCGTGGTTACGAAGAGCATTCATCATGGCTTTCGTATTCATATGAGCCGGTTGCTCCCCGAAATATTTGATGTACTCGTTGGAGAGTAGTTTTTTGAGAGTCTTGCGGAAAGTTACGAACATATCTACACTATCATCCTCGGTATCAACGCACATGCGAATCCTATTGGCCATATTTGTGTTCGTTTGGAGCGCGGGAGTCTGTTAGTTGTAAATATAAAAATATACACGAATTTGAGATATTAAATACCCGTGGGTAATAAAAAATGACAAGAAATGCACCGGGTCAAATAACAAAAAAAAGTGTTGTGTAAAGATAATGATTAAACAAGAGTATATACTCGTATTTTTGTTCGTGATCACTGGGTTGGTACTGTTAAATTACGAGAAGCGTGAAAATTTCGAAACAAATGGAGTTTGCGATGGAAAATATTACGAAGTTATTGACGGGTTCTTGTCTGACTCCGAGTGCGACATACTAATACGATCTGCAATCAAGAAAGGATTGGTGAAGTCCGAAGTGGGCGGTGCCAACGACGATGACCCGATTAAGTTCGACCCAAAAAGTCGTAATTCCGAGCAGACGTGGTTTGCCCCTGGGGAACACGATGTCATTGACAAGATTCAGAATAAAACGAGACAATTTTTAGACAGTAAAAAACATTGCATTGGCAAATATATTTTTGAAGATATTCAAGTTGCGCGATACAAACCTGGGCAATACTATTTCCATCACTATGACGGGGATGATTGTGAGGATGCATGTCCAACGGACCAGAGGTTAGCCACTCTGATGGTGTACTTAAAGAAACCTCAAGAAGGTGGTGAGACCGATTTTCCTACGCTCAACGCAAAAGTCACGCCGAAGAAAGGATCCGCTGTATTCTTTTGGGTTTCTGATCCTAAAACGAGAAAGCTGTACAAAGAAACACTCCACGCCGGGATGCCAGTCAAGAGGGGTGAAAAGATAATTGCTAATCAGTGGGTCAGGGCTGGTTGATTTTTTTTGTCATTTGTCATTTTACATTTGTCATCCGACCAAGGGGAAATGACAACAAAAAAGACTATAAAAGTGTGTGGTGAATTATATTTTTCACCAAACAAATCAAAAGCAACCAAAGCAACCAACCAACCCAAAGCAACCAACCCAAAGCAACCAACCCAAAGCAACCAACCCAAAGCAATGGTTTCCTCCAAGGCTCTTGAGTACGCTACTCGTTTCGGTTACACCATTGAGGGTGTCAACGCGATTGTTGATTATCGCAATGAGTGCAAGAGCATGTATGCTGAGATGAAGGACAGTATTCGGAATTTCAAGGATGAGATGAACCTGAAGGAGATGTTCGAGCGCATTCACAAGCTTGGCGAGGCTCGTGATTACGTGCTGGAAACTATCAGTAATAACACCACCAAGCCCATCAAGCCCACCAAGAAGACCTCTAACACCAAGTATGACATCTTTTACGATGATGGTGATCTTTCTATTAAGGTAGACTCCAAGAGTTACTTCAAGAAGACAGAGTCCGACCTGAAGAAATATCCGAAGAACGTGGTGAAGTATATTCTGCGTTACCAGGCTCTTGGCATTCCTAAGAACTCTAACGATATTGCAAGTGCATGTGAGTGCATTAATGCGATCGAGGAATACTACGAGACGTTTGAGACATCCAAGGAGGAAGCATATGAGGACATCGAGAACATCGAGAACATGCTTCCGTGTACCCAGGGTAAGGAGCGTGCTGAGTTGAAGGCTAAGATGCAGCGGAGGAAGGATTTCATCAAGACCGCAGACGAGGCATTTAAGGCTCTTGACAAGGCAAAGGAATATTTCGAAGGTATTGATGAGACCATCGAGTATTACAAACTGGAGGTTGCAAATGCTTCTGGAGATTATGGTAATGATGTGGAAATTAAGGAATTTGATGAGGCTGAGTATTGGGAGTCTGTCGCCGGCCGTACTTAACTTTATTTTTCTTAATATTTTTTAATAAATCTTAATAATTTTTTAAAAATTTGAATTTATGTTTGTCATTTGACCAGGGGGGTGACAACAAAAAAGTCTATAAAAGTGTATGGTGAATTATATTTTTCACCAAACAAATCAAAAGCAACCAAAGCAACCAACCCCAAAGAAAATGATTTCCTCTAAGGCTCTTGAGTACGCTACTCGTTTCGGTTACACCGTTGAGGGTGTCAACGCGATTGATGAGTATCGCAATGAGTGCAAGAGCAAGTATACTGAGATGAAGGACAGTATTCGGAATTTCAAGGATGCGATGAACCTGAAGATTATGTTCGATCGCATTCAAAAGCTTGGTGAGGCTCGTGATTATGTGCTGGAAACTATCAGTAATAACACCTCCAAGACTTCCAAGAAGATCGCAGATGAGGCATTTAAGGCTCTTAACAAGGCAAAGGGAAATTTCGAAGAGATCGATGAGACTAATCAGATGTACAAGTTTGAAGTCGCAAATGCTTATGGTGATTATTGTGCTTCTGGTAATGCGGAAACTGGGGAATTTGAGGCTGAGTATTGGGAAGAAATTGTCGGTCGGACTTAACTTTAGTTTTCTTAATATTTTTTAAAAAATCTTAATAATTTTTTAAAAATTTGAATTTATGTTTGTCATTTGACCATGGGGTTATATCATGGTAAGATCGGTGACTCGGTAGAATTTGAACTTCTTATTATCTAATACTTTCATTTTTCGGTTGCGGCCTGTAATTTCGAAGTCACATGGGGGCAACACGATTTCGTATTCTCCAAAGCTTCCGAATTTGTTCACGGGGGCGATGAATAATGCATGCTTTCCGCGCGGGATCGTGATCCGCTGGAGATGTGGGGGTTTTCCGGTTGAGTATTTCACGGCCTGCTCAATATTATACGCAGTTGATGTGAATTGATTTGATTTGAAAACTGAACCTTTTTTGAGAACATCTGTCGAAATTCCTCTGTACACAACCAGAGGTTCTGTCACAGGCGGTGACTCATTAATGATTCTCGTCAAGTCGTTCACATACATCTGCAGCGCAAGTTTGAGAGATTCGTTCGAAAATACATTTTCTTGAGAGAGCGAAATATACACAAAATATTTGTCCACGAGAGTTTTTGATTCCATGAATGCGGTTATGTACGGTTGGAATTCGGTGACTTTATTTGGTTTCAGGACGTCGTATCCTGCATCTATGATCGACTCCATTTGCGGGAACAGCGGGAATATCATATCTTGTCTGAATTTTGAAAACTGTACGAGTATTCTTCCAGACCGTTGAAACGGAAGTAACCACCAATGAGCATAATGCGTATAAGCCGCAACTGTTAATAAATCATACATGTTCATATTTCGTAGATAATCTGTTTGATCTGCAAGGTAGTCAACGTGTCTTATGTTATCTTTCCGAGTCGCGACAACCGCTCGTGAATTTATACGTTTACTCTTCGCAGTCTGTATAGGGAAAATGAAATTCGAATACACTTTTTTGAAAGCACCCGTATTACTCGTCTGAATATTGATTTTAGGCGCGACCATTTCGAACACGTTCGGGTCGTAGTTTCTTCCTTTTCTGAGAGGTTTCAGCCTGTCGTCTACTTTTTGTTTCCATATTTTTGCAACTTTTCTCACCGCTGCGTTTTTATTTTGAACGGGTGGGACGACCGGCTCACGTGTGGTTTCAGTCTTAGGTGTGAATAGTTTCTTTACATAGATCTTTTTATCCCCTGGTTTAACGTACGTGCGACCTTTCGAATCTTTATAAACAACGCGTTTTTTTGCATTAATCTTCCCTGTCTCTGTCATTGGACTTTTGGCTTTGCTTTCTTTGGTTTTCTCAATTTTACTTACTACTGTTTTAACTGGTATTTTCCTTCCAGTTGGTCCAATAACGTATTTACCCCCGCGTGGTCCTGTAAGAATTTTTCTACCTTTTGAGTTAACTTCTGCCATTTAATTATTACATTTATTTTATTTTAAATGTGATTCATCATTCATCGCGAACACCCGAAACGCGCACGTAGTCTACTTCTAGAACGGCAGGGAAAATATCGTTTGTTGGAAGGCCACCCCACTTGGAACCGATAGCGGTGTTGAGAATAATGTAGAAAGGTCGGTCATACGGTGCGTTGGCGTTGTTTGCATCGCATTTTCCTGCCCAGGTTTCTTTTCCAGTCACGAACGTTGGGTTTTCACTATCACCCACATAATATGCGATATAATCCTCGTTCCACTCAACGGCATATGTAACAAATTCGTCGCAAAACTTATCATAGGATTCTGTGACCGTGGTTCCATGCTTTGCGATACCCCGCGGGGTACTTTTGTCTACGTACCACATGCCCATTGATGCTCTCTCACAGTACGGTGTCTCGAAAATGTCAATTTCTGGAAAGCAACTGTTGTCAATGGGTAGCATCCAAAAGGCGCCGACAACCCCCGGGCCACGTGGTGTCTTCAGCCGCGCCTCTACCCGAATGGTACTCCACACCGTGCCATTTACTTCCATCCCCGGATACCAATGTCCGCCAGTTGTTTTTGTATTTAGGCGCGCCGAAGTATAATATGTTTGGTCGTAATTGTTGGCAGCTTCGTCATATTGCACTTCGCCAGGGTTATCAGCAATAATATGAAGCGTGTCGTTTGATACTTCCACTGTAGATGGTGAATCAATGTAATGCTGGAGCTGCCTGTTCGCAGTGTAGTAATCAACGATATCGGGTTGGATGTACCATTTATTGCGGTCAATTTCTTCGCCGTCGAACTCGTCCCACCACATTGCTTCAAACCCAACCTTTGGCTCAAACGGCGGGGGTTCGTCGAGATAGGCCCCTGCATACACTAGAGGTGGGCCTGGTGCCGGTGCTGGGCCTGGTGCCGGGGCCGATGATTTATCAACCCCCACGATAACCCCTGCAGCAATTGCTCCTCCGAATACAAGTATCGCCGCGCAAATAATAGCACAACGGGTAATCATATTTAGTTTTGTTTTAGATTCAATCACGAGTTTATTGTATGGGAAAGTATCAATATGTGCGGGTTGGGGCTCAACGTTAACCACAGTGTCTGCCACGGGGTTTGTGTGAGACATTTTTATGCTAACATGGGTTTGTGTTACTTTTATGTTGTTTCATAACGTCATTTGTCGTTTGTCATTTGTCATTTAACCCAGGTAATGTCACTTACAAGCATAAAAGCCCTCTGAAAGTTTCCATCAGTAAAAAAAAATACACTCGCACTCACAATGGTTTCGTGGTATACCATCATAACCTCCAACCTAATCGCGATTGGAGGAGCCGCTTTGATATTGGCCCCGGCAATCGCCGGATATATTCTACATTGGAATCTTGCTCTTTCGACCATATGGGGAGTGTCAGCTTATGGTATTTTCGTTTTCGGGTTTTTCCTTGCACAAGTTCTTTTCTCGGAACTGAACAGGAAACGTCTTCGCAAGTGGATTTCCCTCAGGCCTAAGGGGTGGAATGATGTTCGCCTGGCGGTGATCATCGCTGGTTACCGCGAGGATCCCTACATGTTCCAAAAGTGCCTCGAGTCTGTCCGTGACTCCGACTACGGCAACGTCGCCCGTCTCATTTGTGTGATTGATGGTGACGACGTTGCCGATATGAAGATGGCCGATGTTTACAAGACGATATACAACGACAACGTCCGGAAGCCCGAGTTTGTCCTGTGTGAGTCAGACGACAAGGAAGGTGAGCGCATTGACTCAGATTTCTCTCGTGACATTTGCGTCCTCCAGCCTCACCGCGGCAAGCGGGAGTGTCTTTATACTGGTTTCCAACTTGCAAAGATGGACCCTAGTGTCAACGCTGTTGTTCTGATCGATAGCGATACCGTACTCGAGAAGGATGCCATTATGGAAGTTGTATACCCGCTTGCATGCGATCCCGAGATCCAAGCCGTCGCAGGTGAGTGTAAGATTTGGAACACAGACACCTTGTTGAGTCTGCTGGTCGCTTGGCGGTACTATTCTGCGTTCTGCGTTGAGAGGAGTGCCCAGTCTTTTTTCAAGACGGTCCAGTGTGTTGGAGGGCCTTTGGGTGCCTACAAGATTGACATCATCAAGGAAATCAAGGACCCTTGGATCTCCCAGCGCTTTCTTGGCCAGAAGTGTACTTACGGTGACGACCGTCGCCTAACCAACGAGATCCTGATGCGTGGTAAAAAGGTGGTGTTTACGCCCTTTGCCGTCGGTTGGTCCGACAGCCCTACAAATGTATTTCGGTACATCGTTCAGCAGACCCGTTGGAGTAAGTCGTGGTGTCGCGAAATTTGGTACACCCTTTTCGCTGCGTGGAAGCATGGTTTGTCTGGAATTTGGCTTGCCTTCGAATGTATGTATCAGATCACATACTTCTTCCTCGTGATTTACATTTTTTCTCGCCTGGCCGTTGAGGCCGACCCTCGCGCCCAGACAGCCACGGTGATTGTGAGTACCGCGGTCGCGTTGATTAAGTGTGGGTATTTTTCATTCCGCGCCAAGGACATCCGGGCGTTTTACTTCGTGCTTTACACATTTGTTTACTTTTTCTGTATGATTCCGGCCAGGATTACCGCAATGCTGACGTTGTGGGATATTGGCTGGGGAACTCGTGGTGGGAACGACAAGCCTTCTATCGGTACCCGCATTACTCTGTGGGCGAAGCAATATCTCATCGCATATCTGTGGTGGGCTGCGGTTATCGGCGCCGGTATTTACAGCATCGTTAATAACTGGATGTTTGATTGGGATTCTCTTTCTTATCGTTTTGCTCTGATCGGTATCTGTTCTTACATTTGTTTTATTAGCATCGTGATCGTGATTTATTTCACCGGCAAAATTACGACTTGGAATTTCACGAAGCTTCAGAAGGTCCTAATTGAGGACCGTATTCTGCACGATACAGCTGCCAATACTCAACGTGTGATAATATGATAATATGATAATATGATAATGTGATAGTACCATCCTGACCGCAGCGTTGACATTTTTTAAAAATTTGATTTTATGTTTGTCATTTGCCCAGGGGCACTCATATCGACGCTATTAGCAATATAAGGACATTGGTGTTGTAAAACGTAATTAAAAAATGTGTGGCATTTTCGGAGCAGTGTCAAACAACAACTCTATCGAGGTGTCAATCAAGGGTATTCAAAAGCTAGAATATCGCGGGTATGATTCCTGCGGTATCGCATATGCAGATGGAGACTCGATTGAACGTATACGGTCAATTGATGGAATTGATGATCTGCGTAAGAAAACACTCGAGGAATCCTCCCCGGTGGCCATTGCTCACTCGAGGTGGAGCACTACTGGAATTCCATCTGTGGTGAACGCACATCCTCATATTTCTCGCGGAACTAGTGGTTGCGAGTCTCGTATCGCGGTAGTTCATAACGGCATCATTGAAAATTACCAGCAGATCCGAAAATACCTCATCAACCTCGGTTACACGTTTGATAGTCAAACGGACACAGAGGTGATTGCACATTTGATTGATTCTCAGTATGATGGGAATATCTTGCACACCGTCCAAACGGCTGTCAAGCACTTGAAGGGCTCTTATGCAATCGCAGTTATGTGTAGCAAAGAGTCTGGTAAAATAGTAGTGGCGAAACAGAAGTCACCCCTCGTACTTGGAATCGGTTCAGACGGTGCTTACTACATCGCTTCTGACGTGTTAGCATTGCCAACAAATAAGGTGGTTTATATTTCAGACGGGTGCTCTGCAGAATTATCCCCTGGCGGTATGTCTATTTACGATTCCTATGGAAATGAAATGGAGTATGAAGTCGAGGACGTGGAAATGGAACAATCTAACCTATCTCTTGATAACTTTGATCATTACATGATTAAGGAAATTAATGAGCAACCGATCAGTATTCTAAACACTATAAAAAACAAAGGATTCTACGCGGAAATTTTCGGCGAAATGGCGCACGATATCTTCCAAAAAATAGACAATATTTTGATCCTAGCTTGTGGTACTAGTTATCACGCAGGTCTCGTCGGAAAACAGTGGATAGAGACCATCGCGAAAATCCCGGTGAATGTTCATATTGCGAGTGAATACGAACCCACTATTCCGAGGGCGAACACATTGGTAATCACTATTTCGCAATCAGGCGAAACGGCGGACACGATAGCGGCTTTGCAAAGAGCCCAAAATGCCGGTATGATCTACACATTGTGTATTTGCAATTCTCCAAAGAGTACTCTCGTTCGCGAGAGCATCATGAAGTATATCACGAGATGTGGTTCTGAAGTATCAGTGGCTTCGACGAAAGCGTTCACCTCACAGCTCGTAGTGCTGTACATTCTGGCAAATGTATTGGTAAATAAATCCGACGATTTGCTGAACGAGCTTCCAGAAGCAATTGAACGGGTGATTGATTTGACAAACGACGAAATGAAACACTGGGCGGACGAAATCTGCAACGCAAAATCTGCAATATTCTTGGGCAGAGGGCTAAACGCACCGGTTGCTTTTGAGGGAGCACTGAAGCTCAAAGAAATCTCTTACATTCACGCGGAGGGCTTCCTGGGAGGTGAGTTAAAACACGGTCCTCTTGCTCTTCTCGATGACAAGATTCCTGTCATCGTAACCGTAGCGGATCATGCTTATTTGGACCATATCAAAGCAAACATCGACGAAGTACTCGCAAGGAACGTGACGGTATACGCCATCGTTGATCAGTATGTGAACATTGAGCCCCAGGAACGCCTCCACGTCGTCAAGGTTCCGTTTGTGTCAAAAGAATTTTCTCCGATAATCCACACTATTCCAATGCAATTGCTTTCGTACCATGTGGCCATTAAGCTAGGGAAGAATGTTGATAAACCGAGGAATCTTGCAAAATCCGTGACCACCTTTTGATTGTTTACCATCCGAACCATAGCATTGCAGCATTGCAGCATTGCAGCATTGCAGCATTGAAAATTTTTAAAAAATTTGATTTTATGTTTGTCATTTGACCCGGGTAAATGACAAGATGTTATAAGTTTAAAGTCACCTGAAATAAACAAATTAGTATTAATTATTAAAATGGCTCCCCCCGAAATCAAAACCGGTAAAACCATTGGTACCGAGCGTGCTAATTTGACGATCAATGGGCTGCAAATTAAGCTGCACAAGGTTGTTGGGGAATCTCGTGATGATATCCTTGCCAAGATTAAGGATCTTAGTATGGACGATCACAAATTCCCCAGGCTCCCTGGTCCTAACCCTGTGAGCATCGAGCGAAAGGACTTTGAAAAACTGAAGCAGCAGAAATACGTAGTTTCGGAGAAAACGGATGGTATCCGGTTTATTATGTTTTTCACCCGTGTATTTGGTTTCAAGGTATGTACTATTATTGATCGCGCGATGAGTGTATATCTCCTTCCTTTCAAGAATATTCCTCGCGTGCTTTTCCAAGGGTCTATTTTTGACGGAGAACTTTGTGTTGACGTCGTCGAAAAGAAGTTTGCGTTTGTTCTATTTGACGCTGTCGTTGTCAGCGGAATCACCGTGAGTCAGATGAACCTACCAAGTCGTATTTTCGCGATGAAGAGGTCCTTGAGAGAATTCAAAAACGTTCCTGAGGACCCTGCGCTTCTTCGTTTCAAAGAGTGGGTGCCGCTCGAGCACCCGACGGTAATTAAGGATCGTCTGGAAAAGGCTAGTGGTATTTACCATACCGACGGTATTATCGTCATGAGCGTTGATGAACCTGTGGTTTACGGCAGAAACTTTAATTTGTTCAAGTTGAAGCCTTCTACCCACCATACCATTGACTTTATTATCATGAACGGAGATGGAACTATTGGTATTTACGACCCAAAACTGCAAAAGAACGTTTCCGTTGGGAAACTTGATGGCTATTACAAGAAAGGTGACATTATTGAATGCAAGCTTGTTAACGACAAGTGGCATTATGTTCAGGGACGTGGCGACAAAAAACAAGCGAACGACAAACTTACCTACGAGAAGACTCTATTGAACATCAAAGAGAACATCACCGTCAGCGAAATTCTTAATTTGTTCATGTGGGAGTGACATTATCGCGTTTATACATCAGCATCATCGCATCTTTCTGAACAATTGTATTGACATTATGAATCGGTGTAACAATCTCATCATCACAAAGGAACCATTTCCCACTATGCGACGTAAAGGCATTCCAGTGACCTCCATTTTCCGTACCAGAATGTACCAGCACGGCGAATAAATTATAATTCACATCAGATACAGTATCAGATACAGTCAAACTCGTGTCATAGTGTATGAATTCCTTGGAAGCGGTCTTCTGGAAAATAATGGGGAGAATCATTGGCAGACGAGTAAATTTTCGAACGATACTGTCTTCGTGAAGGTAATTTTTGATACCGGAATCAACAGAATCACAATTACACAGAGTCAACGCGGTGAAATGTTCGTACGTTACACTTCCGTTATAATTTTGCTCGGTCTGACCGAGAAGAATATCGCTTAGAAATGTGTCACCGGTTTTATCAATGTGATTTTTCCACGCATCGATATTACAACCATCAAAAGACACGGGGTGTTTTGTGCTGAAAGATTTTGTGACGAACGAGGTTTCCATCGTTTCCAACATTGCCAAAAACGCCTCTGTCGCGTCATACTGTTTTTTACCAGCGAAGTTTCTGTTGATCTTTGTGAATAGATCCAGTAAACTTTTCGCATCAAATTGTTTATCGAATTCGAATTTTGACCAGTATACCTTCGCGATTTGCGAAAGTTCGACTGAAAAGTCGTGAGCGTTTTTACGTTTCTGAACGAGCATTTTCTCAAACATATCGTGACGTAGCATATTTGCAATCTGAGGAACGTGAAGAAGCATTTGTAGCGCTGATGAAAACCAGCAGAGATTTCCTGTGTTCTTGAAGCTCAACATTTTGTATTGCGTTATTACAGTTTGTTAAGCTTTTCTAAAAATCAATATTGTATTCCTTTTTGATGAAAGTGAGGCATTTTCCAATACTTTGCGAACACACATTCGTGGCGATTGATATTTCGCGCATATCAATATCCATGTTATTAGATAGGGCACACATGTAAATGATCGTTGCCACAATTGTCCGCGGTTTCTTGCCGGTGTCGAAAATACTGGACACTCTGTCGATCATGTTATTACTGTCGCGGCGTAGTTTCTTGGTGTCTTCCTCTGTGATGTGCAACCTGCCAATAAACTGGGTGACGAGGGCATAGTATTTGTTATCACTGTTCGCAACGGTCATGTACTTGGTATCCTTGAGCGTTTCCTTGATCGATTTGATCGCGGAGTTGAGCAACTTCATGTCAATAGAGCATGCCGATGAAAAAAGTCTGATTTCCCTGTCGGAGTTATGAAGTTTGCAAGCAAAGTACACACTCATAGCTATGGATGCAATTTTCTTCCCTCCGGATAGATATATCTTATCGCGATGGAGCTTAGCAATTTCGACGGAAGTGTCGTAAATAACATGTGGTATTCTGATGTGGATAGCCTGGCAAACCTGAGCTGCGATATTTTTAATTTCCTGTATAACTAGGTCTGGCTTATCCGCCAGTGATGCTTCTAGACGTTTTGTCAGTGTACTGTGTGTATCGATCATCGTTCCGAGAGAAGCGCCTGCCAAACCATAATGACCCATATCAGCCCCCGCATCGTCATATTGATAATCCGGTGTTTCGTCGAGAACCATTTCCAGAACTACTCCACACGTTGTGCATACGTCGAAACCAGTCATAGAATCATATATCGTTGTTGGAACTTCGCAATAGCAACCGCCACGCTCCAGCTCAGGGGCCTTGAAGTACATAGTATTATGTAAATGTAATTAATGTAATAATGTATACACACGAGGTGTTGATATACGCTTATATGTTGATATTATTGTCAATCCCGGGTAAAACCCGGTTGTCAATTTTTTTCGGCCACAATCGCACGTATGTCTAATTCGATCTGACGAATCTCGTCTCGTTGCATAAAGTTGTGTTTCATTTGTCCCCGTTTAAAGTTTTCAAGCGATGACGGAGGTTTCGTTAATTCTAACATACAATGATACCCTCCTCGAACGTTCTCCCAACCGAAAATATCTGCATATTCGAGAGTTCGTTCGTTCTCCGCCCCTGGCGATGCATCATACGTAATTTCTAGCACTCTTTTTACAGGACCGTGTAACTTAACCCATTTCGCCGATGATTCAGACATTTCAAAATGACTCATAAGTCGTGAATAAATATTAGATGTGTCTCCTACATATATCTTATTATTCTGAAGCAGTAATGCATAGGTAAAATACCTATTTCCATTGTAGTAATCTCTATCCATTTTTTTGTATATATTAGATACTTTTACATTTGCAATCGCACTTTCGCGAAGAACTTGTAGAAGATCGTAGTCCATTTACACTGGTATTTTTAATGAGTATCCGGTTAGTTAAATGATTACAGAGTTGATATGCACCGTGTATTTCGTATCGACAAACCAGTTATAAGAATTTAAACAAATTTATTAGTGTATTATAGTTATGACCATCGTAGGCATTACCTTCGGTACGGAACAATATCTTGGTTCCGCTGCGGTCCTCCGTCATTCTGCATTGACCACTGGTGAATTTGACGAATTCCGTGTATTTGAGAAAAAAGACATCAAATGGTTCATGGATACATATCCCGGTCATTTTGAAAATTCTCGTGGTTTCGGCTGGTGGGCGTGGAAACCCTTTTTGATTCGCAACGTTATGAGTCAGTTACCAGATGGCGACGTGGTGGTGTATTGTGATTCTACTATGTATTTCGAAAGGTCGGTAAAACCATATGCTGACCACGTTGAACATAATAACCCTATTGTTTTGTGTCGCCTCGGAGGTTGGTCAGACAAGAAAAACGATTACCGAAACAGGCGTTGGACAAAAAAGAGTATATTCAACGCTATGGGTGCTGGTTCTACAGTATCGGAAGAAATCCAACTTAACGCCGCATTCCAGGTATACAAAAATTCACCAGAAACTCGTGCTTTCGTTGACCAGTATCTTCAATATTGTCTGGATCTTGATATCGTTAACGACGAAGGAAAGGACGGTGAAATTTTCGACACTCGTCATGACCAGTCTATTTTGAGTATAATGGCTTCGGAGCACCCCCGTATTACAATTTCGAGGGATGTTTCTCAATGGGGGAAACAGGACCCTCCGTGTTCGGTTGCTCAGCCAGCCGGTGGTGCCGTTGAACTCGACGCTCTGGATGAAAATGGTTTTATGCATAATCTCGTCAATCATCATCGCCGGGTGATGAAAATTCCTAAAATTGCGGTTATCACTCCTACTCTCGGAGGTAAGTTCCTCGACGCTTGTGTAGAGAGTGTTCAGAAATCTACATTGCCGAATATTGAGCACTGGATTATCGTGGACGGTCGCGAACACGAGGCGAAAGTTGATATGATTCTTGAAAAGTACAGACACAAACACCCCATCGTCAAATTGGCATTGCCACAAAATGTCGGCAGTGGTGGGTGGAACGGTCATCGTGTTTTTGGAAGTATGCCTTGGATAATCAACGCAGATTATATCTCGTATCTAGATGATGATAATGTCGTGGACCCAAAACACTTCAAAGACTTGGTGTCTAGCATCGTAACAACCCCCAATGCAAAGTGGTCATACTGCCTGCGGAAACTTATTGACAGCGATGGCAAATTAATCGGGTACGACAATTGCGAATCTCTCGGGGGGATTTCTCATACAGTGGCGGGTCGTGGGGATTACCTCATAGATACAAGCTGTTATATGATCGATAGAGATTTGGCAATTAGTTTGTCCCCTACTTGGAATGCTCGGTTCCGCGATCCGGATGGAAGGCCTGAACCGGACCGTGAGCTATCTAAAAATCTTCTTTCGTCCGCTGCATACGGAGTCGTTAGGAAACATTCGCTCAATTACAGGGTTGGGTCGACCGGGCTTTCCGTTACGAACAATTTTTTCACCCAGGGAAATAGTATTTTCGGCTACGATTTTGAAAAATACGAAGATATTTACGTGTTCCATTTCTCCGAAAAGGCGACCTCAGATTTTATGACCGCGAGGAGAAACTACAAAACCCGTAGTTATGCTTTGGACGAGTGGCAGATGACTCTGCTAAAGGGTCTTGATAGTATGAACGGTGGTAAGTACAACCTCCTGAACGGGTACACGAATTTCCCAAACATTCCCGATAAAGCTACTGTATTGGTGAATTTATGCAACCCTGGTGATCTTCCTATGGAGTTCTTTAAAGAGCGCGTGGATCTACACCGGATTGTATACACTCTAGAATCTCCAAACATCCGCCACCAGGGGCAGTGGAACCTGAATTGGCTCGTACAACACTTTGACGTCGCGATGACATATTTTAAGCCTATTCTTGACAACAAAGGTCTGCACACCGTCTTCACGCCGCATAATACACATCACGGTAATCTCGACGACCCTCTTGATAGAACCATGTTGCTTCGGGCCAATAAAGGCGTCGGTAAAAGCGTTGGTATGGTTTTAGAGAGGCGCCCTCATCTTTTCCATACAAGAGATTATGCCATTAATGGAGAGCACATGAGATGTCTTGATTATCTACGAGAAGATCTCGTCAGAGGTCTTGAGGATGTTACAGTGTTCGGAATAAACTGGAACGAAGTCGCGGACGGAAAGAAAATTAAGTTGGGCCATGCAAAGCATCGTAGCCAAGACGAAAACTCATCTATCGAATTAAAGTCTAACTTTGTTTTTGATATCGTCGTAGAAAACTGCGACGCCGAGTGGTATGTATCGGAGAAGTTTTACGACGCTCTGGGTGCAGGATGTGTACCTTTGTATTATGGCAATATGTATGACGAACTTGGTGAACTCATCCCAGAGGGTGATGTGTATTTCGACCTTAAAAAAAGAGGTATCGAAACCGGAGAGCAGCTTCAGAAGTTACTCGATTCTTTGAGTGACGAACGCGTCGAAGAAATGCGAACGAACGTGAATAAATACCGGGAGAAAGTTCTTCGTCTTGTGGGAACTCATACGTTTGCTTGCAAAGTTGAGGAGGCTATCGAGGTTTCGAAGAAGGTGAAGAAGATTGTAGAATTAATGTGAAATGGTAAAATAGTAATAACTTAACATTTATTGTAAGTATAACACAGATGGCTCATAAAAAGATTGCTCTTGTTACCGGTGCGACTGGTCAGGATGGTACTTATCTATGTCCGTTTCTTTTAGAAAAAGGATATGAAGTATACGGGCTAGTTCGCCACACATCAAGCGAAAACCCACGTGTTGACGAATTGAGGAACAAGGGTGTCCATATCGTTCACGGAGATCTAACCGATTCTTCGAGTTTGATTCATATCATAAGCAAAGTCCGGCCGGATGAAATTTACAACATGGCCGCCCAAAGTTTTGTGGGTGACAGCTTCAACCAGGCTGAAGTGACTGCAAATGTAGATGCTCTTGGTGTTCTGCGTTTGTTAGACGCAGTTCGTATAGCAGGTGTGAACTCTCGGATTTGCCAAGCGTCGACATCGGAGTTGTACGGAAAGGTTCAGGAGATTCCTCAAACAGAAAGGACTCCGTTTTATCCCCGGAGTCCATATGGTGTGGCGAAGCTATATGCCTATTGGATTTGTAAAAATTATCGCGAGTCGTATGGGATGTTCGTTTGTAATTCGATTTGTTTCAATCACGAAAGTCCCAACAGAGGTCATCAGTTCGTGACTCGTAAAATCACGAAAGCGGTTGCGAATATTTTCAACGGGACAGAAAAATGCATGTATCTAGGAAACATAGACTCTAAAAGAGATTGGGGATATGCCTTGGATTATGTAGAAGCCATGTGGCTGATGTTGCAACAAGACAGGTCAGACGACTACGTTATTGCAACTGGAAAGACGACGAGTGTCCGTGACTTTGTAAAAATGGCGTTCAACGTTCTTGATATCGTCGTAGAATTCTCTGGAGAAAACGAAAATGAAGTTGCATATGTTGTATCATCGCCGGAGGGATCTCATGTGAAAGTAGGGGATGTCGTTATGAAGATTAATAAGGACTTCTATCGTCCTGCAGAAGTTGATCTTCTCGTAGGAGATGCCACGAAGTCTAAAAACGTACTGGGTTGGGAACCAAAAACTTCTCTGGAAGAACTTGTGAAAATGATGGTACTTTCCGATACTTTTGAAAATAAATAATTGACTATTATAATATACAATGCCTGTAACACTCACAAAACTCAAATCAGGACCGAAGAAATTTCAAGCGGTATTTTACGACAAGGAAGGGAAAAAAATAAAGACTGTAAAATTCGGCGCTAAAGGGTACGAAGACTATACAATTCATAAAGATCACGAGCGAATGAAAAGATATAACATGCGTCATAAATCTAGAGAAGATTGGACCCGTTCTGGGAAATACACCCCGGGGTTTTGGTCGAAATGGTTGTTGTGGTCAAAACCATCGTTCACCGATGCTCTTAAGGTAACTGAAAAAAAAATTGGTGACAAAATAACATATTCGCGAACATAACTTGTAAAAATGTCATAAAAATAACATTTTTATATATCAAATAACTAATATGGGATCATATTTTGTCCCACCGGCGAATTATTTTTTCAAAGATATATTCGTGTCAAACGTCGGAAACATTGCGAATGTAATATTTAACAATGGTAATGTGACGGCGGCAGAAGGCAATGGGTTTTTTTTCGGTAACGGTGCCTTTTTGACTGGTGTCACTGCCGCTGTTGGGAATATACCTGCAGTAGTGACCGCTGACATCCGCGGGAACATCATCGGCAACTATGCAAACGTCAGCAACGTGACTGCAACGTTCGGAAACATCGCCAATGTACTATTCAACAACGGTAACGTGACAGCGGCATATTATTTCGGCAACGGATCGCAACTGACCGACGTTACTGCTACGTTGCCTTCCGTAGTGACCGCTGACATCCGCGGAAACATCATCGGCAATTATGCCAACGTCAGCAACGTGACCGCGACGTTCGGAAACATCGCCAACGTGCTGTTCAACAACGGTAACGTGACAGCGGCATATTATTTTGGCAACGGATCGCAACTGACCGACGTTACTGCTACGTTGCCTTCCGTAGTGACCGCTGACATCCGCGGAAACATCATCGGCAATTATGCCAACGTCAGCAACGTGACCGCGACGTTCGGAAACATCGCCAACGTGCTGTTCAACAACGGTAACGTGACAGCGGCATATTATTTTGGCAACGGATCGCAACTGACCGACGTTACTGCTACGTTGCCTTCCGTAGTGACCGCTGACATCCGCGGAAACATCATTGGTAATTATGCCAACGTCAGCAACGTGACCGCGACGTTCGGAAACATCGCCAACGTGCTGTTCAACAACGGTAACGTGACAGCGGCATATTATTTCGGCAACGGATCGCAACTGACCGACGTTACTGCTACGTTGCCTTCCGTAGTGACCGCTGACATCCGCGGAAACATCATCGGCAACTACGCAAACGTCAGCAACGTGACCGCGACGTTCGGAAACATCGCCAACGTGCTGTTCAACAACGGTAACGTGACAGCGGCATATTATTTCGGCAACGGATCGCAACTGACCGACGTTACTGCTACGTTGCCTTCCGTAGTGACCGCTGACATCCGCGGAAACATCATCGGCAATTATGCCAACGTCAGCAACGTGACCGCGACGTTCGGAAACATCGCCAACGTGCTGTTCAACAACGGTAACGTGACAGCGGCATATTATTTCGGCAACGGATCGCAACTGACCAACGTTACTGCTACGTTGCCTTCCGTAGTGACCGCTGACATCCGCGGAAACATCATCGGCAATTATGCCAACGTCAGCAACGTGACCGCGACGTTCGGAAACATCGCCAACGTGCTGTTCAACAACGGTAACGTGACAGCGGCATATTATTTCGGCAACGGATCGCAACTGACCAACGTTACTGCTACGTTGCCTTCCGTAGTGACCGCTGACATCCGCGGAAACATCATCGGCAACTACGCAAACGTCAGCAACGTGACCGCGACGTTCGGAAACATCGCCAACGTGCTGTTCACCAACGGTAACGTGACAGCGGCATATTATTTCGGCAACGGATCGCAACTGACCGACGTTACTGCTACGTTGCCTTCCGTAGTGACCGCTGACATCCGCGGAAACATCATCGGCAATTATGCCAACGTCAGCAACGTGTCCGCGACGTTCGGAAACATCGCCAACGTGCTGTTCAACAACGGTAACGTGACAGCGGCATATTATTTCGGCAACGGATCGCAACTGACCAACGTTACTGCTACGTTGCCTTCCGTAGTGACCGCTGACATCCGCGGAAACATCATCGGCAACTACGCAAACGTCAGCAACGTGACCGCGACGTTCGGAAACATCGCCAACGTGCTGTTCAACAACGGTAACGTGACAGCGGCATATTATTTCGGCAACGGATCGCAACTGACCGACGTTACTGCTACGTTGCCTTCCGTAGTGACCGCTGACATCCGCGGAAACATCATCGGCAATTATGCCAACGTCAGCAACGTGACCGCGACGTTCGGAAACATCGCCAACGTGCTGTTCAACAACGGTAACGTGACAGCGGCATATTATTTCGGCAACGGATCGCAACTGACCGACGTTACTGCTACGTTGCCTTCCGTAGTGACCGCTGACATCCGCGGAAACATCATCGGCAATTATGCCAACGTCAGCAACGTGACCGCGACGTTCGGAAACATCGCCAACGTGCTGTTCAACAACGGTAACGTGACAGCGGCATATTATTTCGGCAACGGATCGCAACTGACCAACGTTACTGCTACGTTGCCTTCCGTAGTGACCGCTGACATCCGCGGAAACATCATCGGCAACTACGCAAACGTCAGCAACGTGACCGCGACGTTCGGAAACATCGCCAACGTGCTGTTCACCAACGGTAACGTGACAGCGGCATATTATTTCGGCAACGGATCGCAACTGACTGATATCGCTTCTGCTCTCCCCGGTGTTATATCAGAAGACATCCGCGGAAACATCATCGGCAACTACGCAAATGTCAGTAACGTGACCGCGACATTCGGAAATATCGCAAACGTGCTGTTCAACAACGGAAACGTGACGGCAGCCGATGGTCGTGGATTTTTGTTTGGAAATGGCGCTTCCCTCGGGGGTATTGTCTTAGCTCTGCCAAGTGTTATACCGAGAGACATCCGCGGAAACATCATCGGCAACTACGCAAACGTTAATAATATAATTGCAGCATCGGGAAACATTGCTAATACAATATTTACCAGTGGAGATATAGATACGAGCGGAAATATCGCAGTGGGTCCTGATGGGTTGTTCAGAGGTCCGACGACCCCGGCGAATAATGCGATAATTCTCAGAGGTATTGGAGGTGTAAACACGACTAACCTGTTCAGTATAGGCGCTCCGTCAGGACAAATGAGATTTAGCGTACCTTCATCTGCTACGGCATTTTATAATTTTTTGAATGGTACGGACCAGGTTGCGTCACTCGGCCCACAGGGATTCCTTAGTCGTTCGTTTGACGCATCAGTAATTGTTGGGCAGGTTATTTCAAGTAGCAGTACGTATACTGGGACTATACTCAGAACAGAAGCGAATAGGAATGGGAGTTCTGCTTTCAACCATATAGTTTGCACCGGCTCCGATGGTAATGTATTCAGAGTTCAAGGAAATGGTAAAACATATGGTACAGGTACATTTGCTACATCAGGTGCAGATTATGCGGAAATGATGGAATGGGAAGATAAGAATATAAATTTTGAAGATCGTAGAGGTTATCCAGTTGTCTTATCAAATAATGGTAAAATACGAATTGCGTCAAATTCAGACAATCGCAACGATATTATTGGAGTCGTATCTTGTCAATCGAGTATACTTGCAGACGTGGCTTGGGCTCATTGGGAAGGAAAATATCTCAAAGATAAATTTGGTTTGAGACTGAGTAATACCATATATTACTCGGCGAATATTTCGAACGAAAATGAGTTCTCGCGTGTGTCTCCCATGTACCAACCTCCTCAGGGGTATTTCATAAAGACCGAAGTGGAGTATATTTTGAACCCTAAATATAATCCGAGTATTCCGTATATTGAAAGAACTGACAGACCTGAGTGGGATCCCGTGGGTTTCGTCGGAAAATTACGTGTGCGAAACGGGTGCCCTGTAAATCCCTCGTGGAAACCTCTCAAGGTCTTTGATGACTCTGCAGATGTTGGGAATATTAACGCACAAGTTGTTGAATACCTCATAGGAGTTTCTACACCGAGCATCAATGAACTCACCGATAGGATAACTGTCCTAGAAAATCAAATTCGAATATTATTAGGTAATATTTAGATTATTGCTTCCAACGAGCTCCACAGCTATGGCATTTAGCGAAGACTGTCATAGGTTCGTCGGCCGAGCGGGTCTGCATCTCGTAATAGCTCGTTTTACGAGATTTACATTTTCCGCACTGGAGCATTCCGTCTGCCATGTCATTCGGGTCCATTGCTGAAGCATCTGTAAACCGCAGTGCCTTTTTCGCAGCATCTTCGAATGCCTTTTCCCATTTTTCAGGGCATACCTCCCATGGTTTTGCGTTCACAAAGTTTTTGATACTCGTTTCCCCGGTTTTCATCTGTTCTAGAAGATCTAGACGAAGACCGATGTTATATCTTACCGATAATATCTTTTGCGTGTAACGATTTCTGAAAGTAAAATTGTCCCATTTCAGATCATGCCCGAGTTTTTTACAAATGTCCATGGTGTGATTCCAGCTGGCCATTTCGAGATACCTCGACACTTTCGGGTCCTGGACGACGACGTTTAACATGTCTCTCGCTTTCTGACGTATTTCCATAGGCTCGGAGACGGGATTATATACATGTTTAGGCGCCATTATTTTACGATAAATATATTATTGTTATTATAAATGAGTAAAAACGTCGATACGGTAAAGTCATTCAACGGGACTTCTACCAAACCCGCTAGAGGCGTTCCTAAGATGTCTGGATCAGAAGAACCATTTACGGATTTTATTTATGGAACAGATCGTTGGGGAAAACCCAATAATAACTGTTATGCTTTTGCTATCGATTATTTCAGAGGAAATATGAACAAGAAATTACAACCTGGAGAGTTATCAAAGACTTTGAAACGAGATGATGACTTAACGGACCCTAAAATATTGAAAGAGAGGACTCTGTCGGATCTCGCCACGAAGAAGAACGGTGGTTATAGTGCAGGTCCGTGTGAAAAATGCAAGAAAGGTTACTATAAGGTCATGGCTTTCGTGGGAAAGGGTCAAGATTATCACTGGTATCGCCAAATGAGCGATATGATGATATCGTCTGATGGTAAGAAAACGGTTGCAAATATTTCGAAAGAAATAGGAGTGAACAAGAATCAGATTGATTCACCTTCGTCCAACAGACCAAAACAAGGTGAACCCGTATTGATAAAAAATGCAGGTCTGTTTGCTCATAAACGCGGTTTTGCCGAGCTTACGGTTCTTGATGCCTCTGGTAAATTCATCAAAGACCCCCGCAAAGCCAATCGGGATTATGGGGACATTAATTACACAACTTTTGCCGGGGCATTCTGCGTTAACGCAGATTTTGGAAAAGGGGGTAAATTTTCGTGTAAATGACACTCGTTCTCACTGAGTTCGTATCGACAAAATAATTTTTAAAGATAAATAAAATATAATTACTTTAAAAAATGTCTAAATGTGCGTGTGGAAAATATCCAACTTATGGGCTTTTAGGCAATACAGAACGTATCTGGTGTTCGAAGTGTAAACCAGATGGCGCGGTTGACGTCAAGAATAAGAAATGCCCGTGTGGAAAACGACCATCTTATGGTCTCCCTGGTGAACCAGCGAAATGGTGTAAGGATTGTCCTGAGAAACCAAAAGATGCGATTAATGTCAAGCATAAAAAATGTCCATGTGGAAAGATACCATCTTATGGTCTCCCTGGTGAACCAGCGAAATGGTGTAAGGATTGTAAACTGAAAGATGCTGTCAACGTCGTGAACAAGAGATGTCCGTGTGGAAAAAGTCAACCAGTCTTTGGACTTCCGGGAGAAAAAGCGACGTGGTGTAAGGATTGTAAACCACAAGATGCGGTCGACGTCGTGAACAAGAGATGTCCGTGTGGAAAAAGTCAACCAGTCTTTGGACTTCCGGGAGAAAAAGCGACGTGGTGTAAGGATTGTAAACAAGTATATGCGGTTAATGTTACACACAAAAAATGCCCGTGTGAAAATCGAGCGATTTACGGACTCTATGGCGATACACGACCGACGTGGTGTGGAAAATGTAAACCAGATGAGGCGATTGACATTATACATAAAATATGTCCTGGATACGACGGAATATCGTGTCCTGTCAGAACGTTTCTAATGAATGGGAAAGCGTATTGTCTCTCATGTGACCCGGACGAATCCAGGAGACTACCTCGCAAGAAAGACGAACATGCGTTCTTCATGTTCCTCGATAACCATAACATCGAAGTCACCCAGAGAGAATACCGCATCGATTACAGATGTGTAGAAACGGCTAAGTCTCATGCGTTCATAGACGGCATCATCATCACCCCAGACATCGTCGTGTGTCTTGAAGTAGATGAAGACGCCCATAAATCATATACATGTGATGAAGCGCGAACGAATTTCGCAAGCCATGAACTGTTGTTGGCGTTCCCCAACCATCATATCGCATGGGTCCGTGTGAACCCGACGGTCGGTAATTTCAAACGCGACGATAAAGCATTGAAGATTCGAGACGAACGATACTTCGAAGCCCTTTTGTCGATACGAAATATCCTTGAGAGACCAAGAACTGAGATTATTTACATTGGGTATGATGAATAAATTATATTTGTATTTGTAAATGCTGTCATTTGTCAGTATATTCCATGTACTATTCACCGGACCATTACTGATTTTCATCGGAAAAGTAAAGCCACAGAAACCACTTATATACCATTTCATTCTTGCATTGGGAATCATTCTCGGGATTTTTTTCTTGTATAAAATACTGATCGAAAAATATAGATCCCCGTGGTTTGTATTACATCTATTACTTTTCATTCCACTCCTCGTATGGGTTGGTTTGCTCGGGACAAGTGCTCCTTCATTTTTATTTTCGATATTCGTAGCAATCGGGTGTGCGGCTATAGGCTATCATGGACTCAAATTAATTACATAATCCAATCGTACTCAGAACCGAAAGCAGAGTCATCATAAACGTCCGAGTCTTCGATCTTGATGGGAATCGTCGTGATTGCTGGGAGCACGCCGTTGATCTGGAGCGTCGAGATAGTCTTGATTGCTTCCAGCTGTTCGTAAACGTAGGTATAGCGATTACGAAGAGTCTCCAGATGCTCGGTCATCTTTGTCAGGTACATGTAGTTGTCGTGACACTCCTTATAACATTCCTTTAGATACAACTGCTCCTCCTTCGAGAAGTTCTCGAAATCCAAGAAGCCCATATAACCCGGAGTCAGAGTGATGTTGCGAAATTCGGCGCGACAGATTTCGGTGATGCAATACTCAATGTCGTGGGCGAGATCGGAGAGCATCTGCTTATGGAAAGCGATGGTGTTCATGATTGCTTTGGGAATGTTTTGCTTTGGGAATGTTTTGCTTTGATAATTGGGTAAAGAATAACAGCTTTCAATGGGTTTATATACACTTCTTTGAAAACGTCATTCATGGATCAAATGACAAAAAAATGACAAATATTATATCAACGATTTTTTTTTAATTTAATAACAGGGAAATTTTTAAAACAAGACGTGTCTTCTTTTTTTATAACAGTTTTTGGCAAAAGTTTATTAACTTTCTTTGGTACATATTCTGGGTTCGTAAATTTTTCGAACGGGTTTATCTTTTTTGGCCTCGGTTCGATGTCTATTTCTGGTAATGGCACGTCGGGTGGAATCTTAGGATTCTCATTCTTTTTGATGTTGTATCCGTTTCTTACCGAGTCGAACTGGTCTATGAAAAAATTCTCCCAGAAATCGAGGTAATCGGTGGGTATATCTTTCTTCAAGATATTCGCATAGACTTGATCCTCGGGGAATTTTTTCAAAGCGTTTTTCAATTTCACACAATTAGAATCGTCACGTTGATGTTCGCGCATTCGTTGTTCGAAATTTCTCTTCGTCTGGCCTACGTACTTTTTTCCGTTGGAAAAAGTTATCGAATAAATAAGCCCAGTTGATTGGTCGCACAGAATCATAAAAATATTGTAATTATTATACATTTTTTTCTTAAATTCTTAAAGAAAATATTAGTAAGTACTATAGTAATGGCTCCTGCGAAAAAAATAATAAAGAAAAGGGTGACGTTTGCAAACGCTTCCGGGAAAAATCTCGTTTCTGTCAAATACATTAACAGGGAAGGCAAGAGTGTGAAGTTAACTCCTCTGGAGAGAAAACAAACACCTGCGAAATTAGACACAATGCACCTGAAGAAACTACGGGCGGAAGCTGCTGCGAGAAAACGTCTCAACGAAGCAAAGGAAAAGGTAGCGATCGTAGAAAAATCCAATAAAAACATAAAAACTATGGAGAAAGAAATTGCAAAGAAACTTAAAAAAACCACAAAACCTGTGGAAATAATAGCATTGAAGGCTAAACAGAATCGTCTGGACGCGGCAAAGAAGGCAATAAACGCGAGAAGAAATGAGATCCTCGTGAATTATAATCTCGCGAAACAGAAACTCAAGGCTCAGAAAAAGGCAGGTTAAAACTTGTGTCATATTAAACAATCCCGTATCGACAAAAAAGTAATTAACATATGATATATAATGTGTTTTAAAACAATGTGTCTTTTAAAACTTTTTAGTAATAACAATAAAATTCAGATATTCGAGTACATAACGTACGAAGAATTCTACGAAAAATTTAGAGATACTCTTATGCCATCGGGAGTATCTCTGAATTCTTTTAAACGCGCGAATCGATATAAGAGAGCATTCGTTTCGACCGTCATACGACCAGGCGATTATGTGACAATTCCTAAACCCTAAATAATAGTTTAAGAATATGAAGTACCGAACCGTAATTAGAATTAGATGTTTATATCACTAAATATACTATTGATACTACTATGCTCAGTTGCAAACCCAATCTCGGCTGCAAACACAACTACAAATACTATTATAATTCATAACAATTGTGAAGCTATTATACGCCCTAAAATATATGATGTGATAACCGTACAACTTTCTGAAAACAGTACATATATTGCACATATTCGCACTGATACTGTAATAAATATGGGAATTTCAGAATTTGAGACATCAACTGAATTTGATAGTTTCATGGTTGCGTCTACTATCGACGTTTATGACAAGGATGGGAAAATATTACCTCGTTTAACTATTGACGAAATTTCTGATGTCGTAACAGACATTGATATGACAAATAAATTTTATGCTTTTACAGATTACGATGAACTCTGGTTTTGTGTCCCGAATGTAGATATTGAAAATAAACCACCACAATCAAAGTTTCTTATTAACATAGTAAGTTATTGTGATTATGATGTGTATATCGGCCAAGCTATATATTCGTATGATATCTATAGTCCAGTAGAAATGATGTGTAAACCTCAAAAACGGCTTGTAGCGGGGGGTTCAATTACCCTCCCTATAGGATTTGCTCCGGGTATTATTACCTTGTTCTCTGCATACAATCCGATTGGCAATACTAATGTAGACGTTTCTTTTTCATATTTTGTTTCTACAGGAATGACTATTAATAGAATCATAGAAACCACAAAACCAACGGTTGAATGTGATGGATACATAACTCGTGGCGAACAATTTTATTTCTATCACGCACATTATATCCCGGAAACCGCTACTCTATGTGGTTAAATTCCGAATCTACAATCCAATTGTTTGTTCAATTCCGGCGTCCTTTCGACGAGTTTCCCGGAAATCCATATGGTATTGCAACCCTTGTTTCCCGGTTTTGAACATCTCAAACCCGCGTAATCGCCCGTTCCAAAGAAAGGGTATTTTTCAGCGAGTTTTTTATTTTCGACAATATTCGAATAATATATTTTCATGAAATCGTTAGGACGATTGTAATCAGACCACCCTTCTTTTCTCGTGAAGTACCAAATCAGAGTTGCTACGATCAATAACAATAAAATAGAGACGATAGCAATGTGAACCTTCATGTATAGTATATTTTATATAAATATTTTTACATCGAAATAATTAAAAAAATAAAGTATTATAATACTAATAAGTAATAATGTCATCTGAAGAAACTGCTCGTTCAATAGGGGGGCCATTCCCGATGAATGCGACTATTAGGGATGTTTTCGAAGAATCGAGGTACTCTCCCCTCGAATCTGCCCCACTCCGCCTTGCGCCAAGCGCTGCAATTTCTGGAGATCCTAATGTGAAAATATGCTTTACGGAAGCGGAACTAGCTACAAAATGCCCTAGTATTCTGATCAAGCCTAAGCCGAAGCCCGTGAGCAATGTATGCAATGGATATGAGACCGTGGCACCTGGTGATGGTTATGAAAAGGATTATGGTGATAACGACGATGGCGGGTTTGCACCTATGATCCCAGATAATAAAATTGAACCTTATTACTTTGGACAGCCTCCACTACAGGGTTCGCTACCGTTAAAAGATAATACCACGACGACTCTCAAAGAAAGCAATTTAACAATTACTTTATTACCGCGTGTGGCTCAGGCAATCACAAGTATTAAGCTTGGTACAACAGAATTCCTCAAAACCCCTGGCGGGGCTATGTTCAGTACTGCTGCTACAGACGTGCCAAAGGGACAGAGTGATAAGAGCACCCGTGTTGACGAAGCTGGAAACAAAAACCCAACAAAATCAACGAGCAAAGTTATTAAAGTAGCTGCTAATAAAAATAGCTCTTTTACATCCGTTCAAGCATCTTATTATCTCCCCCCTGGAAGCGTCCTTAACGGTAAGCGAGTAGCTCAGAAGTCAACTCTCAGTAATACCATGATATCTAAGAGAATTTCTATAGCACCCAATAAAGTAGTTAGATACACAACGGGTATATCTTTTGAACACCCCTTCATTAGTTCTCGTATGAACGTCCCGATCTACAATCTCAGACCTGAATTCAAGAAGATTTTTGTCTATAAGAAAAGTAAGAATCAATGGTGGACGCCAAATCAATCGAAAATACATCTCGGGTCCGACCATCGTGCGGTCATTTTCACGACCACCGATCATAAGTTTGCCATGGGAGCTCGACCCATAGACTTCCCTAAGCCTAAAAACTTTGGTTCTAAGTTTTACAACTCACTTGAGACTCATATTGTCCGCGGGACGAAATCAATCAATGTTGCTACCACCCTCGTGGTGGGAAGACGCGGGGGTAATGCGTCTAAGCTTTGGGCACCTTCCGGTACATATTCGGTAACACAAGATTACATATTCGGTACTTTTGACGAAGTTCAAAAAATACTCAACAATGTGATAAAGGGTGGAAACGGCGGCAAGTGCCCCACCGTATGCCCTCCCAAACCACCCTCCGGAACTAAAATAATCCCTGGTAAGATAAGAAATGTCGTAGACGCAAACAAATTCGTGGTTACGTACGAGAATAACATGACGCACAGTTATGTTGCCACGAGGGTTACGAAGGCTAAACACGGATTTAAGGCAAACGAACCTGTTAATGTCGTCGTAGATGCACAGACTTGGGTGGTTAAAAATGTAACCAAGAGAGGAACTGGTAAGCCAGCAGTAAAACCCACTGCACCCGCCGGGACCATTATCATCGGCGCAAAGGTGACTGCGGTTCCCAATGCCAACAAGGTTTCTCTATTGTACACAAAACCAAACAAGAAGGTGACGAAGGTGACTGTTACCAAGACCAAGCATGCTATGAAGGTCGGGGAAATGGTGGACGTTGTCGTGCGGAACAAAGATCCCTTTGCATTCGTAGCCGTGTACAAGAAGGGAGCTATTAAGCCCGCGCCCAAGCCCGCAGGGAAACCCACTGCACCCGCCGGGACCATTATCATCGGCGCAAAGGTGACTGCAGTTCCCAATGCCAACAAGGTTTCTCTGCAGTACACAAAACCAAACAAGAAGCTGACGAAGGTAACTGTTACCAAGACCAAACACGGGATGAAGGTCGGGGAAATGGTGGACGTTGTCGTGCGGAACAAAGATCCCTTTGCATTCGTAGCCGTGTACAAGAAGGGAGCGATTAAGCCCGCACCCAAGCCCGCAGGGAAACCCACTGCACCCGCCGGGACCATTATCATCGGCGCAAAGGTGACTGCAGTTCCCAATGCCAACAAGGTTTCTCTGCAGTACACAAAACCAAACAAGAAGCTGACGAAGGTAACTGTTACCAAGACCAAACACGGGATGAAGGTCGGGGAAATGGTGGACGTCGTCGCACGCAACAAAGATCCCTTTGCATTCGTAGCCGTGTACAAGAAGGGAGCTATTAAGCCCGCGCCCAAGCCCGCAGGGAAACCCACTGCCCCCGCCGGAACCATTACCATCGGCGCAAAGGTGACTGCGGTTCCCAATGCCAACAAGGTTTCTCTGCAGTATACGAAACCAAACAAGAAGCTGACGAAGGTGACTGTTACCAAGACCAAACACGGGATGAAGGTCGGGGAAATGGTGGACGTCGTCGCACGCAACAAAGATCCCTTTGCATTCGTAGCCGTGTACAAGAAGGGAGCTATTAAGCCCGCGCCCAAGCCCGCAGGGAAACCCACTGCCCCCGCCGGGACCATTACCATCGGCGCAAAGGTGACTGCGGTTCCCAATGCCAACAAGGTTTCTCTGCAGTACACAAAACCAAACAAGAAGCTGACGAAGGTGACTGTTACCAAGACAAAACACGGGATGAAGGTCGGGGAAATGGTGGACGTCGTCGCACGCAACAAAGATCCGTATGCATTCGTAGCTGTGTACAAGAAGGGAGCGATTAAGCCCGCACCCAAACCAGCAGGGAAACCCGTGCCGAAACCCGCACCAAAACCCGAAAACAGACCATCGGCAAATACAAATTGGTCTAAAGTACAAGCAGAGTATAACGCATTGATAAAATCTAAGAAGTCTCACGCGGTGGCCATAGTGACACTTAGAAAGAAGTGGCAGGATATAGGCCCTGATAACGAATTAAGACTCAAAAAAGGGTATAAACCAGGGAAACCTGCACCCAAGCCTTCTCCTAAACCCGTGCCGAAACCGAAGACCATTAAAATTAACGCAAAAGTGATAGGCGTTCCCAATGGTGACAAGGTAAATCTTCAATACACGAAACCTGACAAGAAGGTGGTGAAAATCTTTGCCAACAAGGCAAAACACGGAATGAAAGCCGGAGAGATGGTGATCGTTATCGTTGATTCTAAAGCTCCTTACAAATTCATTTCAGTGAACAAGAAATCCAAACCCGCACCCAAACCCAAACCCAAACCCAAACCCGCTCCCAAACCCGCTCCCAAACCCGCACCTAAACCCGCACCTAAACCCGCTCCCAAACCCGCTCCCAAACCCGCTCCCAAACCCGCACCTAAACCCGCTCCCAAACCCAAACCCGCACCCAAACCCGCTCCCAAACCCAAACCCGCTCCCAAACCCAAACCCGCACCCAAACCCGCACCCAAACCCGCACCCAAACCCGCACCCAAACCCAAACCCGCACCCAAACCCGCACCCAAACCCGCACCCAAACCCGCACCGAAAATCGCCCCACCCCGCACCTCCCCACCTGCACCATGAGAGTGATATAACGATTATATATAACAATTATATGTACTCGTAAAAAAATATAAAATAAAACGATTTGTTTTTATATTAATGACCACTCAAGAACAAGAATACATTCTTGGTGACGACGACTCGGTTAGCATTTCATCTACGGGTAAGTGTAAGAGTCTGGCGGGTATCACGTACAATAGAGTGGTAACTTGCACTATAGTTGCTATTATAAGCCCCGATCGTTTGACCATACGGTTCAAGAACCCATATGACAGTAATAGAGAATCTACTCGGTCTTTCAACCAAGTAGGTCACTGCCTGTATGTGACCTCTCGGCGCCCCTCTGCTGTATATCTGAAGGCTCCCACCTATCCTAGTAGAGTACCTCTTATTCTCGGAGCTAGGTTTACGGCGTAGGTTTCCCAAACGCCTGTGATAGCATCCTTTCCAACATTAGTTCTTCATCTTGTTCATCTTCGTCCTCGCTTGTTTCATCATCACTTTCAATTTCCGATTCATCGTTATTGAAAGCTTTATCATACACCACATTTGTAATTTCACGAAACATTTCCTCGAGTATGACGGCTACTTTTTTTTTATATTTAGAGATGACATCGTCTGTCATTGTGTGTTGTGAACCATCTTTTGCAAAAATGTTTCCATTCCGTTTGCAATACGCGCAAGTTTCTACGTTATACTCACAAGGGGGGTGGTCATGAACAAGGCCTTCTACATTTACCGCAAGATGGAATGGAGAAATTTTAGTCTTCTTTGAGATATCTTCGATAGCTGCAGATGCAATTTCCGAACACGCGATTTCGGAAATCTGAGAAACAACTTCACACATTTATGTTTCTTAATTTAGCACGTATAAAAGATGAGATATGTTGATATACTCATTCTCGCATGACTCGTATCAACACATTAGATCTTATATAACCAATGATACGAAGAACCGTAATGAGTTTGAAAGGTGTGCTATCAAGAAATGGCGTCAAGATCGCGATTGCAGATCTGAATGATAAAGAAAAGAAGCTTATCAACAGAGAGCTCACTGTTTCTCCGCTGACGCTCGAACAACTATTCCCGAAGAAATTCAAGGTTTTCAAGAGCGATAAAGAATATGTGTATCTCCCCCGGTTTTGGGCAAAGGAATCTCTGGAACGTCTTGAAATAAAAGAAGATTTTGGGGAGATTACGCCGATGCGAAAATGCACGTTTACCGGGACGTTGAGAAAGGAACTCCAGCAGGACAAAGCGACCGATGCATTGCTGAAATCTTTGAAGGAAACCGGCGGAGGTATTCTCTCCCTGGACACTGGATACGGCAAGACTTTCTCATCAATTTACACGGCTCAAAAATTAGGCGTGAAAACGATGATTCTTGTACATAAAACGTTTTTGGCGGATCAGTTCGAGGAATCCATCAAAAAACTCGTGCCCGAAGCAAAAATTTCAAAAATCAGAGGAAACATATGTGATACGACAGGTGATTTTATTATTTGCATGATTCAGACTCTTCTCGCGAGAAAATACGATGCTTTTGATGGGGTCGGCTGCCTGATCGTTGACGAATCACACCACGTGCCTGCGGAAAGTTTTTCACAGGCGATGTTTGGAACATCTTTCAAATATACCATCGGACTTTCAGCGACGCCAACGAGAGCTGACGGTCTTTCCCGTGTGATGTTTTGGTTTCTCGGAAAAATTGCGTACGAAGCCCGGCGGACGGGGCAAACCCACGTAAATGTCAAAATCACACAGTTTACACATCCAGAGTATTCGAAACCACCTCCGATCAATAAACGAGGGGACCTCGATTTCACAGGCCTTGTGACGAAAATATGTGAAATTTCCGACCGCACACAATTCATCGCCGCACAAACAAAAAGTGTTGCTGAGTCTGGTCGTTATGTTCTTGTACTCAGCCATAGACGCGGTCACGCTATGGCTATCTGTGAAGAATTGAAGAAACTCGGCGTCGATGCTGCTACGTATCTTGGAGGCGACAAAACCGTACCTGATACGCAAGTCATTTGTGCGACATATTCTTTGGCGTCTGAGGGGTTCGACTGTCCCCGTCTGTCAGCGCTCGTGTTAGCAACGCCGTCATCGAATGTCGTTCAAGCCGTGGGGAGAATTCTCCGCGGGGGGTCTAAAAATGATCCAATTATTGTTGACATCGTCGACCAGTACTCACTTTTTTTCTCACAATTATCCAAGCGTAAAGCCACGTATAAAAAAATAGGCTTTACGATTATTGGTGATAAAAACACGAAAACAGAAGTAGAAAAAATCGAGGATAAGATGGAATCAATGTTCTTAGACGATGACTAAAATTATAATTGATCGTGAAATTCATACGACCACCGGAATTTATGCGCGGTTTTTTGTTTACCACTCGCACATTGTGAAATACTGCTTCTATCTTTTTTCAAGTGTCGTCCAGCTTCTCTACACGAACCGAACGGCTGTATGTAATTCCCGTCAAGATCGTATTGATATACTTTTTTTGACGCGTGATTTTTTTCGCCTAATTGAGCTTCACCGATTTTCTTCTTCGTTTCGTCAGTACGTTCTTTTCCATACAAATAGTTTTTATCACCTAATTTAGCTTCACTCATTTTTTTCTTCGATTCGCCGGTGTGTTTTTTTCCAGTGTGAGCTTCACTCAGTTTCTTCTTGTGTTCTTCCGTCAGTATCTTTCCAGTGTTATAATCACTCAGTTTCTTCTTCGCTTCTTCAGAAAGTTTTTTCCCAATGTGAACTTCACTCATTTTCTTCTTCGATTCTTCTGTATGTGTCTTTCCGTAAAAATGATGTTTTTCACCTGATCGAGATTCGCTCATTTTCTTCTTCGATTCTTCACTCATTTTCCCACGACTCCCACCTTCTTTCAAATTATACCCCCCTGGTGATAATGTCCCCATTAGACGTATCATCCACGTCTCGTGTTTGTTCAATTCATCATCGGGACACTCGTAATAATCCACCGTGAAGTTGTCCCATCCGTGTTTGTCAATGGCTCTGTATAAGAGTACACAATAACTACTGGGTTTTTGATGCTCGTTGAAACGCTCTTCTATCGGCCTGATAGTTTGCCCTACATACGATTTTCCGCTCGGTGATGTGAGAGTGTAGATAAAACCCATTTACATATGAATTTTATGAACATATTGGACATAATTAAGTATATTTTTTGTCGATACGAGCGATATTGTCAATTTTCAAATTACTCGTCGAATGCTTCGAAATCATCATCGTCTGACTCAGCACCGGAGGGTGCTTCGGCGGCAGCGGTTTGTTCCAAGTCTCCAAGACCTGTTTGGATTTCAGCGGCGTACTGAGGTGTCACGGCTGACATCATTGGTTCTGCCTCTTGGTCGAGCGATTTCTGGATGTTCTGTGCGTATACTTGAGCATTTTCAACGCCTTTGATAACTTCGCTTTCCTTGTCCTTGGAAGAGAACTTCTTCCACAAGAAGAAGATGGCGATTAGCGCGAGGATGACTACTGCAAAAATCACGGGTTTAGGGATACTTTCGAAGATTTCACGGATGCGTTCCATCATCGTTATTAATATAGGTATACTATTTATTTTTTTTTATTTGACGCAATTTATACGTATGTGATAGCCTCGGGGACATCGCCGGGGTATAGACGGTTGATAACACGGACCATCTCCGGCGTTAGGTTATCGATGATAACATCATCTGGCACATGGTCAGGAAGATCTTCCTCGCAAATGTTGTTGTAATAAATGAAGTCCTCTTCGGTAACATCATCGTCAAACATCCAATCATTTTCCTTATCAAGGAACTCGTTCATGTCATCATCGTATGAGACATACGGTTCAATTTCAATAGAGTCAGTAATACTCTCGACATCGCTGAAGATGACCTCCTCGCGCTCGAACAGCTCAATCTCAGTGTTCATCATTATGTGAATGTTTATAATTTGTTATTTGATGTATCCAAATGGCTCCTTTTATGTCTATCAAAGTGTCATTTGTGTGTCATTTGTGTGTCATTTGTGTGTCATTTGTGTGTCATTTTACCCAGAAATGGCATTTCCAATAAGTGTATATAAACCCAATGGAAACGATATTCTTTACCCAATTATCAAAGCAACCAACACTAAAGCAACCAACACTAAAGCAACCAACACAAAGCATTCCCAAAGCAACCATGAACACCAACGCCGCTACTATCGCCGCCAACAAGGCCAAGATGGAGGCAAGCATCGCCAAGATGAAGGCCTCTTTCAAGGCGATTGAGGACGCTAAGACACACGCCGTGGTTCTGGATACCCCCGCACCGAAGGCAGTCGCCGGGGCTGTCAAGAAGACTGTGGTGTATAAGGCGCCTGCAAAGAAAATTGACCAGACTATGAAGCCCGCGGTTAATGTTTCAACCGCCCCCGTTGCTATTCGTCCTGAGATTATCGCCCCTACCAAGAAGGTAGCAACGAAGCCTAAGTCTAAGCTTTCTAAGTTGGTGAAGGGTAAGACGGTGTTTGATTTTACAAGGTGATTACACCACCTCTTGCATATTAACAGACTCGTCCGGAGAACGTGTATGCGTTATCATCATTGAATTGACAGACGATTTCCTCCCCTTTAGTATCATGGAGCGAATAATACTTCCTGTGAACAAGAGTGACACAGGAATGAAAAACAACAAAAACACACCGTACATGCTGCTTAACTCGATCGACTGAGGCTTATCAGAACATGTGGGTGAAGTGAATTGTCTATTGACACTAGCCATTTGTATTTGGGCTGTGAGTCCTCTAATATGTTTCATGCTTAATTTAGTCGCTAAATTCACGTATTTATATATACCTGGCCCCTGGATGATAGTAAGTTCTGACGCGCAACTTTTATATATCTGCAGAAAGGTCCTCTGCCCTATGATAGCGTCAAAATCAGAGGACTCTATAAGCACCGGTATCTTCGAAGAATCAATATAGAATAAATCATTCGGCAATGATGAGTATGCCTCTGAAATAGAGTTATCAACAAATATATTCCACGACGGTCGATAACTATTTATGAGAGTAGATTCAGAGTAATTTTTATACAAAACATAAGCTGTCAAATTTGAACTATACAGCATGAAAATTACGATTGCGAATATGTTTATAAATACAGCGTGTGTGTATGAGGTGTTATTCGTCATGCTTTCGCTACTTATTAGATCTACGCCGAGATGTGCATGAATGCTGTCTGGGATATATTTCAAAAAATTTCCTAGTATTGTTTCGCCAGTATCATATTCTACAAAAGAAGTAACGAGTGGTGTGATTATGAACATTGTAATAAATATCATAAGCCAAAGTTGCCAGGAAAATGGGTTGAGGAAATCCCAGGGGGTGTAAGAATGTTCCGGGTTGAATAGAATTGCAGGAGTATCTACGTCGTAAAGCACGCTCCCCGACCAGTAATCACTCTGGTTTACATAGGCCAATGGTGTTTGTTCTCCGTACAGCATATCACAACCTTGGTATTCCGCGTCGTTGTAACCGGTTACACAACGTCTAGTGACATTAAAACATTTGAAAGTCCTGGGTATAAGATGGGTTAAGTACTGATCTGCATAACCGTAGAAATTACACTTTGGATCGTATCTACTGGTTGATACCTCACATGTATCACCAATGTTGCACCATGCTTCTGAAGATGGTATGAAGCATGCAGTTATATTTGTTATTATGGCAGTTGTACAATCATACAGGTCGTCACCGTCTTCCATATTTATTAGTTTAAGAATGATTGGTATTACTTAAACTAATATGTCAGAGATCTGTTTCGCTGATTATGTATATCCAAGTTCTTGTGGCACTAAACGATGGGAAATAGTAAACATTCTTATGGACGCATATAAAGAATATACCAATCAAGAACCTAAATTTCGTTGCACCCCCTCGGATATCACGTTCGAAGTTGATATAGCAACTGGGCGTGCGTTTAATTGCTCTGTGATAGTTGGTCACGAAGTGTCTACTTATGCTCGAGTTGTGCGATTTAACAATTACACAATCGGATCGGCGTATAATCACTCATACGCTCTCGTAACACCCGTTCAAGATACCCCATACGACCCTACAGATAGTAATGGGTGGGAATTCTTAAACCCATTTACACTACCCGTATGGTTGTTATTTTTAGGAGTCGTCTTATTCGCTTTTATTATACAGTTCGCTATGAGAAAATATGAAATCGATGTTTCTACATCGTCTTTGAACGAACGCTGTGCTGAAACGTTATCAAGGTCCATTTTATCTGCGATTGGTTCTTTAAAATTATATGCTTCGGAAAACAGAAAAATAGTTCGTCAGTTGATGTCATGTTGTATGGCATTGTTCTCAGTGTTCATAATGTCGTTGTATTCGTCCAACTTGATTAACTTTTTCTACTATCAATCTGTCCCAAGTGCGTTCGGTACAACATCATCACAACATATCACCGTTCACCCAGCTTATAAAAACGTTATTTCATACGAGGACCTTGGAGTTTATAAAGGCTCTAGTCAAGATTTTACTTCTTCATTTATGATACCGTATGGGATTTATCAAACTGATACAATTCCTGTCATACCTAATACTTGGGGTGGGAATCTTATTAATTCTACAACACGTTTGGTTATGGTTGGATATTACAAAAGTGCGTATCAACTATTATTCACACAACTTGCAACTCCACAATTTATAGTATTCGTAAATAACTATGTAGAAAAACGGATCAATGAATACAATACGATAACCACTATATCAGCAGATACCAACTTGAATGAACACCAATCATTGCCAGCACCTGTATTGACTCTGCATAATACATGGGGTATTTTCGTAATCCTACTGGCAGGGTATATACTTTCTTTGATCTTTAGAATTACGTGGACAAAAAAAACCGGACTCGGTAAGCTCGTGTTCTTCAATCGGGAAGATATTCTTGATTTTTTTATGGCTGAAAAGTGTAGTAGTATACGAGACAATTCTTCCATACCTTCTCCACAAACAAATACTGGGACACGTGTTAGTGATAAAACATCGGCTACTAAAAAAAAAGGTGATAAAACATCGGCTACTAAAGACAGTTACATGAGCAAGTCCCCAGGGTTTATGGAATTAAATGTTTGATTTAATTATATTTGTTTATTTTAAATGTGGAGACTTTTGTTGGTACTATTCTTCGTTGTTCTTGGTTTTTTAATTTTGAGAAAGAAAATGAAAAAACCAAATTATGATAAGACCGATGAACTCATAGATCACAAAGACGTTGAGGACCTCGATGGACGTGATATTCTTGACCAGTTGTGCGCTAAGATGTCTAAGCGGTAATGATAATAGTGATAACAGTGATATTTCATCTTAAAAATACCCGAGTTGCAACATTGACAACCATCATAGTAATGCAAATATTTCTCGCTTTCTTCTTCAAATCCTTCATTTCGGTTTCGAAGCTGATACGCATGTTTTCCATTTCTTTATTGATATTTTTTCCGTTGGTGTCTATTACTAGTTTCAAAGATTCTACTTCCTTGCACAAATTGTCCCCAGTTTTCTTGATGTTCGTGTTGATATCTTCACCTTGAATATCTATTATATTGTGCATCACCTTGATTTCTTTCGAAATGTTGTCACCATGAAAGTCGATTTCTTCGCCAATTCGCGCGACGTGTGATGGAAATGCAACGAAATTCATTTAATTATTCTTAATATATTTCTTAAGTTGTTAATTATTTTTGTTATTACTTTTCGTTTTTTGTTGTCTTTTCACTTCTATATTATTAACATTAATGACAAGATTTGTAGGGATTCTAATTCTCTGTTTCCCTACGGTGTTATATATCCTATAAGACAGTAAAATTTGTGTGAGAATCTCTGCAGATGGGAGTTCCGCCATCACTTTTTTAATTACTTTACTCTCGTCGTCTAACTGTAATGCATTGATTCTTTTGGTTACTTTGGTCGTATATGCGTCTATATCAATTTTGGCATCTTTTAAGATGTCTTTCGATGACATATTGGCCGGCGGTTTAGAAGAATACTTCTTTACAAATTTAGCATCATCGAAAACATCGTCTAAATCTATATTTTTTGTAGTAGGTGCATAGTATTTTATCCAATCTTTGCCCCAATGGATAGTTTTCTCCAGACTGGGTGTATATTGGATAGGAGGCGATGCTTTCAACATTACAAAACAGATATATATTTTTTTTGATTATAAACTTAACAACCCGACGCTGATATATAAAAATGTCGGTGTATCCTCCACCGGAAGACGTTTGTATCGACGAACTACACCCCGGCGTTCAATCTCTTTTTACCAAAAAACAATGGGTGCAGCGGACACCTGAGTGGTATGAAGTCCGCAAAGGTCTTATGACTGCATCTGATGCGGCGGGTGCGCTCGGAGTTCCGCCTTTCGCAAGTTTCAAAGGGTGTCCTCGCATGGAACTTCTAAAGAAAAAATTGAACAACGCTCCGGTTCAAGGGATGGCTCTTGAACATGGCGTGAAATACGAAACAGAAGCTGCAGAACACGCGATGAAAATCATCGGAACCCGTATGTTCGAATTCGGACTTCTTATACACGACGAATACCCCTGGCTCGCGGCATCCCCGGACGGTATCACGGCAGACGGATACGCGGTAGAGATCAAATGCCCTCTGAGAAGAAAAATTATTCCAGGGGAGGTTCCGCACCACTATTATCCCCAGATACAAGTCCAGATGGAGGTGTGTAATCTCGATGCGTGTTACTTTATACAATACAAGCCGGGGTTCATGACCGAGGGTGGCGAACCATTTGTAGACATCGTGGTGGTAAAACGAGACAGAGAATGGTTTGCAAACAATAAAGAAAAACTCTATAGTTTTTGGGATGAACTGATGAACGGGCGAAAAACACATATACCCGAAAAAATCGCTCCTGAAGTTGTTCTAGAAATAAACGATGAGTTATATGACCTGCCCAGAGAAGAATACGTCCGTGAACTTGAAGACACTGATGATACATACTACCAAGAAGACGAAAAGTGTCTCATCACAGATTTGTACTAAAAACAAAAAAAATAAATATATTTTATATATATTAAAGTATGTTTGAAAATACCGCAATCCGTGTTATTGTCGGTCTGGTTATCTTGCTCCTCGGGTTTCTATTATTGAAATTTTTCAGCGCCGATCGCGAGGACAGTATAACGGAGTACGCGGCTCCAGTGAACAGAAAGAAACCCACGATTCTAAAAAATTCTAAGGGAATCTTTAAAAAACTACAAAAATCACCCCCACCACAAAAAACCGTCAGCTGGGCGCCTTCTCCCGTGGACGCACATATATCCGAGTATGGAGAATGGGACACTAACAGGAACCCTCCTAACTTCATCACGAATGTTGCAAAAGGGTTTCCTGAGAACGACGAAGGTGCTTCGGATGCACCGCCGACAAAATGGTCGACTCCAGCGCAGAAAATGTTCCCCCCAACGGTGCCTGATGTCTCTATGACCGACGAGTATTCGTCACTGGGTATGCAACTTCCGGGCGTTGGGTTTGATAATGTTTTCGAGGGCGAGCTTGGTGCATCTCTAGATAATTAAATGCAAGGATGTTCGTCATACGACCATAATTTCGCGCTAGCGGTCGTTCGAAGAACTCGTATCGACATAATATATATTTTAGCATGTTATATTCTGTTATTACAATATAACATGCTAACTCCCACACTGGCCCCCGGTATCGAAAATTTCAACGCGCCGTCATGGTTCCACGATCCCATAAAACATGTCGTAAAATCTCAACAATTTTCGAAACATACGATAAACGAACTTTGTGCGCTCTCTTCCGAATTCAAAAATGTCAGGAACGATTCTCTTCGCGGGAAGAAAATGCTCACGTATTTCGAGGAACCATCGACTCGAACGAGGTTATCGTTCGAATCGGCGATGTTGGACTTGGGAGGGTACGTCATGTCGGTAGAAAACGCAGCTAATTCATCAAAAGCGAAAGGCGAAACCATCGAAGATACCGTTAAGACGATTGAAAAATATGCCGATCTATTTGTCATCCGGAGTAATACGGCCGGAACTGCCGAAAAGGCGGCAAAAGTTTCTGCTATACCCGTCATCAACGCAGGTGATGGTCCTGGACAACACCCTACACAAGCCTTGCTTGATATGTATACGATCCACGACAGGTTCGCCAACTTTGACGATTTGACAGTCGTGCTCGTGGGAGATCTGTTGTACAGTAGGACGATACATTCACTTGTTTACATGCTATCGCTGTTCAAAGTCCGCATGATATTCGTAGCACCCGAAGAATGCCAAATGAAATACGACTTGAAGAATTATCTTCAAGATGTCGGAGTTAAGTTCGAGGAATCGAATGATCTCGAAAGCGTATCTAAAATCGCGGACGTCGTGTACATGACCCGCATTCAAAAAGAACGATTTACTGACAGACCAGATGATTATGACAAATGTGTAGGGAAATACGTCATGACCAAACTAATCGCAGAACAGATGAAACGAGATTCTATTATCATGCACCCCCTCCCCCGTGTTGACGAAATTTCAAAAGATGTAGACACAGATCAACGTTCCGTATATTTCGACCAAGTTGAACGTGGATTGGAGCTTCGTAAAGCACTGTTGTATAGCATATTCTACGACGCGTATTAAACTATAAAAAAAAGTAATACGAATTATACAATGGAAAGCGCGAATAAAAATTGGTCTAAAGTTCGAAATGAATACAACACTCTTGTATCATCGGGTAAAAAACACGATGATGCTATCACGATACTCAGAAGCAAATGGAGTGATTTAGGACCCATGAATGCTAAAAGATTGCAAGAAGGATATAAGCCCCCCACGCCAACCCCTAAGCCCCCCACGCCAACCCCTAAGCCCCCCACGCCAACCCCTAAGCCCCCTACACCAACCCCTAAACAAACCGAAGCCGGTCTGAAGCCTGTAGTAATTACAGTAGATGGTCGTCAGCATGCGTACCAATCCCCTGCAAACCCAAGGGGTCTTGTAGTGTTTTTGCATGGTTGCAGTCGGAGCATATACGGGGCATGGCCCAAAAGCTCGGATAATAGGTTCTTTGGTTACTCCGAAGACGTATCAAGGACAAAACAAGCCCTGAAAGCGGGGTATGCTATTTTATATATTTCCCCAGCAGACCAAAAGAATAAGTGTTTTTCTGCAAAAACAGATTCGGAAACTGTAAAGAAAGTTATAAATAAGGTAAGGTCTGATATAGGATTGAATGGTAAACCTTTGTTCATTGGTGGATGTTCGGCCGGGGGTGGATTGGCCCAGCGTTTAGTGGCCTCTGGTTTCATAACATGCAACGGGATGTTCAACGAATCCGCAACGTCTGCAGACCCCTCGAACAAGACACCCGCGAGCTTATGGACTGTTTTAAGTACTCCAAAAGAATTTCAAGCTGCCAAGGAACACGTAAATGCACTAAACCATTATGGAGAACCAGCTGGCGTTCTCGTTTCCGGGAAACGTAAACTTTATCCAGAGTATTTCAGCGATCAAATTGCGAGCATTTCCGTCCAAGAGTCGATCAAAATGGTTGATATTTTGAAGAAGGTTGGTTTCATTGACGCCTCCGGAAATATTAAATCAGACCCAAAGGATGATAAATCTTGGTATTTTACCCTCGGAAAAATGGTACCTATTCCAGAAACCACTATAGGATTCTGGGACTCGGGAGTAGTAATGAGTGTCATGGTTGCATACGCGGTTCACGACGCGTGCGCTGTGTATATGACAACGTTCTTAAAATGGGCTGAGAGTGATTTCAAGAAAAATATTAATGAATTAAGTAAATTTGCAGTGACTAAACCAGCGTATTTTTCAGCCGTTTGATTTTAATTATTTTTCTTCAAAAAAAGTCTTGTCTGCAAAACACCGTATCCGAAAGCTCTTTTCAACGCTTTAGTTTTTTTGAAATCCATAACCGTGATATTTTTGACATCGATGTCTAAAACATTAGAGTCTTTCGAATATTTATCTTTCGTCGCGGTAACTATTAACCTCTGGAAAAATTTATCAATAGAGTCTATCGTGATGGGGCTCTCGTGTTCCTTTGAACTATACCGAATACCCAGGGGGTTCTTTACATTCGGGAGATTTTTGACGTAATCGTACGGAAACGCATCTGTAAGAGCACCGTCTACGAAAACCCGATCATTGTATTTTATTGCGCTGAAATAAACAGGGATAGAACAAGACATGCGTATAGCTGTTCTGACATCCATATCGGGAGTTTCTGCAGGGGAAAAATACTCGGGGCAACATTCTGTAAGATTTGTAGCGCATATCACTAAAAAAATACCAGTTTCTTCTAAAATACTTTGGAACGTGTACGATTTATTTCCGAGAACGATGTCTATCCATCTCGAAAGATGAACCCCTGTATCAAGACCAAATGTGTTCACGAAATTAGATATATCAAATGATGGAGTGTATATCTCGTCGATAAAAGCTTTGCACATGCTCACGGGATCTCTATTCAAAGCAACGCCTGCAGCGACGATACTCCCTGCAGATGTCCCCGCGACGACTTTCATATGTTTTAATTGACCATTACGTTTCAAAACGTGGATCGCTCCTAGTCCACTCATGGACTTTGCTCCACCGCCCGCGATGATCAACGCATCCGGGTAGTTAATCACGGGGACTTTAGTTAAAGACATTATATACACTAATTATATTTATCACGTATATTTTTCATAAGCTTATACGAAACAAATTAATACCGTTTTGCAGGATATGTATACCATAATCAGGGATTTTTTTTCGGTGGGTAAAGCCAATTAACCGAATCTATATTGAACTTTGGGGAATGTTTTCCTTACGTATACTATTCTTTTACCATCTTTAACATAAAAAGTTCCAGTTGGATCTCTGTAAACCTGTCTTCCAAATCTGTCAACTCTTGGAACCGCACCATTTACTGCAGGTACAATTTTCATTTTCTTTTTGGGCACCATTCTTGGGTTTGGCGAGAGTCTGCGTGGTGGCATTGTTTTATATAAACATAAGATTATTTTTTTGGAAATGTATTTTTCACATATGTTATCCTAGTGCCCTCTTTGACGAACAAGCTCCCAGTACCATCTCTGTAAACCTGTCTTCCTAATTTGTCAACTCTGTTGATCGGTTTGTTTTCAAAATTAAAAGTATATTTCTCTTTGGGAAACGTCTTTCTTACATACACAATTCTAGAACCATCTTTAACGAATATAGATCCAGCAGGATTTCTGTATACCTGTCTTCCGAATCTGTCAATTTTATCGATTGCCACAGCGCCATTTGTCGGGTTTGGTTTAGTTTTTTTGGGGGGCATTGCTTTATATATAAAAAGATTAATTTATTTCCTTTTTCCAGCGGTTGAAAGCCAATGAACTCAAAGTACAACGTAGTCGTACGTAGTTTTTATTTTTTTTTCTTTTTTCGGGAGGTTCAAAGCCAGTGAACTTCACCGTGTTCTGGGAATTTGGTTGTATATAAAATTTTGAAACAAAAAAATAAAAAAAAAATAAAAAAAAATATTTAGAAAACTCACCTGACTTCAAAACTGCTATGCCGTATTGATTAGGTCAGCTGACCACACCTGACTTTAATTTTTTTTTCCTTTTTTTTCGGGCGGTTCAAAGCCAGTGGAACTAAATGCCCTTCAAAGTGTTCTGAGATTTTGGTTGTATATAAATTTTGAAAACAAAAAAATAAAAAAAAATAAAAAAAAATATTTAGAAAACGACTGAGTGCTATACCGTATAGGGTATCTACTCAGTCTACTCAGTCGTTTTTTATTTTTTTTCCTAATTAACTTAAGGAATTATTTAATACCCATGGTAGATATGGAAACCTTCAAGACTACTCTATTCAGTTGCGGGTGTGGTTACAAAACGTTAAATAGTGGAAGCGCATCAAAACATAAAAAAACTGCATGTGGTCACACTATGACTTCCAAAACGGAAGAATTCATTCTCAAGAATGATATGAGTAATGTCCAACCGGTTCATAACACCGTCAATGGTGATTATGCATATATTGATCAGAAGCAAATAACATTCAACCTCATCGTGCCAAACGGCGACACTAGAACCGTTATTTACAAGGCACTGAAGTCTCCACAGTTTCAGAGGGAACTAAACGGGGAATACGAACTTGAAAAAATCCCGGCTTTGATTTTCAGACATGCCAAGGGTTCTGCTATCACGAAAGATGGGCCTGAAAAGCTCGTGCGTGTTGAAGACGACAAGGTACACGAACGCGATATGAACGGGAACATAACGAAGACGACATTGAATAAATACACGAAGAAGTTCATTGGCGATGCGACTAACAGTATTGAGGCGAATGAACATCTTATAGAATGTAAATACGGTAAAGAACTCGTGCAGGAATTCACCGCGAAGAATCTACCAGGGCATAAACGCAACGAAAAAGTATCTGCCGCGGAAGCGTTGAAAAATTATGCATCTGGTTCTCATGTCGTGTATAAATATCCTGCTGGAACAAGAAAGGTTGTGGATTCTGCGGTCGGTTATGTTAGAAAAGCTATTATTGATGCAGGTAAAACGTAACGTTAATATTTGTTAATTGTCATTTCTCGTATCGACATCTTATTAATATAATTAATACCTCGAATTTATATATGAAAGGTGGTCTGCATGAAATGTCCAAAGTGCAAAAAAGAGCACGACGAAAAGACGAAGAAGTGTGAGTCGTGTAAAGAATATGCGCGCAAATATTACAAACAAAATGCAGATTATTATAAGGAATATCGCGTAGAAAACGCAGAAAAACACAAAAAATATACAAAGGAATATCGCAAAAATAATTCAGAAAACATAAAGGAACATAAAAAGCAATATCGCACATTGATCCGCGGAATGTTCATGACAAGCAAATCGAATGCTCGTAACCGGAATATTCGATTCGAGATAACCGAAGACTTCGTGGGACATTTGACCGATAAAAAATGTCATTATTGCAGAACCGAAACGACAGACACAATACGGAATGGTATTGACAGACTCGACAACACCGAGGGATATATCGAATCGAATTGCGTCAGTTGCTGTGGAACATGTAACAAAATGAAACAATGTCTCGACCCTCGGACGTTCGTGGAACGGTGTGCACAGGTTTCATTACACAACGGGTTTGGCGGTACGGTATGCGAATTTTGGAACAATATCACAGGATATTCGTATGCAAGATATAAAAGTAGGATGATATCCAGAGACATAGAATTTCAGCTAACAAAAGAACAGTATGACGCTTTACGTCAGAGAGATTGTACATATTGTGGGAGATCATGTACGGAATCACACACAAACGGAATCGATCGCGTAGACAGTACTCGTGGATATGCGAACGATAACTGTGTGAGCTGTTGTGCCGATTGCAACTATTCAAAGAGAAATATGACCGCTGATGACTTCATCCAAAAATGCGTGATGATCGCCTCTAAAAAACACACGTTTCCTGAGATACCCAGATGCGTCAGAATGATTTGTAGAAATCGTCCGAAATCATAATGTCAACACGATGAAGAAGACCACGACGATGTGTGCAATCGTACAAAGCTTTGCACCGGTCGTCTTCGGTAGTATATCTCCGAATCCTACAGTAGAGTGTGTCGTTACCCCGAAGTATAAGCAATCTACAAAAGATGCTTTTTTGTCCGGATTTGCAACCGTGAAGTTATTTTCGAATCCTCCGGGGAAGAATCTATATATCATCACGAACATCATGAGAACCAGGAGGTGAATAATGAATGGTTCTGATTGTGTTAGTATTTTACGAATGATAAACATATTATATACGACCAGTATATATTTATTTCTTTATATTCATGAACGGGTGCTCAAAAAGTTCTCCAATTGTCATGCGGGAAACAGGGTTTACGTCAAGGAGTTTGCGCAGCAGGTCCTTCAGGTTTTCCGACCGGTTCGAGATACGGTCGACTTCTTGGAGAGCGTTGGGGTTCTCGATCCATCGAAAAAGATTTTTGACATTCTTGGTTTGCGGTGCAGCGGATGTCTTCGTTGCAAGTATATACAACGTCATCCCGAGTGCGTACATATCAATTGGCTTACCGAATGTGAAAAGTACCTCTTCCTTCCTTCGAAAACCCTTGGGAATTTCAGGTGCAAAAAAGGATGGCGTTCCTCGTAATTTAGAAAACGTCATGTTGTTCTCGTGTTCGGTATTTCCAAAATCACTCAAGATAAATTTTCCCGATGCATCAACCATGACATTTTCAGGTTTGATGTCACGATGAACAAGATCACGATTGTGCATGTGACGAATAGCAATGCCCAGGTCATGCAGTATAACTCGGATGGAATCCTCTGGAAGAAGCCCGTTGTCTTGAATAAAAGAAAAGAGATCGCCGGGATAGTATGGCAAAACCAGATGGGAATTCGTAGTTCCATGGTAGAATGAAATACCCTTCATTAGATATTCATTATCGAGCTTGTTCATGACCGCGTATTCGTTAAGCAGGCTAGAATTTCCCTCTTTCACGTTTTTAGAAATCTTGATCGCGACCGTTTTGTTTGTTTTCTTGTTATACGCCCGCCACACGTTGCTGAAACCTCCAGATGCGATCTCTTCGACAAATTTATATTCCCTGATGATGTCAGACGACGTGTAAAAAACACGCTCTGCATCAATGACTTCGGTGGTGCGATCGTCACCCATTGTGATCGGGGGATTGTTGGGATTGTTGAGTTGCTTTGTATGTATTTGGTAAGATGTAACACAAGTTCGCAATTTATATACACTTTTTAATTGTCATTTATCTTGGTCAAATGACAATCACCTAAATGTAACCGATTTGTTATTCGCCCGATTTGTAGCTCTGAAACAGTGAATGTTTAAGTTTAAATATTAAATTATTTGTATAGTCTATATTAATGTCGTCTGCACAGTTCAAAACATATATAAACAAGCTTGCGGGAATAAACACGGAAACTGGCGATTATGACATATTTGGCAATATTGTGGTAGAAGGAAATGGTTCGGTTATTCGAGGGGCATCCAATCTGTCTCCCATATCGAACACGGACATATCTGGTAACCTTCTTGGAAACTTCGTATCAGTTTCAAATGTGATTTCTAGAAGTGGATTCTTTGTAGGAGACGGCACCTTTATTACGGGAACATCTTCTGCATCTATCCCAGATGTATCTAGGACGAATGTTGTCGGAAACCTCACCGGTACTTCTGCAACTATGGCTGGAAACATCACGGCAAATTACTTCTTTGGTGACGGTTCTGGACTCACGGGTCTTGTGACCACAATACCGAGATCGGGAAACATCAATATCAATGGAAACATCTTTGCGACTGCAAATGTGGATGCTGCAAACATATCCACGGGTTTGCTGCGGGTTAATGGCAACATGACAATATCACAACAGTTTGTGGGCAGCGGAAACATCACGGCAAACTATTTCATAGGCGACGGTAGTCGGATATATGGAATCAATGCTTCGCCCCCGACAGTAGCAAATTTGAACATAGTCGGAAATGTTTCTGCTTCCGGAAATGTGGACGCCTCAAATGTAACCGCAAATATTCTGACTGCTGGGAATATATCAGTATCTGGTTCACTGACCGCTGGAAACATAACGGCAGCATATTTCATTGGAAATGGTTCGAATCTCACTAGCTTAATCCCCACTGTGGTTTCCACAGATATAATAGGAAACGTGACGGCGGCCGGGAATATAAGAGCCAATTATTTCCTTGGAAATGCGTTCAACATGAGCTTTTCTGGAAACCTTGTGACCATACAGGGAAACGTGGCAAACCAAGCCGCACGACTTGCTCTCACAGGAGTTCCACTGGGAGGTTTGGTAACACAAACAGATACAAATTCTCAATATCTCCTTGCATATAACCCACCTTCCATTAACACAAACTGGGTGCCACTTGCAGGTACCAACTTTCCAGTTACATCCGCCTTTGGCAGACAAGGAGATGTTGTTCTTATTTCAGGCGTGGATATAAAAACATTGGGCGGAACGCCAATTGTGGGTACTGGAGATATAAAGTCTGCAAACATTGATGTGATAGGAAATGTTACAGGAAATGTTCAAACTGTATTATTCACCACTGCTGGAAATACAATTGCAAATGTGATTACCGCAACAGGACAGGTATATGCATCTGGAAATATCTTCGCAAGTAAGTTCATAGGAAATGGTTTCTATCTCGTAGGAACCTTCGCTCCCATCCCGGCTACAGGAAACATTAACATAATGGGAAATGTTGTCGCTGCTGGTAATGTTAATGCTACAAATGTTTCTACAACTTTACTTCGGGTGAGGGGCAATGTTGCAATCGGAACTTTTGCAAATGTCATTGGAAACATTGTAACGTCAGGATATTTCTATGGCGACGGTTCTCGGATAATCAATGCGGCGGTTGGAAATGCTACAGGAACTCGCAGTATTGATATCGTAGGGAATGTTACAGCTCCCAGTTTTGTAGATGCTTCAAATATATCGGCAAATGTCTTCAGAGTAAATGGAAATCTCATAGTTACGCAACAGATAATTACTACTGGCAATACTACAGCTAATTTCCTTTTTGGAGATGGATCAACGATCACAGGAGTGACTAGCGTGTTTGGAACACAAAACATAAATATTACAGGCAATGTCAATGCTCCTGCAAATGTTAACGCGTCAAACGTGACGGCCAATTTGCTCCGCGTGAATGGCAATGCAAACGTAATAGGGCAAGTAATCGTTGTTGGAAATGTATCAGCACAATTCTTTATCGGAAATGGTTCAAGAATTACGAATGTTTTTGCATCGGGTACTCAGATTGTCAACATTGATGGAAATGTAAGCGCTCCTGCAAATGTAAATTCGGCAAATGTTACTACTTCACTTCTAGGACTATACGGAAATTCATTCGTGTCTGGCCAGGTAGATGTTTCAGGGAACATATTCGCATCCTTTTTTGTAGGCAACGGATCTCGACTCACTGGAGTGGTGTCGACTCTTACAGGAACGCAAGCCATAAACATAGTAGGTAACGTCTTGGCCTCTGGAAATGTAGATGCTGCAAATATTTCATCGGGACTGGTGCGAGTGAATGCCAATACTATAGTGACGGGGCAGGTAAATGTTATTGGAAATGTGACAGCGAATTTCTTTGTGGGTAATGGTTCTAGAGTATCAAACGTAGTTCTGCTAGGACTTCAAAGCATCAATGTTAACGGAAACGTGAGAGCTCCCGCAAATGTGAATGCTTCAAATGTAACAGCATCCTCTGCATTTATCAATGGCAATGTTACAAATACAGGTCAGGTTAACGTGTCTGGAACTGTCGCTGGAAACTTTCTTTTGGGGAATGGTTTTCGACTGACGAATGTGGTTGCTTCGGCTGGCGTTCCAGCCAGTTTTATAGAACCACAGACCGGATTTTTAAGTAACGTTACTACTGTTGCATCATATGGTGTGATTCTGGTTAACAGTTGGATGATCACCCTGAATGTATCTACTCCAAGATTCCTAACTATAAGGACAACAACGCTGCCTCCGAATCCGAATGCACCTTTCACTACACTGCCTGCCGGCGTTACACAAACTCTCGCAAATGCGTGGGTGTATACGTCTGGTATATGGCAGGGCACCGTTCGTCTAACTGCGGCGTCAACATTCTCGGAAGTGAGCAACAACTTGGTGATGAATTACCATACAAGCTTTGGCACATACAATGGGTTTAGCTCAGAAACATATTGCAGAGCATTGCCATGATTTATAAATAATTAAAACATTATGTTCAACTTAAAGGAAGTATGTCGTACAACAACTTCAAGTTCAACTTACAAAAATACGCACGATTTGATACAAACACAAGAGACCTCGTAGTGCCAGGGAACCTATATGTAGATGGCTCCGCAAACATACCGGGACTACAACCAGCGGATATAGCACCGGTGTCAACAACAGATATCGTAGGGAACATATTATCGGGCGCATACGCAAACGTATCAGGAAATGTTAAGGCGACGTACATTATTGGTAATGGGATATACTTATCAAATCTTAAGGTAGAAATTCCAGGGAACATAACAGCGGACATCATAGGAAATATTTCAGGAAATACGATTACTGTATCTGGCAACGTGACTACGGGGTTTCTCGTGGGCAACGCTTCGAGGTTAACGGGCGTTGTCATAGGATTACCATCAACGGGAAATGCAGATGTCAGAGGAAACGTATTTGCTCCTGGAAACGTGAACGCTGCAAATGTCACCTCCAATGGTATTATAGTGTACGGAAACACAATAGCCAACGCGACAACAATAACAGGAAACATTACAGCACCCTTTTTCTCGGGTAATGGGATCCTTCTGACATCAGTCACGCAGACGTTCCCATCCACGGCAGCAATCGACATCACAGGTAATGTGTCTGCCCCGGGAAATGTTGATACACAATCGCTGGTAACAGGAAACATAACAGTTGGAAATGCCAATGCAAACGCGATGATCATTCAGGGAAATGTCAGAACAACATACTTTTCGGGGAATGCAACGGGTGTCATGGGTGTTGTACCGAGTGTATTGGCAACAAACCTCATAGGAAATGTCACCGCCACTGGAAACGTGTCAGCATCGTATCTATTAGGAAACGGCTCGTCGGTGACTCTCAATGGATACACCATCGCACCAAGAGGCAATGTTGCAAACCAAGCCGCGAGGTTATTGCTTTCGAATGCAGTGCCAGGAGCCATAGTATTCCAAACGGATGCCAATGTGACGTATATGTTGTTATCATCCCCTGCAACAGTACCAACCAATTGGCTGCAGTTCACGGGGGCAAACTTCCCGGTGACGTCCGTTATGGGCCGTACGGGTAATGTTCTGCTGTTGTCAAACATTGATGTGAAAACGATAGGAGGAGCAAACATCGCGTCTCCCGGCAGTCTGACGTCCGCGACCATTTCGATACTAGGAAACGTGTCCGGTAGTGTCCTCACGTCAAACATCATGACTTCCAATACCGCCATTGTAGGAAACTTGACAACGAACAGAATCACGGCATCGGGAAATGTGACTGGTAGTTATCTCGTAGGAGATGGGTCGTTGCTAGAAGCGGTGCAACTTACGACTCCTCCTGTGGCAAACATTGACATCACAGGTAATGTCGTCGCTGCTGGGAATGTTGACGCATCAAATGTGTCGGCGACGACCCTGATAACTGGAAATGCTTTCATCGGAGGGCAGGTGAACGTCATCGGCAACATATCTGCCGGGTGGTTGATTGGCAACGGATCGACGATCACGGGAATTCCAGCGTCCGGCACCCAACCTATTAATATAATAGGCAATGTCGTTTCTACTGGAAATGTTAATGCCGCAAACGTGACGACCAACGTGTTGCTCGCAAATACGATGTTTGTAAGCGGTCAAGTACATGTTACTGGAAATGTGATAGCAAACTTCTTCACAGGCAATGGATCCTTGCTTACAAATGTTCCCGCAGTTATTTCTGGCACTCAAACGATAAATATAATTGGAAACGTGAGAGCAGTGGGAAATGTGAATGCCGCAAACATTGTGGCAAACGTCCTCGGTGCAGGTAACGTTATTATCACTGGACAAGTAAATGTGACAGGAAACGTCTTTGCACACACATTCATAGGCAGCGGGTCGTTGTTGACATCGATAACACCAACGCTTGGAGGCACACAGTCGTTGAACATCGTAGGAAACGTAAGAGCTGCTGGAAATGTGGACGCTGCAAACATCAGCACTCGGTTGTTGAGAGTAACTGGGAACCCTGACGTGACGGGACAGATAAGTGTTGTTGGCAATGTTGTGTCTCCGTTCTTTGTGGGAGATGGATCGAGGTTGTTTGGTGTAAGCGCCGTTGTCAGTGGAAATCAGAGCGTCAACATCATCGGTAACGTTGTTGCAGCTGGAAACGTCGATGCTGCAAACATAGTGACCACTGTTTTTCGGGCAAATGCGAACGTTATCATGAGCGGTCAAGCGGATGTCACGGGTAATGTCATAGCTGCGTGGTTATTGGGTAACGGATTTCTGTTGAACGGTATCGTCGCAAACGGATCTCACAATGTGAATATTATCGGTAATGTTTTTGCGTCTGGGAATGTTGATGCTTCCAATGTGACTACTGGGTTGTTGCGTGTGAATGGTAACTTGGCTGCAACTGACCAGCTTGATATCACCGGTAACATCATTTCTGGCGGTTTCTCCGGTGACGGTTCCTTGTTGGGTGGTATTTCCTTTGCCAGTACAGCAAGTCCACTGCCATCATTCGTTCCTCCTACGACAGGATTCGTTTCTGATATTGTCAATACTATATCGTATTCTAACACCGCTGGTTGGACAATTCAGTTGCAACAATACACGACCACGAATGTTGGTATCACGACGTATAGTATGCCTATCAATCCCGACACTCCTTTCGTGAATCTCCCTGGTGATGTTACTCAAGCATTGAACGTACCATGGAGTTTTTCCAACGGTGTTTGGAGCGGCAACGTGAGATTATTCACTTTGAATACCTTTGCTTCTCGCCCCGTGAGCATGGGATACAACAGTAGCTACGGCATCCTTGGTGGCAATTCCAGTGTTACGAATTGCGTAGGTTCGAGGATACCGTCTATAAACGGATCATTCAGAGCTATCTTTTCTGCACCAAGCTTGGAATCTGACGCATTTGTATTTACGACACAGAACATATGGGTAGCGTATATCGCTAACAGTGCAACGACGGCCGTGTATGGTCAAACATTCACTCCTGGCATATTGTATCTTTTAGAATTTACCACTAACTGGGAATACTTAGTTTCATGGCACCCAGTTACATCTGGCCCGACCGTGCAACTCCCGACATCTCTTGGATATATTGTCATACGATGGGCGAGCGAAACAGAAGCATACCTGTGTCTACAACCGCTGACGATAGGTCAGGGTGTTACCATATATGACAAGACTGCCGCCGGTCCCACGGTAGCGTCTTTGGGGTATTATTTTATAGCGAAGATAAACCCCACGGACAGAACATGCTCGTGGATAACACCCATATCTGTCAGAAGCGCGACTAGTTCTCAAAGACCTTATATGAGTTTCAACCCTCAAAGAAGTATCTTGTTCTTTAGTGCCAACTTTGTTGGGAATGGTGTCAGTGATGTATTAACGGTCGGGAATTTGACTGGGACTGCTCAGAGCATGTTATTGGTATCGGGTCCCACATATCACGGAGCAGGTATGGGGTTGACAACATCAGCTGGAATATACATACCTAATACATTGTTCGAGCTTAGTTCTGGAGTAGCCGCAGTCACTCCTTATAATCCGTGTGCAAGTAAAGATATTTGGGACGCGAGTGGCCAAGTTGCGTATATGTTAATCGGGTCATACGCCGCCGTCCAATTTAATCTGAGGACGTGGGTATCTACGAGCAACACTTGGACAGTACAAAATGCTATAATTCCACAGCAGACCACCTACCAAGGAGCTAACCCACAGCCGATGGTATTCAGGTTGCCGCTCGGAAATACCGCATCTCCGTGGATATCAACCACAGTTACGACCAGTCCATACTCGGGTGCGGATGCTAGTGGAAGAAATCCATGGTGCGTTAATCTAGCGGCAGTCCCAGATGGTAATGTTTTCTTTACCGCGAGTGCCATAGCATCGAATACCTCGGTAGCAACTACATTCACGATTGTAACAGCATCTGCAACTATACCTATCAACGCGTTATACACACCAATTGCTGTATTCAAATTTCAGGATACAAATGGGTCATTTGGTAACTTTGGTGCTATCGTTTCTACTAATACTGACAATTCCCTCAGGTTAATGGGATATAATTCGTCTTGGACATATTCTGCTGGTAGGGTTCCGGGAAGCAACAATTCAATGCGTGTCATCGGAACCACAAATATGACGAATGCAACACTGGCGGGAACAAGTTGCAGCAATTTAACTCTCACGGGACAGACATTTCCTTTCACTTTTGATATCACAAGTGCTCTCGCGGTAAGCAATTTCAGAGGTCAGAACAGAAATGTTGATAGTGTAACCTCTATTGCCGACTATCTCTCTGGCGGTATGACGTTTGGTCCTGGGAACGCATACAATCTTGTTGTAAACAGAAATGCTGGGTGCTTTAAAACTTAAAAAATTTATTTTATTAACTTAAAGGAAGATGTCGTACAACAACTTCAAGTTCAACTTACAAAAATACGCACGATTTGATACAAACACAAGAGACCTCGTAGTGCCAGGGAACCTATATGTAGATGGCTCCGCAAACATACCAGGGCTCCAACCAGCGGATATCGCACCGGTGTCAACAACGGGCATAATAGGGAACATATTATCGGGCGCATACGCAAACGTATCGGGAAATGTTAAGGCGACATACATCATCGGCAACGGGATATACTTATCAAATCTTAAGGTAGAAATTCCAGGGAACATAACAGCGGACATCATAGGAAATATTTCAGGAATTACGATTACTGTATCTGGCAACGTGACTACGGGGTTTCTCGTGGGCAACGCTTCGAGGTTAACAGGCGTTGTCATAGGATTTCCATCAACGGGAAATGCAGATGTCAGAGGAAACGTATTTGCTCCTGGAAACGTGAACGCTGCAAATGTCACCTCCAATGGTATTATAGTGTACGGAAACACAATAGCCAACGCGACAACAATAACAGGAAACATTACAGCACCCTTTTTCTCGGGTAATGGGATCCTTCTGACATCAGTCACGCAGACGTTCCCATCCACGGCAGCAATCGACATCACAGGTAATGTGTCTGCCCCGGGAAATGTTGATACACAATCGCTGGTAACAGGAAACATAACAGTTGGAAATGCCAATGCAAACGCGATGATCATTCAGGGAAATGTCAGCGCGACATACTTCTCAGGGAATGCAACGGGTGTCACGGGTGTCGTACCGAGTGTATTGGCAACAAACCTCATAGGAAATGTCACCGCCACTGGAAACGTGTCAGCATCGTATCTATTAGGAAACGGCTCGTCGGTGACTCTCAACGGATACACCATCGCACCAAGAGGCAATGTTGCAAATCAAGCTGCGAGGTTACTGCTTTCGAATGCGGTGCCAGGAACCATAGTATTTCAAACGGATGCCAACGTGACGTACATGTTGTTATCACCCCCGGCAACAGAATCAACAAACTGGTTGCAGTTCACGGGGGCAAACTTCCCGGTGACGTCCGTCATGGGCCGTACTGGCAATGTATTGTTGTTGTCAAACGTCGACGTGAAAACGATAGGAGGAGCAAACATCGCGTCTCCAGGCAGTCTGACGTCCGCGAACATTTCGATACTAGGAAACGTCTCCGGGATTGTCCTCACGTCAAACATTGTGACTTCCAATACCGCCGTTGTAGGAAACTTGACAACGGACAAAATCACTGCACTTGGAAATGTGACCGGTAGTTATCTCATAGGAGATGGATCTCTATTGGAAGCGGTGCAACTTACGACTCCTCCTGCGGCAAACATTGACATCACAGGTAATGTCGTCGCTGCTGGGAATGTTGACGCATCAAATGTGTCGGCGACGACCCTGATAACTGGAAATGCTTTCATCGGAGGGCAGGTGAACGTCATCGGCAACATATCTGCCGGGTGGTTGATTGGCAACGGATCGACGATCACGGGAATCCCCGCGTCAGGCACGCAACCTATTAATATACTAGGCAATGTCGTTTCTACTGGAAATGTTAATGCCGCAAATATTACGACCAACGTGTTGCTCGCGAATACGATGTTTGTAAGCGGTCAAGTAAATGTCACTGGAAATGTGATAGCAAACTTATTCGCAGGCAATGGATCCTTGCTTACAAATGTTCCCGCAGTTATTTCTGGCACTCAATCGATAAATGTCATAGGAAACGTGAGAGCAGTGGGAAATGTGAATGCCGCAAACATTGTGGCAAACGTCCTCGGAGCAGGTAACGTTATTATCACTGGACAAGTAAATGTGACAGGAAACGTCTTTGCAAACACATTCATAGGCAGTGGGTCGTTGTTGACATCGATAACACCAACACTTGGAGGCAATCAGTCGTTGAACATTGTCGGAAACGTAAGAGCCATTGGAAATGTGGACGCTGCAAACATCAGCACTCGGTTGTTGAGAGTAACTGGGAACCCTGACGTGACGGGACAGATAAGCGTCGTTGGCAATGTTGTGTCTCCGTTCTTCGTGGGAGATGGATCGAGGTTGTTTGGTGTAAGCACCGTTGCCAGTGGAAATCAGAGCGTCAACATCATCGGTAATGTTGTTGCAGCTGGAAACGTCGATGCTGCAAACATAGTGACCACGGTTTTTCGGGCAAATGCGAACGTTATCATGAGCGGTCAAGCGGATGTCACGGGCAATGTCATAGCTGCATGGTTATTAGGCAACGGATCTCTGTTGAATGGTATCGTCGCAAACGGAACTCACAATGTGAACATCATTGGTAATGTCTTTGCGTCTGGGAATGTCGATGCTTCCAATGTGACTACTGGGTTGTTGCGTGTGAATGGTAACTTGGCTGCAACTGGCCAGCTTGATATCACCGGTAACATTGTTTCAGGAGGTTTCTCCGGTGATGGTTCGTTGTTGAGTGGTATTTCCTTTGCCAGTACTGCGAGTCCTCTGCCATCGTTCGTTCCTCCTACGACTGGATTTGTGTCTGATGTTGCCAATACTATATCGTATTCTAACACCGCGGGTTGGACGATACAGCTGCAACAATACACACCCGTGAATATTGGTATCACGACGTATAGTATGCCTATCAACCCCGACGCCCCTTTTGTGAATCTTCCAAGCGGTGTTACACAAACATTGAATGTGCCATGGAGTTTTTCTAATGGTGTTTGGAACGGCAACGTGAGATTATTCACTTTGAATACCTTTGCTTCCCGCCCTGTGAGCATGGGATACAACAGCAGTTACGGTGTGTTAGGAGGCAATTCTAGTATCACAAACGGTGCAGGTGTTCAGCAAGTATCTGTAAATGGTACGTATAGTATAACTACGGATCAAGGATGGACGTCTGATGTTTGGCCAAATCCAAGCACGGGAAATTTGTGGGTATTCTTTTTACCGGGAAGTAATGTGACTATATTGGGTCAAACTTTCTCACGTGGTATATTGTATTTCCTTGAAATCAGTAAAAATTTTAATTATCTGATATCGTGGCATACGGTAACAAAAAATACAAATTTAACATTTACTGTAACTAGTTATCAACGAACTCTTGCTAATTTCACGAGTCAGACGGAAGTATATATATGTATCCAAGCTTTATCGTCTAGTATAGATCCTATAATATATGACAAGACATGTATCCGGCCGACCGGTTCTTATCCAGGCATGTATATCGCAAGAATAAATCCTATCGAACAAACGTGTCAATGGATAACGTCTTTAGTGGGTAGCGGAGGATATTTAGGACCCGCTCTTTCTTTGAATCCTCAAGGAACCTTGTTACAGCATCAAGTGATGGTAAGAACAGACGGTCCTGGTTCAGTGTTTATAGGAAACGAAAATGGCTTGGTAAGACCTATTACATTCACGTCCTCAACTATAAGACGTCACATGGGTTTCGGATTATTTCCATCTAATGGTTCGGTGATTTTTAATACAGTGTATGCTTTGTATACAACCGCGTTAGATTTCAATGACTATGCATGGCCTACAATTAATACAGACCGTTGGGAAGCATCAGGACAAGTGATATATTCTAATTATTTATATGGCGGAAATGCAACATTTGGTTTGTTCACATTTTCTTCTACCGCCAATACGTGGACGCAAAGAGGGACGATAAATTCTCAAAAAACAGATGCATCAGTTCAATCAGGAACACAACCTGTTATATGTAGACTCCCAATCGGGAATATAGCTTCAAATTGGACGATTACAACCATAACATCCACGAGAAGTATTACAGATGCCTTCGGAAGAACTGCATATATGAGTTCTATAACTCCGACTAGAGACGGTAATGTGTTCTTGGTAGGAATGTGCCCTACAACAAACAGTGCCGCGATATCATTTACATTTGGTTCTACAACAGTTAATGTTCCACAGGCTCCTTATAGCGCGCCTCTAATATTCAAATTTCAAGATTCGAATGGGTCTTTTATTAATACCAGTGGTCTGGCTGGTAGCAGTGGAGTAGTAGCAGGAAGAGAATATGGTTCCTTTGTTTATGACACACAGGGCTGTACTGCTGGAAAAGTTCCCGGGAGTAATACATCTATTCGTGTCATGAGTTCATGTAATTTTTCAAATCTAATAATTAATGGAGTGTCGGCATCGAATTTAAATCCTGTGGCGTCAAATAATTTTTGTTCTCCAGTTGTTTATGATATAAACTCTGCCATGGTTGTGAGTAATTTCAGAGGACAACTTCCGATATTGCCTACTAGCATATTGCAACAAACTCCTGCGCCCCTATCATCCACTATACACTACGGCCCTCCAGCTGATTTGGCATATAATATCACAGGACAACCACTTTATGGAGCTCAAAAAATGGGCAATGTCTAAACTGTGAAAAGTTCATGGTTTGTAAGGCAAACTTAAACATTTTTTTTTATTTTGTTATTGTAAAACTTATGTCGTACAATAACTTCAAGTTCAACCTACAAAAATACGCACGATTTGATACAGTAACAAGGAATCTCATAGTCCCAGGGAACCTGTACGTAGATGGCTCCGCAAACATACCAGGGCTCCAACCAGCGGATATCGCACCGGTGTCAACAACGGGCATAATAGGGAACCTGCTATCGGGAGCATACGCAAACGTATCGGGAAATGTTAAGGCGACATACATCATCGGCAACGGGATTTATCTATCAAACCTGAAGGTAGAAATTCCAGGAAACATAGCAGCAGACATCATAGGAAACATTTCTGGAAATACCATTACTGTATCTGGTAATGTGACAGCGGGATTCCTCGTAGGCAACGCTTCGAGGTTAACAGGCGTGGTCATAGGGTTCCCTTCCACAGGAAACGCGGATGTCAGAGGAAACGTTTACGCTCCAGGAAATGTCAACGCTGCAAATGTAACTTCTAATGGTATTATAGTGTATGAAAACGCAGTAGCCAACACGACTACGATCACAGGAAACATTACAGCACCCTTTTTCTCGGGGAACGGAATCCTCCTGACGTCGGTCACGCAGGCGTTCCCATCCACGGCAGCAATAGACATCACAGGTAATGTCTCTGCTCCGGGAAATGTTGATACACAATCGCTGGTAACAGGAAACATAACAGTTGGAAATGCCAATGCAAACGCGATGATCATTCAGGGAAATGTCAGCACAACATACTTCTCAGGGAATGCATCAGGGGTCACAGGTGTCGTACCGAGTGTATTGGCAACGAATCTTATAGGAAATGTCACCGCCACGGGAAACGTGTCGGCATCGTATCTATTAGGAAACGGCTCGTCGGTGACTCTCAACGGATACACCATCGCACCAAGAGGCAATGTCGCAAACCAAGCTGCGAGGTTACTGCTTTCGAATGCGGTGCCAGGAACCATAGTATTTCAAACGGATGCCAACGTGACGTACATGTTGTTATCACCCCCGGCAACAGAATCAACAAACTGGTTGCAGTTTACGGGGGCAAACTTCCCGGTGACGTCCGTCATGGGCCGTACGGGTAATGTTCTGTTGTTGTCAAACGTCGACGTGAAAACGATAGGAGGAGCAAACATCGCGTCTCCCGGCAGTCTGACGTCCGCGAACATTTCGATACTAGGAAACGTCTCCGGGATTGTCCTCACGTCAAACATCATGACTTCCAATACCGCCGTTGTAGGAAACTTGACAACGGACAAAATCACTGCACTTGGAAATGTGACCGGTAGTTATCTCATAGGAGATGGATCTCTATTGGAAGCGGTGCAACTTACGACTCCTCCTGCGGCAAACATCGACATCGTGGGCAATGTCGTCGCTGCTGGGAATGTTGACGCATCAAATGTGTCGGCGACGACCCTGATAACTGGAAATGCTTTCATCGGAGGGCAGGTGAACGTCATCGGCAACGTATCTGCCGGGTGGTTGATTGGCAACGGATCGACGATCACGGGAATCCCCGCGTCCGGCACGCAACCTATTAATATACTGGGCAATGTCGTTTCTACTGGAAATGTTAATGCCGCAAATATTACGACCAACGTGTTGCTCGCAAATACGATGTTTGTAAGCGGTCAAGTAAATGTTTCTGGAAATGTGATAGCAAACTTATTCGCAGGCAACGGGTCCTTGCTGACAAATGTTCCCGCAGTTATTTCTGGCACTCAAACGATAAATATAATTGGAAACGTGAGAGCAGTGGGAAATGTGAATGCCGCAAACATTGTGGCAAACGTCCTCGGTGCAGGTAACGTTATTATCACTGGACAAGTAAATGTGACAGGAAACGTCTTTGCACACACATTCATAGGCAGCGGGTCGTTGTTGACATCGATAACACCAACACTTGGAGGCACTCAGTCGTTGAACATTGTCGGAAACGTAAGAGCCGCTGGAAATGTGGACGCTGCAAACATCAGCACTCGGTTGTTGAGAGCGACTGGGAACCCTGTTGTGACAGGACAGATAAGCGTCGTTGGCAATGTTGTGTCACCGTTCTTCGTGGGAGACGGATCTAGGTTGTTTGGTGTAAGCACCGTTGCCAGTGGAAATCAGAGCATCAACATCATCGGTAACGTTGTTTCAGCTGGAAACGTCGATGCTGCAAACATAGTGACCACGGTTTTTCGGGCAAATGCAAATGTTATCATGAGCGGTCAAGCGGATGTCACAGGTAATGTCATAGCTGCATGGTTACTGGGTAACGGATCTCTGTTGAATGGTATCGTCGCAAACGGAACTCACAATGTGAACATCATTGGTAATGTCTTTGCGTCTGGGAATGTTGATGCTTCCAATGTGACTACTGGGTTGTTGCGTGTGAATGGTAACTTGGCTGCAACTGGCCAGCTTGACATCACTGGTAACATTGTTTCGGGAGGTTTCTCCGGTGATGGTTCTTTGCTCCAAGGCATCTCTTTTGCTAGTACTGCAAGTCCTCTGCCATCGTTTGTTCCTCCTACGACTGGATTTGTGTCCGATGTTGCCGATACTATATCGTATTCTAACACTGCAGGATGGACTATTCAGCTGCAACAATACACACCCACCAACATTGGTATCACGACGTATAGCATGCCTATCAACCCCGATGCTCCTTTTGTGAACCTTCCTAGTGATGTTACACAAACATTGAATGTGCCATGGAGTTTCTCCAATGGTGTTTGGAGCGGCAACGTGAGATTATTCACTTTGAATACCTTTTCTTCCCGTCCCGTGAGCATGGGATACAACAGCAGTTACGGTGTGTTAGGTGGCAATTCCAGCGTCACAAATGGTGCAGGTATCCAACAGATATCTGTAAACGGGTTGTATTCTTTTACCAGTTCACTTAATACTACAAATGGTTTGTTTTCTGATGTATGGCCAAATCCAAATACGGGGTCTCTGTGGACTATGATATTACCAACAGTCGCAGGAGGTATTACTATTCTGGGTCAAAATTTCCCACCCGGACAGCTACATTTTGTAGAATTCGCAAAAAATTTGAATTACATTATTTCATGGCATACGATAACAAAAAACACAAATTTGACATTTTCCACACCGACCAGTCAAAGAACGGTGTGTCATTTTATTAGCGAAACAGAAGTGTATATACTGTTTCAAGCAGCCACTTCTGCCATAGACCCTATAATATACAACACAACGTGCACTCGTTCAGGGGCATCGTTCTCCAGTGTATATCTTGCAAGAATAAACCCTATTGCACAAACGTGTCAATGGATAACGTCCATGTATAGCCCAAATACTGGTGATTATTCATGGCTTGGAATGTCAATGAATCCACAGGGGACGATGCTGCATACTATGGGGAGTCTGAGAACAGCAAATCCAGGAGCGCTTATCGTCGCAAATACGACGGGAAGTGCAATGGCAAGTGTGTTTTTTCCAAACAGTATTATGTGGAGAAATTATGGATTTGGCGTGTTCCCAGGGAATGGAGTATATATGAATAATACGTTGTATGCTGCATATTCTACTTCCTTGGATGTAGCCGAGGGCTATATACCTACAGTGAATTCTGACAGGTGGTCTGCTGATGGCCAGGTAATGTACATAAATTACGCGTACTCCGGATCTGCGTCAGTAGCTATGAACACATGGGCTCCTGGTAATACATGGACTCAACGGGCAGTATTGACTCCGCAGAAAACAGATTCATTTAATCAAGGAGGTGCGCAACCTTTCATATTCAGAATCCCCATAGGAAACGTAAACTCTACTTGGTCTGCTGTGGCAATAACATTGTCACCCCTTTCCTTAGGCGATACAAACCCGCGGATAGCAAGAATAGGGTCAGTTACTCCGGCGAATAATGGAAATGTGTTTTTGATAGGTCAATCTCTTGCAACCAACACGGCTGCAGTCACATATACATTCGGCACAGCAACGGTGAATGTACCAAGTGGTTTAATCCCATCACCCCCGGTTGTATTTAGAGTTCAGGATACCAATGGAACTTTTAGTAATTATAGCGCTTTGATTGCTTCTACTACCGATACAGCAGGTAGACAATATGGTACAAATGCAAACTTTAACGTTTGCACTACGGGAAAAATTCCTGGAAGTACCACGGGAGTCCGAACGCTTGCTATGGGTAATTTCTGGAATCTAACATTGAACGGGACATCTGCTGCCAATTTGAACACTGCGAATACAAATCCAGTTCCAATAATGTTCGACATAAATTCTTCTTTGACAGTGAGTAATTTCAGAGGGCAAATACCACTACGTAGCTTTATCTCATCAACACCAGGGACGTCTGCCGCGATACATTATGGACCCGCGAGCGATGCTGGATATAATGTGATCGGTCTGCAATATAATGGAGCCGCAAAAATGGGCAATGTCTAAGGCCAGGTAGCAACTCACTTTTGTCGATATACAAATATATCTACAAAAGTGTTAAGTTAAACTTATTAAAAAATTATATGTTTAAGTTATAGTAAGATGTTCAACTCTGCACAATTTCGAAAAGATATTTTAAAGTATGCGGGTATTAATTTTGACACCGGAGATGTTCGAGTCAGAAATAAACTCACAGTGGTTTCGAATACTTCTTATATAGGAAATTACACTGGGTTACCAGCGGTTTCCAGAAGCGACGTAAATGGCAATCTCATAGGAAACACGATTGAGGTATTTGGAAACGTAACCGCAAATTATCTTTTTGGTGATGGCGGTGTGATCACTGGGATCTCCAACGGCCCTCTGCCTTCAGTCATAAACACTGATATCATAGGAAATCTCACAGGAAATACAGTAAATGCTTCTGGAACCGTATCAACAGGTGGCTTCTTCATTGGCAATGGATCGAATATTGTAGGCGTGGTGACGACGCTGCCACAACGTGCAAATGCTGATATACTTCGAGGCAATATCACCGCGGCAGGTAACGTGGATGCCTCTAACATCACTGTGACTCGTCTAATCGCTACAAATGTCATAGTAACGGGCCAAGTCTACGCAACGGGAAATGTATTTGGAAATTATTTCATCGGCAATGGTGCATTGCTGACCGGCGTCACATCCACCTTACCGAGAACCGCAAACATGAACATAACAGGAAACGTTGCGTCCCCCGGAAATGTTATTGCCGCAAACGTATCAACTGGAGTTCTCAGGGTGAATGGAAACACGACTGTCTCTGGTCAAGTCAATGTATCCGGAAATGTTTCGGGAACATACCTGACGGGTAACGGTTCTCTGTTGACCGGCGTGTTCACAGGAAATCTGTCCAGAGACTTGGCGGGAAATGTCACGGCACCTGGAAACGTAACTGCGGATATGTTCTTTGGCAATGGGTTCTTTCTGAAATTGAATGGCAGCACCATTCAACCTCAGGGAAATGTCGTTAACCAGGCGGCAAGACTCGCACTACCCGCTTCCATCGGCACCATAGTGACGCAGGACGACATTAACACGCAGTTCATGCTCACGAGTCTCCCTCCTTCCGCAAATGCTAACTGGCTGCAGTTCTCCGGCAACAATTTCCCAGTGTCTTCTCTTTTTGGAAGACTTGGAGACGTTGTGCTCATTTCGGGAACCGACATAAATAGCATCCAGGGACAATCCATGGCAGGTTCGGGAGACATAACGAACGCTAACTTGGACATTGTGGGTAACATTGTCGCTCCGGCAAATGTCACTATGACGCGTGCAAATATTGCAACGCTAAACACTGACAACCTGAATGCAAATATTATTGATGCATCGGCTGGAAATGTGACTGGGTTATTTTTCTTTGGAAATGCTTCTGGCATAACGAATGCATCATATCTTCTGCCTGCGCGGGCAAATATGGACATAACAGGAAACGTTGTAGCCCCTGCCAACGTGGATGCAACAAACGTTTCCACAAACGTTATCATAGTATCTGGTAATGTGTTTGCGTCTGGACAGGTGAATGTCATTGGTAATGTCAGCGTCAGTTATCTCTTTGGAAACGGTTCGCAGCTCGCATGCGTTGTTCCCACCTTTTCTCCTGTCTCTTTTGTGAACATCGTCGGTAATGTATCTGCGACGGGTAATGTTAACGCCACGAATGTTGTGACGGCAAGGGCATTCGTAAACGGAAACATCACTGTTCTAGGAGAAACAAATGTGACTGGAAACATAAGAGGAGACTACTTCATCGGAAATGGTGTTGCACTTGAGAATGTCAATGCAACCGTGATAAATGGTCAGACGGTGAACATAAACGGAAATGTTTCCGCGCCAGGAAATGTAGACGCAGAAAATGTAGTGACAAGTTTACTACGCGTGAACGGAAATACCACAGTTTCAGGACAGGTGAACGTCATCACTGGAAACATAAGAGGGAGCTTTTTTGTTGGTCGTGGAGATCTTCTCACGGGAGTTGTCGCGACTCTCGCATCAGGGCAGACCATGAATATAAATGGAAACGTGAGCGCCCCCGCAAATGTCGACGCTGGAAATGTCACGGTCAATAACGAACTGAGAGTAACCGGTAACATGATAGTCACGGGACAGGTCGTGTCCACGGCCAATGTTCACGCAAATTTTTTCATCGGGTCTGGTTCTCGTCTTACGAATGTGCCATCCGCAGTGACGGCATCACAAGTCATAAACATATTCGGAAACGTGTCTGCACCGGCGAATGTGAATGCCACAAATGTCACTGCAGATTTACTACGCGTTAATGGAAATCTCACGGTTGCAGGCCAAGTAAACATCACTGGAAATATAGTAGCAAACTTCTTCGTGGGCGAGGGCCGTCAATTGACAAACATCGCAGCATCCGGAACTCAAAATATCACGGTGGTAGGCAATGTCTCCGCTCCTGGAAACGTGGATGCCGCAAACATCACCGCGAATAGCATGATTATAGACGGCAACACGATCGTGACAGGACATGTAAACATCACAGGCAACGTGACGGCGGGATTCTTCGTGGGAGACGGGTCTCGTATCACAAATATACCAGCATGCACGGCACCCACGAGCGTCTGTTTTGTACAGCCATCTACGGGGTTCACGTCCAATACATTTTGTCTAGATTATGCTCCTACGAACGGGTGGTCTTTTGTGTTACCATCAAATGGCGCCCCTTCCACCATAAGAATTCAAACGTTTTCTTTGCCGCTGGACCCATCTGTCCCATTTTCTGGGTTGCCCGCCAATGTGACACAGACTGTGTCTACCTCGTGGGCACTGTCCAATGGAATATGGACGTCGAACGTGACGCTCACGTCGAATGGGACCTTTGGGCCCAACACGTTCAATATGGGCTTCAGCAACTTCTTCGGAAGATATCTTGGAAACTCGAGCAACACGGTCATATCTTCGACGCCTATTCCTAACCAACTAGGATTCACAAACATTGACAACACGATCCCGGTAATCATCATCGCCGAATACATAAATCCTACGACGGGAAATATATCGCTGTGCTTCCAGGGGACAGGTAAGTCGTTCTTGGGTCGCACATGGGCAAATCAAGTCATATTTTATGCTTTGGTAGATAAAAATTTCAACTTGATTTCGTGGAATCAAATCACGACAGGTGATGGGCCTTATACATCGAACATTGCGAGATCAGCGGGAACCAACACTGGTAAATTCGTGAGCGAGACTGAATTATACTTTGTATGTACAAATTCTCCGCAAGCAAACAGTTCAATGTCCAGAATTAGATTTTACAATGATAATAGCATTGACACCAGTGCAGAAACTGTGACATTTCCTACTTTCGTCAGAGTAAATCCCACGGCACAGGTAAGCACATGGACAGGATCTTTTGGCCCTGCTACAGGTTCCGGCGTTAACTCAGGTTATCTTACAAACAATACCGCAAAACTATCCCTTTCACCAGATGGAACCAAGGTATTCACGACGTTTCAATTGACAACATATGCTTTAGGAACAGGTGTTTCGGGTAATTTGACATATTATTTGAACAATTCAACAAACATTTCAGGCAACCCTTTCATTACTGCGAACATTGCTCCGGTCGGCCCTACATACTATCACGGGATTTCATGTGGTATTTGGGCTGCAAATGGAGTTCCTATTTCCAGATCATTAGCAGATGTGTATGCAAATGTCAACTGGGCATCTGCAGTCCCAATGAGCATTCAAACATACTCGGATGCGTGGTCGGAAGATTCTAACACGGCATATTATACACTGGGATCTTTTGAAGCAGCAGATATAGGGTATCAACTGAGAACCTGGGACGGTACAGCACCATCAATCTGGGTGTCTAGAGGCCTTCTGCCTAGCACGAGAAGCAACGCACAATTCAACAACTTGGCATTCAATATGATGAGGACACCATTTGGTAACCTGATTCCTACCCAATCGTGGACTGCAAATGCTATAGCCATAGGAAATGCGTTCACACCATCGTACTTCATAAGACCAGGTACTATAGCATATTCTGGGGAGGGGAACCTGTGGTTTGCCGCGGCTATATACAAAAATACATCGTACACGGGAAATTCGAGGTTCACCTTTGCGGGTAACGCCATAACGACTCCCGCCATCAATACGTCAGGCCTGGGGTTCATGGGTCTCTGGAAAATCCAAGATCTGGGAAACGGAAACTACTCATCCTTGACGCTGCTGTCCAACTCTTCGGAAATAGCAAATACGAGCAAGTATATGGCTTGTGCCGTTCCGCAGTCCATATCTATTGGTAGAAAAACCGCGAGAGGCGTTGGCGTTATGCAAATTTCCTCCGTGAGCAATACGTCTAACATTACATTTGCGACACCTTTTGGAACCGTAGCATGCACAGGTCTTACAAATCCCTCGGACACACGTCTGACAAGCTTCGACATCTTCCCGAATCTGTTCATCACGGGTTTCAATACGGTATCTAACGTTCTCCTAGCAAATGCCTGCAATGGAGAGCAGATACTGTTTGGAAATGTGATCGATTACAATTACTCGCTACAGCCATTGCTTTCGACGCACGCGAAGCTCAACATCGACAATATACCGTAAGTTGTTTAAGTTAAATTAAATAAATATATATACTTAAAACATATAATGGCGTCCACCGGAGGAGGCTTAATGCAACTCGTTGCTGTTGGCGCTCAGGATGTGAATCTCACAGGAGAACCCGCAAAGTCTCTTTGGAAGTCGGTTCATCGTAAGACGAAGCTCTTTGCCGTGGAATCTATAAGACAGACTCTGGAAGGCGATGCCACATACGGAGGGCAGGCGACATGTAAGCTCACACGTTCAGGCGATCTTATTTGTGGTTTGATGTTCCAAATAACGTTGCAGCGAGGACCTTCGGGACCAAATGACCCGATTCCGTTTTTTCCAGTCGAGCACTTGATTCAAAACATCGAACTGCGCATCGGCGGACAACGCATCGATTGGATTCCTCATAACTGGTTCAGAGTGTACGCGCAGATGTATTTCAATAGCAAGCAGACGGCAGCATACACCGATATGGCCGACTTTGGTAATGAAACCCAAGGGCAGCAACGCACTTTCTTCCTACCCATACCCTTTTTCTTTAGTCAGTGGGACTGGTCACGAGCACTGCCCTTGATTGCACTTCAGTATCACGAGGTGGAGTTGTGGATCAACTTCACGCCCGCCAACGAAATAGTGGGCATCGACACGAGTTTCTTCCCACAGATCAATCTGTATGCGGACTACGCATTTGTGGATTCTCCAGAACGCGTGTGGTTTGCTCAAAACCCCCACGAGTATCTTGTGACTCAGCTTCAGTATCAGAAACAATCTATTATTGTTGATGCTCTGACACGCGATTACAAGATCCCTATAAACTTCAATCACCCATGCAAGTTTCTGGCGTGGAACTTCAGCCCAGGAACTCAGACTCATGGCCAGTTCACGTACCTACAGGGAGAAACAGACGACAACACAGCGGCGCCATTATATGAAGCAGATATTTACCTCAATGGTCGCGAACGGTTCAGGGTACGGCCTGGCAAGTATTTCAAGGACGCAAACCCTTGGTTATCACAGTATGGCGGATACTTCACTTCTGGGCTTTATGCTTATAACTTTGGCTTGAATAATTGTCTCGGACGCGGACCAGCAGGAACGCTCAACTTCTCTAGAATAGATAATTCGATTCTTAGAATTGTCACAAAACAAGCTGTTCTCACGGGCTCGGAGTCTACGACAACTGAAGCTCAGACGAATGTCGAGAATTCTGTTTTAGGTCTCGTCGAGATGTACGCCCTCAACTACAACGTCTTGAGAATAATGTCGGGGATGGGCGGTCTTGCATACGCCAATTAAATGTTGTCACATTCACCTGAATGTTGCATCAGCGCCGCAGTCAACTTCGACGACATCTACTCTCATGGCCCCATCTCGTATTCCTGCTCCACTCCCGGCATCCAAAGCATTGAACAAGCAAGGGTCGGCGTCAATACCTGTTTGGTCTTTTGGATCCGAGCATCCTCCAAAATCTACAGCCCTAAATGTAACCGATTTGTTATTCGCCCGATTTGTAGCTCTGAAACATTTTCCACATGTTGATTGTTTGAAATTTTTTCCATCCAAACAATACGCAGCCCATGGGTATTTGAGCAATTTTCTACCATTATCCTTGTCCGCCCAAAATCTATCAGCACAAGCCAGTGATGATGTTTCATAATTTGGTGCATAATAATGATACGTCATTCTCACATCCTTTTTACTTATTCCACCTGGTACAATAGTAGGCGTTTTAAAGGCATCTCCCCATAATTTACACGACGCAGGCATTTTTGATCTAGTAGCTGGTTTCGGCTTAGGTTTCGGTGCAGGTTTCGGCTTAGGTTTCGGCGCGGGTTTCGGCTTAGGCTTCGGCGCGGGTTTCGGCTTAGGCTTCGGCTTAGGCTTCGGTGCAGGCTTCGGTGCAGGCTTCGGTGCAGGCTTCGGTGCAGGCTTCGGTGCGGGTTTCGGTGCAGGCTTCGGTGCAGGCTTCGGTGCAGGCTTCGGTGCGGGCTTCGGTGCGGGTTTTGGCGCAGGTTTAGGAGCGGGTTTGGGCGCGGGTTTGGGCGCGGGTTTGGGCGTGGGTTTCGGCGCGGGTTTGGGTGCGGGTTTCGGCGCAGGTTTCGGAGCGGGACGTATTGGTTGTATACGCGTGTCAGGTAATTTTGGAAATAATAATTGTTCGTCTACCAATGTTCCGTTCGGGAATATCGACATTTATAGTAAGTATTATTTTAAATATCCTCAAACATAGAGCGATGTAGTTTTTAGAATTCCTCTAAAATGTTGTTTTTGAATATTTTCGAGTTTTTCTGTACCATCCGGTTTTGCGGCGATGAGTTCGGTAAGAGTATTATTGACCTGTGTAAGAACGGAAACCAAATTTCCCTCGAAGAGACCGAGTTCTTCACAGATTTCAGGAATATCGTTTCCATCGTACCACATTTTCGCGGCTTTGATCAAGTCCCAGTTAAGGAACCGAGGTGTGTACGATCTATATGGCAGATCGAATTCCGTCCCGATAGATGAATTATCAAGCTGTGCGAAGAACGTCGAAATTAGCATGATGACGTCGACGTCTTTCATGGTATCGTCCAAAAGCTTCGTTCCGAGAACTGGACAAATACTTGTAATAGAACACCCAATTTCTCCGACAGGCGTCAGAAGTCCATCCCTCATCATATTTTCATTTTCGAGCCAACTGACGTACTCATTATACTCTCGAAGAAGGTGATCGTTGGTCTTCTTCATCTGTTCGTACTCTATCACCTTTTCGTATTTCGGATGTTTATCCGTAAATGGAATTTTTTGTAAGTCAGCGATGGCACACGCCGATACAAAATCTCGAATTTTCATTCTTTTGAATTCGAGAGGTCTCCTATCGGGTCCAAGGATTTCTACGACACCTGACGAGTATTCGTTTCCGTCTTCTCCTGTTATTTTATACCTACCGTTGTGGGAAATTTCCGTGAATGTCCCGTTGATGCCAGAATCCAGAGTGCATGTATACCCCTTTTTTGTATGCCTCCAGATATCCGGTCGAGATAAAACATCCATCCACTTGTTCAGACGTTTGTTGTAATTATACACCTGTTGACGGTCTTCGTCTGTTGGTACAAAGGAGCAAAAGGAATCGAAGGAATCGTTGATGATATCCTCGACATTCAGATTTCGTTGAATGCAATTCAATACCAAATTGGCAGACATTTTGAGGGATGAGTGGAGCGTTTCGGGCTTTCCATTGATCAGTTTCAAAACTACTTTCTTTTCCACGACTGGGTCGTGCAGAACGAATACACGACCTTCTTCGTCGAACCCACGACGACCGGCACGACCAGCCATCTGAATGAATTCGTGTTCCCTGAGCAAACGGTTGTTCAGACCGTCGAACTTGAATAATGAATCGAACACCACGGAATGTGCCGGGCCATTGACTCCTACCGCAACCGTTTCCGTCGAAATCAAAATAGGAATGATTCCTTTACAATATAAAACCTCTATAACTTCCTTTACGTACGGAACTACACCTGCATGATGCACTCCAATTCCTTCACACGCATATTCCAGGTACTTCTGGTGGTAGACGGAATCTTCAGGAACTTGACATTTCTTCAGGAGGTCGTTGAAGTGGCGCCTGATGTTCTTTGACTCGTGTGAAGAAAGGATGTTCACGGACTTGTACAATTTCTGGGCGAGGCGGTCAATCTTCTTCTTGTTGCATGAGAAAATGATACAGGGCGTCAATTTGGAGTCATATAGCATCTTGATTGTATCTTTTGTGATCTCTTCGGGAGAATCGGCGAGGATTTTGTCGAAGGACTCGATATTTTTGATCTCGTTGTCGTGAATCACATTAAACTTCAGGGGGATTGGACGTTTTTTCGTCGATACGACATCTACGGGGTGATTCTTCAGCTTCGAAAACCACTTAGAAAACTCGTTCGCGTTTGGGACCGTTGCCGAAAGAAATACACATCGCATGGTATCCGGCAAAATGATGATTGACTCTTCCCATACTGATCCTCGTGATGGATCGTTCAGATAGTGAATCTCATCAAAGATGACCCATTTTACGTCGTGAATTCTCTGGTCCCTTTTGATAACCATTATTCTGAAGATTTCCGTCGTCATGATTAACAATTTAGCGGTTTCGTTCTTCACAACATCGCCTGTGATGATTCCGACGTTTTCTGCACCGAATTTAGAACTGAAGTCTTTGTATTTCTGGTTACTGATAGCCTTTAGAGGCGCTGTATAGATAACCCGTGTTTCATCTGAAATGAAATACGCGTATTCTGCGACCACAGTTTTCCCGCTTGATGTATGCGCTGCAACGAATACGGAATGATCGAGGTCCATCGCGTTTATGGCATCCTGTTGAAACTGGTCGAGGGGGTGTTTGAGGGTGCTTTCGAAGCTCATTTTTAATTTTGATGAAAGAAGAGAATCGTAAGTTTATATACACATTGATACGGGGTCAAATGACAATAACCGTTTAAATGACAAATACCAAATGTGTATAAATACTTGACTCCCAACAAAAACATTTACCCCATATAATAAAGTTACCCAAACACAAACTAAAATGACTGCCGTCATCGCGCGACTCGTCAATGGTTATACTCTGTTCAAAGACGACGATGTCGAAATTCTGATTCCTAAACAAGTGCGTTGGGCTGATTACTGTGGCATGCCGCTGGAGGCCGTTAAGATTATCCCCCCGAAACCAAATACTCGCCCAGTGACCGCCACACGCAAGACTCCGGTGATCTATTTAAAGAGAAATATGGAACAACGCATTATTGAAAGATATGAAAGATCAATGAGGCGTGCGGAAAAATTTATTAATAAAGCGGGTGAAGAGATTTGCTCTTTGACGACTTTTATGGCTGTGATCACACCTTTGGATCCTGATTATTGGTATACAAAGCAAATGTTAGAAGAAGCGACTATTGATTATGAGATATGGTCTGCAAAGTTGAAGGCAGTCGGAGCTGCTATCAACGAGTTTGCATTGGAATAATAATTTATTCCATTACAGGCGGGTTGATCAAGAATTTCTCAAATATGAGATCCTTGGTTTTATGATATTTTGTGGGGACATTGTTCAGGGACGGCTCCCATACGATAGGTGCGGAACGCCATTCCCCGAGGTACGGCATGATAAGTTTCTTCATGATCCAATCGGAGTCCATATCTTCTGGGAAAATAGGGCCTAGGTTGGAATACTTCAGCGCATAAATAATTGCAGCCAAGACACTTGCAGACACTTGGACGATAGTTGCGCTTTGGTGTGGGACGAGTTTGCGCGAAGTTTCGATATCGAGAAGGCTTCCGGTCCACCATTTTCCATACTTTGGAGACATCATCAACACACCTAGTTCGTCTTTCCCAGATATGATATCATCTTTTAATACGCGTTCCTTTTTCAGGAAGTCTGGGCAACCATCTGCCTGATATTCCTGTAGTGATGCGATCGCGACATCAGGTAACATATATGCGTAATGCACTGTCGGGCGATATGTTGCTTTGCCCCCCTTGGTCGTCGTCAGGAAGTATGAGATACTGTTTGCTTCTTCGTGTGGAATCACACATCCTACGATTTCCCCGGAGGGGACCACGGATTTTACGGTAGTGTTCATCGCCATACTTTTTGGGATGTACACTTCGTTTCCAGGACCCTTCGAAAAGTGTTTTACGTATTGTTTCATCGTTTCGTGAGTACCCCAACCGAGCTCGGCCGGTAGAGAGCCTTCTTCGATGAGACCTGTGGGGCTCCAGGTGTTTACGAATTCCCCTACCTTTTTGGGGTCGTTCGTTATTTGAGTATCCCTTTCGGAAATATGTATCACTTGGATATTCAATAATTTCGCGGCTTCGTTATACTTCCCCTTTGCAAGAGATTCCTTGGCTTTTTTGACGTTCGCGTCCGAGCTGTTCTTCTTGGACAGGTAGTCTACCCAATCCTGAATTCCCAGTTTCATTGCATGACTTACCCAGCCCGGATTGGCCCCGTGACCTACAACTGCTGTAGACCCTTTGTTTCCCCAAGACTTGGCGAGTTCCCTGACATCATGCTGATGTCTATATAACGTTTCGCATTCTTTTGTTTTGGCTTTGCAGTCTTCCTCGCCGTACCAGCTTTCGATGGCCGTGTTTACGAAGTGAATGCCTTTTTCGTGACAGTATTTCAATAGGTCTTTGGTATTCATGTACCACGCGAGATCAACGAAGACGTCTCCTTTTTTTAGGTATTGGTCAATGATGTTTTTATAGTTGTTCTTGGTTACTTCGGTGTTGACGAATTTCATCGTTGGATATTTCTTGGCAAGTTTGTCGATTTTGGTTCTATTCTTGTCAATGATTATGACATTACCGGGTGAAAATTTTAGATGGCGTTTATACAGCGGTGGCATGCTGGCACCTACTCCGCCACAGCCTACTTGGACTATACGTCTGTCACCGAGGTCGACGGAGAAGTTCAGTTTGCTCGCGTTGACGAACTTATTGTTCTTCACATTTGAGTTTGCGCCGTTGGAGTTAACGTTCACATCGCGGTTGCGGTTGCCGTTATTCATAATATATAATGTGTATATATTTTTCTACGTAAAAAGCTTAAGAAACACATATACGCTGGTATTAAGTACAACATGTACAGTATAAGGTATTTCAATGGCTACGTTACCGATGGTACAAATGTGTACACAAGAGATCGTATGTTCCCAGCGGAACCACGCATTCATCCTACCAAGGGGTACAAACAATACTTTCTTCGTCAAGACGATGGTGTTGTACAGATGGTAAGCCAGAAACTAATTGACAATCTTACAATCAGACTCGCTCGTTCCAACACCCGTGGGAAAAGCGTGAAACACATTCCTACTGGCAAGGTTTACGATACCATCAAGGACGCAGTTTCGGCACACAATATGTCTGCCGCAAAGTTGAAAGCTTCCAAAGAGTTTGTGATTAATTAAACGTATGACTTTACATCAGGAGTTTGTAAAACGGGTGGTTCCTCCTGTATAGAATTCGAATAGTACTCTTTCATAAATTCAAAATATTGCTTTATTTGTGGCAATACGTGGTATACGTAGTGCTCCCACATTTCGTAGTCGCTGATCTTTTGAAAATTTGGATACGCCCGGACATATTCTTTGTTTACCTGCCATTTCAGCTGTTCCTTACCGGTGTCGACTGTAAATATCAAGCGATCCATCGAGTAGTCTACTGTGAAATTATGAAATGTTCTGATTCCTCTATATGGTTTCCGAATTTTCTTTTGTGGGGCGGACATTATGTTGAAAGTATATCACAGATTAATATAATAATATTTCGTTTTTATTATGAATAAAGTAAAGTTTACTCCAAAGGCATGTTCCATGGTATACACCCCGGTCCAACGGGGGAGTGTGTGTTGGTTTGCAGCACTGATCATGACGATATTTTTCAGTCAATACATGCGCATTGTATCATCTGTTCATGTGAAGAGACTTATGAAAAAAGACACTTGGAAAACCCCGATCGCAGACGCCATGCTTAAAATACTTCAAAACTATGAAGTGAACTCGTTGAACAAGAATATCGTTGGTAAACTTGAACCAAGGGCCTTTCTTCGAGCTCTTCGCAGTTACGACCCCGTGTATTTCAATTCGAGACCCGGAGACGAAACGGATGCAGGCGCTAGCTACGCGCCAATGCAGCATAAGATGTTGGCGTTCTTAGAAGTCCCACATTTGTCCTTGACGGTTCCACGAGGTCACACGGACGCAAAGTATTCTGCGTACAACTTTGACCTCCCTCTCGACGAGGACAAGTGGGAGCACGCTGTCGAAACGTTAGATCCGAAGGGATCTTTTGTCGATACGGAGTACCCAGAGGTTATTATAATTCACAGAGAAGCTGGCGAATCTCATTTACAAAATATGTGGAAAACGTATAGACCAAATGTATACACAGTTTCTGGTTTGAACACTAAGGAACATGCAAAGACCATTGTATACAACAAAAATAGATACGTGATAGATTCTTGTATACTTCCTTCGTTTGTGACGACGAATGCATGCACAATGGGCCATGTGATCGCGGGAGTGACTTGCAACGGTGGGAGATATGTGTACAACGGGTGGGCGGCAGCGTCTGGGGACAAGGCGATGACACAATCCGTAACGAGGAGTGCACCATGCGCGCTGATGCCGGCGGACTGGGTTAAGGAGAAAGCAATGTGTATAAATACCAATGAATGTGTTATGAACATTGGAAAAAAGAAGAACGAATTTTGTTTCGAGGCGTTCAAAAGGAGTTCGGTTGTGTATGTGCGTCAAGACATCGCCCAAAAAGCTGGTTATGTACAAAAAAATACACCGAAACCCACGCCCAAACCTGTCCAGGTTCCTGTAACGGTGCAAGTAGTTAAGAAGAATACGAACGAAAACAAAAAACGAAAACTCGAAAACTTGAAGAAGAAGATTCAATTACGAAAGTGATTTACGAAAGTGATCACATGTCAAAAGCTTTGAAAATTGTAGAAATTCTTTTTGGAGAGAAAAGTTCGCCAACAAAACTTAAAAACATCGGAATAGTAGATTTTTCTCCCAGTAGGAAATTCTTCATTTGAATGGCAAGACGAATAACGATAAACGCCGCAGTTGCTATAGCCATTTTTGTTCCAAAATTACCCTTCTTTATATACATTGTCAAAAACGCGATGAATAGTGATAAAAGAATGATGATCTTGTTTTCGATGTCTATACCATATGCGAATAGCTTCCATGCGGTAGCTACAACGCTTCTATACTGAATGAATATCAAGAACAACGAAACGTACGAAATCCATACGATAGCTTTCACAACGTTACTGCTATCGCCATGTTGCGTAACAGATAATACAATGAAACACATGACGATGTACTGGATGATCATGTTGAATATCACCACACTATCGTCTATTTTCGATGACAAACATTTCGAATCGTCAGAATTTATATTTTTCACGGCCTTTTTGATTTTTGCCGTCATATATTCTACCCCGCTGTCAACACGTTCGTTCGTTTCCTTGTCAAAAATCTGATCAGTTGGACAATTATTCATATTATTATATTTAAATATAATAAAATGGATATAAACACTGTGGCTATAGATTTCTGCGGTCGTAGTCAGGTCATATCAAGTATTGTTTGCACTATTGCAGGCGCTATAGCTCTCTGGTCGAGCGTCAAAACTCACGATAAGAAATCTTACAAAGTGTTTTCGGCGGTATCGTTCGCTGCGAGCATACTGTTGTTTGGGTTTGCGCTGGTCTCATATGTTCTAAGAGATAACATCGCATTTTGTTCGCTCGTAATTTAATATATACAATCTGTATACGTAATGAACAATAATACTAATTTCAACGTGAATACTAATTTCAAGAACGCGTCTTCCGGAGCAAAAATGATACTTTTCATGTTTTGGTTCCAAACTTCTATCAAGATTTTCCACTGGTACACCGAGTCCTACGCCAATCACAAATCAACTGACAAGGTCTTGGGGAAAATCATGGACTTGACGGATAGTTTCGTGGAGAAATTCATCGGTGCTTTTGGGCGTCCTGTTATGAGGAGCTCTTCAATTCCCGTTTCGAACATGACGAAGACGAAATACATAAAAACTCTGAAGGTCGCGCAAGAATATTTCAGAGGTCCTCTCGAGAAACTGATTTCAAAGAATTCGGAACTTTTGAACATCCGCGACGAAATTCTCGGTGAGATCGATCAGGCACTTTATTTCGCAACTTTGAAGTAGTAATGTATTTACACGAATATCAGAATGAATGCCCAAAGAAGCGCGGCAGAGTTCAGGCCAACAACAATCCACATGTCGTATACATTCATAAAAGAGGGGATAAACACCTTAGTGTTTTCTATCGTGAAAATACGATCTTGGAAAATAACGCAAGTCGCCACAAACGCGCCGACGAACAGAGTAATGAGCATGATATGGCCGATTGGGTTCGACCAATTCAGGGCCTTGAACTTCTGATCAATAAAATGCTTGAGAACGATGTAAGAATGCAGAAACACTGCGGCCAGGTACATGATGATAAGCATAATCGGCACATCATCGTCATAGAAAATGATCTTTGCAGCTACAAAACCCGCGTAATAAAGTGCAATGAGGTTGAAATAGTACATCTTAAACACACCGAGAGGCAGGGTGGAACTTTCGCCCTTGCGTGTAACCCCGAATGCAGGAACAACCTTGAAAAGCATTTCGACAACGCCTGCGAGAATTCCGATAGCATTCCAAATAGGTCGGAGCGTTCGATATACGAACAGATCAAACGTCAGGAAAGGGGTATCACGAGGGCGGAGCCAATCGTTCCTCCGCATGAAAATATTATAGCCAATTTGCATGATCATGATCGGGCCGGCGTACACGAGGAGACTTCCAAAACTTAGTACACAAGTTTCGGAAGAGCACCATGAATTGAAAAAAACAGTGGGACCAATTGACAGCCAGCCATACATCGTGAAGTAAAGCTGCAAAGAATACCACATTTGCATGATGAAAAATCGGAACGCCGAGTTTGCAGTCATCTTGTTGCCCTTCGGGGCGATGATGTGACGCCAGCGGGTGAATGAGATCACAGCAGACTTACCCCATTGGAACTCTTGCTTGGCAGCATCTTCGAAGGACAGAGGACCTTCTCCGAAGGCGATCGCATCACCTGCATACACTCCTTTTTTACCGTGGGAAGCAAACATGATCGTAGTATTCATGTCCTCATCCAGCTCCGGTCCAAGACCCCCAATCTCCTTGAGTGCCGAGGTGCGGACCGCGTAGTGAGAGCCAGTGCACATGGGCATATGGTCATAAGAATAACTGAGTTGGCTTGGACCATAATACCAGGCCTCGTGGGTCTGACGAGCATCACTGATCCATGAACATCCCTTTTTATTGATGTTTGGCATGGCGATGTAAGAGACATTTTCGTCCATGAAAGCGGGCAGAGAGTTCTTGAGGTAGCTTGGCGTTGGGGCATGATCACTGTCAAACTGGAACACCACATCATACTGCTCGAAGCCAAACTTATCATAAAAATACATCAGGTTTCCTTCTTTGCACTTGCGCCTGCGAGGCCAATCAACATTTTGATACCCTTCAACACCCTTACGGGAAGAAATACGGACACCGTTGATCAAGCACCACACCTTCGTGTCTTCGGATGGATCTTCATCGGCGAGCCACACGTCATAAGCGTGGTCGATATCCTGAGCCAACATTGCTTCCAGAGTAGTTTTAACCACAGACCAGGGTTCGCTCGGAGCCTTGGTGACAATCATCGCCACGCGGAGACCAGAGACAGGCACGTTAGAATCCACGACAGAAATCTTATGGTTGACGGTGATAGACCATAGATGGAAGACGATATCCGTGAGAATCATAACCAGAAATAACGATACCCAGATAATCTGCGAAAACTTAGCTTGCGCCAACGCAATGCTGATGAAATACAAGAAATATGCATAAGATACCAAGTTTATCGCGAAGTGAATGCCCATGGCAATCTTCTGGCGCTTTTTCACCAGATTCTTCATAACTTTAATGGGTGTTTGTGGTTCCGTCATAACTACCACTGTGTCATGACCGGGCGTCTCATGGTTTGTGGTGAGTCCTTCGGGTGTGTTGATCGTTGCGTTTTCCATTTTTTTGCGTTCGTTGTTTAATTAGAAGTATGCTCTCCACAGAAAATTGATCATTTTATACTTTTTTTGTGTCTGGAACAAATGACAAAAAAATGACACGTATATTATAATGACGGACTTATTGGACTATGTCGTGATAGGCGGTGGCGTTGCGGGGTTGTACGCCAATTATAAGTTGTACAAAAAAAATAAAAGAGAAGGTCTGCTGTTAGAAAAAAATAGTGATGTTTTTGGCCGGGCAAGGGAACATGATTTTCACGGGACAAAGATCAAATGTGGTGCAGGAATTGCAGTTCCACAAAACAAGTCTCTTGTGAAATTGCTCAAAAAGTTCCGAATGAACACAAAAGTAATTCGGGGGCCCGCAGTCGTGGACAAACGTTTGCCGCCGTTTGACATGAAGAACGCTGTTAAACAGGTCAAAATCGTTTACAAGAAGATGACCAAGAAAGATCTATCAACGTTGACATCCCGGGAGATCCTGTACAAATACTTCTCGAAGGAATTTGCGGACGAGTTCATTCATCACTCTGAATTTCACGACTATCTCGACGGGTCATTCGAGTATCTTTTCAAATACTACGACATCGATGATCTAGACAATGCTGCATTTGGAAAAATATTCGTAGATTGGACAGCGTTCGTCGAGAAGCTCAAACTTCCCAATATTCGCACGGACTATGCAGTGAAAAAAGTAGAGAAAAAGGGAAAAATATTTATAATCAACGACGAGATAAAGACAAAAGAAGTGATATTTGCCGTGACTGTCTCTACATTTGATGCTATAAAATACATTGGTTTTAAGATGCCCGTAATGTCTGATTTCATAGGTTCTACTCCATTTTGTAGGATGTATGCGTATTACGAAAAAGGATATTCGTTGGACGATGACTATGTCATGGTTGACGGTCCGGTTGATAAAATTATAAAAATCAATAAGAACGTTCTTATGGCAAGTTATTCCGACGGAAATAATGCTCTTTTCTGGAAAACCGTGAAAGGGCTTCCCATGGCAGAACGTCGTAGAGTTGTCAGGGACGAGCTCTCTAAAGTGGGGTACGATTTCGGTCTGCCAGATGATGTATTCTCTGCGGACTGGACGGATGGCGACCATTACGTGAAGCCTTACAAAGGCACATTCGACAAGCTTCTCGACAAGCTCTCGAAACCGACCAAGGGTGTTATGATAGTGGGCGAACTGTTGAGCAAAAGAAACGGTTATGTGGACGGTGCTTTGACGTCTGTAGAAAGAGTCATAAAATAATATAAGCAAAAAGTATAAAATGAATGGAAATGACCACTGGGATAATGTTGTGAAAGAATACAATAAATTGAGAAAAAATGGTCACGACGCACAAGAAACAATTTCGATAATAAGACGTAAGTACACTGATATAGGGCCTATAAATCAAAAAAGATTAGAGGAACAGTATGAAAAAACAAAGCCTGCACCGAAGCCCACACCAAAACCTTCGCCAAAGCCCGCACCGAAGCCCGCACCGAAGCCTTCTCCCAAGCCCACACCGAAGCCCGATCTGCCGAAGATAAGCAATACAAATGTTATCAGCACATTAGATTTGAATCTGTTAACAAAGGGCGGTGGTTCGTGGAATATAGATAGAGCGAACATGAAGAAGTCTGATGTGACAACGTTTCAGGGAAAGACTGTCGTGAAAGCGGTATATGATAGGAATTCGGGGACTTCTGGAGATCCCGGGATTGGCGGTTTTAGTTTTTCCGCAGTTCCGGATGGTCTTAACAAAAACGCCATAACATTCGCTTGGGAAGTATTTTACCCCAAGGGATTCGATTTTGCACGAGGAGGTAAACACGGAGGGACGTTTATAGGCCATGGTGCTGCTTCTGGATATCAACATTCAAAAACGGGTGCATCTAACAGGATCATGTGGCAACAAGATGGAGGCGTCATAGACTACATTTACCCTCCCTCTGATTTGAAACAAAAGATCCCTGGCCTTGACCCTGAAGGGCATGGAATAGGCTTTTTCAAGGACGACTTTAAAAACGCACTCAAATACGATGTGTGGAACCGTATAGAAATAGGAACGAAGATGAATACTTTTAAGAACGGGGTTCCTCAGTTGGATGGGGAATCATATGTGATAGTAAACGGGAAGAAAGAGGTCTTGAAAGGAATCAACTGGTCACGGAGTCCGGATCTGTTGATAAGTAGATTCGACTGGAATAACTTCAATTAGGAGTAGAAAAGCATCATGCCACATACATCTGGACACTGTATGTGGAAAACTCATTTAGACTTCCAGATGCTTACATGCATTGTCAGTTGCTAGTAATCTTTAGATTGCAACATCATCAAATTGCGGGAACCCCCTAAAGCATATGATACCAAGGTTGATTGTGAAAGCATCAGCTGGCCGAGAACAGAACTCGGGTATGGTAAAAATTCATATGATGCCACAATGGGCAATCCGCAGCCAAGCCTCTAAAGGAAAATTATTCCCATGAGGAAGGTTCAACGACTAAACGGTGATGGGTCTGGTGCTTAGCACAGGCTTAAGATATAGTCTAGTCCCTGAGTCATGAGATCTCGTTAAATATCCCGAAAGGGAGGGTATCAACGCTTTGGCGGACCTCTTCCAAGTCCTAAAAATCAAGTGGCATATTTCACAAATTTTCAAATGAAGACATATCAATAGTAGAACCAATTATCAATCATATATTCATACATATCTTTATTTAAAATAAAAATCTCATTCTTATAACATTTGTAATTTTTCCATGCTTTTATGAAATTTTTCTTTTTCAATTTAAAAATTGGACGAAGAACATCACTTGCATCTTGCATACAATCATATATATTACCAAAAATACATACATTTTTTGCTTGATGATTTTTTTTGCCAATTTGACACTTAGATATATTTGCGCGATGATTATCAGTTTTAGGTTTTCTCATTTTTTTGCGTGTTGAATCTTTCTTTGGTTTTTTCATTTTTTTAATTGCTTCTTCGGAGTGTTTCCTACCTGTCATTTTTATAGAGTGATTGATAGCACGATGTGGATTTTTTGCGTATGATGCCTTTTGTGCGACTGATTGCAATTTACGCATTGCTTCAGACTGATGCCAATTCTTCCTACCGCCAGATGTCTTATTGTAGCCTTTTTTGGGGTTCATAAGGTCATAATATTCAATGAGGAATGTCTCAATCGTATCTAATATATACCACGGACACTTGATGGACAATACTTTTACATGATGCCACCCGTGTTTTCTCAGGGCTCTAGAATGATGAAGATTGCTGCCTACGTTATTACAATATGATTTCATACGATTTTTAAAATTAATCGTCTGACCTGCATACAATTTCCCATTTGGAAAGCACTGAAGATATATACATCCTATTTTATATCTTTCCCACCGAAAAAACTCCCAAAACATCGTGACATCATAAGGAAGATGTTCATCATTATCATTTTCTACTATATCCATTAATATAACTGATTAATTTACCAACATCTTTTATTATATATTTTTTGTGTTGATATATATCTAAAATATGAATGACAATATCGTACAACGTTTTCGTATCGACAAAATTAATAATTTAACCAAGTAGAATATATGAATGTTAATAATGGAATTCGTAAAGAACATCGAACGTTTTGTTGAACTGCACCAGAACATCGTGAGCGCAAATCAGGCTCTGAAAGATTCTAAAAAAGAGAAAACGACCCTCGGTAAGGAAATCCTGGAATACATGATGAGTCATGCAATTCAGGAACACGCTCATGACGGGTTTAACGTGATCGCAAAGGAATCCGAAAAGAAGGGAAAAATTGACCTTGAGATGATCGAGGGGATGATGGAAAATATGATTGGTGAGACAGTGAACCAAGAACATGTCGAGCGAATGGTCACAATGCTTGCGGATAGCCTTTCTTCGGGAGAAACGAAGGTGTCTCTATCAATCAAGAAAATCAAAGAAGAAAAAAAGCCACGTGGAAAGAAGGGACGTAAAACCGAGGACACCGAAGGGGATTATTGAATAAACTTTTAAATTTAATTTATCTATATAATGTAAAGATATGACGACGATAACATACGACACCGATCTTCTCCCACCACCATTGTTGAAGGTGCCTTCCCTAGACCAAGCATTAGCACCAGAATCTGTAAAAAACGATGATCCTTTCTTAGACCTTTCGTATTTTCCAGTGCCAAAAGGATTTGACAATGTCGGGAGTCTAGAACTCAACAATTTCGCAACGTCAGAAGACGTCGCAAAATTACAGGATCAGCTGAACAAACTCGCGGAAGAAAAGCACAAAAGGTCTACGTGGAAAGGTCTTACATTTAGAATTGCCGTGCAAGATATGTGGGAGGCATTGACTGGGATTCCAACGGATATATACCAGAATTCCGGACGTGTTTCGTTGAAAGAATTGCTTACTCGCGACGATCGTCTCCGCGGACTAGGGCTGATATTTTTCCTAGTAGCAGTTGTATCGCTTTTTTTCATTGCTGCAGGTTAACCCTTCGAGGCCATGAGAGATCGTTGCGCTTTCTGTGTTGCAATTACCGCTTTTTTGAATTCCCTCTCCGCCGCTTTGAGATGTTTAACCTGAATCTGTCTCAATGCGACTTGTTTCCTTTCTGTTGAATTTGTTCCGGGTTGTTTTTTTCTTACAAGAAGTTTAATGGGCATGTGGTATAAAATATAACAATATATTACTTCTTGATTTTCAGCTCGTTGATAGTTTTGAACTCATCCCATTTGATGACATTATCCCAAGTAACCTCGTCGTCAATGATCTCGAACTCAACCTCAACATGCTCGTCGTCGGTGTCATCGTCCTCACTTGCAGCAACGCCAACATTGTCATCATCGTCACTATCGTCGTCATCTTCTGAATCAGAAACAATTTCAAACCCCTGAGGTTTGAGAATCCCAAATGCATCAATAATAGGAGCCTTTGCAACGCCAATCTCATAATCATTATCAGCAACGTCAATATCAGAATCCTCATCAGAATCCTCATCAGATTCCTCATCAGAACCCTCATCAGAACCCTCATCAAAATCCTCGTCAGAATCAGCATCAGAATCAACATCCTCAACTTCAAATTCGACTTTTGAAAGTTCAACCCTGACACCATCAACGATGAAATAGGTTTCGATGATTTCCTCGTCATCATCAAGGCCAGTCTTAATAGCCTTCTTTACCATCATCATACGAGCTTTCTCAGCCTCGCGAGCGGCAATCTTTCGTGCCTTCTCAGCCTCGCGAGCGGCAGCCTTCTCAGCCTTAACACGCTCCTTCTCAGCAGCCTTCTCAGCCTTAACACGCTCCTTCTCAGCCTCGCGAGCGGCAGCCTTCTCGGCCTTAACACGCTCCTTCTCCGCCTCACGTTCAGCAGCCTTTTGTACCTTCAGCGCCTCACGAGCAGCAGCCTTCTCCGCCTTCATCGCCTCACGTTCAGCAGCCTTCCGCGCCTTCTCAGCCTCGCGTGCAGCCTCCTTCTGCTTCTTTAGCTCGTCGCGAGCAAGCTCCTTCGCGATCTTCTGGGCGAGCTTCTGGGCGTCAGTCAACTTTGGGGCCATATTGTTTGTGTTGCTTTGGTGTGTTTGGTTGAGAGCTTTTAATTTTTTGATGAAAAATAAAAGTTCCCTTGATATTTATACACTTTTACATTTGTCATTTTCTTTCTATTTATATGTCATTTGTCATTTAAATGTAATACGTGTCGAATTCTCCGAACCCGTTGAAGGAGGTATGCAAGACGTTTGTATATGCACCCCAACTTTCAAAATAAACCCAGTCGCCAATATGTAACTCAGGGAGAGGTACGCTGTGGTTCAGGACATCTACACCGTCACACGTTTGACCATACAGAACGCTTGGCACATATTCTTCGTCGTCTGGAACTTCCCTTAGAAGTTTTGGGACTGGAACTGATTTTTCGAAAATCACATTAGAAAATCCTCCGTAAGTTGAGTCGTTAAAGAAATATTCGTAAAGACCATCCCTCACCCGTTTCCCTATCACTTGGGTAGCGAGAACCGAGTAATGTTCTGCGAAGAAACGTCCAGGTTCAGCAATAATCGTCACGGAATCGTCTGGGAAAAAATCATTGATAGCATCGTTGATATATTCGGACATATATGTTGAAAGCCCATCCTCGCCAATGTCGGCATGAAGCCCCCCACCGATATCAAGAATATACGGTTTGTGACCGACAGCAACAGATTCGTCGAATGCTTCCTTCGCGTTCTTGATGGCTCTGTAATACGCTTCAGGATTTCTACTGCCAGAACCCACGTGAAACGAAATTCCCACAACTTCGACATCCAGGTCTTTTGCATACTTCAAAAGATCGTGAACCTCATCTTCGTTCGCTCCAAACTTATTTCCAAGCTGTACAGTGGCGTTCGGGTCGTCACAACGTATGCGCAGAATCATTTTGCAATTCGGGTGGAATTTACGAATTTTGTCTAGCTCGAACGTACTATCGAACGTTGAGATGTCAACCCCGTGGTCTTTTGCAAAAATCAAATCGTCAATAGTTTTCATGGTGTGTGCGAATATGATTCTTGAAGGAGAAACACCAAGCTGTATAACTTTTTTGATTTCAAATGATGATGCACAGTCGAAATTAACATTCTTATCGCGCATTGTCTTCAGCAGAACTTCGTCATTATTGCATTTAACTGCATAATGTGGTATCACTCTTGGGAAAAGAGTATTCCATTCGTCAACGAGGTCTTCTACAATTTTCGGAGAGGATACGTAAAACGACTTGGTTTGTTCAGGGTGCGACTTGAGTATGTTATTTACAACAGCATTCATCAATATTTTTTATGATAGTGTAATAAAATAAAAAAATATAAACCAAACTTTGTCGATACGAATCACTGAAGCGGGTTAATACGTTTGCCACTTTCAGAAATTACAAACTCGCCGCCACGTTTTCCTTTATAAATTTTACGGCCTTTTCTGTCCATTTTACCAGTGAAATCTAGCGCTCCCTTGTTACTCTTGTTTTTGAGGCTCTTTTCGATATGGGGAACTCTCTTTCCTATAGATGAAATAACATATTTGCCACCGCGTTTTCCATGATAAATAATACGGCCTCTCAGATCTCTTTCGCCGGAGTTTGTTCCGTCGAATTTATGGGCGTATTTTACATCTGGAGAAGCAACGCGTTGTGTGGGTGGGAGTTGCACTGGCCTCTTGGGGGTGGGTGCCTGTTTCCTCGCGGGTGCTGCCCTCGGGGCTATCTTTCTAGCGGGTCTCCGAACAGGAGAGAGTGGTGGGAGGAATGCTAAATTACTAAAATTAAAACTAGGCGCCGGCGATAATCTACTGGGCGACGAAGACTTCTTTCCGGGGGAACGAGTAGATGCAAGCCATTTATTGAGCTCGTTCATATTCGGCATATTATTACTTCTCGAGCTAGAAGCCTTACTCTTCGAGCTTGGGGATTTCAGTGCAGACCCGAGAAGACGTTCGAGATTGTTAGACGAAGAACTCATATTATTAATACGTTAATATTATTTTAATGACAATCGTGAGTACGTTCACGAGTTATCTTTGTATAGCTTCGAAAACTGTACAAAGTCGGGGATGAATTCTGCAAGCGGGGTCTCATCTATATTCTCGACACCTCTCGGTCCTTTATCTTTCGGAGTGAAAGAATTAAAGCTTGCAAACTTCTTTATCCACAGTTTATTTTTGGTGTCAAGGATAGCAACGAGGACAAGCTTCAAGGAGAAGTTCTTTACCTGGTCATATACCATGAACGCGATATCGTAGTGAGCATTCTTTTTATTATCAACTCCCTTAGCGGCGTATTCTACTGATATAAAACTCAGGACAGGAGCGTCTGGTCCCTTTACTCTCGATAGAGCGAGTTTAGATATATTTTCTACCTCGGAATCTGTATACGGTGCTGCTTCGGGGAAAGAAGCGCCCATTAGCAAGTCTTTCGGGGCATTTTTGTCGGTGAATCTCGACAAAACTACGTCGAATGCGGTTGCAGTGTCTGGAACTGGGTCCGCGAACGTGTACGTCTGGTTCATGGGTAGTAACGTGAAATCTTGCCCTGGGTTACTCGGAATTGGCTCTACGAATTTTCCTACGACCACGAATTTTTCTTTTTGCTTGTAGTATAGGATCGCAAATACTGCGAGTAGAATGAGCACGGCAACTCCAGCAAGTATCATTTATTAATAACCTTTATTTTATTTTTGCGTTAATTTAATTGTTATTAAAATATAACTAATAATAAATGTCAACCGCGATTGTTATAATCAGCTCTGAATGTACCAACTGCAAGCGCTTCCTTGACGCTCTTAAGGCCGTTAAGAACCACGGAGTTCAGGCCGTCGACTATTCTATCCTGACTCCTATGCAAAGGGTAGGGATTAACGCCGTGCCTACTCTTATATTGAACGGGGGTAAGCGTCTTGTGGGAACGGATTGCTTTAAGTGGCTGAACGACAAGTACGGAAATGTAGAACCAGATGGTTTCGAAGGGTTTGACTCGTGCTCCGATGGTCTAACATTTTCCAGCGTGAACGATCCTATGGGTTATTCTGACCACGGCTCGGCTTACGCGTCTTTACAATAAAATATTTGATTACAGTAAATGAACCTGTCATTGCCAAATACCGTAGACACTGTCACTAAGACCGCTAAGAAAACAGCGACTGACCTCACTGTCAGGTTTGCAGACATGATCGTAGCTGCCGCCGGTATCGTAGCTGCATTGTCATGGAATGATGCGATAAAGTCGTTGTTTGCGGATGGAGGGGTATTTTATAAATTTGCAAAGGGAGGTCCGTGGATAGCTGCTACTTTGATCACATTGTTTGCAGTTGCTATTGGTTTCTGGAGGGCAAAACTAATACCATCAACACCGCCTAAGAAGTGATCGCCAAGAAGTGATAAATACGTCATATCCTTTCCATATTTATCCTTCCGCAAGGGGTTGAATACGCTATGGTTTTTACTCCGTGTTGCTTAAGAGCAGCCATACATATCACACACGGTCTCGAATTCGCAAGCTTCCCAGATTCGTTGACTCTAATTATAACAGCTTTCTTATGTTCATACAAGTCGGAATCGTAGATCTTCCACAGTGCATCCATTTCCGCGTGAACCGAAAATGTTCCTATGTTCTTTCTTGTGTGATTATGTCCTTCTGAAATTATCTTTTTCCCGCTCAAAATAACACATCCGTGTTTGAAAGGTCCTGTGGACCGGGTTGCCTGCTCGATCGCTTGCTCGATTGCCTGGTCAAGGCGGGTCATTTATGAAGTTTGTATCAAATGTTGTTTGATACAAATGTCATTGTCAAGGTTACTTAAATGAATATTACATGTCATTCCCGGGTAAAATAACACGGACGTGCTTACACGGACGTGCCTATAGCACTTCCAGGACCTGCAAAAGATGTCGTAATCATCACAGCTTCCGTTGCCGTCGTAGTCGCACGTGGCTTCAAGATTTTTGTCAGTTTGTTTATGGAGAATGGTTTGAGAAGGAGTAGTAACACTATAGTTATCCCTCCTGCAACGTATACGACGGCCTTGATAAGCTCTGTGTTACTATCACCATCCTTTCTCGCTTTCAGGACATTGATAAGGTGAACCACACTTGTCGCAATAAGATAAACAGCGACTGTCCAGAAGAAAATTTCAAGATATTTGTTCATTTACTATACTAAAATATTATAAATAAAAAATATACAATTATATAAATATGAATTTCGATCGCATAATAGCGGTCACACTTTCATTGATCGTGCTAATATCTGCATTCAAATACGAGAGATCCGACCTTGGTTGTACCAGATGTTTCGACCCGTCCGTTTCCGCTTGTTCCGACAATAACTCAGTGTACGTGAGAGGTACACAATATACCGAAGGAGATCGTGTGGATACGATAAAACGAAAGTTGAAACACCTGCTCAACCACGACGAACAATCTGGCTCGTGGAAGAGGTGCATATTATGGTCTTTTATCATGAGTCTAATGGGCTATACAATATATGCAAAGGGAGGGTGCATCGACGGAACCAATATACCATGTGGTTGGTTGTTTTTGATATCATGGATCGTGTTTTTTTCTATTTTGTACGCTCTCAAGAGTTTTGAGTCTTTCCATATTTTCAGACTGGTCAAGAAAAATGGGTTTGAGCTTGTTGACAGATTAACTTAAGAAAATGAGTGTATGTATAGAAATGGACGACGATAACGTGTTGTTCCATATTCGTACTCTCCAAGGGAACGTAATTAAAAGCCTCTTCGATTGTTTAAAGGAGATCTTGCATGATGTAATGTTAACTTTCGGACCCTCTGGAATTCGTATTTCGGCTCTTGACGGTGCAAAGGTTTCTCTTGTGCATTTGAAGCTTGATTCAGATTCTTTCGAAGAATACAAATGTGAGCATACACACGAGTTGGGCGTGAACGTGTTGAATATGTTTAAATTGCTCCGCAGCGCCGGAAGCCACGATTCTATCCTACTGAGGTATCTGAAAAACGACCCGCATATGCTCGAACTCACTATTCAAAATTTCGAAAAGAACTCTCTCACTAAGTTCAACATGAAACTAATCGAAATCGACTCCGTTGATATCGAGGTAGGCGACATAGAATTCGACACCATCATCGTTATGCCCGCGAATTATTTCCAACGTATATGCCGCGATATGTCGGACATCACAGATCATCTCGTAATAGTAAAAAAAGGAGATGAAGTGTCTTTTAACTCGGATTATACAAGCGTTACTGACTTTGCGTCTCAAAAGACCATTATTGGCGAATCTGACAACGGGCAAATAACATGCAATTCCGAAGCTGACTACGAGAGCAAATTTTCGTTGAAGTATCTAACAAGTTTCTGCAAAGCATCCGGGATGTCATCAGCGGTTGAAATTTACTTAAAAGAAAGTTACCCCCTCGTGTTGAAGTACACCGTAGGAAGTATGGGAAATTTAAAGTTCGTAGTCGCTCCGGTTTTGTCGTAAATTTAACGTTTCATCTTCATTCTCCGAACTTTCATAGAACTGACAGGTCCCTTTTGCATGCGTCGTTGAATTTCTTTTTGTTTCCTTGCAGAATCAGCTTGTCTTTTCTTCATTTCTTGTTGTTTCCTTGTAGAATCAGCTTGTATTTTCTTCATTTCTTGCTGTCTTCGTTCGTCCTGTTTGATTTTTTTCTGCATGGTTTCATCCTTCCTAGCAGAATCTTCTAATGGTCGCCTTTGTTTCTGCTGTTGTTGAACCGAACTTCTTACCAGTGAGCTCAACGGTTTACTTGATTGAGTCATTTTAGAAACCGGTGCCGAGGCTACTTTCCTCATTTTCGGTGTAGAAGAGGCTTCTAACGCCAAAACTTGTCCTTGTGTAGATGACTTTACCTGCGAAAGTTTTTGTTCGAGCATTCGTAGCTGACCCTCGAATTTAACACGGTCTCCCGTCGCTCTCTGTAAATTCTGCTTACGTCTTTGGGTAGCACGTTGGAACTTCGTTACTTTCGCCTGGTCTCTCCGCCTCATTGCCGATTCGACCTCCCTGCCGAATTTCTGGACATTCTGAGATGCTTTTTGCATACCAGTTGACGCTTTTCCAATACGTTGTCTCGTTTTACGTATTTCCTTTTGAATACTTTCTTCTTCTTGGGCTTTCTTCTTCTGAATTTCAGCACTCTTCTTCTTTTGAATTTCAGCGCTCTTCTTTTGAATTTCAGCGCTCTTCTTTTGAATTTCAGCGCTCTTCTTTTGAATTTCAGCACTCTTCTTTTTCTGTATATCAGCTATTTGTTTCTTTCTGATCGAAAACGCACTGTTCAACTTTTGAACGAGATCCATTCGTTTCTTAGCGACTGCTACAGCACGTTTCCGCTCGTATACACTTTCGATTTCTTGCAGTGTTTTTCCAGGGATTAAAACTTCTGGGGGGACGCTCTGTAGACTCGAAAACTTCTTTGCCTTAACGCGCTGAGACGGCGACGGAGATTTCCCCGGAGAACCCCCCAGCTGCTTACGACGGGTGATTATATTTCGGTTCAACTTCTGAATGAGTTCCGTTCGTTTTTTGTCGACTGCTGCAGCACGTTTCCGCTCGTATACACTTTCGACTTCTTGCAGTGTTTTTCCAGGGATTAAAACTTCTGGGGGGACGCTCTGTAGACTCGAAAACTTCTTTGCCTTAACGCGCTGAGACGGCGACGGAGATTTCCCCGGAGATCCTCCCAGCTGCTTACGACGGGTGATTATATTTCGGTTCAACTTCTGAATGAGTTCCGTTCGTTTTTTGTCGACTGCTGCAGCACGTTTCCGCTCGTATACACTTTCGACTTCTTCCCGTGTTTTTCCAGGGATTAAAACTTCTGGGGGGACGCTCTGTAAACTCGAAAACTTCTTTGCCTTAACGCGCTGAGACGGCGACGGAGATTTCCCCGGAGATCCTCCCAGCTGCTTACGACGGGTGATTATATTTCGGTTCAACTTCTGAATGAGTTCCGTTCGTTTTTTGTCGACTGCTGCAGCACGTTTCCGCTCGTATACACTTTCGACTTCTTCCCGTGTTTTTCCAGGGATTAAAACTTCTGGGGGGACGCTCTGTAGACTCGAAAACTTCTTTGCCTTAACGCGCTGAGACGGTGACGGAGATTTCCCCGGAGAACCCCCCAGCTGCTTACGTCTCGCTATGATTGCTCTGTCCAATGCCTTTACGAGAGCATCTCTTCCTTTCGCCTTCGCAGCGGCACGTCTCTGCTTGTACACGTCTTCTATTTGTTGTAAATTATCCCCGGGTAAGAGCTTTTCAACTGGTATTTTCAGCACATTGGCACCTTGTGTTTTGATTCTACGCAGTCGCACTGGAAGTAATTTATTGAGCTCTGCTGCTAATTTCACGTCCTTTTTCTTGACAGCAGCTGCCTTTCGCTGGGTGTGTATTTTTCTGACGGCTTGTTCTGTCTTCCCCGGGAGAAGTTGCTCTGCCCGGCGTTCTATGTCGGTGGGGCTAGGCGTCTTCCCCGTTGGCGTCCGCACTGCCGAGCGAGATGGTGATGGGGATTTACCCGGAGAACCGCCAGGAGAACCGCCGAATTGACGTCTTCTTTCTACGATCGCTTGGTCCAACGCCTTTACGAGGGCGACTCTCCCTTTCGCCTGAGCAGCCGCGCGTCGCTGTTTGTATGTTTCTTCGACCTGTTGTAAACTACTCCCCGGTATCAATCTATCTGCCGGTATTTTCGTTACACTAGCACTCGTAGTTTTTAATTTCGCAAGACGCAGTGGCAATGCTCTGTTCAACCTCGCCGCCATCGATTTATCCCCCTTTTTCAACGCCTTCGTCTTTCTATTTGCGTATATTCTCTTTACAGCATCCTCTGTTTTACCGGGGAGTAACAGGTCGGCATTCTTGTCAGCACTTGTCGGTACCGCCGTTTTCGAGGATGCACTCGTCGTGGCTTGAGCCGTTTTTGCCCCGAATTGTTTTCTTCTCATCGCAATAGCTTTGTCGAGAGCCGAAACGAATTGAGACTTCCCGGCCGCCTGAGCTTTCGCCCTTTTCTTCTTGTACAAATTTTCGACTTCTTCTAGAGTCTTACCAGGAAGTAACTGTTCAGGTTTTAGGTTCAATGGTCCTCTGATCGCTAACCGAGGGTCCGTTTTCGCGTCCGCGAGACCTTTGTTCAATATCTTCAACTTGTTTTGGTTTTTAGAGTACTTCTTTCTGTATTGTTTGTACACCTTGTTCACATATATTATATTCATCCCCGGTTTGTACGTCAACCCGAACACACGTTCCCAAACTCGTTGCCCTCCCGATGAAGCTCTGGGAGTTGTTGCCAACTCTTCTGTTGGTGAGTAATTTTGCACCATTTCACTCGTCCGTCTCCCAGGGGAAGCCCCGACGGTTCCACTTACATTACCCTCGGTTTCCGGCCCTATAGGTTTCGAATAGTTTGTTCGCGGATCATATGCTCTCGAACCTGATGCTGTTTCAGGTCCTATCGGAGCCTGATAATTTCTGTTCTGATTGTAAGACATTCCCAACCCAGGACCTTGTGCGGGACCTATCGGGACACTGTAGTTTATCTGCCGATTGAATGGTCTGTTCTGGAACATCCCCGCGGAACCCCCCATATCGGGGCCTGGAAGTGGTCCTATCGGGGCCGAGTAATTTCTATTACGGTTGAAGGACATTCCCAACCCAGGGCCTTGTGCGGGACCTATCGGGGCACTGTAATTTGTCTGACGATTGAATGGTCTATTCTTAAACAACCCCGCAGAACCTCCCATATCGGGGCCTGGAAGTGGCCCTATCGGGGCCGAGTAATTTCTACTACGATTGAAAGACATTCCCAACCCAGGTCCTTGCGCGGGTCCGATTGGGGCGCTGTAATTTATTTGTTGGTTGAATGGTCTGTTACGAAACATCCCCGCGGAACCTCCCATATCGGGGCCTGGAAGTGGTCCTATCGGGGCCGAGTAATTTCTACTACGATTGAAGGACATTCCCAACCCAGGTCCTTGCGCGGGACCTATCGGGGCACTGTAATTTATTTGTTGATTGAATGGTCTATTCTTAAACAACCCCGCGGACCCGCTCATGTTCTGTTTCGGGAGTGGTCCTATCGGAGCCGAGTAATTCCTGATTTGATTGTAAGACATTCCCAACCCAGGGCCTTGCGCGGGACCTATCGGGGCGCTGTAGTTTATCTGCGGATCATATGATTTCGAACCTGTGGAACTACTTATCGGGGTAGTATTACCGACAATTGCAGAGCTCGTGCCAGGGGTTGCAGATGAAACATACGTTTTTGGCGTGCCAGATAAAACACTAGGTTCCTCCGTTGGAATGATAACCGATGGTGTTTTACCAGCTTTAACAAGATTATCTGCAAGTTTATTACGTTGCTTTTTCGTGAGTTTTAATTCTTCGGCAAGAGCTGCTGCTTTGTACTGTTCCTTCATCTCTGCCCTTGCCAAAGCACGTGCTTCTGCCTCAGGGGACCTTTTTCTTCGCGTGTCCGGGATGTATACTTCTACGTGCTGCCCGCCTTCAGCCCCCCCTTGCCGAATATTAACGAGCTTTTTGTAATCCGATCTGTTTACACCAGGTGTTGGCGATGGTGAACTTGACATTTCTTATATATATGTCATATTTTATTCATAACATAAAATGTATCATTTCTTTTTGAAAAATGACGTAATCTCCTTCTGATTATTTGCTTTGTTTTTCTTGACGCGCTTCGCCACCTTCAGGTCTGCTTTGAACGTATTTTTTAGGTCGTCGATTTTTTCTTTGATCAAACTATGACCAAAGATCTCTTTCTCGGGATCGTCGAGAAGAGGCTCAAACAGACTGCAAATAGGCTTCAATAGCTGATGCTCAATGTAGAACAATCTATCCACGATGAGATCATTGTCCTTCGCAAACGTTGGGTCTTCAGCTTTGTATGATTGTTTGATGTCCGGATTGTACTTGTCTTCGATGTACACAAATGGTACGCGTGCGCCACTCGGAACCGGGAAACCAGTCCTCTCGTAAATTTTATTAGCCACGTGAAGATGTGGCTGACACTCGTTTTTATACCCAGTCTTCAATGTCTTAGACATCATGAATTTTTCCATCGGGTACTCGTTGTCCAACACTTTTCTAATACGTTCTAGAGTTTCAGAAACTGCCGTTGGTGTATCCTTTTTGTACAAGATAGTGTCCAAAGATTCCTTCAGGATTTCCCTCGTGATTGGGGAAAAGTCGCGTCTCACAAGCGCAAGACCTTTGACGTCAACCTTACCTTTTTCATCTGGCTCCTCAAACTTAACCGCAGCATACCTTTTCTTGCTATACAAGATGTACGGGTAGTAGATTTTCTCGAACTGCAGCAGGGAACAGGTCGTCCAGGGATGTTTAGAAACGTGAAGTCCGGGTTGTAAATCACAAAGTTGTACAAGCCCCGCTCGCTATTTTTTAAACTCACCTCCAGATCGTTCGGTGCTCGGAAGTCCTTCGTAATCTCCCCGGCAAGCCACTTCGCCATCTTGAATTGTTCGTCCATGTCGTGGACTTTATCATCGGGAAGTTTCATCTTGACCATCACACTATCTGTATCTCCGTATACTACTTCAGACCCCGGCAGAAGCTCTACCGCGCGCTTTGCCGTATGCTCAATCATTTTCCTCCCCGTCGCGGTGACCGACGCCGCAATTGGAACGCATGGGATGAACCCCTTTGAAGCGCCCAGGAAACCATACACCGAGTTCATCACAACTTTAAAGGAACGTTGTTGCGCATCGTACAACGCCTCTTTGAACTCGTCGCCGTTTCGCTTTGCCTCCGCCATGTTTTTCTTTGCAAGTTTCCTGAATTTTGCGAGGTCGTCCAACAATGCAGGTACCACCCCCTGGCCATCTCCAGTCTCGTCGTTCTTTTGTGCGTATTTGAACGTCCCAAGACCAGTCTCAATTTCGTAGTATTCCACCCCAGGGATGTTTTCGAAACGTTTATCCATCACCAGAGTTTCAGGGCTCATATTGTGCGCCCGGATGATCGAAGGGTACAGACTCGCAAAATCGAGAGCTGCGATGGGTGTGAAATAAGCACCCTTCTTCGCATCCAACACAGTCGCACCCTCATACTTACCTTCGGTAGCCCATGCTTTATCGTCCGGTATCGCGTAGTTCATTTGCCGAGCCTTGCCAACGAGACAACTGAATGCGCGGATTTGCTGTCCTCGGAAGTTGATGTAGTCCACCGGGACTTTCACAGCGTTCGCCATCTCGGTTAGATCTTCTAGAATCGCCATCTTCTTCAGGAGCTTGAGAGGAAGGTCAGTATCCTTTGCTGCATATGCGGCGATAACCGCTCGGTCGTCTGCATTACCTTCGAACTTTTCAAAGATTTGCATTGCTGGAAGATCATTCTTCTGGTCGCCGAGATAAAGCTTAGAAACGTTGTTCAGACTGTATGATTCGAGGTTCCTGTTCTTCCGGAACCATTGAAGCAGGTCAATTTGCATAACACCAGGCATATCGAGCAAGAAGAACTTGTTCTGTCCAAACGCGTTAGAACTCAAATCACGTTCGACGACATCACCCCCGCCCGACAACAATCTGCCGAGATTACCCAATTTCACCTTATCCTCCCCAGTCATATCATCAACACACATCTGAGACCTACCATGAACATACCGAAGATCGTACTGCCATGTGTTGTATCCAATAGACACATCGGTTTTCTCTTCCTGGAGAATCTTCATCCAAGTGTTCATCACATCGGCTTCCTCTAGGCAGCTGATGATTTCAACGCCTTCCACAGGCGCAGTTTGTTTGTAACACACCACCGTCCGCCTGTATGGTTCTGGTTCGCCGTACTTTTGAAACGTCGTTGCAATTTGAATGCAATAATCTGTCCGATTGTCTGCCAGGGGGAATTTACGGTCCTTTGAATAAGTTTCAATATCCCAACTCGCAATAATAAGCGGTGGCACCGATTTGTTGTCGCTCGGCCCTAGGTGTTGGAAGGATGTTTCAACCTCGATGTCCGAGTTAGAAATACGTGTTTGCGCGGGATATGATTTAGAAATGTTGATCCAGTCTGCAGGGTTAATGTTCCTTAGATGAAACACGCGGATGATTGGGTCAACCGAGCTTTCGTACAGCTGATACTGATCCTTCAGCCTGTACTTCGCCTTCCTCATCTGTGCTTGTGTCTTGAAAACAAACTGAACAAGATTTCGGAGTTTCCCACCATCAAAACCCCACATATTCTTACGCCTGGTTGGCAAGCACATAGGACGTACAGCGTCGTACTTCATCGCAGTTTCAGTTATGAACAAATTTGTCCTTGCTATGCTCCACGAATCTGGAACCTCGAGGAGAAAGTATGGTGTAAATTTAGTTTGAACACACACGGTCTTTCCCTCGGCGGTCTTTCCAAAGATATTGATCCTAAAAAAAGCTTCACCCTTGTCAGGTGTCACGTCCTCGCAACGCCAGTCTGTAGGGAAGATCTCCATACTCATGATCCTAGGTTTCTAATTTATGAAATCATAAGTTAGAAATGCTATTTAAATACACAAAGAGTGTTGATATGAAAAATGACAAATGACAAATTGTTACTTAAAGTAAAATTATATAATGTTTATACAATTACAATGTTCACTAAAATCTCGAGCATGATCAAGAAAATTGACGCGGCTATTGATCGAATTACTGATAATATTGCAAAAGTATTTATCACACCAGAGGCTGCGCGCAGAAAACCCGATCAAAACCCCAAACCGAAGGCAAAGTTCACTCACGAAATGGGGATGTCGTATTTTTAAGTGATGTCACTTTAAAAACTAAGTAGTCTTAGCACATAACTTGCGACCGCGACGGCGAGGGCGAGGGTGAGGTCGCGACGCATAAACCAAACAAGTATGGCGAGTATGGCGGCGTCTATCATAGAGCGATTAATGGACATTGGAGCGGATATAACTTAATCAAATATTTTTTTATGCGGAGGATGGTTCGAGGAGTTTTTTGAGGTTCTTCTGGTTATCGGGACCGAGACCCGAGTACCTCGTCTGCAGGTTTTTGATAACTTCGTCGGGGTCTTCGCCGTCGCGACACCTCCGTACGAACTCCATACTGACGTTGCACCAATCAGCATTAACATTTGGTCTTTGAATGGGTTTCGGTGGCTTTTCAGGGTTTGTAGGAGGCTTCGGCGTCGGAGGTTTCGGTGTAGGGGGCTTCGGATTGGGACCTACGGGTGGAAGTGGGGTTGGGTTCCCCCCGGGGGGTGGAATGTGAGGAGGGTTCGGGCGGGGACTGGGGTCCAGTTCGAGAACTTTCTTACCGAGGAAAGTTTTGGAGAAGTCGTAGGGGTTCTGTTTTATCCCGGAGTTGAACGGGTTAGCACCCTGCCCTGGTCCCGCGTTATCACGGTTTGTGGACCAGAAACCAACATATGTCATCCAGGGGGTGGCTTGGAAGAAATCATACACCTTCTTCGCGTCGGAGATTCTGAAAACCTCACTCTGTACGTCGTTTACCCCGATCATAGGAATGGTGCCTATGTTTGGAGAATCATACCCAGCGGACAACACTTGGGTCCGGAGATTGTGACAAGACATTATCACGTAATCACCCATACGACCTTCTGGGTCGGGAGCCGCAGAATCTCCGAAATCCATTGACATACCATTGAAAGAATGGATGCTAGCATTATTCGCTCTTGCATTGCGAACCAGAAGTTCACCCGCGAGGGCCAACCCAATGGGAAGCACAGGGAGGCAGTATGTGATCTGTAATGTGGGGTATTTCTTGTTCAATATAGCAATGGCTTTGTTGCGACGATCAACACCCTCAGTGTCTGCTACCGCACCCCCCTCGATATCAAAGTCAATACGTGTCAGAGAGTACAAGTCGATCACACTGCTGTACTCATTTACAAGAGTGTCAACGTCCTTGATAGCGTCGGCTAGTTCTATACCGTTTGCACCACCGAATGATATAGAAATATCACCTCCAGCGCTTCTGATCTGTCGCACTTGTGACAGCAGATGCTGGCTTGATAGAGGAATAACGCCTGCCCAACTGGCCTTATTGTTACTATCCGCGGTGATAAACGCGAGAGTAAAGAATTTTAAACCACTTGCTTTGCTGATGGCGGGTAAATCAGGAGTTGGGAAAGCACACGCGTCTACGTATGGGGCTACGGCTTTAGAAGTCCATTTCCCTCTTTTTTTTAGAGAAGGATCCTTACCGACGAGCGGTAGAATCTGGTTGTATTTCAGATTACCGGGGAGAGCTTTCACACCTCCGAAAGGTATGATTTTCGCCGTCCCCGCAGGAATTGACATATTCCAATCTTTCGGTATCATAGTCACCTTGCTACCCTTACGAACAAGGTCGCCTTCACTGAACCAGGTGAATTCCTCTGATTCCGGGAAGTCGAACGCCATTCCCCATTGTAGAATGTCGTAGTCATTCTTGTTTTCCAACAGAAATTGCCCGTCGTAACCGGTCCCCCAGTCGGATGTTTTAGATACTGATAACACAAGTTTCGTGTCTTTAACGGTCGCCATTATATTTTCAATCAATATTTATTTAAATTTATAATTACACGTTGATACGTCTCAACAACAACTTCCCCTGGCTTCGAATACTTCCTTTTCTCAACGTTATGAATTCATTAACGTATAAAAATAAACTTAACATATAGAAGTGGTTCTACAAGCAACAATGCCTTTTTGGTTTAATAGAGCACTTGATAGAGCACTTAGGCCAGTGAAAGATGAATTAAAATCATTCAAAGAAGAGTTAGAAGAAATTGCAGAATCATTTGCAGATTTGTTTTCCTATTCTCGCCGTTCGGCAGTTGGTTATAGTATTCTTTCTTAAAAATAACAGTAAATTATCATTTGACCCCGAACTTGATTTCCGTATAAATACAAACATTTTGATATATTCATTAAAATTAATCAAAATGTCGATGTCCGCGTTCGCTCAAGCAATCTCACGACCAATCCCGGTTTATAACCAAAATAAAGTCAATGAAATTAGAAATTGTATGTTTCACCACCCAGTTTCAGAACCCGTAGAAACCCCCAAAGTCTTCGTTCTCGACGATGAAGGCTGGAAGACATATAAAAAAATGATGGCACGTATCGCAAAGGAACGTAAAATTTCTAAGACGAAAACGGTTACAAATGTTTCCAAGAAATGCATTCGCGATCATCGTGATGAAACGTTTGAACCCATCGAATATTCTGTGAATAACCAGATTGTTCGTATCTGTACTACCACGTTCTCTATCACGAAGTTCAAGAATTTTGACGAGGCTGTTGTCGGTTATCAAAACGTTGCCAAGAATGAGGTTCTGAAAACCTTGAGGGGAGACCTGTCTTCATTTGACAACTATTTTTGGATTCCAGTCGTTTAAATTATGGTGTAAAAATATCGTTTTAAACATATGGCTCTTGCAACACCCGCTCCGTATTATAAAAGTCCTACAGGAAAACAAGCGATTTACTACCATACTTCATGGAGCTGTTACGACAGAAAGTTTTACCCTAACAAACTACCAATCGACAAACTTACAGACATTGCCTATGCATTCTTCAACGTCGACTCTACGGGCAGAGTGTATTCTGGTGACGAATGGAGCGACTACCAAATGCCTTTCAATGGACCTGGAGAAGGATTAGACCCACAAAATACATGGGATTCGCCCGCCGATCAGCTGGGACAGCTCGGACAATTCTTGAAACTTTTAAAAAAAGGACACAAGTTCAACATGCACGCGTCCGTAGGGGGGTGGAGCTGGAGCGCAAATTTCTCCAACGCCGTCAAAACCGAGGAAAATCGCGAGAGATTCGTGACGAGCCTCGCGGGCATAATGAATCGTTACCCCGGCCTTTTTAACAGTATTTCCCTTGACTGGGAATATGTGTCCGAGGACGGTGTCAACTATGGTCTAGGTGGAAACGCGGTTAGCAAAGAGGACCCTGACAACTTCATCAAACTCCTAAAAAAAATCCGTCAGAAGCTCCCCGGTTTCAAGATATCTATGTGCACCATTGCTGCTCCAGAAAAACTTAAATTCCCGGTGAAAAAGGTAAGCGAACTTCTAGACGAGGTTCATGTAATGACATACGATTTTCTTGACGGTTCGTGGGCGCAAGGTGGGGGCCCCGCTACGGGACATCACACGAACCTGAGTAAATCACCACTCGTCCCGTACTCGGTTACCGATGCAGCCGAATACATGCTCAAACTCGGAGTGGAACCCAAGAAAATATTCGTGGGAGTCGCGTTTTATTCTAGAGGATTCAGTGGTACTGATGGTCTCGGGAAACCATATACGGCTGGGTCTACAGACATGACGTGGGACAAGGGGTCGGTAGATTACAAATTTTTACCCCTCCCTGGCGCACAGGAACTATGGGACCCCGTTGCAAACGCCGCGTATTCGTACGACCCGAAGAAAAGAGTGCTCAATTCATACGATGACCCCAGGTCCGTGAAACTTAAGTGCGACTTCGTTCACCAAAAAGGACTTGGAGGCATTTTGATATGGGAAGATTCCGCAGATCATCCTTATAATCACCCACGGTCGCTGATGAAGGTTATTCACGATAACCTCACACATGGAAAAGACGCTAAACCTGAACCTACACCCAAACCTGAACCTACCCCCAAACCCGAACCTACCCCCAAACCTGAACCTACTCCCAAACCTGAACCTACTCCCAAACCCGAACCTACTCCCAAACCTAAACCTACTCCCAAACCTAAACCTACTCCCAAGCCTAAACCTACTCCCAAGCCTAAACCTACTCCCAAACCTGAACCTACACCACCGCCTAAAGAAGGTGTGTGGGGAGTTGACGGCGAGCCATTTTTTTACAACGGTGGTGTGAAGATGAATTGCCCTGCGGGGCTCGTATGGAATTCTGCGGCTAATTCATGCGATTGGCCGAAGAAATAAGAATTTAAGTATTCTTTGTAATATAATACAACAATGATAAAACCAGACACAAAACATTCTACATGTACATACGGAGTTCCTCACGTCATAAATCATGAAAATAGTTCTTCAAAATTACATGTAGGTGCTTTTTGTAGTATTGGAGGAGGAGTTCGGATATATCTTGGGATGAACCATCGCATTGATTATATTACGACATATCCCTTCGGAAATATTCATCAGGACGTTTTTGGGAGCGATAACACACTAGGACATCCCGCGACAAAAGGCGATGTTGTCATAGGTAACGACGTGTGGATCGCTGACGGTGTAACGATAATGAGCGGAGTGACGATCGGTGACGGTGCAGTCATCGCATGTAACAGCCACGTCGTGAAAGATGTAGAACCCTATTCGATCGTAGGCGGGAACCCCGCAAAACATATTAAATATAGATTCGACAAAGAAACGATTGATTCTTTGATGGAACTTAAATGGTGGGATCTTGAGATACACGTGATACAAAAAATCGTAAAACTGTTGATGAGTGCAGATGTCGAAAATAATATTGAGAAAATAAAGGAAATCATCGGGGAATCATGAAATACGACCAACGAAATGTATACGCATCTTCTCGTTCACCTCTTGCACATGCCGCAATATAACTATGACCTTTTCCAAGGTGTCGTCCCGCTTCTCCACACGAACTGAACGGTCGTATGTACGTTCCGTCCATGGTGTATTGATATACTTTTTTTGATCTATGATTTTTATCACCCTTATGGGCTTCGCTGATTTTTTTCTTCGATTCTTCCGTACGTGTCTTTCCGGTGTTAGATTCGCTGATTTTTTTCTTATGATCTTCGGAAAATATCATCCCAATACGAGCTTCGCTGATTTTTTTCTTCGATTCTTCCGTACGTGTCTTTCCGGTGTTAGATTCGCTGATTTTTTTCTTCGATTCTTCCGTATGTTCTTTTCCGTACATTGGATTTTTTTCTCCTATTTGAGCTTCGCTCATTTTCTGCTTCACTTCTTCGACCAATGAACCATAGTTTCCACCACCTTCTTTTAAGTTGTATCCATTAGGAGACAGCGACTCGAGTTCATCGACCAGGGTCTTCTCGATATACGCAAGGTCCCAAGGATCCATCCATTCGAAATACTCGAAATCGAACGCGCCGACACCGTGTTTTTGTATGGCGTTTCGGAGTTTTGTACACGTGCTATCTTCTTTGCAGTGTTCTTTGAATCTCTGGTCGATCGGTCTCGTCGTCACACCAACGTATTGTTTGCCTGTTTTTCGACGCGTCCACACGTAAAAATACGAATACTCCCCCATCTATATTTAAATAATCACAAACGTTGTTTATTTAAATAGATAATCGTCGATACGAAACGTCATTTTAACCCCCATAATATTTACATTGTTTCCCACCATTTTCTCCATCTGACCACGTGAATCCGGTGTCCCATGTTCCCTCTGGACATTGCCACTTGTTCTGAATATACATTCTACGCGTGAACACTCTGTTATTTCCACGATCGCACTGTTGCTGAGCAAGATACCAGTCGCTGGTATTTTCCCAGTTCTTTCCCGTGTCGATTTCTGTATCTGTGCATCGCCACTGGCCATCGATCAATTTTTTCATCGCGTATCCCTGTACACATTTTTGGTTCCAATCGTCGCTGTTATTAGGCGTTGTGCCATTCGGACATCCCCAACCCCACTCATTTCCCCCTTTGTTTCTCCAGACCATCGGCCCATATGGACTTACGAGGCATTGTTTTTCCTCATCGCCATAATCCGTAGTGCCTTCAGGACAAGCCCAAAATTTCCCATAGTTTTGACGTCCGACGAATTGGGGCTTATATCCAGGAGGTTTCACGATGTCGACGACTTTTCCAACACCACCAGTCACAGCATTCTTTGCCTTGTTGAATATGTTACCGATGGAAAATCCTTCTTTCTTTTTACTACTCATCAAGTAAATGAGAATAAGTACGACGACTATGGTGATAAACAAGACAATGTGTGTCTTGGTTAGTTTCATCATTATACTTATTAAAATATAATTTATTTGCCTCCTAATTGAACGTAGGCGTTATCCAGGGTTCCGAAATATTTATAACACGCCTTATAAAAACCATTTATTTGTTCACCGCCAGTTTCGAATGTTTCGAAGGAACCGAGAAGCCCTTTTGCAAGAAATTTTAACCCACCTTGTGTGTAATTTCCAGATTTCATCTGAGCCAGGGATGGTGTGACCGGTTTTATGTTTCGTATCGGCGCAGGTCTCCGTTCTTCATTCAATTGTGGTTTCACGTTGTTCAAAAACGCCAGAGAATGGAGAAGAGAATCGGCAAGATCATCTTTTTTCTTAGATTTTTCGAACATGTCTACGAATTTTGGGTCTTGTTCAGTGCTTTTCAAGAATGTTGCCACGGTTTCAACGGATAATTTTTTACGTTCATTGTATGTCCAGTTCATTATACTTCTTTTCGGCCACCATTCGGTGCTACTCGCGTAACTAAGTTTATGTTTGGCGTCAATGCTTAACACTCTGCCGTTGTGCATCGCTGTGAACATCTCTATATAATGTTGAATTCTCACCGCTCGTGGATTTTTTGCAGGTTGTCTTTCGATGACTATATCCGCAGCATCTTTAATCCATTCTTGAAAGTTAATTTTAAACAGGCCGTCGGCAATACCCTTTGGATCAGGAGATATGCTTATGACATCCCATTGAAGGATTTTTGTTCCGTCAATCATACACAACGCTAAGTTCTTCGTGCCGGGGTCAACTCCAATAACTGTTTCAGACATAATCTGTATTCGGTCAATTTTTTAAATTCTTATTTTGCACCCATAGCGCAGCGAGCGCTAAAATCCCACCGAACACACTCGTTCCAAACTGTTTAAAGTACATACCGGTGAACAAAAATAACCAACCCGTTACGGCGATTGTCGATACCACATCCTTGGTGCCCAAAAATCCAGCTAAAAGAGAAATTGCAAACATTATAATCGTTTCGCGTATCGTTTCGCGTATCGTTTCGCGTGTCATGTATAGCATATCGTCACATTTTTATCATTACAACGTTAAAGCATGTCCGTAGATTTAAATTATAAATATTAATTCGTGAATCTCACGGACCATGCTGGATTTGCAAGACCGTTGTGATTTTTCCATCTCGGGTAAAGGATGAAAGAAGAATTTTGGTTTTCGCCACTTGGTTTCTTTACGATGACATTCACCATGTATACACCGATCTTAGTAGCTTTATCTTCTGGATTTCTTCTCTTCAGACGCACGTCAGAAACTTCAATGTTCCAGTTTCTCGTGTCAATACAGACGAATTCAGAGCTTTTGTCAAACCATATCAGCCAGAAATCTTTATTTCCAATTTTTTTATTGAACATATCTTCGAGCTTATTCTCGCGAATATCACGATGTTTCAGTAGGAAATCGTTAGTAAAAGTTGACACGAACTTTGTTACTTCTTGTTTATGGAGATCCATTGCTTCTTTGAGAATCTTGAAAAACCCAGAAACGTTATTGCTCGTCAGAGCGGAATTTGCATATTTAATATATTCCTTGTAAGAGGGAATTGTAACATCGCCTATACCGATCAACGTCATCATTTTTTTCAAACCATTGTCGTACCACTCCTTCAAATAAACACCATCAGACGTCTCTCCATCCCAGAAGGTAGAATTGGAAAAAGCAATGTCACACAATTGGACGGAAGACTTCCATGGGGTATTCTTAATAGTGTCAATTAGATTACCCGTAAGTTTCAACTTACCGTTACTCTTGAACTCTACGTTATACACCATATCATCTTCCATAGTGAATTGGAAATCGTATGACTTACTGCGACCGCCAGCAAGTTCCACGCGTTTCAATTTTGTGATATCGATGACGCTCCCGACGGCTTTGATAAGGCTTTTTTGAACATCGGTATAATCATCGATAATATTTCTCTTGTTCAACGTATCAATAATATATTGCTCGCGCTGTTTGTTATTACGGTCATTATCACCACGAATACCGGTTTTTAAAATATCGCTAGAAAGATTTTCAGCCTTCGCCCGTTCCTTCTCAGCGAGCTTCTCAGCTTTGACGCGTTCCTTCTCGGCGAGCTTCTCAGCCTTGGCGCGTTCCTTCTCAGCGAGCTTCTCAGCCTTCGCCCGTTCCTTCTCAGCGAGCTTCTCAGCCTTCGCCCGTTCCTTCTCAGCGTTGGTAATTTTCACCATGTTATCTTGTTTATCTCTTGATAGTATTTTATTTAGAACGAATAGCATAAAAACTTGAAACAAACAACTTCTTTATATACCTCGGATGAAATAAATGACATTCCAATTACAATTCTTTCTTTATTGTATTGTATCGTCACATTATAGAATTTAAATAACAAACATTTATGAAAAAATAAATTTACAAAATGAAACTGTTCGAAGAACAATCCATAGTATTTCAAAAAAATTTGAGTAAGAAAGAGCGTGCTGACGGTGGTGTATTTTTCACGCCGAAAGATGTGAGAGATATCGTTTTCGAAGAACTTGGTGATTTTGTACCATCTAACGTACTCGAGCCAACATGTGGCAGTGGGGAATTCATTGTAGATTGTGAACGTCTGTGGCCACTTGCAAGCGTTACTGGGGTAGAATTAGACCCGCGTTCGGCGGAAATAGCACGTACTATTTCGAAAAGCGAGATTATCGTACACGATTTCATGACATGGTCTTGCGATAAGAAGTTTGATCTTATCATCGGTAACCCACCATATTTTACACGACCAACTGGGTTTAAACACGACAAAAACATCGTAAAATGTAGGTCAAACATTTGTATCGAAGTTATGTACAAATGTATCACACAGCATATGACCGATGATGGGATTATTGCCCTCGTTCTACCGGTATCTATTCTGAACAGCAAGTTTTATACACCGACGCTTGATCTCATCACCTCGACAATGGACGTTGTATCGGCACGAGTCATAGAAACAAATAATTTTATGGGAACTAATGTTAAAGTTATGTCGTTTGTATTGAGAAAACGTACGAAATCGTTCACGAGTAAATACGTCTTCAATACATTGTCCGGAAGAATTATCATAAACCCGAATGGTGACCGGTTATATTCTCTAGCGAATGGGAGAAAAACGATTGGTACACTCGACGTTGACGTGTCGTTTGGAGTTACATCTGGAAGTGTCAAAGAGTTTTTCACGAATAAAGATGAAACGTCTTTCCCTCTCATATGCCATAACGATATCGTCAAGAAATACGAACCACAGTATATAAGTTCTGATTATACTAAAAAGCGTTTTAGCGGCAGAGCCATTCTCATCCCGAGAGGGTATCCTCATGGTAAATATTCGTTTGGTTTTTTGGATTACAAAAACAAAGATTTCATCATAGAAAATCATGTGATTGCTTTGACAGGAAACGACGATGTTCTAGATATAATTTCTAAGTCTTTCAGTGATACACGGACGAGCGAATTCTGTCGTCTTCTATGTTCATCGGGGGATATTACCAAAGATTATGTTAAAGAGATTCCCCTGTTTTGAAAAAATAAAAACGTATACTATAGATGCTATAGATGTATCCTCCGGTTCCGAGCAGGGAGAATTTAGCAAAAGTACGTCAAGTAAACATTGGTAAGCTTAGAGGTGGAAACTCTTTGAACAATAAAATTCTTACAAGACGCCAGTTTTTAATGAAACAGGCAGAAAAAAAAGGTCTCGTGTTATCGAAGAAAATGACTGTTCCGGAGTTGGAGAAGATGCTGAATATACGCAAGAGGGCTTATACGAAGAAAAAGGTCGGAAGCCCTGTGAGGAGTCCCAAGACCAATGTATCAAGAAGTCCCTCGAAAACCCCGACGAGCATATTCAGAACCCAATCAAAGAGCCCACCGACCAATAAGTCAAGAAGTCCGTCAAGAAGTCCGTCTAAACTGGTATCCCCCTTTGGAAATGCGACTTTTAAAAAGTCCCCTTCGGCTACCTTTTCCCCTTTTGTCATTAAAAAAAACACTCTGTCTCGCCGCGAGCCGCGTTTGATGCGCGCATCGTCTCAAAAGTTAAACGGGGGTAGCCGTACTTTACAAAGAACAATGTCTGCCACGAAAATGGCCACGGTTTCGAAGCTGCGAAACGTAGAAATAGGATCATGTGGAGTTGGACCTATCTTGGTTCGTATTCTCAAAGAGCACAACATGACAAAAAAGGCTTTCGAAAAACTACCCGCGTCTCAACAACTTAAAATATTAAGGTCATACCCTGCTATAGACGAAAGACAAACCATCAACGCATTCTTCAAGGCGAAAGATGACGACGGTAACTCCAGAGCTTCTTCCGGTTCTCTTAATTACGTGAGAGAGCACTTTGTGTGTGTAAGTTTGTACCAGATATCAAAACGAATCGTGCCCGAGTACAAAACTCCCGAGCTAAACGCGTTGTTTAAGAAATTGAGGGGGGCGATTGAGAGCAGGGGGCTTGTTATGGTGGACGTAAAACCGGCGGGCGGTCAAGGACAGTCTCACGATTTTGACGTGCTCCTAAAGGGACACACAAAGTACAGTTCGATGGAGTTCAAGGCGACCCAAACAAAGTGCTTGGATGAGCATCAGCCGTGGTCATGCACCCCTCAATTTTACGCAGTATCCCTCAAAAACTCACACGTGATAGACATTCCCAACGAGGGCGACGCGTACATTCGGGGCTGGTACAATGTGCTCAAAACGCTCGACGAACAGAACAAACTGTTCACCCCCCGCGGCGAGCTACCTTCGTTCGAGGATTACAAAAAGGACGTGTACAGAATGGAGAGACCCGGCGACAAATTTATGAAAGAGCACCTCAACTTCTGGGATAAGATGTACAACGGCATGCGGGGGAGAGCCGGCGACGTTTCGAAGAGAGACAATATTGACAACGAAATGCGGATATATACCAACGCTTTCCTCAAAAAGTACAAGTGTAAACTTGACGTGAACACCATCAACCGCATTCTCAAGAAGAATATAACCGGCAAAGATTATTGGCTGACATGGTCCGCGAAAACGGCGTCATTCAAGGTTTTCAAGGGCACAAACACTGCGTTCATAGGCGGGGACACGTCATGTCCCAATAAGAGCATAGTCTTTTCCGAAGCCAAGAAGAACGGGAAGAAGATTGGGTTCGACAAGTTTATCCTCAAGATATCCGGGATGTACATGGACAAGCCAGGGGAGTCGTTCTTCACTCTCAACATTTACTGGGGGAACCGCACGATGAACCCCTGTTGGAGGTTCGGCTTCGTGAAAAAGCAGTAATTAAAGTGTACGTAACTAAATATGGATTTCCTACCTTCCTCTGTCGTTCTTCAGAAAACGCTCGGGATGAAAAAGAGATCTAAGCAAGGTATCTTTTTCACACCCAAACCTCTTAGAGACATACTATTCGCTCATGTAAAAAGTACCCCGTCAACAATCCTCGAACCGTCGTGCGGTTCCGGGGAGTTTCTGGTTGATTGCCGAGCAAAATACCCTAACGCGTCTCTTGCTGGCGTCGAACTCGATCCCCAACTGGCGGCGGCAACTCGGAGCGTCGTCCCGGACGCGGAAATACACAACAAGGACTTCTTGACATGGGGTCTTGACAGGAAGTTTGACCTCGTGGTGGGCAACCCGCCGTTCGTACAAACGAAAGCGGTGTTCCCGGACGCGTCCGTGGGAAGGTCCAACCTGTACATAGAGTTTCTATACAAGTGTATTACATATCATCTCAATGAGGGCGGAATCCTCGCGATGGTCATCCCTTCAACGATAATGAACGGGTGCTTCTCAAAACCCACACGAGATCTCATTCTTACCAAAAAAATCCTGTTCTTCGATACCATACGGAACCATACGTTCAAAGATACGAGTGCCGGCGTGAGCATTCTCGTCCTGGAAAACACGCCCTCCACTAATCCCCGGTTTGACTTCGAGGGCATACTTACGAAGCAGGCAAAGGAGCTTAGGAAAATGTCATCTGGTCGCCGAAAGATAAAGGACCTCGACTTGAGATTACAGTACGGAACCATGACCGCCTCTCTCAAGGATTCCTTTTCGAGAGACTCTAACGACGTCCCTTTCATTTTACACACAGACGTTAAACAGGACGAGGTATCTTTCGACGAGAACAAAAGACTGTACATAAAAACAAATAACAAGACAAATTCTGGTAGGTGTCTTTTCTTATCCAGATCTAACGGCGTTGTTATGGGAAACGAGTATATATTGAAATTTTCAATGTTCGAGGCCCCTTCGTTTTTGTTCGACAGTGCTTTTATAGCAGTGTTTGGGGGCGACATTGACACGCTATATAAATCATTGAGCGACCCCAGGTCGAACACGTACCTGCAGAGTATATGTGGGTCCGGTCGTCTAACGAAGGATATTGTGTTAAATTTGCCTATATTCGAGTAAAAATTCAGTAATTATTTTAAACACAATGATATGAATGACCAATTCGACGATCGTTCGGTCGAGTTCCAAAAGAAGATGCCGGTGAAAGAAAGATTCGCCGGGGGGGTTTTCTACACCCCCAAGTACATACGCGATGTTCTTTTCCAGATGGTAGACGCCAGTTTCCCGCAGGGGGGCGACGAGCTTCATGTTTCCCCGAAGACTATTCTGGAACCAACGTGCGGGTCCGGGGAATTCTTATCGGACTGTGAGAAGATGTATCCGAACGCTGATGTTATTGGTGTAGAGATAGACCCCCGTTCCGCGGCAATTGCCAAATCCCTGGCAACAAATTCTACCGTGGTAGAGCACGACTTTATGACATGGTCTACGGACAAGAAGTTTGACCTGATACTAGGGAACCCTCCGTTCGTGGTGAGGCCTACCGGGTTCGTTCACGACCCCCGTATTGTAACCTGTCGGTCGAATTTGTGTGTCGAGGTTATTTACAAATGTATCACCCAGCACCTGTCCCCCGATGGCGTGTTGGCAATGGTACTGCCCGCATCAATTCTCAAGAGTTCCTTTTACAAACCTACTCTGGATCTAATAACCGGTACCACGGACGTCGTGTCAATGCATACCTTCCCTTCTAGTAAGTTTATGGGGACGAGTGTGCGGGTGGTTATATTGGTTCTGAGACCGAAACGCAAGGACGCTGTAATTTCGCCATATATATTCGAGGCGGGGGAAACCGTCATAAACCAACACGCCGCGGAACTGAAAAAGATATCTGCCGGGGCGGTCTCGCTCGAGTCCCTCGGTGTCAAGATTTCGTTTGGGGTATCGGCACACAACGTGAAGGACTTCTTTGTGGATAAAGGCGCCCCTGGTTCTTTTCCACTCATATGCCACAAGGACGTGGTAAATGAGGGGCATGAAACGCAATACATATCATCTGCGTATCCAAAAAAACGGTTTGAAGGACGTGCGTTGTTGATAGCGAGGGGGTACGGTCACGGGGATTATATTTTTAAGTTCGTAGACAAAACCCTTGGCGAATTCATAATAGAAAATCACGTGATTGCCGTAACAGGACCGGCGGAGACCCTTGATGTCGTATCAAAGTCGTTTTCCGACGAGCGCACCGTCAAATTTTGTAAACTGCTGTGTGCGTCTGGAGACATTTCCAAAACGTATTTGAGGAACCTTCCAATATTCAAAGACTAATCCTTCAAGTGCTGCTAATACTTCTTGTAAGTTGACACGGTCATATCAACACATCTTGTTATACATACATACAAAAAAACGTTTTAATAAATATAATGTTATCATCTGACATTTTCAGAGTTATCGCCGATAAACTACCAACGACAGACGTTGCAAATTTATCAATAGCGATCAACGATCGAACGATTATTGACGATCGTAAGAAAAAGGACTACGAACGAATATTCGAAAAAACGATGCAAGAGTTATGGTTGGCGAGGATGGTGTTTTATCACCGGATGTGGCGTACGAGGGGATTCTGGGACCCCGTCAAACCCGATATTTTTTGTATGGAAGATTCCTTCAAATGGATTGATTTGCGGTATATATTTCAGAAGTGGAAACCCGCGCTCAATAGAAATATACTCCACTTGATGACCAAAATATTCGACGAATATATTGTCGTTGTGGTCGAATTACATTTTCCAGCTGGGTCGCTTGGACGCAATCAAAAATTTAAATGCGGTTTCGACGTGGTTTTTTCGTCTCACAAAATTGACATTGACTCGTACGCCCCGAAAAACGCACCGATTATAACAGCGATGAATGACGCGTATAGATATCAATGTTCACAGACGGGTATGTCATCAAACTCACCAGATATAATTTGGGATAACATCGTTTCTCACGAAAACACACTTGGATTATTCGAAAGCAAACTCGGCCCCGAATGGAAAATGGAACCTGGAAATTATCACACCCTCATTGATGACATTAAGTATAGAGTAAATCTATATAACGGGACTATCACAATTGGCGATGACTTTGACAGTCATATTTCTATTAAATTAAGCAACCCTACACGGTTTTCGCCAAGTTTAAGGATGTCTCGGAATGTCGTAAAAGCCGCGCTCCGGATGGGTTTGCCACTTACTATACCACACGTTCTAAAAATTAACATAAAAATGAATGGAAACACCGATACGTTTTATACGTGGGATGAGCTCATCGGGGTATCCGGAATGTCTGCAGCAAAACTGCGAAAGATGGCGGAAACTACTGGGTACCGAGAGTATTACATCAATTTTGACGTTCACACGTATAAACGAAACCCAATTTCTTTTACATTGTAAACGCCCAAAGCCGGGCCCCGAAGCCAGTGGACTTCTACGTGTTCTGGGAATTTATGAAAATGACATTTATATATCAACAATAACATGATTATAAACGTTTAATATCAATCATATTATTAATAGGTACATATGAAAACTTACGATATCAAACTTCACAGATGTGGGTGTGGTTACGAGACTACACACGATGGTAATGCTTCAAGGCACAAAAAATCTTCATGTGGCCATGAAATGAAATCCGAAGTCAAAGAATTCGTATTTAAAGATGAGGATAATAATGAGTTAAAACATACTATTCGGGAATTACGTAAAGAAACCGAGAAATTACATAAAGAAACCGAGAAATTACATAAAGAAAACAAGAAGTTGAAATTACAATTCGTATATGATGATGAAGATGATACTACCGATGACGAAGGTATATACCCTGGGTTGGTTTATTATATTGTTAATAAAGAATCGCCATTCATAGGGAAGGTCGGGAGGACTTCTAACACGGATATCAAGAAATTGAAAACAAGGTATTCTATATATATTGACCCGATTATTATGTGCTTTTATTCTACCGACATTCGTGATGCCGAAAAGAAACTAAAAGATGCAATGAAAGCCAGTGGTTGTATGAATACCGAACGAGGAAAAGAAAGCATCCACCATTCCGAAATTTCGATGGCTGTGTTTCACAGGGCCGTGCTCGAAAGCCAGTAAAACTAAATATCCTTCTGTGTGTTCTGGGAATTTGATTGTACATAAAAAAAATTTTATAAAAGTAATTTCAAAAAAAAAAAAAAAATAAAAAAGTATTTCTACTTCAAAAACTATGGTGCCGTGTAGGAGGTAGAAATACTATCTATTTCTACCATTTAATTTTTTTTTCCTAAAATAACTTAAGATTCCATATATACCCTATGGTAAATATGAAAACTTACGATATCAAACTTCACAGATGTGGGTGTGGTTACGAAACTACACACGATGGTAATGCTTCAAAGCATAAAAAAACAAAATGTGGTCATGAAATGAAATCCGAGATGAAAAGATTCGTATTAGAAGAAGATATCCCTAACGCCACGGGGAATGTACATACTACTAATATTACGGCCGGGGATTATGCATATATTGACAACAAGCAAATCACTTTTAATCTCACAGTTCCTGACGGCGATACTCGTACGGTCATTTACAAAGCGTTGAAATCCCCGCAGTTTCAACGCGAACTGAACGGTGAATTTCAACCCGAGAACATCCCCGCGTTGATATTTCGACACACGAAGGGACGGGGTATCATCAGACAGAATGGAGAAAAAGTGATTCACGTAGAAGACGATAAAGTCCACGAGAAAGACTCTGGCGGGAAACTTACGAAGACTCCTTTGAACAAGTACGCGAAGCAGTTTATAAACGATGCCACGTGTACGTTAGAAAATAACGTAAATTTAATACAGCCCAAGTTCGCGAAAGAACTCGTTGACGATCTAAAAACTGAAAATCTCCCTGGTCACAAACGCGATGAAAAAGTGTCAGGTGCGGAAGCGTTGAAGAATTATGCATCTGGTTCTCACGTTGTGTACAAGTACCCCACTGAAACAAGGGGGTTTGTTACAAGAGCCGTTGACGCCGTGAAAAAGGAGATACGTCACGCAAATGGTTGAAACACTTCATGGTCAAGGACCTCTTCGATCGTCAGTCTTTTCATGGGGTTTGGTTCGAGGACCTTCATCAAAAAATCTTTGAAAAGTGCTGAGCAATTCAGATTAGACACTTTAGTTTGAATTTCGTTAGGGTCTATGTGTTTCCCTGGCTCTAATACATTTGTTAGGGAAAGTATAAAGAATAGCGTTGCGCCCAACGAAAAAATGTCCGTTGGTTTTCCTACGAACAATTCTTCATATGTCCCCACTGGGACTCTGCTTTTTAGAGTTAGTTCGGGAGCAACGTATGGCTCTGTTCCCGCGAAGTTATATTGACGAATATCAGTTTCTTTTTCTGTTATTCCGAAATCGCATAGAACCACATCGTCTAGATTCCACCGATACAACACGTTCCCTGGTTTAATATCTCTGTGAACGTATCCGTTATCGTGGATACATTTCACCGCGCGAGCCATTTGAAACCCCACTTTTAAAACATCCCCCTCTGGCATTCCATATTTTGATTGAATTGCATGCATGAGCATATCGGTTGTGTATAGCGGTAGAATCATAGACGCGTCGTGGTTTTCAAGATTGATACCGAGTGGTTTTATGATCTGATCACAGTCGAACGATTTGAGTATTTCGTATTCTCGTACAATGACATGTCTGGCGTGCAGGAATGATTCATAACGCTTTGTTTTGATAGACTTAACCGCAATCTTCTCCCCAGTTCCCCTGGTCGCTCTGTATACACGCGCGAACCCACCACGAGCTATCTCCGTGTTAATATTATATTCTTTCAACGTCTTTGCGGGGGCAGTGGGAACAGTGACAACACTCATATTCGTATTTTTAATTATGTTACGCAGTTCTGTATCATATATATTTATACATTAATCTGTCGATATGTCAACATTTCACACTCCCTTTGGTGTAAATAGTTTCTTCACGTATACCTTTTTACCGTCTTGGCGAACGTGTGTACGACCTTTTGAATTTTTGAACACTCTGCGCTTCTTTGCATCGACTTTACCTGTGTTCACAGCAGGGCTTCCTGTGGGAGCTTTATCCGCGACCACACCGCGACTTTTAGTGGTTTTTGGTGTGAATAACTTTTTAACGTATACTTTTTTATCACCTGACTTGACAAACGTACGTCCCTTCGTGTCTTTGAACACCTTCCTTCCTTTAGCGTTCACCTTTTCGATCTCGGCAGTTGCCGGGGTTGGAGCCTTGGGTGTTGGAGCCTTGGGTGAGAAAACTTTCTTTACGTACACCTTTTTATAATTATTGTTATAAACATGTGCACGACCCTTCGAGTTTTTTAAAACTTTTCTGTCTTTCGCATCTATTTCACTGGGTGGAGTAAGTTTCTTACTATCTATTTCTGCCCTTGTTTTTTCATAATCGGTCACGTCTTTGTATCGAATTCTACGTTTGTAAGGGTTACGTTTCTCAGCTGGCGGCGTAGGTTCTTTGCGCGACACCGGGGTTGGTGATCTACGTGACTCCGGGGTTGGTGATCTGTATTCCGATGGTGTCGCCTCGTCTGCCCAATATTTCCCATTCTTCGGTACCCACTTATCTTTAGGGGTCGTTCGTATTTCCCCGGATTCAAGTGAACTCGACGGACTCGCTTTGAATAATTTTTTAAATGGCGTGTTTGGTGATTTAGAAATCTTCCTATAAAATTTTACATCTTGTGAATTTGGAGCCATTTTCCGCCCTGGTTGTGATCTCACACCCCACATTTGTGACCTCAGCATCGGAATTAGACTACGCTGTTCGACGGGAACTTCGTTATAAAACGTCTGGAGGACCTTGTAATCTGGGTTGTACCACGTGAACCCTCTGCCTTTCATAACTCTGTTCGTGTAATTGACTATTCTTGTCCCGTTTACTTCATCCTTTGTCCATATATCTGCAAAACTCCGTGGATTTCTGTTTTTGATCATCGTGGTTATGCCACTAGCAATACCTTTAATGAACGGTTCTGGTATTCTCATGGCGAAACCGAAATCGATGAGTTTTACTTGTCCATTTTTAGTTACCATGATGTTATCTCTGTGAAGGTCCCCGTGGATATATCCAGCGAGCCACAGAGAACAGATGACTTTTTCGAAATATGTATAATACCTTGCGTAGAAATTTCCCCCTGGTTTTGTTTTGCGAAGATATCTGAAATAATCAGTCGCCGTAATTTCCCCTGCAAAGTCCATGAACGTGATGCATACATGCTTCTTTGGCTTTCCAATGATATAACTCAGGTAAAAGTTAGGAACGTATTCGGAAATACACGTCCCTTTTGTCGCCTCGGGGATTTTATAGCAATGACCTACGGATAGTTCTTTGTGCACGAAATTCTCTCTTGCATATTCTTTGAAAAATTCCGCATCCCCCATGTCGGATTTTTGCTTCGCGACCTTTATTATTACCGAACTACCAGCTTGGGGTAGTTCTTTGAACACCTTGGCCCCGCCGTTATTCAGGCCGATTTTTATTTCTGCCATGAGTGCAGGGGTGACCTTTGCGGAATATGCGGCTCCGTTGACACCACCTCCTATTTTTTTCCCGAATTTACTGGGGGTAAACTTTACATCACCACCCTTTGAAACTTCCATTTTCGCAATTTTGTTTGCATCGGGTATCCTCAAATTTTTCATAGGTCTCCTCAGCAGATCTTTGGGTATTCTGTGGGACTCTGACCTTCCAGGGGGGTCTGGGGACAACGCATATGCGATTTGTCTTTCTGGCGTGGACATTATAACATAATTAAATATTATATTATTATAATGTCATTCTTGTAATTCTGTACATTCTTATAATTTTCGTATCACTTGATTGTTATAATCTTTGAAAACTATTTCTTTCGTTTTCAAATTGTACACTGCTGTGTAAATAGTTTTTTCGTAAACATGTTTCCCCGTATTCATGTTTATTGATGCTACAACCCCTTTTGGAATATCAAAATTGTTTAAAACATGAAATACCGTGTTTACAGCCCCCGCCGACGTTCGCGGTATTTCTACTGTTTGCGAAAAGAACGCGAGTCGTATGAACCTTGATTCGCTTGAGAAATCCCCTGGGAGACCAAGGGCGCCAGTTCCTTGAGAAGGGGCATTTGGATCACTTATAGGGCTCAAGTGTTCCAGAGCTTTCGTCGCGGACGACATATGTTCTGGAAACGTCGGACTGTTTGTCATTATACCCATTTTGTTTTCGTATAACGATATTTTCCCGTTATCGGATGGTTCTAATACTACAGATTTCCCAGAGTTGTCGGTAACGAACCAGTGCATCGGAGGAGTTTCAGTAAACGGTGGAAATGTTTCGTGCACAACGTTTAATTTTGGCACGATCGCTGCGACTTCTTTTATATTCTTTGCGTTTTCTAGCAAATATAAAGAAACTTCCGTTGGTTTTATGTTCAATTTTGTTTGAGATGGGCAACCATATTTTGCATAATTTTTGAAATAGAATACCATCACCACGAGACCGAATTTATTTATCCCATCGAGTAATTTTCCGTCGGGTGTGCTAATTCCACGTATTCTTCCGTTTACAAATTTTCTAAATTTTAATATATTTTCTCCAAACTCCAGGGTTCGTCCGACGACAACTGTTCCATCGTCTGCTATTACTCTCAGTCCACTGCACATCCTATCTTGTTCATAAACCAACCAATTATTTTTTTTGTTATAAATTAATGTTTTTGTATTATAATTATGAATGAGGTTTTGAATATCCAAAACGGACCTTCTATAAACGTGATTAAAATAGTGACGACGGCTGGTCCAGATCTGAAACGCCCGAGACATACGTACAAGAAGAAAGACGTGTTCACGCCTAAATTTTTTAAGAATGGAAATGTTATATACACGTGTAACATATTTACTTTAAACGTACCGGTGGATAATTCTATGGCGACGATAGATCTCGCGGAACATGTCAACGGCTCCGTTTTCAAAATCACTTATAACGGTGTTAATTTCATAGCACCTTCGCTTTTTTCGGTCGGGTGTATGGGCACGGCTGCTGTTTTTGATTTTCAAAGAAATGAGACAGCTGGTCAGCGAAAAATTACCGAGATCGGAAACAAAGATGTTCCTATGGTTGACGAAATATCCGATATTGCAGCGGACGATAAGTCCGTTATGATAACGACGAAGATGATGTCTGAGAGCATACCAGGGAGTTTGTCGAAGGACGAGGTGTTACAATCAGGCGATATTATCCCCGGAAGAATAAACATGAACACCGGGTTTGTTTCGGATATCACCCATACGAAGAAAATCGAAATAATCGACAATGGTGTCGTGGATTATCATGTAAGAATAAATATTCCAGCAAAATATTCCCACGGGATAGTCGAAGTTTTATCGGGCACGTTTATGAACGATATTCTGATTCATCTCGTTAAACATAAGAAGTGGGACTTGATGGACGACAAAATTATGAAAAATTCTACCGGGTTCGTGATCGCGAAGAGCCCCGATACGGCCATGGGAGTGGCGCTGATGGAGTGGCCACGCGGTGCTGTCGTCTTTCCACCCGTGGTCGGATTTCGAAAATTCACGAATGTCAATAAGTGGAGTATATGTCAGCAGCTCGGTTCTATGTTGAACACGTCTGTCAAAATCCCCGGTGGTGAATATTCGTGGCGTATCAGAATGTTCTTCGGGCCTATATGGCAAGTTCAAGAAAATATAAATTCTATAAAAACGGTTCCGCATGGGAATGATTATTTGTATCTCTATCGCGAGGATGCGGAAAAACACAGACAACAAAAACTGAACAAGAAAAATCGCCATGAATATGGTTATGACAGCTGATAGAACTCATCGAGGGAATCCTCGTCCAGTCTCTGTAAATACAGATGATCATATCAACGATGAGAATTCAGAAACGGATGCTTCAAAACGTCGTCTACGGTCATTCGCTTTTCAGGATCAACCTGTAGCATCCCGATCAACAGGTTCTTCAACATACTCGAGCAATGTAATTTTTTGATAATCTTGTCATTATCGGCTTGTGTTGGTATGTATTTGTTATCACCGGTTCGATCTGTAATAGGCAACGAGGTCATCAAATTATATGCTGTTGCGCCGAGAGAATACACATCCACCGGTTTCCCGATTTTATTTTTTGTCTTAAGTTCCCAATTACTGAACAATTCTGGAGCTGCGTACATCTCCGTACCTGACAAAGTACTTTGTTTGATTTTGTTTTCGAATTTAGAACCTCCCCAGTCTGCAAGTACGCATTTCGAGATGTCATGGTTCATCAAAATGTTTTCTGGTTTTATATCCAGATGCACGATATTTTTATCATGCGCGTGTTTTAGAGCGTTTGCGATTGCTTTTATAAACATTTTTACGTCTTGTTCTTCAAGATGGCCATTATCGTTTACGTAATCCAATACGTCAGTTTTGTAATACGGCATAACCATTGACATAGTAGCATTGAAATACGGAAGAATCGATGATGTAATTTCCTCTGTGTCTAATTTCACCGGTTTGATAATATTCGGATGATCAAGCATCCTCAATATTCTATATTCGTTCATGAGCATCGTCATCGAATATACATTGGGATGAGAATGTTTTATCGCGATTTTTTGATTATGTTCGTCATATGCCGAAACGACGGTTCCAAACGACCCTGCTCCTATAATTTTTTGTCGTTTGTAAAAACTTTCCCGATCATTGCCATTGAAGCAACAAAAAATCTTTGTAAACATTTTTGTAAGTATTTACAAATCACATTCCATTAGTTGCTTAAGTATATTTTTAAAAAATGACAAATGACAAATTCTTTCTAAATGATTATCTAATGACAATATTGCGACCCCAGTAACCGTTAAAACACGTGATCGGTCTTTTGAGCGCAAGATTGCCAGATTTGAAAATGTCCGCCCAGAGGGTGGCGCGATCTCCTGTTTTGCTGGTATCTAAATCTTGGAAACCAGATTTAAGTAGTTTCCGACGGGTCTCGCAGAAATCGAGGAACCACTTCCCCTCGTCTTTTTCGTCTTTGTTGTTCATCCTCTTCAGGATATCAGAAAAGGATTCCATGTTGCTCCCGTGGTTAAGCGCAACATCTACCATGAATCCCCGAGCGAGCGGACTTGTCAGTTGGGGACCTGGCCGGTTTTTCGCGGAGTTGGTTTTGTCTGCAAAATCGGCAGCAAAATTCCAGTAAAGTTTTACGTATATGTCCCATACTGCTTCCTGCCATTCTTTGTCATCCCCTAGACCATTAATTACTTTTCCGAGATTTTCGAGACCTTTTATGTTATCCCCTTTTACTTTCTTCATCGGTTCTATGAATTTTACGAGTGGGTGTTTAGGGTTTATTTTCCGAAGCGACTCGAGAACCATGAGTAGGTCTCCGGTGCCAGAGCATGCGCCGTAAATGGTTACTGTCCACCCTCTCCCGTCCCCGAGGACTTTTGCGAAGTTGTAATTTTTCCACCACTGGGTTGTAGAGTTTTCTGGCAGTGCTATTAGCGACAAAATGGTATCCGCGTTCGTTGTACTAAACCCGAGTTTTTTCAAAGGAGCTTCGACTTGTGCGGGAATATGAGTATCTACCGTTGGAGGGGTAACGGGAGGGGTAACGGGAGGGGTAACGGGAGGTTTAACGGGAGGAACTACAGGAGTTTCTACGAGAGCCTTTGCAAGCGCCTTCATACAGTTCGTTTGTCGTCCTATTCCGAAACCAGAGTATTTTTTCGTCATATTCTCGAGTTCCTGTTCTATATTCTTCATCATCCTTGATACAAAATCGTTTTGTATCTTCATTTTATTCCCGTCATTAATTTCGATTCTATCTGCCATTATTGGTCGTGTTAGGTATATTTTATAAAATTTTTTATGAAATCTTCCACACACATTTTTATGTTGTCAACAAGTGAAATTTCTGGCTTCCAATCGAGCGCCCGAATTTTGCTCGAGTCGATGAGTTTCTTCAGAGTGCCATCGGGCATAGAAGTATCATACATTATGATGCCTTCATACCCCACGATTTCTCGTATCATTTCAGCGAGTTCGGAAATTGACACGTCAGAACCATACCCGATATTGATCGGTCCTGGCTCGTTGTATTTTTCCATGACGACCATCAAACCCCTTGCGAGATCGTCAACGTGGAGGAATTCTCTCCTTGCAATCCCCGATCCCCATAGCGTGACGCTCGGTAATTTTTTTATTTTTGCTTCGTAAAATTTACGGATGAGCGCTGGGAAAACATGACCGTTTTCGAGATCGTATCGATCATTCGGCCCGCTTAGGTTCGTGGGCATCGCCGAGACGAAGTTGCATCCGAATTGCTTTCTATAGGCATCGCACATCTCTATCCCCGCAATTTTTGCGATCGCGTATGGTTTGTTCGTGGGTTCGAGAGGCCCAGACATAAGATATTCTTCCTTGATTGGATTAGGCGATTCTTTCGGGTAAATACAGCTGCTACCGAGAGCGACGAGTTTCTTGACGTCGAATTGTTTTGCAGCGTGGATGACGTTCGTTTGTATCATCAAATTATCATGAATAAAATCGCCACCGAACGAATTATTCGCATGAATACCTCCTACTTTTGCAGCGGCGAGAAATACGTATTCAGGAGTTTCCGTTTTGAAAAATGCGTTCACTTCATTTTGGTTCGTTAGATCTAATTCTTTAGACGTTCTAGTCACGATATTCGTGTAGCTTTCTTTTTGTAGAAGTCTTAGAAGTGCACTTCCAACCATCCCCGTATGCCCCGCTACGTATATTTTAGAATGTTTCTCCATTGAAAAATAGTAGTTTACAATCTTAAATTATTATATTTTAATATAATAAATGTCTAGTAAAATGGTTTCTTGGAAAGGATCTGGCAAGAGAAGGAGTGGTGCAAGAGGGCGATCCAGTTCCCCTTCACCTGTAAGAACTCCCGGTAGCGGCAGAACTCCGTCGTATAAAACCCCTGGTAGTGCAAGAAGTGCTTCTCCGGTAAGAGCTCCTTCGTATAAAACCCCTAGCGCCCGTTCATCATCGTTCAGAACCAATTCAAGAGGTGGTAATCCCATGAGTTTCACACCTGGTACAAAGACCGACTTAAGAGATCGTGAGGCTAAGGTAGAACGCCGGCGATTACAGGCAGAAGCTAAATCCCACAAATTGGCAATGCGTCAGCAACAACAAGAGTTGCGTCATATGAAACGGTCGCAAGGGCTCGAATACGCGGCACAACACAAGGAATTGTACGGAATAACTCCCGCTACAAAATATGGTATCCTTGCAGGCGCCGCAGCGATTGCTGGTTATATATTCTTTTTCTGAAGGTTATGATATTATATGGTTAGCTCACTGGTAATTATACACACGATGGTTTTGTAGGAGGTTCTTCTGAACATTTAGGCGCCGATGGCTGTGGTTGTTGAAACTGCTGTTGGAACTGTGGGTTTTGTTGAAACTGTTGTGGGAACTGCTGCTGGAATTGTTGTGGGAACTGTTGAAATTGCTGTGGGAAATATGGGTTTTGTTGAAATTGCTGTGGGAAATATGGGTTTTGTGGGAATTGCTGTGGGAAATATGGGTTTTGTGGGAATTGCTGTGGGAAATATGGGTTTTGTTGAGGGATCATTGTCGGTTCTCCTTTGACAGAATCTTTGTTTAAAGATTCGCTGATAGGCCCTGCTGCATTTACGGGATTTGCAGTAATTGTAGGATTTACCGCGGTGCTCGTATTAGGCCCAGCGATGTTCGTGTTCGGTCCTGCGATGCTCGTTGTCGGGCCAGCGACCGTGTTTGTGCTGTTATTCGTGATGCTGATCGCGCTTTTATTCGCGTTGGCGATAGCGATATGTTCGTCAAGCACGGTCATATGACGCAACAGGCCCATACGACGCAGGTAGTATTCAATGGGACCTGACGATGAACACATATCAACCCATGCAGCCCATTGAACAGGGCTCAACATCGCCGGACAAATGATGACAGGGGTTTTGTACTTCCTCGACTTCATGAGGATTCTCGCGACGATGTTTTTCTGATGCCCCACTATCGTACGCGCGTTAGAACACACGCTCATCATGGCTTGTAAATTGGTATGGTCCGTTTCGCGGAATAGGTGAACCGCCATGCAACGATTGTACGTACCATAACACTTTACAGACTTCTTCAGGTGTTTTGTTTTCGCACCACCGCAACAACCAGTCTTCCGTTCTTTTTTCTGAGCGCTCGTGAGCATGAGTTGCGCTTTCTTTCCGAAATTTGGCTCGGCGATGTACATCGCTTTACTCTTGCTATTACCGAAGCACCCCATTGTGTATATGTGAGACAATGGAATGTTTTCGCATTATAATATTCAAGGTATTGATACATAAATGTCATTTGACCCATGACTTGTCAATAATTGACAAAGGATGAACGTTATTTAAGTAGAACCGATTAACGAATTGTATTACCATCTTCCACAATGGGTTTCCTAAGCAAGGCATTCGCTCTACTCACGCTCTTTACCCTGGGTATCAATGGTCGTGTTCTAATGGATTATACTACACCAATTGTCTATAATAATTGTGGTTATAAAGTTGAAGGATTTAAGATTACGGGTGGAGGTGATCCACGAACCGACGGAACGATTGTTCCTGATTTCGAATGCGGCTTTACCGACGATGACAAGATTGTATTTGCACCCGGTCCCAATAATGTTGATACGTGGAATAGTGCGAGTATGATTCTCATCGGAAAAGACCAAAATGTACAAATCATTAATGTCAATGACCCCAACCCATCCGAGAGTTATCTTGGCGAGTCTTGCTATGACGAAGGATCCGATGATGTATTTCCATTTGAGATGTTTGATATCGCATATGACAATGAAGTTTATCTGTGCTCTACGACTCCTCCCGAACCCTCTCCAAGTCCCGAGCCCTCTCCCAGTCCCGAGCCCTCTCCAAGTCCCGAGCCCACCCCTACTCCTGATACTCCTGATACTCCTGATACTCCTGATACTCCTGATACTCCTGATACTCCTGATACTCCTGATACTCCTGATACTCCTGATACTCCTGATACTCCTGATACTCCTAACCCTCCTCCGAGCCCATCTACCGACGACGAAGGAAGTTCTGGGATTAGCATGGGTCTTATCATCGGCGCGAGCGTTGGTGGAGCAGTTGCTCTTATCGCTATCGGCGTTGGTATTTGGTTCTTCGTCAAGAAGCAACGCAAAAACGCAAAGTTTGATCCCGCGTTGGATACTTTCACCGGAAGTACTTATGTCACTGGTGTGACAACCAATACATTTGACAGGACCATCGCACCTAGTAGGGTCACCGAAATCGAACAAGTTATTTCTGGAAATGGCCATAACATCTCCAATATCAATAATGTTTAATCGGTTAATAATGAATATGTAAAAAAAACTTTAAAAATCAATGTAACCAAAATTTCTCTTTTAGTGGGTGAAAATAGTGAATAATTTTACCGTTTTCAACGTCAAAAGTATTGTAACTTTCGAATAAACAAGGTGATATTCTCCACAATACGTTGAATACTTTCGTATCGACGTTTAGTTCCATCGGTGTGCTGTTCCAGTTCATAACCGGGGTACCTAATTCTCTCGCGATATTCACTAACCAATGGTGTTCCCAGCAAATTAATGGTACAGAATGCGTTGGCAAAGATTTTATAAATTTCACCAGTGGTTTTATTTCTTCTCTGGTGAATTTGATGTATAATGGCAGGTTCATTTCTTTCGCGAAAATAGTAACCGTGTCTATACAACGTGTCGATGACGTTTTTTTTCGCGGTTTCATCGCTATCACATGCGTCGGTATGGGGACGTCGGTCGGTCTGTGATGTCTGAAGTATTCCGAAAGATATTTCGAACGTATCACCCCGTCTTTAGACAATTTGTTATTTAGTTTTTCACCATGGCGCATGAGCAGAATTATCATTTAAAAGTTTGTCTATACATTCTTTTAAATTTAATAAATTTGAATTACAATACTCATCATTTCGTGGTAATTTTACCTCGAATAATTTAAGTGTTTTGTAAACGCTAATAATTTAAAACATGCAACGTACTGAATATATAGAATTTATCAAAAATATTGAAGATTTTATACAGCATATTAATAAAAAACTTTCCGATCATGTGATGAAAGAAAATGATCATGATGATATAATAGATTCTATAATCATAGAATGTCAAGAAGTATTTTCATTAACATTTGATTTACGTGATCTATACGGAAATCATTACAAATATGAAGAAGAGGATCCTTTTTTTTATGGTTCAGTACCGAGATGCCATCTCATATTTCCGCGGAACAAATCTCGAAATTTAATTGCTTGTGTAACAACAGTTACGTCTGGTTTCGATCACAATACCGGAGGGTATGTAGGTTACGTACCTACACATGGTAATATTCCATTCTTTTTTCTAGAAAGTATAATTGACGAAAATGGTACACAGATATACAGCATACATCCTGCAGAAAATAAAATTAATAATTTTTGGTATGAAAGAAAATAAAATAAAATCAATACGAATAATGTTTATGCGTTGTTCAAAAATGACCAATCAAATAGTTGTTCTGACGATCTGAGATGAAATCCCTTGATGTGTAAATTCTTTATCAGATCTTCCCTCACGTATACGACGGAGCATCCCGCGTGCGCTACGATAGAATATCCCTTTTTTATCGCCATATCATTCATCGTCCTGAACGACGCGCGTACCCCAGTTACGGGGGTTTGAAATTCCGTTGGGCGTATTTTCGGATCTATCGGGACGACTACGACGAGAGGCTCGAACTTTGTTTTTTCAAAAATATTATATTCTAGCCCGTTTGCATCTATGGATAACACTGCAAACTCTCTTGGCATGCCATTTTCTTCAAGCACGTTTTCTATGTTATCGACGTCTGATTTTACCACAGTTATCCGGAACTCTTTTTCAATTTCTTTGATGTCTGTTTCGGCATCGAATTGCGTTTCTACACTCAACACGTGCATTTCGTAATTTTTCATGAGGTTAAATGTGTTTGGTATAGCGATTCCGTCGGGAGCTCCTATTTCGACACATCTCTGGTTTCTCCGTAGACATCCGAGGCGACCCAGAATTTCTTCTACGATGCCTTCTGTTTCTGAAAATTCACCACCTTTGAATTTTACAAACGGTCCTTTCACGAACTCGGCAAGCATATTAACAGTTTCCTTGGGGGCAGCCATTATTATTATTCGTAAATAAATTAGTTAAACTTATTATCCGCATTCACCCGGAGATTGGGAAACAGGTCTTCGAGGAGTTGGTTGATGTATTCTACATTAGCACCAATGTCCTCGTTCCCAGTGTAATCGCCATTCATTTGAGAGAAACCACCATCACACCCGCCAAAAATACCGGTGTATGGAAGAACGTTGTGATATACAGGCTGGGTCCCAGGCTGCGCGGTCGCCGACGGTTGGACCCAATACTGTGAAAAAGGGTGAGTCGTGGTTGGTTGTTTTTTAGGCGCTGCGGGACAAGTTTTCTCTGGCAGAGGCTGACGAACTGGCGTGGCGACATTTTCCCAGTTGTTTTCACTTGGGAAGTCGCCCCCTCGCGGGAAATTGGCGTCGTTTTGAGTTTTCCATGAGATCGTGATCATATTACCACCAAAATCCGAGATTTCAAAACCTTCGAAAGGTCCGCTCGTTTGAAGGGTCTTCGTCTCATCATATAGACGTTCTTGAACCGTGGCGAATCCGGGGGCGATGCGTTCGAACATAAGTTCTTCTACTGACCATCTGTAATTTGTGTCAACACTACCAACGAGGTTAAAATCGATGAAGTCCCCACCCGTTTCTGCTTGCTTTCGGATTTCGTTCTTAATTTTCTTTTCCGTGAACTTGAAAAGGGAATCCGCATCGCGTTCGAGCTCCTCGGTGATTTTGGCATTCTGAACGCTCTTGGTGATGTTTACGATTTCGTTGAAGAAAGCCATTATGAATGTATAATAAAAGTGTAGACATAATTATATAAATAAGAACACGTCGATATGAGTCCCGATGTCATTTTATCCGCGATGTATGATGAACTTGAGAGACTTCTAGAAGATGAACAATCTTTCAAGTTAAGATTACGAATTATTGAAAAGGGAAATAACATTGTAAAAAAAGAAGAATATTCGAAGATACTTTCTAATATTCAGAGAAACATACTAGAAATAACCAAACAAATACAATTTTCTGAAATATATTTGATGGATAGACGCCGATTAGGAATAACGGTTTAAGAGTGTTGTATCGACAAATTAAAAAAATGATATAAATCATTTATTGTTTTTTCTTCGTGTTCTTTTTGGTATTAACGGGTTTCTTTACGTTTTTTACGTTTTTTACAGTTTTTTTAACTACGAACGTTTCCTTTGATTTTTTAGGTTTTATAACTCCATTTTCAACGAGTTTTTTTTCGTAAACTTTGAGTGCCGATAAGAAATTCATCGGTCTGAAAGTTTCACACTTTCGACTGCGAATAATGTCCATAGCCTCTTTTGCAGTGATACCTTTGATCGTCATTAAATAAGCGGCTGTTACACTAGCGGACCGATTCTGCCCTGCGCGACAGTGTACCAGGACATTACCACCATATCTTGTGACGTCTCGAATCGCCATACTGGAAACTCCGAGATACTTTGCCATTTTTTCGGCATCAAACGCCGCGTCGTGAACCGGTACTCTCAGCATCGGTATGTTTGAATATTTTGGTATATCTGCCGTGCAGTTCACTACGAGCTTTATGTTGTGTTTTTTCAAAAAAGCGGGATCTGCAGCAGTTGCTTCAGAGCCTACCCATACGTGATTGGTTATTTTCTTGGGTTTATAATAAAGCAAACCTTTCCATTCTATCATATTGCTAGCGGGCCCGGGATAGTCGCATTTTACATTCATTTACTTATATGAAATACTTTTATTTTAGCAGACCGGCTTGCGACCAGATGAAAACTTATAACAAAAGTCTACGAAATCCGAAAAAGTACACGCATCTAGAATCGGAAGTCCCTGTGATTGGATCCAATCTTGTAAAATATGATATGATGTGGCTAGTTCCTCGCTCATGTAATCAAACCACACTTCTGGATCGTGTTCGTACACTGGATATTCCTCGATTTCTTCGGCTTCTTCATACTCACGATCTTCTTCCTTTTGCTTCTGTATTTGTTTGTTTTGTTTCATGGTAATGTCTAGTATATCTCTACTTTTTTACTTAAGTTATTCATCATACTTAACGTCAGTGCATTCTCCGTCCATACATTCTACCTCTACCACAATACAATACTCGTAATCTACACCATCTTCTGCCATATAGTCCTTAAACTCGTCTGTAACAACGAGATCGCCGTTCTTTAGTTCGATTGCGTCGTCCCACTCGGCCGTTCTACTGATTGCAACACTTAAGACTTCAGAGAAATACTTCGCGCTATGACGATCGTCAAATAGCACAGGGGTTGTATCATTGCGTGTTCCGTTCTTAACATGACTCATGTTGAACTTGTTGCGCTGGTAATCTTTTTCGACTATGGCATAAGCCACTCTCGAAATAGGCCTGCTAATACTGTATATCATCTTTGAGAACTTTGAGAACTTTGAGAACTATGATAACTATGAGAAATCTGGGTATTTAAGTGTTTTAACGTTTGTCGTTTCTTTCTTAACGTTTGTCATTTCTTTCTTAACCAATGTGCCCGCAAATTTTAAATTTTTACTCTAACCCGCTGAAACGTTTTGACAGTAACTTCTCCCGCTTTGGCGAACTTATTTTTTTCCACGTTGCAGATGTTAGTATATATCACATTAACGTTGCTGCCATTACCACGAGCCTTTGAAAAGTCTGCCGCGAGACTAGCAGCGTACTGGATAATATCCTGTGTGATTCCAATTGCGTCTTTTATTATCACGTGACTGCCGGGGATATTTTCTGCGTGAAACCACATATCGTTTCCAGACGCCCCGAGTGTGAGCACGTCGTTTTCTCGGGCATTTTGACCCGCTATAATTGTGTAGCCATTAATATAGAACGTCTTCATTTTTAATGTCTATGTGATAATTACAATTATAAATAGTCTTTGTTGATATGTGTAAATGACATTTACCTAGTGCCGCCCATGTACCGACCCCGTTGCGTAATAGTGCTCCCTCCACCATTTGGCACGTAATCCCCGCACATCAATTGTAGCATAAATGAATGTTCGTTACCCGCGGGGATTGTCAACACGTTCCCGTTAGCGTCTTTCAGTTTTATATTGAGTTTATCCATTGTCGCAACTGGATTTTGTAGTGGTATATTGGGGAAGGAGTTAATAGATGTGTCTAAGTAATACACGTTACTTGCGCTAGGGAGTGAAAGAGGTATTTTAGCCAGGGAGAAATTAACTCCTCCTGACGGGGAGGTAGAGTCGATCGTGTTCAACTTGTCTATGTCTAAATAGACGTATTTTTGAGGAGGACTTACCGCCGGTAGTGCTATATTCACCAACATAGCCGACCAAATGTTTCTGTATCTTTGAGGTAGTTGCACGGTATAATTAGCTGGAGTTGTATTCGCTGGGTCTGGCCTGTTCGAACTTTCGATAGTGATGAAGTGTTGTGTAGTTTCTACCATTTATATATACTATTTATAATTTTTACATAATTTTTACATATTAACAATCATTAGGCAAATACAATTATCACAGGAATTTCTGGGCTACTGCGGCGTCGTCGTCGCTCACTTCGAGGATTTCCTTAGGTGCTTCTTCGTCATCGTCGGTGAAGGCGAACTCATCTAGACGCGCGGGCTTTGAGACCACCAGAATTTGCAGGGCACGGAAAGTAATACCCCACTGGGTGCCACCGACGAACCACACAGAGGCGACCTCAGTGATGACCTTTACTGTAGAACCCTTCTGTACATCGTCAATGGCGATAGGGGTCTTGTCTACATCAAAGACCTGTACATTGGGCTTGCCGTTTAGGATGGGGATTTTAACCTTCATCACAGGAGCATACTTGCCGGAGGGGTCCTTCTTAGTCAGAGGACGGTAGGTATCCTCGAGGAGCTCACGAGACTTCTGCTTGCCGAACCAAGCGACGGAGTTGGTGTAAGCGGCATCGATCAGGTGGTTGTCGAGCTCGGTGATCTTGTTGAACAGAGTTAGAACGTTCTCATCGGTCTCATAACCGCGGAAAGAGAGGTCAACACTGTAAGATGATGGCTCGGCTTCCGGCTTCTCGCGGTATGCGCTGATACCGAATGGAAGCGACATAGTCGGGGTCTGAAGAGTGAAGCGAGTCTTAGCACCAGTCTCGTTGGTTAGAGGGACGAACTTGCCGCCCATTTTGTTGCGTTCGGCTTCACCGAAGAAGATGGAAGAGGGAGAGAACTTCTTAGCTGTTTGAATGGCCATATTAAATATGTTCTTCTGTTTGGGAGTTTGTTTGAGGGTTATTGAGTTGGCTTTACGGAGAGCGTGTGTATGTGTTTGTTTGTTTGTTTGTTTGTATTTGTTCAGTAGTTGTTCAGATGAGTAGTCCCGAAGGAGAAGATGAGTTTAGTGTGAAACTCTCTCCTTAAATTGATATTCTGGTCGATATGGCGGTTGTCATTTTTGGTGTCATTTGTCATTTTTATGTTTCATCCCACATACCATGCAAGCGCCAGTGGTGATACTCTCGTAAATTTTGATTAGTAATATCAGGATAAGAACCAATAAACACACGCCAGATATCATCATTGGTAACACCCAACCAGGGACGGGACCACGTTTTCCTACGACACCGAGATTATACAGCATAGGTCTCAGAACGTTCTCTGCATCCACACGATTCATCTATACACTATCAAATTATTTTTTGTCGATACGAAAAATTGTGAACAAAAATCATAATATTTATATTTTATAATTATAAATGGGTGCTTTTACATCTTTTGTTCTTATGCTTTTGTTTACGGGTATCATTTTGGTAGCCACCAATGAACTCACGTATAACCGTCCACGCGAGATCCAATATCGCTATCTGCCACGAGATCTTGACAGTTTTATCAGGACACAGGATATGCCAAGCGCAATTTTCGGGAGCATGTGGGACGTAGATACTCGGCGCGGAGGTGATGGAGGTCCTAACCCCCCGGGGATAAGGCAGAGTAATTAAATAAAAATAATTCGTATTAATAAATGTCAACATTCCCAAATGGAACTTTGATAAACGAAGGGTTAATGTTTCCAACATTACCTGACACACGTATACAACCTATACGGCCAGATAATACACCCGCGCCGAAACCCGCGCCGAAACCCGCACCGAAACCCGCACCGAAACCCGCACCGAAACCCGCACCGAAACCCGCACCGAAACCCGCACCGAAACCCGCACCGAAACCTGCTCCTAAACCTGCTCCTAAACCTGCTCCTAAACCCGCACCGAAACCCGCACCGAAACCCGCACCGAAACCCGCACCGAAACCCGCACCGAAACCCGCACCGAAACCCGCACCGAAACCCGCACCGAAACCTAAACCGAAACCTAAACCTAAGCCTGTACCGAAACCCGCACCACCTAGTAGATTGGATGCGAACACGAACTATGATGCCCTTTTTAGAGATTATAAGTCTTTAATTTCATCTGGTAAACAACACGCGGCAGCAATCACCGAATTGAATAAAAAATATAGCAACTTGGGCCCTTATCTTCAAAACAAATTGCGAACCGAAAATGCTCCTCCGAAGCCCGCACCGAAGCCCGCACCGAAGCCCGCACCGAAGCCCGTGTTTTTGGGACGTCCTAAGAAAAACAGGCCAAGAGCCACTGGCATATTCGTCTCTGTATGGCACGACCTTCCGTCGATACGAGAAAAACGCGTCCAAGGGCAGGTGAAAGAGTACGTATATCCATTGTTCCATTGGTGGGGAAAACCGGCATTTGGTATAGAGAAATACACCTGGTCTAACACGGCAATGATAGACTATCACGTGAAGAACTGGATAGATCTTGGCGTAGACTTTATCTTTTTAGATCTGACAAACGGTACCCAAGCAGAAATATTGGCATCCGCGGATAAACTGTGTGCTCGTATGGCCGTAATCGGCGGACCTCGTATAGTTTTCTGGATAAAGGATTTAAAAGATGCAAAGATGTATTGGGATAGATATTATAACAAGTATCCCAAAGACTTGTTTTACAACCACCTTGGTAAGCCTCTGTTACTTGTAGCCGGTCTTAGTGACGGGTTCTCTCCCGCCGCCACGAAACCTAAACCCATTCCTACAGGAGGAATACTAAATAATTTCACCATGAGATGGATGTGGGCCCTTATTGTAAATTCGAACGTAATGTGGTCATACAAAGACAGAGGATCAAATGCAAAACCTTTTATGTGGAAAGGAAGACCAGAACAAATGGGTGTAACTTTTGCAGCACAGACAACATATATGACAGAACCTAACAACGGTAGACGATGCAAGTCGAGCAATTTATTCCAACAGCAGGTTGCCAATATGAAAAAATACAATCCACAAATAGTCACAATTGGGTCTTACAACGAATGGGCTGCGCAGCATCTTGGAAAGACGGGGGGTCCACCACAGTTTACGGATACGTATTTACAGGATTGTAACGCGGACATAGAACCAATGGCAGGGGGTTATGGAGCTAAATATTTTAAAATGACCAAGGAATTTGTAAAGTCATGGGCTCCGAATGCATACTAATGTATTCGTCGTGAAATTCTCGTATCGATAAATAATAAAAAGTATATAGTATAATAAATGGTGTCTAAATGGGTCATTATAACCGTCGCGGCGGTTTTGGTGGCCGTTTCTGTTACCGTGGCGGCAATTATCCTGATTTTAAAAAAAATGAATGCGGCCGAGAAAGTCAATGACGAAATATTCTTGAAGCAGAAAGAAGAGTTACTACGTCGTGCGGTCGATCAAAAACTCGACGGCGATTCTAACGTCGTCCAGGTTGAATCTTCAAAAATTTTAAACATAGTTAGAAATGGTGAAAAAATAGCTGATTCTGGCAACAATATATTACAGAAACAGATCAGCAGTCAACAGAAGACGATAGAAAACATCAAAAAAAAATACGCCACCGAGTTGAACAAGATTAAAACAAAACTAACGAAATAATTGTTTTAAAATTATATTTTCAATAAAGTATAGGTGATGAAAGTGATGAAAGAACATAAATCTACCCGGATGATGATTTTGTGTTATATTCTCTTAGCTATAACGAGTGTAGTGAATAAGTCGTATATAAATGGCTTCGCAGCAATGTCCGCTGCATACGCTTCCAGATGTTGCGAGACGCAGTCAAAGTTCTTCTATACAATGGCCGCGATTGGGTGGATACCGTCCATGCGTGTGTTCGGGGTTATTGGTTATTTACTTGAAGCAGCAGGCAAGCCGGAACTCGCAAACCCGTTATTAGCCATGCATTTCGGCCTCATAGCCATAGATGACGAAGAGTTATCAGCAGTCGGCCGTTTGTCTTCTGCCGGATTGGCATTGTCATACGCCATGTAAATTCGTCGATACGAGCCTCGCGAGAACGGGGGCTTGTCTCACGACGAAATCTTATTAATGATGTTTCTTGGAAATTTATATTTTCAAGAAAAATTCAATAAAATACCAGATCAAGGAATTAAACTTATAGGGTTCGTTTGAACTACACCTCCTCCTTGGTAAAATTGTTGAGGGTAATAGTAACCTTGTGTAACTTGCGGCGCCTGGTGGTCTTTTCCTTTACCAGAATCTAGTAGGATGATTATAACAAAAAGAACCGCGAGTATTATCATTATTTTTTCAGGGGATGTGAAAATATCATCAAAGAATGTTTTTGCCCCGTTTATCATGTTCTTACACATTCCCACGAGTTTGAGTTGAATACGCTTGTCAAGAAGATTCCATACGGCGTTCAGTCCTTTTTTATTATATAAATCCGTGATGTATTTTTTCACTTCTGAACTCGATAATGTACGATCGGCGGGAATAAAAACCGGGGGAGGTTCCGTATCGACGGAATCCGAATCCTCTACATCCTCTCCGAACACTTTATCGCTGAATGTAAAAGATTTCCTGGCGGTCGCCTTCGTCTTTGGAATCTCTGTTTTCTCATGTTCCAACGAATCCACGCCAAACGCCTCTGACAGAGTCGCGTAATACATGGTTTCTTATATATAAAAATAATATAAAAATAATATAAAATACCCCATAACTTAAATTTCGATTATTCTAGGGGTATTTTTTTTACCTCCTTTTGCACGGGGTTTGCGAGTTGGCGCACCACCCGCAATAACCTTTACCGTGGTGTCCGTGGGTGATGAAAACTCAGAGGGGGGTAGTGATTCAAGATCACTTGGGATATCGGAGAGACGTTCTGACATATCGTCGTCGCTATATCTCATCTCCATAATATCACTTCCTCTGCTCTGCACGGGCATTAAGTTTTGAGGAGACGGCATAGCATTGGGGCTCATGCCAAACCCTGGGAATGAGAACGACGGGGGTGACATTTCTTTACGGGCCGGGGGAGATTGTTGTGCGTTTGCGTTTTCCATCATCTTTTCCCTGAGACTGTTTTGGAAGAAATCATTGAACTGTGGTTTTTCCATAGAACTCTGGGTTTGAGGGGGAGGTGGTTGTTGGATTTGGGGCCCTGGCGCCTTTGCACCTCCCATTAGACCACCCATCAGCTTTTTCATGATGTCTTCTCCAAAACCGCTTCCAGTACTATCGTCTCCTTCGAGGCTCTTCTGAACTTTCTTCGCCATAACGTTCGACATATGGAAAGTCATCGCGGAAGCGCCGAACATAAGCAGCAGACGGATTTCGGGAGGCGTCTGTACTTTTCCACGATACTTGAAGAAAAGTTCTTCGAAAACTGTATCATATTCTTTTTGCGTGTACACTGCTTGATGCATCTGATCACTCCACCCATCGAGTTCAAGATCGAGGACATCGACCTTGTCGTTGAGGAACTCGAGAGCGGCGGACAGACCCACGACCGCCTTACGGGAAAATTTCAGAGACCGGTCGAGTTCCAGATGGGTCTTGATTCTGTTCAGTTCCGCTCTCATTTCGCGGATATCGTCTCTCGCCGAAAACTTCCTCGGTTCGATACCTTGGCGCCTCAGGACTTCCAGGCGGAAAAGAATGTCAGCCTTTTCATCTGCAATCGTCAGAAACCCCTGACTCGGCTGGTCCTCGGCGTCATAATAATTCTTGGCAGGGCGGATTTCTCCTGGAGAATCGCTTTCCGTGCTATACAGGTCGCCGTCCCCATCGTAATCGGCATCTACATTACTGCTACTATGCCCGCTGATGCTCGACACATCATCGTCCGCTCTTGTTTTGTTCGGGTTTGCGATGTCTTTCATGATGTCTTTGAAATTACCATCATCGCCGAAATCCGGCGAAGGAGAACCTTGGTAATTCTGGGAAATCTTTTTGTTGAAACGGTTTGGTAACTGGATTCCAACACCACCGGCGTCTGAGGAAATGTTAACTGTCGGCCTGGATGCTGTGAGTTTGTCAATCAGAACGTTTGCCATATTGACTTCTATACTTTTATAATAAAAAAGTATATAAGTTCTTACGCGAAGCAGTACTTAAGTTCTTATATTGTGTCATTTCAGTAGAAGTCCGGAGAAGAGCCGGGAGACAGTCTTTTGTATCTAGAGGGGGGAATATATTTGGAATCAGGTGACGAATGCAGACTTCTTGGTGTATCTCTCTTTTCGAAAGAAGACAATGGAAATTCGGCACACAACGACTTCCAGTCCTCAACAGTTATTCTATGAAGAATAGTGTAATTACTGTTGAGTGTATCCTCGAAAACTTGCCTCTTGGGAATTTTGACAAGTTCGTTAAAAGTAACCCATACAAGTTCTGATTTTTCGATGAGGTTTGTTCCTATATTTTTATACCTCATAAAGTTCATCACTTTCTTGAATTGTGAATTTATGTTTTTAACGAAAGGGACTTCCAATACAAACATCCTGTATTGGTTTTTATTTTTGGTTTCCCCCATCAGCATTATCGACATATTCTTTACACGGAACCTGACGTCGTATGGGTTATTGCACATACATCCTAGGGTTTCTTCGTAAAATTCTCGCGTGGCGGTGTTGATCGGGTCGTCGTTGTCAACCTTCTCAGTCTTCCCTCCGAAATCCGAAAACACGTTATCCCTGGAATCCTTTCCTATGAGAAACACGACTTCCCCGTTATCGTTTCTAGAAATCGGTAGTATGCCTGCGGAAGAGTTCATGATAAGCTACTGGTATAGCAAATCATAATTTCATTCAAATTTATCCGACACGTTAAATGATATTTTTTTTCGTCTGTACAAATGCTCGTCAAAATTTATGTACACCCCAAGAGGTTCCTTTGTAGATAATTTTTTCAGTTTTCGCTCGCTAATACCCGTTAACAATTTCAATTCGTACCAACTGGGGGTGTCATGCTCGCGGTTGTGTATTCTAAAACGTATTTTATATCGTTTATACATTCTGACGGGGTACAACGGGCAATACTCGTCAAACTCGTGTAATATATTAATAACTTTCTTTGTCATAAATCCGGTGTACCCTCTTTCCGTTGATGGTAGGTCTCCATAATACGAGTAACCATGAGGGGCGAGATATAGAATAGCCTGGCATTTCATATGGCGTAGTTTAATCCACCCAAGGAACTTCAATTCGATATTTATGTCGTCCTTAGCGGATAGATATATTCCACGTTCTGTTTCGTCCCATCCAGTTCCCAGGGAATTTCGAAACACTTCTTCCATTGCATTCGTCGATACGAAATTATCCCACTGTACACCATTATGTGTATAAATTCCAGATTGAGATGTCTTCAATTTGAGTGCTTGGTATGTTGCGTTTAGTATTGATGAGAATTCACACACTGGTTTGAAAGACTCTACGTCAATAGGTATAGATGTGTGTTGAACATCGAATGAAAAGTTGACACGGTCCCCAACCCTGATCGCGTGGTAAGGACTTGTCAACTTAACGGATATCGATATAATATCTTCGAGCACAGAAGTAGACAAATACAACATATTGCCACACAAATCTACTTTCCAACCATAAAATGAATGTGTGATTTCATGTTTCACCCTGTTTGTAATGGCGAAAACATCTGGTTGGTATTGAAACCAAAATGAGGTGTTATTAAACACCCTGAGTAAACATGTCAGTCGCCCCATCCAGAATGCACGCATCTTCTTGGTGAAAATTTCGTCATACAATTTTTTCTTTCGGTCGTTGATTATCGTGTAATCGTTGATAGCTATACACATATTTGCTACATCCGGTAGACACAATGATTTTGATATTTCGTTGTAAATGTCAAGATTCATTTAAGAAATAAATTTAATTTTTTTTAAATTAATATGTGGAAAAATCGAGTAAATAAAATATCCTTGATAATCATACCATCCGTAAGAATATGGCGACTGCAACGATAATATCCTTTGCCATCAACGCGATTTTAGATATCGTAGATGAAGCTATTTTGAAAGGAAACAGCAAGCAAGCGGTCATAGAAATAATAGAAGAATTCGCCGCAGGAAAAGACGGTATCCTTGGTAACGCAGATGACACATTGTCTCCAGAGGCCGTTGAATTGCTTAAAAAAATGGTGAGCGATGGTACAATTGAAAGGTTGATTAATAAGATGTACCGGTCAAATTTCGTAAAAGGGTTTTTGTCATTTCTTTTTCCCAGATGCTGTGCGTAAATGACAACCATCATATCGACGAGAAGAAGAACTTAAGCAACTGTTTCTACACTAAACTCATCTTCATCCATCGGGACTACTCACCCGATCAACTAAATTAAATAATAATTTAAGAAACATACTCACGTAAGAAACATCGCTCTTTGAGTTCGGGACCAAAAGATAAGTATAAACGCATAAGTATAACAAGTATCACGAATACTAAATATTAATTTAAGAAACATACTAACGCCATAACATCAATGTTTTTGCAGGTAGTCGGCGGACTCTAAGCGCTAGATAGTGTATGCAAGTGGTCAAAGCACCTCGACTTAAGATCGAGTCCCTTTCGGGTTCGCGGGTTCGACCCCCGTCGCTATCACCATCGACATTAAGATAACGGTCATTCGCTGGGTCTTATACATTTATGAAAGCCTGGAACCCGGGTTCAACTCCCGGATGTCGAAAAGTCGGCGGACTCTAAGCGCTAGATAGTGTATGCAAGTGGTCAAAGCACCTCGACTTAAGATCGAGTCCCTTTCGGGTTCGCGGGTTCGACCCCCGTCGCTATCACCATCGACATTAAGATAACGGTCATTCGCTGGGTCTTATACATTTATGAAAGCCTGGAACCCGGGTTCAACTCCCGGATGTCGAAAAGTCGGCGGACTCTAAGCGCTAGATAGTGTATGCAAGTGGTCAAAGCACCTCGACTTAAGATCGAGTCCCTTTCGGGTTCGCGGGTTCGACCCCCGTCGCTATCACCATCGACATTAAGATAACGGTCATTCGCCGGGTCTTATACATTTATGAAAGCCTGGAACCCGGGTTCAACTCCCGGATGTCGAAAAGTCGGCGGACTCTAAACGCGCAGACGCCATAGCTCAGTTGGTTAGAGCGTTCGACTGTTAATCGAGAGGTCGTCGGTTCGAACCCGACTGGTGTCGTATGGCACATTAATATAACGGTAGTATAACAGCCTTCCAAGCTGTAAGCCTGGGTTCGACTCCCAGATGTGTCAAGTCGGCGGACTCTAAACGCACAGACGCCATAGCTCAGTTGGTTAGAGCGTTCGACTGTTAATCGAGAGGTCGTCGGTTCGAACCCGACTGGTGTCGTTTGCCCGTCTAGCTCAGTCGGTAGAGCGCCAGACTCTTAATCTGGTGGTCGTGGGTTCGAGCCCCACGGTGGGCAAGGCCGTGCGGGCCTTAAACGTATACTGTCTGTATGGTGTAATGGATAGCACCTTGAGCTTCTAACTCAATGATCCGAGTTCGATCCTCGGTACAGATATTGACACGTGGTCATTAAACACATACTGTCTGTATGGTGTAATGGATAGCACCTTGAGCTTCTAACTCAATGATCCGAGTTCGATCCTCGGTACAGATATTGACACGTGGTCATTAAACACACTATATCAACGTTTTAAATTATATAAACGATGATATATAGTTTACATCAAAATAATTAATGAGTTTAGACAAACAAAAATATTATCAAAGAGACTATTATGATAAAAACCGTCAAAAAGTTTTAAATAGAGTTAAAAATTATATACACCCAGACCCTCTACATCGTAAGTTAATAAAAAATAAATCTGGAGATAAAATTAGAAAAGAACAATTAGATAATGCCGTAAAATCTCTGTGTGTAGGTATTATCTTAAATACAACTCTATGGTCATTGTGGTTTAACAAAAAATCAAGTCATACGGAACGGATATATGATATAGACGCTATTTCTGCTTTTAATATTATGTCGTGTGGATGTTTTTATTGTGGGTATTTAGCATTGACTATTGATAGATTAGATAGTAATCTCCCACATATTTCTAAAAATTGTGTAGGGTGTTGCGTTTTTTGTAATTCTTCTAAAGGGGCAAAAGACCCACTTACTTTTATTCTACAAGCTGTATATAGACGTAGATTTATATACTATGCGGATGATGAGATATGGTATGATAATAAATATAAACCATCAATTACAAAATACATCAACAATTCCTCTAAAACAAATCGTCAGTTTGAGCTAACCAGCGAACAATTTAACAAACTGATTGTAGGCCAATGTCATTATTGTAAACGGCAACCACCTATAGGTAAGTATTTCGGCATTGACAAAATATCTCCAGATGACGGGTATACTTTAAATAATTGTGTATCTGCGTGTGCCAGTTGTAATTGGGCAAAATGGGATTGCTCGGTAGAAGAATTTACATTACGTGATGAGCGAATTACAGAAAGATATTTGGTAGGATATTTTGACACGCTACCAGTAATTCCTAAAAACATACAACAACGAAAGACTAAATAAGCGACAGACTTCTAATCTGTAGGTCGTGGGTTCGAGCCCCACCGTGATCGAAGACGAGCGGTCTATAAACGTACACTCGCCATAGCTCAGTTGGAAGAGCACCGGACTGTAAAGTAAAACATTCATCCGTAGGTCCCCCGTTCGAACCGGGGTGGTGAGACAGTCGGCGGACTCAAAACGTGTATATGACGAATTAGTATAGTGGTTAGTATCCCTGCCTGTCACGCAGGAGACCGGGGTTCAATTCCCCGATTCGTCGCGATAGTGTATGCAAGTGGTCAAAGCGCCTGGTCTCAAGATCCAGTCCTTCGGGTTCGCGGGTTCGACTCCCGTCGCTATCACCAGCCGGTTTAGCATAGTGGTATTGCACCAGTCTTGTAAACTGGAGGCCGGGAGTTCGATCCTCCCAATCGGCACTGTATGGATCATTTTTGTATATCAAATATTTGTTATACAAATAAAAATAAATGCATATGTATGGAATACAAACTAATTCTGCTGTTTGCATGCGCTGCTATTATGCTCGCGTTCGTCACCGGACATCCGAAAGTAGCTATGGGTCTTGCTTCTTTTACAATTGTTGCAATAATATCCTTTTATGCGATGGTATTATTCGCTCTATGGAATTGGACGCGTAGATCTAACCCAAAACAATGAATCACAACTAAATTACACATTAGGTTCGTGAATTTCTACATGTGAATATCGGTAAACATATTTTTTATATAAATGAAACCATGCAACGTCAATAGCATACACACACAAAATAAATCCTATAACAATAAACAAGATTATGGTGGTATCAGATGTGTTGGAAGAAGGTTCTTCTTGGCTATCTGTATTCGTCGAAAGTATAGCACGAACTCTAGGTTTTGGCCAATTGCACCCGTTTATAGCCGTATCCCAAACGGTACCTCCCGGACAAGGCATTTTCGTGGGAGCCATCCGACCCGGTTCACAAACATAGTAGAAAGGTTCCTGATCATTACCAAATGGTGCCGTACCTCCCGAAACACATACAGACGGTTTCGGGGAAGGAGACGGTTTCGGGGAAGGAGACGGTTTCGGGGAAGGAGACGGTTTCGGGGAAGGAGACGGTTTCGGGGAAGGAGAAGGTTTCGGGGAAGGAGAAGGTTTCGGGGAAGGAGAAGGTTTCGGCGAAGGGGGAGGTAGAGGAGAGGGAGAAGGTGGAGGAGGACTTGTGGGACTTTGGGTATCAGACACGATACTCACATCAGCGCAATTCCAAAATTCTTCAGGTACCGCCCCAGGTTCCCCGCATGCTCTCATATCTCCTTTATCTCCAGGGGGTAAACAAGAATTTCCAGTGACCCACCACCACCACAGTACACATTTTTCACATACGAACATGGGGGGTAGCTCGAAATCCATCGTGTACGAGCCTATACGCCTATCTGACAAATCCCAATAACGCAATCCTGTTTTAGCATTTGTAAGCCATTTTTCTGCAAAGCATTCCGGCGTTGGTTTACGATCTGCTGGGCACAATCCGAAATAGTTATGGCCTCTATGTACAGCGGTGAATGTTATATTGATTGTTACAATTTGACCAGATTTCCATGTGACTTGTCTTTCCCCTGGTTTATTGTATTTCTCTCTTCCACATGTGTAATGATTTCCACCTCCGCCGAATTTCCACAAACCATCGGGCCAAACCATAGCCGGACCGCCTCCGGCAAGAGACATATGGTCATATTCCTGCCCATTCTTGAACGCAACGAAATTACGAGATGCTGGGTCTGCAAGGAAACCGTGTGAACGTGTTGGCATTGGAGCTACAAGTGCTATAAACGCGGTAAACAGCTTTACGACAAACCCTAATTTCACCATACAATAATTAATAAAATTTTGTTAAGTTGTTCGCCGGTCATCATTGGATGATCTTGGCAAGTCTGTATACACTGATATTCGTCTCCTTCGAGATTTCTTCAATTGTCTTCGTTAGCAGCTGATTTTTCACCCATGCACTGGTGGGCCTCCGTTTGTTAACCAACACATGAGCACAGTTGAACTCTTTCATGATGTACTCCACCACCATCTTTCCAAACTCATCCACATCCTCCATGGAGATATAATCAATTTTGTATTCTCCATCGAATTTCTTTATGTAAAAACGCGTATGACCACCGTGCCTAAAAGACAAACTGCCATGCTTTCCACTGCCGTCTTGTCTTACCCACCCCAGACACGACTCCATAATACTCATCTTATCGGACGATGAGAACGCGTACGACGTCCTATCGTCACAACCAATCGTCAAATGGTCAATAACTTCGAGAGCGGCACCCCGCGCAGCACCTTTCTTCTTGTCCTCATTCCTGAGGACGATTGCAGATGCGTAGATATCCCGGAGAATATCATTAGGCAGGCCAGAAAACATAAAGCCGGTTGACACAACTGTTCCAACCTGCGGTGTCACGGCTTGTAGCGAACCCTTCGGACGTGTCGGCAAAGCCTGGGAAGACTGGGTCCCATTATCCATAGATACTGATACTACTCGAACTTTTTTATTTACGACCCTCTCCGCCTTACGCCGTGTGATAGTTTCTGCATGTTCTGTTTTTTTGAACTCCTTCTTAACTTTTGAGAATAGTTTGCGTGCGACAGTCTTTGATATCTTGTCACATTCTCTTTGGTATTTGACAGCCTCGGACAGCTTCGGCCTAGGCATTTTAAATAGTTTATGTATATCTGGTGTATTTTAATGAATGATTTATCGGCGGTGCTCGCGTGTTTATATATTTTCATTTGTCATTTTACTAAAGAAAGAAATGACAAATAGAATTTAATTTTTTAAAAAAAAATATTTTAAAGAAAGAAAATTGTATGTACTTTCTTTATGTCCTTAAATAATTCTTCGACAGATTTGTTTTGTAGCTGAAATTTAATTTGACGTTCCCATGCATTCAACCGTTTGTTAACCAACACGCGAGCACAGTTGAACTCGTTCGTGATGTACTCCGCCACCATCTTTCCAAACTCGTCAGCGCCCTTCGTGGGGATATGATCAATTTTGTATTCTCCATCAAAGTTCTTTATGTAAAATCGCATACACTCACCGTGTCTAAAAGACAATTTGACATACTTTCGGTTTACCCCCCGGCTTACCCGCCCATGACACGATTCCAGAATACTCAACCTCTCGGTTGACGATGAGAACGTGTACGACGCCTTACCGTCACAACCAATCTTCAAATAGCCAATAACTTCGAGAGAAACACTCCTTGCAGCATCTTTCTTCTTATCGTCGTTCCTGAGGACGACTGCCTTCTCGTAAATATCCCGAAGAATATCATTAGGCAGGCCGGTGAAAATATAGTCGAAGTACCCCTGGTGTACCTCTGATGCTTGTGATCGCATAACTATATTTTTTTTTTACTAAAGAAAGAAATGACAATTAGAATTTCAAATTTTTAAAAAATTAAGAAGTGTAAATCACTCCATCGGGAAAATATTGAACGAGAACGTCACACACGAAATCTGTATACTTATCAGTTTCAAGAGAGAAAATACCCATACAGCATTCGGTATCCTCCTCGGAAGCCCCGTATCTGGTATATTGAATCGAATACTCAACAGATCCCAGAGTGAACCCGAGACATGTAGACTTTACGTCATCGACGGGGTAATCTGTGTAAAACGAGTGTATCTCAAGATTTGCGCCAGGGACGCAGATATCGTCAAAATTACATTCGTTCTTAAACAACGAGCCAATCAGGTCGAATATTGACCTGCGAACCTCGTACAGTGTATCCTTGGCCCGGAGCTCGACAGCCGTAGTATAAATACCACGGGTAATGTCGGAGGGGAGATCGGAGAAGATGCTCATGTTGTGTGTTTGTGTGTTTGTGTGAGAGTGTGTTTGTGTAAAAAATCAGTTCTCGAGGATGTATTTATATATTCAGTTGTCATTTGTCATTTGTCATCCCTGGGTAAAAGGTTTACCGCCTCTGTTTCTGTGCCTTCTGCGCCTGTAGTTGCTTGCGCTTCCACAATGGCAGGTGGTATATACGTCCATTTGAAACCTCCAATAGACTTTCGCTTACCAGTAGCACAAGATGAAATGTGACCACTATTTATATTTAAAAGTCTCCCCACTTCCCTACACGAACCGAACCATCGTATATAATTCCCTTGTAAATCATATTGATACACTTTTTTTGATGATACATTTAGTTCACCACTCTTAGCTTCACTCATTTTCTTCTTCGATCCAACTGTATGTTTTTTCCCCATATGAGCTTTACTGATTTTCTTTCTTGTTTCTTCACTCAATATATTCTTAGTTCTCCTTATTTTATTATTCGTTTTATTTATAACTCTTTTCCCAAAATTAGGATGATTCTCGCCACTTAGTACTTCTCTCAGTTTCTTCCTCGTTTCTTCGGTATGGGTTTTACCAATATTAGCTTCACTCAACTTCTTCTTGTGTTCTTCTGACAGTATCTTTCCTGTTTGAGCTTCACTCAATTTCTTCTTGGCTTCTTCACTCATTTTTCCATTCGAACCGCCTTCTCTCAAGTTATATCCATTCGGCGCTAATGTCACCATCAAGCGTATCAACCACGTCTCGTGTTTGTTCAGTTCGCTATCGGGACATTCATAATAATCTGTGATGAAATTATCCCAACCGTGTTTGTCAATAGCTCTGTATATGGCCACACAGCTACTGGGTTTTTGATGCTCGTCGAAACGGTCTTCTATAGGTCGCGTCGTTTGTCCTACATACGATTTTCCACTCGGTGACGTGAGAGTGTAAATAAAACCCATTACATATGAATTTTATGAACACAATTAAAATATATTTTTGTCGATACGAATGTGGTGAGAACGAGTATCTTGTAATCATTTACCTATGCTGTGTTTTTTGTGTTTTTTGTGCCTGAAGTTGCCGACGCTTCCACAATGGCAACATTTTCAAGTCGTCACCCGAAGGTGTACGGACATCGGCGTTATTAGGGACCCACGCCTTAGGTTGGAACATCTGCTGTTTCATCGGGTCTCCGGCGGAATATTCCAAGTTCACAGTATTGGTCACATCTCTATTAAACTTATTGCCCGCCAGTTGATTATTAGCAATCTGTAGACTTGCAGGATTTCCCCACGGGTTGTTGACATTAGATTTTGTTCCAAAGCGATCGTCGTCACCTTGGGCTGCAGGCAAGAACGTTTGCTCGACCGGTTCGCTGACAACGTGTTGCAGTGCGTTGTACGTTGGGTGATCTTTTAGACCGTATGCTCCTTGGGCTGCCGGGGCAAAGTTGTTTATTCTTCCTGCACCTGGAGTATACCCACGGTCTTGTCCTGCGCGTTTCGCATGTCTGCTTTCAGGTTGTAGCTCCACGACGTTCATCGGTTCCGTGGGAGTCACCGTTGTACCTGCAGGTCCTGTGTAGTAAATGTCCTCGTATTGTTCGCGGATGGTCGTTTCAGGCACGAATTCAGGACGCATTTCTCCTCCCGGCTGCACAACACCTGTTGCTCCAGGAGGTGTAATATATCTGTTTACCAGACCACGCTGGGACTCGAGAGTCATACTACACATATTCTCGGTGACATAACTTCCGGTTCCGTCGCGTTCGCCGTTAGGGTTAATGATAGGTTCTGTATCACCGTCTCCAGTGCGAGGACGGCCGCGAGTTTGGTCGACATATCTTGCTTGCATAGCGCTGACGTCTGCTTCGGCAACACCTTCGTAATTTTTTTCGTACGGTCTGAGACCCGAGTAACCACGAGGTTGTCTGCCATACTGCGTAGACGCCAAAATAGCTCCGTTGGGCGTCGCTTCCGGAGGGCGGTCCTCGTAATCGAGCACCAGCGCGCCAGGGTTGTGATTGACACTTGCAATCTGTTGAATTTCCCCCTTTCCACCCGTAGTTGTTCCACCCGGGACAAGTCGCCCCGGAAGTTGGGTGAGTTTGTACTCGTTGATGTTGAGCGGGAGCTGTCTGTAGAACTGGTGGAAGCCTCCGGTCGCTGCGACTTCGGGGCCGACGCCGAGACCTGGGCCGACACGTAGCTGTTCAGCGGGGAGAACATTATTGTATTGATGGCTGTTGACAGAGCGCGCCTTTAGCAATTCTGTATCACCCGGGGCATTTCCCACGGTACCATCGGATGTTACTCTGCCCTGGGGAGTCATTCCGAACATATTGGCTGCTTCTACTTTATGCTTGTATGTCCCGGAAACTGAATGCCCGTCTAACATACCACCGGTGAACAGCTCCATTTTACGTTGCTTGTAATCCGTGTTCGTGTTCATAGATTTTCCACTCGTGAAGTAAGGCATCACCTCCGACGGACGCATGTTAGGGGTTATTATCCCAGATTCTTTCGGTACCTGTGCCTTTTTCCAACGTTTCTCAGCCTTCTTGCGATATTTTCGTACCATATCTGTGGGTTTCACATCGTAGTCTTCGTCGAGACCTTGGCCAGAACCAAGTGCGTCTGCGTAACTGTTTCTATCAGGTCTCGCCTCACGACCTTGTTGTGAATTGAAAAGACCGTACCCAATTATGCTAGCGATCGCGAGTAACTCTGCCATTTATCTATACTATTCGTATATAAAAATAAATTAAATTTTACCCCTGTCATTTGTATGATATCACAAGTCATACGAATGAAGTAAAATACATAAAAAATCAACGAATAACTCTTTGGAACTTGGTCATAGTGTCAGTGTACGAGTTATCCAAGATCCTCTGATTGTAATCAACTGGAGCAGCGGTCATCTTTGCGTTAGCATCGCCGGTGACATTCAATTTTACCTTCGGCATCACGGGGGGCTTCACGTAATACACAGTGAGCGCGTTAATAGTTTTTTCGACTTCCTTCGCGTTCTTCTGGAGGAACGCGCGGTATTCGGAATCTTCGGGGGTCTTGAATTTACCTTCGAGGTAGTTGTTGTATAGACCACTAGACACATAATTTGTAAACGACCTTCCATCGCTCATGGACGGCATTATTCTAGACATTGTATTGTTATTTATACTGAGTATATATATTTTTATATGCGACATTTCGTATCGACAAAAATATAATTGAAGTATAAAGACATTTGGCAATGAAATGGGATGACGCGAAACTGTGCATAGCCTTTGATAGACTAGACCTTTTTCGTCGCTCACCAGACGTTCTCAGACAGTACAATGAATACAGACAAAACCTTGACGATAATGGTATAAACATCCGAGACGTTATACTGAATAAAATGAGAAAAAGACCCGTCAAATGGTTGAGAAACGACTATCCTTACAATGTAGAAGACACACGGCATTACCTGATATGGAGTATGACGCCGTTGGACAACGACCTCGTACGAGACTTTGCAGATAAATACACCGGGGGGAGGGAATACCTGACGTTCGTGAACCCGATACATCTGAAATCGATACCAGACATCTGGCACGCTCACGTCCTTGTCAAAATGTAAGAACGTAATATTCTTCTGACCTTTTTAGACATAGAATAAATATCTAAAAACGTTTGTATGTTTATTTTTATACTTACCTAATTATGTTAATAATGACAATAATGACAAACTATTTAACCGAACAAGGGGCGCTGGTAAATATTGGGGTCAATCGAACTCATGCTCCACGGGCCCACGTCAGCCTTGGGAATAATGGGGTCAGCGCGGAGATCGTAGTTCGCGTTCTTCAGAGAGCTGCCCTGGGTGTTGACACCGATCCATTGTGTGGCGGTGAGGAAGTTCTGTGCTTGTAGGTTTTTGGGTGCGAACTGTGCGAAATCTGCTGCCTCCGGGCTAGGCTTGGGCAGCAGCTGGGAAGAGGGGGTCAGCATGGGCATCATGGGTTGCTGAACCTTGGGGACATCATTTTCCATATCTGCGGAGTCATCGTATGGCTCGTCTTCTGCGTCCTCGATGTCGTCGCCTTCTTGGACGTACACATCATCATCTTCACCATCGTACATATCATCTTCTTCGCCAGTGTAGATGTCGTCATCTTCGGCATCTGTTTCGGGGTAGTAAATATCATCGTCTTCGGCATCGTATTCACTGCCTTCCGCACTGTTCATGTATTTTTCGTAAGGGTTTTGAATTTTAAGAGGGTTCACTTTGGTCTTATTCATACTCTCCCACAACTTGTAAACAAGGAAAACAACGGCTAAAATTGCCACTATTTTGACGATCATGTGCATATCCATCCTAGTTATTATTAATATAGATAAATAATATTATTTTATTCAAAAAAACGAAAAAAATGACAATTATACGAAATCTCCCGAGAAACTCGACACATTCGTGCGCTTTTCACGAGAAGCGTTAATCACGCATTTCGGGATCTTCGTGGTCTGAACCTGTGTGAGAGTAAACATCGCACCAAACTCGAGCTTACCAAAACATATACCACCCAGTTCGAGAATGCAACGCGCTCCGACGGGTGTTTTGAAGTTGTTTTCGATGTAGTTTCCTTCGTCGTCAAAAGAAGTGAGCTCTTCGGAAACTTTTACCTTAAGGTCGTATTCGTTCATAAATGACTTGAACCCGTCTGTTATAATTTCATCCGTCAATTCTGTCCTGAACCAAGTGCTCTTGTTAACAAACGCGGCGTTTAGAATCGTCTGCTCAATGTCCTTCACGAACGTAGCGAACCCCTTGGTGATTTTAAGAGTTACAGACCCGCTATTAAGAGGTTCTGTCAGCTTAAATACCGGTGTCTGGACGATAAGCGGGGTTTTGAAAGGTACGAAATACACCCCGCCTTGTTTCTTCATTTTCAAGAAATTATCTGCCAATGAAACGGGGTTTGCATCGGTGAAATACAAAACCTCCTGCTCGTCATTTTCACAGTTTTCGGTAAGATTCTCAGATGGTGAAACTGGAGTGGGTGCTGAAGTAGGTGAGACGTTTATTTGTTCTGATTCTACTGTATCAGAGACAATAATCTCGTCCTTATATTCGAGTGAATTTTCATTTTCAGATTCGTCTTTAATTGTTCCGCCTGGTGAGGATTCCTCAGGAAGTTTTTCATCATTATCAATATCTGAAGCCTCGGGTTCAGCCTCAGCTTCGGGTTCAGCCTCAGCCTTAGCTTCGGGTTCAGCCTTAGCTTCGGGTTCAGCTTCGATTTTTTTTGCATATTCTTCGTCCACATTATTTTCCTCGGTTGAATCGGACATTATAGAAATGTTATCGACTTCGGTTTCTTCGATTACAGGGAGCGCGTCAATGTTCATCTTGCCAAAGTGAAGGCTTAGAGGTCCTGGGGATGGCTCGACCATTGTTATTTTACTATCTTAAAATCTTTAAGCTTATTTTACACAAACTTTAATATTTTATATATATAAAGGATGTCGGAAAAAAAAAGCACGTCTTCCCGTTTAAGTCAGGGAAGTAGCGGAGGCAGCCCTTACAGAAGTCGTTCAAAGAGTCCGTCGTTCAAAAGAAGTGTGGTGAGAAAACCAAAAGGTATAAAGCCACTCCCAGCGAGACGTAGATTTGCGAAATCCCCTGTTACGAAAACACCTTCTAAAACAACCGACAAAGAGACCATACCTCAACCCAAAGACCACACGTTTGCTCAGGGAGAAACCGTGATCGTGTACTTTGATGATAGAGCAAAAAAAATAGTAGGGGTCTACCCTTGGAAATCAGGAAACCCTCCGTTGAGTAAAGTTTCTACATATGGTAAGATCATCCAGGCGTCAACTTCGCAAGCGACCGTCGCGTTCCAAAGACCGAGTGGCTCATTCAGCGCAAGGTTGAAAGGGACCACTCCGATGTCTGTAAACGGCGGAGTCCCTCTGTTCGCCTTGTTGAATACAAATTTCGTTCCGACGGAAGTTGAACGGTTTCAAACAAAGTCTACCGCCAGTGTAGGGGATTACATAAAGGTGTATTTTGATCCTATTTCCGGAGAAGCGGTAGACGGACCCACGATGTACTCCGTACAAGGGAAAATAGTGAAGCCCGGTATAGTTGAAGCTCCTAAACCCGAAATAAAAACCGTAGTCGTCAAGGGAAATTTACCGGTAGGAAAACGTGTCGAACTCTTCGTGGATAACGGTAAAACGTCCTTAAAAAAAATGAGCGAAGCGTCCGTTAGAGTTCCGGGGACCGTTTTATCTTCTAAAGATGGTATCTCCACTCTGAGTTATATGATGCCTATGAAAACCGCGGGTCAATATGTCAAACGTTACTCACCAACTAACGTGACTGGAAAACTTGTAACGGACCCACGGTTTGTGAGGAGACTCTCACCAGAGCAACAGAGACAGATAGCCATGTACAAACCACCTACACCCCCCTTATGCGTTGCAGAAACTTTCAATCCAAGAGCAAGCAACAACTGCTTTATTAAAGGTATGGAAGAACGACTCAAACCAATCGTTCAGCTCAAAGGCAAGTTCAAAGGGACGGCAGGGTCTGGGAGTGGAAATCCCTTCTGTGACTTTGGCAATCCCAAAATACAGGCGCATCAGATGGCAGTCTACGAATACGCGCGTATCCTCGCGAGCAGATCTCCGAAAGAAATTGGAGGTATTCGCGGCATGCTGTGCTATCATAGCGTAGGTAGTGGCAAAACGGCAACTTCGATGGGTATCGCCCTTGCCTTTTGGAACACGAAACGTAACATCGTTCTTGCAACAACACCCGAGAACAACAATGACAACAATGCCAGTGTATACGCGGAAAATTTGTTCAAGTTCTACCCCGAGCAGGTAAAGATGGTGTTCAAAGACAGGCCTCTTCCTGAATTCACGAGACCGCCGTTCACTCGCCAGGTATCCGCCTTCGGAACGACTATGTCTGCGGGAGATGCCCTCAAGGCATGGTGTTCCGACAAGAAAAACATAACTCCCGTGTCGGCCAGAATAAAAACGTATAGTTTCACGACTCTCGCGTCTGCCCTTGGGTTTCAGGGGGCGGGGGCTGTAGGCAGAGGCGCACCCGATGGCGAACAACTCTTAATGGGTAAACATGGGAGAATACACCCCGCCTCCAAAAAAGGAGATAGCAAGGCGATAGGCAGCGTGCTTATCATGGACGAAGTGCAATCTCTGTTCAAACCGAGCGGGAATAGCCAGGATTACATCAAAGCGGCGAATTGGTTGCGCACAGAGCTCACACAGGCAAAATACAAGAGATATATGTACGTGTTTGCCCTTACGGGTACGCCAGGTGGCAGCGTGAAAGATATTCTTTCCGTGGTGAACTTCGTCAGACCGCTTAATGTCCCCAGGATTAAACCCCAGGATCTTAACAGACACCCAGATTGGCTCAAAGGGTACATAAGTTATGTAGAACTGCGGGGAGATACGACTGTGTACGGAAAGAAGAACGTTAGAAACATCTTTTCGGAAATGGACCCGAAGTATTACGCAGGCTTCTTAAAATCCGTGAAAACCCTCACGGATAAAGACCTGAATGCGGAGAAGCGCCCCGGTTTCATGAAAAAGGCAATCGGTGCTGGCGATGCGCTAACCACGCAAGAAGCTATCAAGGGTGTTTATACACCAGAAGAAATAGAAAGACTCATGCGGCGAGACATGACTGGCGGGGTTCCTGCGGCTATAAAATTCGGGCCTAAGTTGAGCATATTATCACCAAAACTGCGAGATGTGATCAAACGAGTTCTCTCCGCGAGCGGGAAACAGTACATATACGTGATAAACCCAGCAACTGCGTTCACCCTTATGGCAATGTTCGACGCGATCGGGTTCTCCGGGGTTCACCCTAAGAACCCAGCGGCGAGTATGTCCTCTGTGGGTAAGAGATACGTGTTTTACAAGACGGGAAGTTACACATACAAAGGTAAGAAGTTCGAGGTGGATAAGAAAGAACTAAATGGTATAAAGAAAGCGCTTGCATCACCTGCGAATATCAACGGAGACTATATTAAAATACTTATAGCAACTGGAACTTTCTACCAGGGGCTCGACACACCCGGGTTGACAGGAGTTCATATAGTAGACCCATTGCATGACACGTCAGCAGATATTCAAGCGGTCGGCCGTGCCCTGCGTATGTGCGGTCACAGGATATCAAAATCGAAAGAAGCGAACGTTTTTAGATACTTTTCCACCGTGCCAAGGACATTTGCACATGACGGTATTTCCAAATCCGCACTCCCGGGGCTCGAGCGCCTTGCAAAAAAGATACTTTCTTTGAATTTATCTGCGGATATGTCTTCTGTTAACGGTCCTCCGGGTAAATTACCCCCCGGTGTTAATAGTTATGTCTTCGCGGATGCCGTTCGTAGAGGAACGCCAGTCGTGCAAACGGAAAACCTCTTGAAGGCGATGGCAGTGGATTGTCAAGTCTTTAAGAGTGTCTTCCATTCAAACCAAAACTTCCAATGCGGTAAACCAGTATTCGTTAACGTCGAATCTTCAAAGTCCCCCAGAACACCCGCGAAAAGGACGAAATCAGGCCTGATAGAACTAAGTCCCCTTAAAAAAGTTAGATCTGGATCGAAATCTAAATCGGGGTCAAGGTCGGGGTCAAGGTCGGGAACTAAAATGAGACAACTGCCAAGATATTCCGGTGGGAGGGAAAGGTATGGCACGGCAACACAGTCATCACCCATGATAAAAGACGGAAGAACAATTCAAAGCGCACCTGTTAGAAAAATGTCTACCGGATCAAGAAGTGCATCGGGAAGGCCGTTATCAGGGAGTTCAAGAAGTTCGTCGGGAAGACCGTTATCAGGAAGTTCAACAGGCACGTCAGGAAGTTCAAGAAGTTCAGGAAGTTCAAGAAGTCCAAGAAGTTCATCAGGAAGACCATTATCAGGAAGTTCAAGAGGCACGCCAGGAAGTTCCGGTAGTTCAAAGACGTTAACATTCGGGTCACCTGTGTATTCGTCGAATCGGTCTTCGGGGTCATCCGCTGCGAGATCAACCACGGGTCGGTCGTCTTCTAGTACAGTGACATTACCGTCTAGACGTTCAATGAGCGCATAATTTCATTTGACCACGGATTGACGAGGGTATAAATATTCTTAATTATTAACATTAACCACCAAACATTCATTTCAAAGAAACATAATGATTACCGCAAAAACATTTTCTGGCTGCCGTCGGTGTATGACGTGTAATGTGGTTAGATACAATCGCGAAGTTATTTCATGGCCCGGTTTCGTAGATCCGGAGGCGTATTTTGCAATAAAAAGATTTCGCATGAAGATGGTGAATATAGAATCTTCATGCTGGATGGAAAAAAATCCACAGAAAAACGAACTTGCAGAAAGAAGAAACGTAAACTTAGTTGTGCGTATACCGGACGTTCTTGGCACGGGGCTCGGTAATAGTGAGTGCGTTAGTCTTGGAGTTATTGAAGTAACACAAAGTAGCGAAATTTCAGTCAAAACGGCAGATATCAAAGACACCCAGGTGCCAGAATATATGAAAATGTCATATACAGACACTCGGAAGATTCAGGAGATAGAAACACCGAAAGTCCAGATTTCAACTTGGTTTTCGCGTTTCTCGTGTTTCTCGTGTTTTATTTGACATAGTTATGTAAAAATATAAATATACTTCCAGTTTTGTCCCCGGAGTTGACAACAAATAAATCAACATACTTTATATATATATATTTGATTTAATTTCATCAAATATACATAAATTAAATGACTGAATATTATGATTTGAACGATTTGAACGATGCAATTATTTTTTGTAACAAAGAAACCGTGAGAAAATTATTGAATACAGGAGCAGATATAAATATTCAAAATAAATATGGCAGAACTCCTTTACATCATGTTATTTGGAAACGAGAACAAACACTCGCGGATGAGTTGATACGACTTGGGGCCAAACTGGATATCCAAGATGAAAATGGAGATACTGCTTTGCATGTAGCAATTGAATGTGAAGAAGCCGAAATCGTGAGAAAATTATTGGGTGCAGGGGCAGATATAAATATTCAAAATAAATATGGCAGAACTCCTTTACATCATGTTATTTTGGAACGAGAACAAACACTCGCGGATGAGTTGATACGACTTGGGGCAAAACTGGATATTCAAGAGGAATATGGAGAGACTGCTTTGCATTTTGCGGTTTGTTGTGAAGAAGCCGAAATCGTGAGAAAATTATTGGATGCAGGAGCAGATATAAATATCCAAGATAAACATGGCAGAACTCCTTTACATGTAGCTGCTGGTGGAGACAACTCATCGCTCGTAGACGAGTTGATACTACGTGGGGCCAGAACAGATATCCAAAATGAAAATGGAGACATACCATTTTTTATTGCTCTAAAAAAAGAAGAATTTATCATCAACATAGATATTATAAAATCTCTCATGTCTATAAAATCATGGTTTCATAAAGATGATGATGGAAGAATGACTATAGATATAGTGGAATCTTATGTTGCTCGTCGACTATTACCGAAAGCACTACAAATCGACCCTTCTTTGTGTGTTTTTAAAGATTGTATCGCTCTTTTGAGTTACAATAGTCGTAAAAACGTGCGAAAGACACTAATCATTCTCAATCGATTACAGATCCCGACATGTTTGTTTCCACTCATAATTGCCAATGCATGGAGTTTGGATATGCAGTAGTAACGTGGATTTTGAGAGACAACGCCGCAATGTGTGCAATAACAACTTTGGGAAACATCACAAGATGAATACCAAAAGTCAAAGATAATCAAAGATAAACATATGTAGCATCATCATTTTCTTACACACTTTCCCTTGTTTCCATCCCAAACCCAGCCTTTGCCTGTGTCACAGATGCATGCTTTTCCATCCCACCACAAACCATTATCATAATCACACTGACAGCGATCTCCGCGCCATTTTTGGAATCTAGGACAAGGTTTTGGGTTGAATTTCAGCACTGGTGTTGAAGCAGTACGCCCGTCATGTTTGTTGCGACATCTCTTTGTTTTGCTATCCCATTTTAACCCCCTGGATTTGTCACATACGCATTTTGACCCGTTCCATGTTTTTCCTTGATTTCCATCACACACGCAGTTTCCATCCTTCGCAACTCTCCCGCCAGTGCATGTGAACAGTCTTCCCTTATCGTCTTTCGCACGATATGTATTGTACCAACTCATCTGTTTTTCGCATTTTCCTTCGTGCTTACCCTTTTTTACCTCTTTCGTGTGTGGAGGACACTGCCCGCCATCTTTCTTCACAAATTTACTACCCGTTTTTTTCTGATATTTCTTTCCACCCTTGTCATATTCATAATCGTAAAATGTTTCTTTTACATCGGTATCATCATCATCATCAACGGCATTGATCCCGTCAACGAAACCTATATCATACCCTTCATCGATTGCTTCTTTAGTCGATGGGCAAACGCATTTGGTATCTTTTTTAAAATACAAAAAATATATGGCGATCACGACGAGGAGTGCAAGACCGAAGAATATCGTTGTTTTATGCATTATAAATATACTAATATTTTTTTTTAAATTTTATAGAAATTTCGAGCCTTTGGGTCGTTATACTCGAACTTCACTTTAGAGAACAGACACATATACGATACTTTCTTTGCCACTCGTGTATGATCAATCTTCTGGTGGCTCTGACCGTTATTCTTCGTATTCCAGGCATAGTTATAACTTCCAAGAAGCCGTGTCTCCCACATAAGACCCATGAGGTCAGCCTTTGCGCGAGTTATTTCGGTTAGATTAGCATGGGGGACGATGTACCGAATACGGCGATGAATAAACAAACCATTGTCAAGTGATGTTTTCATCAAGTGATAGATGTGATTAGCAGGTTTCAGTACGATGTTGCTATCAATGTACTGACCGTGCCTCTGCTTCATGTTCACCGTTTGACCAAGATAAACCTTGTGACGCTTCCCACCGGTGGGAGACAAACTCACTGCAAACTCATACACAGCAGGGATTTCGAGAAGTTTGCTGTTGCTGTTGTCAATTCGCTCATTGAAAGAGGGTCCGCAGTCGGAGGGAACCGCAAATAGGTCCCATTTTGCACCGCGGAAAAACTTCCGATACTTCGAAAAATAACTCGGAGAAATCTTCTCACGGGGATAGAAGTCAAAGGGGGCGATTGAGTAATTGGCAGACATTGTTGGTTGTTTTATTTTTTGATATTGTGATGGGTGAAATTGTATTTATATACATTTACATTTAAATGACAAATGACAAATTATATAATGTCTCATTTTTCACACATCGCGTAATATCCGAACATACGATTTTATTAATTTAAAAATCATTATATATATAAATATAAAAAATATGGATCCCACGAGAAATCTTCGTGGCAGCGATGTTCCAGTGTATAATGAAGACTACATGTTTTTTGCAAAACCAAATGAAGTTGGTTTACAAGGAAGACAGGGTTTTTTTACAAATACGAATACGGTGACTAATACATATAACCATGTGTACACTCCTCCCGGGGGATATACAGGTGGAAAATTTGTCAAGGATGTGTATACTTCGGATTTAATAATTGACGCAAAGGACGAGAAGGCCGATAAACTCCCACTTGACGAACGAGTTGATGGTACGTTTTCCGAGGGCACTCTCGTTCAATTGTTGTCGCGCGGGCCACAGGACGTGTTTCTCACGTACAATCCTAATATTTCACTATTCAAGAGGAAATACAAACGATACACAAACTTCGCGATAGAAAATTTTGAGGAAAGGTTTAGCACTACCGTCCAATTCGGTACGCGGAATATTTGTCAGCTATCTAAGAACGGGGATCTCGTAGGTAACATGTGCTTTAGATTCACTCTTCCGAATCTAGGAATAGCGGGGGGAACGTGGGCTCCGACTATAGGATACCGAATATTTTCTACTATCCGGATGCGAATAGGAGACACGATCGTCCAGGGGCACGACAGAGTGTGGTATGACATCGACGATAAGATGTTCTGTGACAGTACCAAGATTCTAGGTCTGAACGAACTCATAAAGAGAGATGTCCCGTTGTCAACGGATCAGGAATGGGAAGTGATCGTCCCGTTGAAATTTTTTTGCTGTAAACGAAACACGGGAAAGCAACAATTTTTACCGATTTTGAATATGAACACGAATATAAACGTGTATCTAGAATTTAACTTAAGCCCGTTAAGTTCGTTGGTCACGCTACCCACGGGTTCGACACTTCCCGATATACAATCGTTAGACGCAACCGTGTGGGTGGACTACTTATTTTTGGATGACACGGAAAAGTATCGGTTCGCTCAAGACCCGTGCGTCTATCTGATAGAACAGACATTTTCCGCAGAGTCTCTGTCATACGCTACGACGACGAACGGTCAAACATATAATAAAAAGGATGTGTACATCGAACTGAGGGAACTCAACAAACCCACGAAATACGTTGAAATAATTGCGTATCGACAAGGAGATTTGGGTTTCAATTACATTGATATCATCCAGAAATCCACGTTTTATTTAAATAGCGATGAACAATTCCAATCACGTTCCGGAGAATATTTCACCCTTGTACAACCATATCAGCATTTCAAACGTTCGGACCCAGCGAGCAACGTGTCAACATTTTCTTTCGCTCTCGACGCAGGCAGTTTCCAGCCGAATGGATACCTCAATTTTGCTCCGTATGTCAGAACCAAATTCGCATTCGACATAAATCCGCAAACCGAACCGACTGTGATAAGGTTGTTCGCCGTGTGTCTGAACTGGATAAAGTTCGAGTCGGGAATGTGCAAATTACTTTTCAATTAATTTATTTGGTAATAGTATAACCAATGGACAAAAAAATCTACTTGGCATTGGCAGTAATTGCAGTAGTCGCTCTTCTGTTTTTCTGGTTCCGTATAAAAAAGCAGAAAAAGGAGAAAATGAGTATCGAACAAGTGTACCACTTTGACGTTGTTGACAAGGCTCTTGGCGGTGACGGGAAATTATCCGACCCAATAAACCAGAGCGGTTGATCGTCGTATCCGAATGTCTTTAAATATGTCGTTTTTCATATCACCATATATATGTATGAAAAATGAATTACTTTCGTATAACTTACTTTGGGAAATTGCAACCCTTTATTGAACTGTCCCACACGAGGCCAGACGCACAGGGCATTTTGGTCGCGGCATTACGTCCGGGTTCACATTGATAGAAGAATGGTTCTCCATTAGTACCGAACGGATCCGTAGCTGTCCCGTTGCATTTAGGATTTCCACCCGTATTCTCCCCGGGAGGTGGGACGAGATTAGACCCATCTTTTGGCCAGTCACAAACATTATTGGTGGAGTTCCATACAGTCCCCTTGGCACAAGGCATCTTAGTAGGGTTGACCCTTCCAGGTTCACATTGATAGAAGAACGATTCTCCGTCGTTTCCAAATGGTTCGCCTCCTTCTTTACCGCTACATTTTCCGGCGGGTTTCGGTGCGGGTTTCGGTGCGGGTTTCGGTGCGGGTTTCGGCGCGGGTTTCGGCGCGGGTTTCGGCGCGGGTTTTGGTGCGGGTTTCGGCGCGGGTTTCGGCGCGGGTGTAGGACCCGGAGATCCTTTAGAAACCGATACAAACGTATATGGCGATGCCGCCTTTATCGTGACATTCACGTTATCAAATAGCTTGAACCCGTGTTTTGTTTTCACGACAGTGGGTTCGACCGTCATACCGTCTGGTCTCACGTATCGTATTACTGTTTTATCTACAGAGATAACATTAGCAACTTGCCCAGGAACCACTACATTTCCCACTGGTGGTTTAGGGGCTGGTTTAGGGGCTGGCTTAGGAGATGGTTTGGGGGTCGGTATCACCGTTTTTTTCATGCACCCGAACCCGTCACTTACCCACCCCTTGGCAGTATCGCAAACACAGTCTTTTCCTGACATCACATACCCCTTGGAAGCGTCGCAAATGCATTTATTTCCCGATAAGATCTGATTTTTTGAACACGTGGTTGATTTTACACATTTGGAACCGTCCCACGACCACCCGTTATCATAGTCGCATACGCAATCACCGTCCTTCGAAATTACTCCCTTTGCGGGATCGCATATACATTTACCATTTTCGTCTTTTTTCTGGAATTGTGTGCAAACTACAGGAGGTGCTAATGGTTTTATAGGTCCGAGATTATCCATGCATTTTTTGTCACGTGCACATTGTTTTTCACCATCCTCTGTAGTCCAGTTACGACCCGTGTCAATAGTCCCCTCTGGACATACCCAAGTGCCATCCTTTTCGACCCGTACCAAGTACTCGCACCCACTTCCAGGTTTTAGCACAGGTGCCCCGGAGTCTGGACATTCTTTGGTTCTACACTGCTTTTCGCCATCTTCATGTGCCCATGTTCTCCCAGTGTCGATGTATCCTTGAGGACAGGACCATGTATCACCATCTGGTATCCTCAATGTGTATTTACACGTTTCTTTTACTTTCATGGCATCTGCACAAGTCTGAGTATAAGCACATTGTTTCTCTCCGTTGTCGTTTTCCCATCCCCTTCCGGTGTCGATCGTTCCCTCTGGACATACCCAAGTTCCCTTCCCATCTTTGTCGATACGAGTTGTATAACTACATTCGTCCTTTTTGAAAAGAAGCCAGTAAATTCCATAAATAATAAGAATGATCAATGCTATAAAAAGACCTATCACACCGACCTTTCTGAGCGAGAACCCGGTTCCTGCACCAACGAGTTTGGTATATATGCCTCCCAAGAACGTTGTTTTTACCGCGGTATCCGCTGCGTTCGAAAAGTTTTCCCCAAAGTTTTCCCCAAAGTTTTCCCCAAAGTTTTCAAAGTTACCGCCTAGGTTTTCTACGTTAGTTCCCATATTATTTCCAATTGAGTTTACATTATCGCCAACATTATTTAAAATGTCATTGAAAAAGTTATTTTCTGTTATTTTACTAGCCATTTACTAATAATAAACATTATTTTAATTAATTTAAGTCAACCATACACTTACGTTTATATTTGAATAATTTAATGTCTATGTAGATTAAATATGTCATACAGTATTTCCCAATTTGATCCAAAATCTGTGAAAGATGGAGCCATAGTTGGGGTGGTAGGGAGGCGTGGTTCTGGTAAGTCGGTCATTATCAAAGATCTGTTGTACTACAAAAGAAATGCTCTACCCATCGGGCTTATAATGTCCGGGACAGAAGCAGGTAATGGTTATTTCTCTTCTTTTGTCCCAGAAATATTCGTCTACGATGACTTCAATAAAGAAGCCCTTGAAAAATTATTAGAAAGACAGAAAAAGGCCGCGAAGAAAGGTAATATGTCTAAAGTTTTCGTGGTGTTAGACGACTTGGCATTCGACACGTCTATTATGAAACAGCCCGTAATGCGTTACATTTTTATGAACGGGAGACATTTGAACATATTTCTTATTTTTTCAAGTCAGTACGTAGCCGATCTGGGACCCCCCGCTATTCGAGCGAATATAGATATCCTGCTGGTGTGCAGAGAAGCAATACAGGCGAACAGATGGAGACTGTATAATATGTTTTTTGGTTGTTTCCCGAGCTTTGAAGATTTTAATAAAGTGTTAAACGCTTGTACAGAAAATTATGGAGTTTTGGTCTTAGACAATACAAAGCTCAGTAACGACCCCCAAGATTGTGTCTTCCACTTTAAGGCGTCTATGCGGGACAATTTTCGAATGGGGGCGAGGGCGTTCTGGAAGTTTTCGAAAGAACGAAAGAGGAACGATTCCGACGACGAGGAAGACAATAACGGTGTGAAGTTGTTGAAACGTAAATAAATTCGTATCGACAAAAAATAATTTGATAGAGTATAATGATCAGGGAAATTACATACGCACTTTATTTTTCATTGGCAACAGGTGTCGTTGGAATATTTATTTTTAACGATATTCCGACAAAGACGGCGTTTTTGAAATCATTTTCGTTAGGGATGCTGGTATACCTTTTATTGAGTGTATCGGGCGTCTTGACCCATTATTCGAATAATACGTGCGGGCACGAAAAATATTCGATAATTTTATGATATGATATATAATGACTAATATTCCAAACGAAGACACATCATTATTTGATTCATTTGAAGACCTCAAAAATGTTCTTGCATTCTACTCGTCTATAATAGGGAACACGTCGAATGAAGAACAAACATATTTATTTGCTCTCCTTAAAAAAGCCGTGGCGAGGATAGACCCAAAGTTCACATTCGATCATGACAAACCACCAACAGCGTACGAAATATTTCTTATTGTCGAAAAACTAAACAACACGCTTCCATCGCTTCCATGTGAAACGTTTGATTCTCCGGATGGATACTATGATTCTACCATGGAATTTACAATATGGGACCCTTTGAATCCCGTGGATGACACGAACCAATATCCCGATATAGATTGCGTATATACGAAAACTAAACAACACGATTCCATCGATTCCATATGAAACGTTTGATCCCCCGGATGAATACTATGATTCTACCATGGAATGTATCCATATCATTTCCTTCTGTTACGCAGTTGTTCACAGTTTAAGAAATCGCCACGGGCGCCTGAGTATATAATACATTGTTTTTTATTGTACATTGTGAAAATTCGGGGGATGTTGATACACATGTCACAGGAGCCGAACATGAAATAATATTATCAGATATCGTCATAGAATCACCTGCATCGGTCACGTCGATCCCTAGAACTGTGATGTTTCTCAAAACATTGTTCCTAATAATTTGAAGGCGAGCAACACCATCAATAGTTTGACCTGATCTGATACCCGTATTTGCATAGTTGATGAAATTTCCATTAATTTTGGAGGTGAAACAATCACACATCCATATCCCAACAACATATCCCAACGAACCAGTCCCAGAAGTCATGTAATTATCGGATACAACACTCTCAATGCAATATGTCATGTAAATCCCATACCTGTTACCGGTCGCTCGAGGGTTGTACATATGATTTCCTGTAACGACTACACCTCTGCATTTGTCAAGTTGGATGTCTTGTGCATTTGTCTCCACCGTTCCGTCATACGCATTCGACCCGGTACGATAAAATGAGTTGTCAATAATGGTTCCATTACATACCCATGATGTTGATTGTCCATTATAACTTATACCAGTCGTCTTGCAATCTATAAACGTGTTTCTTGTAATTGCCCATGTATAAGGACCCGTCCTCCCGGCGTACGCAAAGTAACCGAAATTTATCCCATTCTTACATGCTTTAAATGTATTTGCTGACACAATGATATTATTAGTGAAAACGGTCTGAGAATCGATTTCTTCAGGCCCGGCGCCAACACCCAAACTGCATTTATATATTTCATTATTAATAATGCTCCCTGACGCGTTATTAGTCATTACCACCGCACCACCCCCCCCGTTTACAAGAATGTTGTCTGAGACGTTGTAGACTCCTGTATTACAATTAATAATATCTCCCCCACACCCATCAACAAAATTACCTTCGATTCTCGCGTTCGACCCGTTGATTTGCATGGCAGAGTATCGTTGACCATCCCCTGTTGGGATGTTAATGAATTTGCATTTTCGTATTTCTAGTTGCCCGTATGAAGTACCAGGGGGGAAAAAGATAGCAGCCGAAGCCCCCTCTGGACTTCCCGCGCACGTGATACCAGTACAGTCAAAGACGACATCTGAGATATCAAAACCTCCTGCCCCCACTCCCGATGCACGTATAATGTAATTTGTGTTAGATGCCGCCTTTATGGTCGCTCCATGACCAACGAGTGTCACACGTGCAGTCAGTGTGATTTGAGAAACATTATACACCGCCCCTGGTGTGAGATGGACCTCACCCGGTCGTGAAAACAGCATATTGAAGATCGGCGTGTCATCATGCACACCGTCACCAACCGCCCCAAAATCCCCAGGGGAAATGCGTTCACGGAGTTTACTACTTGTATTTTCCATTAAGGATTCTGTGGTAGCAGTGGGAGAGATTGTTAAATGGTTATTTACAACGGCGTCCCTTGAAAGAAATGTCGCCATTGTTTCGTGTTTTTAAAAAAATTAGAATCTAACAAATTTTACACAAAATAACAATTTAACAATTGTATACATATAACGATAGGATGAAACAACCAAAGTCTGTAGAAGCTCGTCTCAAGGAAGTAATTGAGTTTCGTAAAAATTTTGATGAACTAGGTCTGCCAAAGGAGCATCCTCAGATCGCAGAACTATTAGAAAAATTGAACGAGTTTGTCCGTGGACAAGGGTTTTCAGGTCATGTAGACCTGAGTGATTTTGGTCGCACTGCAGTTTGTAAACTTTCTTTACAAGCTCACTGTGTATCTAAGATCGTTCTACGCGCGATTAATAATTAATCACAGTTTACTTTCTACTGCAGTTACAGTTTAATGTACAACTCTTGCACCTATTGCATTTATTGTTTAATACAACGTACATCATCACAAAAAGCACAGCGACAGACACGGCGATAGTTACTTTATGCATTATTTATATAGTATACAAACATTTAAATTTTGAACACAAGTGCCACGATGGTTATCAGTACAAGATAGTAAAAATACGTGTTATCGGAATTTGCGTATACGTTCGTGCTTGTGTAAGCATTCTTAAAAAATAGAAAATCGTTCATCTTTTCAAACATCTGTTCTTGAATTTCGTCTACATCAGGAGAGTCATATTTCGTAAAGTTTACGACATTATTGTTAAACACGAGTTCTATCCTTTCGTCGATACGAAGGTTGAAACGCGTCTGATTAATTTTGATGGCCTCATTACGTTTATTATACGAGTCGAGAATAGCCTTTGAAATAGTATCGTCACGCTCTGCAAAATGTTTGTTGATAAGAGTATGCTGGTCAATTCTATGGCGAAGGTCCAGGTATAATTTTGCGGTTTCGTATGCGGTATGCTGGTGGATCTGCCTCTGCAGCTGTTGCATAAGCGCGGTTTGAATATGAGAACCCATTTGTATATTTCTATATATGTAGGATTTTAATACAATTATGTGTTGATACAACACTTACCAACCCACGATTCGCGGAGCTAAAAGTGTCGCTGCTTTAAGTCCTAGACCTGAGAGTGCCGCGATCGCCAATTTATCCGAGAAAGAATCGGAAATCATACGGGCAGCCATCGAAATGAATAAGAACACAATTGCGAACTTGAGTATGTTGCCTAAGTCTGGCACCTGACCGCCCACAAGGAATATTATGGAAGAATATGCCATCAATAAGAATAACGTTTCGATCATGGCTTGCTTACCACACCCTATGGGGTTGAGTCTACACCACGAGGTAGTGTTGTTGAGGAAATTATTGAGAAGCGGCTGATCCATTTTCCTGGAGAATTTTTTTTCCAGATCGTTTATCTTCTCCATTTATTATACATAATAAAATTATCTTGTATCGACAGATTCGTTATTTAGTGATATTGTATTGTATACACACGAATGAACATACACCTTCCTTACGAAAAGAACGTCGGGTGTATACAAACTTTGAGAGGGTTTCCAAGTAGAGTTAACATTGGTCATAATGTAAAAGTTATCCATACCGACGCGTCAATACGTCAAAAAATGGGTGGGATAGGTATCTGCAGCAGATCATCGAACACTAACTTCGAGTGTTGGGATACGTTTAGGGCGTCTGTAAATGAAATCAGAGATATAAACCGTAACGAGTTGGGGGCGATATTTGCAAGTATATCTATGTCAGACGTTTTGTCCGATATTGTTATTTATAGCGACAGCCTGACGTCAATAAACAATATAGTACACAACGCAAAAAAAAACAAGTATGACAAACTGGCCGCCTTCACACTACAGCTTGTAAGTGAACGAAAGGGTAATGTATACATTTCAAAGGTGAAGGCGCATAGCGGAAATATCGGAAACGTATATGCGGATAAACTTGCCAAGGATGGCTCGAGCAGTAAATACGAATTTATTTTGCCAGATGAGTTTTCGAGTATCGACGAATGGGTAAAATACAATGCTGATTTATGCAGTACAAGTGTTATGTGTATGTTAAAATAAAAAAGCTTAAGTAAATTATTATATATATAACAATGGATGCGTCTACACAGATTTTCAAAGAAAGTGTAAAGGAATTTGTTGATATACATAACCAGCTAGCAGAGGCCACGAGGAGTCTAAAGGAAGTTCGCAAAAAGAAAAACGAACTTGCCGAGGTTATTCTAGATTTCATGGACAAGAACAACTATGAGGTATGTGCATCGGGTAACATGAAACTCGTCAAGAGGGATTCCAAGAGACAATCAAGTATGAAAGACGAATATATCATCGCTGCTATAAAAGAAATGTACGGAGATGTTGACGCGAATAAATTAATGGAAAATATTTCATCTAGAAGGGAAGTGATCGTCAAACCTACTTTGTCATGCCGTGTTCAAAAAAAATAATAAATAACTTAACAAATTTAAAACAATATAAATAAGTATGGCGTATACAGATATCATAGAACTCCCACAGGGCGCCGACCAGGGGAAACCAACCCAAAGTAATGTCCTCAAACCTGCTGTTTTCAAACCCACCGTCCCAAGTCCAACCGAAGCTCCCGGGGGTAGACCAAGCATATTCCTTGCAATTCCCTGTTATGGCTGTCTCATGATGAACACATTTGCAGCGAGTCTTATCGCTCTACAAGCCTTGTGTGCACAGAGGGGTATCCAGATTTACATGGATTTTGTTGGAAACGAGTCGCTCATTGAACGAGCTCGCAATATTCTCGTAAAGCGTTTCCTTCAAACAACGGGATTCACCCATTTCATGTTCATCGACGCTGATATTGGTTTTAATCCCGAATCCGTCATCCGCCTTATCGAGTTCGACAAGGATGTTACGAGCGCAGTGTATCCCAAAAAGGCAATTAACTGGGACAACGTAAAACAAAAAATCGCGTCTGGAAGCCAAGAAGATATTCGCCAAATGGGGTTGGATTTCAATATCAATCTGATATCAAACCAAGCCCCTATTAACGGGTTCGTTAAAGTGTTGGATGTTGCTACAGGCTTTCTTATGATGAAGCGTGGCGTCCTTGAACGTATGTACAAACATTACGAGAAAGAATTGTTTGCGGTAAACGATATCCAAGGGCAAAACGTGAAGGATTATATTGCTATTTTCGCGTGTATGATCGACCCGGAAACGAAACGTTTCCTCAGCGAGGATTATGCATTCTGCAGGAGGTATCAACAAATGGGAGGAGATATCTGGGCGGACATCACGACCCCTCTGTCTCACACCGGCACTCATGTATTCAGCGGTGATATCAAGGAACGTTTCACAATGTGATAAAAGCTTAAGATATTTAATGTTTATATTACACAATATGCAGTCCCAAAAGGTCATCCTTGCAATTATCACCGATTCTCGTCCCGATATGACTCTACAATGCTGTGTGTCAATTCTACATCTACAAGCACAGCTCATTCAAACCCAAAACGGATTTCAGGCGGACATGCGTTTCTACCCCAGCCATAACGAGGCTATTTCAGATCTATACAGATCAAAGGACTTCGGCGGTATATTTATAATTAAATACTCGGCTGGTGTACCAGGGGAATTTGCACTAAAATCCTGGAGGTCCAAACACGACATTGTGGTGGGAATCCACCCAATGCAGTCAATAGATTGGGATCGTGTGAAAGAAAAAATTACAACTACAACCGAAGATATTTCACACACTGGTATTGTATACAACCTAAAACTTGCCAGGATGCCAGACGCAGAAGGCTTTGGAAAGGCAAAAGAAATTAAAGCGCTCGATGTTATGTTTATAAAGAGGTCTGCACTCGAACATATTGTCAAAAACAACCCTGAATCAATTTCAGATGATGGGCAACATTCCTCTATTTTCCTAGAGGGTGTCTATGGTGGTAAATATATGACAGGGGTAGACAGATTTGTTAAATTATATGGGAAGGATATTTACGCAGATGCAAACCTACAGTGTTCTAAAAGCGCGTGCCAAGATTACGTCGGGATCGTTGGTAACAGGTCTCAACTGCGTTAACAAATTGTTTAAAAATGTTTAAAAATGTTTAAAAATGTTTAATATCAGTCATTATTTCAATTTTATGAACATTCAATTGAAATATAAACTTAAGAAATACTATTAGTATATAATAGCAATGTCTGATAACTCTAGAGATATTAGCAGTCTTACACCTGAACAACAAAAACTCCTAGCAAGGGCGGTTTTTGAACAATGGGATAAGGACACAACCAAGATGAGGGAAGAAGCTGAAAAGTTGAACTTTACTAAAGACACAAAGGTAGACCCCAAAGACATCGGCGTTCGTTTTGGCCCTGTACTTGACGAAGCAACGTTCAAAGAGTATCAGCGCCGTAAAAACGGTCGTCTTAATGTAATTTCTGCGGAACAACTGCAGAAAATGATGGGTAAAAAATAATTAAAAATATATTTATATTGTAATAATAAGATGATGGCAGTAGAAAAGTACATTACTCTAGAAAACGTACTCAAGGTCCTTCTCGCCGTAGCGGTTGGGTTCATGTTATATAAAATTTTCTTCAAAAAGGAAGAAACGTACTACAATTATCAATCTCCGGGCGGTGATGATTCCGGATATGCATACCCAATGGACTATGAAGAAACAGACGAACCACAGGAAATGATAGACGAATACGCCGCAGAAGATGTGCCAGATTACGAAGATGATGAGGTTATCGAAGAAGAAGTCGTTGAAGATTACGAAGATGATGATATCTACACCGGTGAAGAAGATGATATGTACGATGGTGAAGAAGATGAAGTTGTCGTGGAAGATGGTGCGGATGATGAAGAATATGATTATGAAGAAACCGCAGAAGAACCATACGACGACAGCACCGAACAAGCAGACGATGCAGAAGATGATTTTGAAGTACCCGATGAAGTATACGAGGAAGCAGATGCAGAAAATACAGACGCATATGAATATTTATACGCAGACGATGTCGAGGAGGGATTACAGGAAAATTTTACACTATATTCCAACCTCGTAGGAGTTGATACTTCTTATGACTGATCCGGTGGTAATACAACAATAATCATTTCTTCGTCTTTTATTTTTATTAATTTATATATAGCGTCTGATTTTAATATAATATCTATTACACCTTTAAACTTTACTAACGTTTCTTTTGAAGGTATATGTTGCATTGTGTCTACTTCCATTCTTTATTCTTAACTAATAAAAATATAAAAATTATGTTCTCGTTTAGTAAGAAATTAGATGGTAACGATAACAATTCAAGCAAAAGTTACAGCAATCCCAAACGCAAATCAAGTTTCTATAGAATACATGAAACCAAACAAACAAAATACAAAATTAACAGTTGCTAAAGCGAACCATGGTATGAAAATAGGAGAAACTGTCATTGTAACTGCAAAAGATGTTGCTCCGTACGCATTTGTTAGTGTTAATAAAAAATCCACACCAGCTCCAGCGCCTAAACCAGCACCGAAACCCGCACCAGTGCCAGTACCTAAACCAGCACCGAAACCAGCACCTAAACCAGCACCTAAACCAGCACCTAAGCCAGTGCCTAAATCCGCACCGAAACCAGCACCGAAACCAGCACCGAAACCAGCACCGAAACCAGCACCGAAACCAGCACCGAAACCAGCACCGAAACCAGCACCGAAACCAGCACCGAAACCAGCACCGAAACCAGCACCGAAACCAGCACCGAAACCAGCACCGAAACCAGCACCGAAACCAGCACCGAAACCAGCACCGAAACCAGCACCGAAACCAGCACCGAAACCCGCACCGAAACCAGCACCGAAACCCGCACCGAAACCCGTACCAGTGCCAGTGCCTAAACCCGCACCTAAGCCAGTGCCTAAACCCGCACCTAAGCCAGTGCCTAAACCCGCACCTAAACCAGCACCTAAACCAGCACCTAAACCAGCACCTAAACCAGCACCTAAACCAGCACCGAAGCCAGTACCTAAACCAGCACCGAAGCCAGTACCTAAACCCGCGCCAGTGCCAGTGCCTAAACCCGCACCAGTGCCAGTGCCTAAACCCGCACCAGTGCCAGTGCCTAAACCCGCGCCAGTGCCAGTGCCTAAACCCGCGCCAGTGCCAGTGCCCACAGGGCCTGAGTTGCTTCCAGTGCCAGATACAAAAGATAAAGCTCCTATGCTTCCAATAGCGGATATACCTTCGTCGTTTCAAGACCAAACACAATTTACATACTCGATCACGCCTACTGCTACCAACATAGATTTACCGGGGTATGTGAAAACTTCCTGCCTTATGAGTTGTATATCTAAATGCAGCAAAGACAAAGATAGTGTTGGATTCAACCTTGGAGATGACACCGAATACCCTCTTCCCTTACCAATGGCACCCAGAGAAACTTTTAACAACATGTTCTTACGTCGTAGAGATGAAACGGATGACTATGGTCAAAACGTGAATTATAATATGAATATGGATTATACTGTTGATTACGAAACAACGTTAAATACCGTTGATAAAATACCATTTGTAGAGACAAAGTTTAAGCCTGAAAATAAACTCGGAGAAACTATACCTATAAAACCAGATGAGGTAGTAAATAGCAATCCACTGCTCGCTGTTTCAGAGCCAATTCTTCCTGTGCAAGAGAAGGTTCCAGAATTATCAAAAGCTGACATTCCTATATATAATTTACTTTCCGAAGAGTATAAAAAAAACGGAAAGGTTGTTACAGACTATGCCAATATAGCGGGGGAATACGGTGCGAAATATTTGAAAGGGTATTTAGATATTGCGAGGGGTACACTAGGAAATGTCAAGTTCACTGATTTCTTTAAAGATAATGTAAAGGTAGTTGCCCTATTAATAGGCATTTCTTCTATATTATTCATGTTTAACAATTTAATTACTCTTGGTGTGGTATCTGTGGTTTTCATATTAGCACTAAAAAATGCTAAAAATATTTTTTAATTTTAGCCATCCCGCGTCGCGAATGCGGGCGAACATTTTGATGGATCCTCTTTGCATGTGGCTCCCTTGCTTCCGTAAAGAAATTGACCGAATGCCGTGAGGTCTGGGGCAGCTGTTGTTACGGGCATGGTGTAAAACTGTCTCTGTGAGTTTTCTACTTCGTAAACATCATCTAAATTTCTAAATAGACCTTTGTTGAAATTCTTCCTCATGGTTGCTGCCACACCTGTATCATCGTACGAGCATGCAGGAGGGCGGGCTTCATTATCTAAGAGGGCTCCGACGGTCGCGTTGGAGAATGGATTATTCGGAGAAGAATTTGAGCATGATTTTTTACTGCGTTTTACCGAATAAGGTCTTATGTTACCATAAGCTTCATTGCTTTTAGTTTTTTTTGAACCAAGAGCATAGGCAAGAGAAATTATGGCAATCATAGCAAGTCCAAGAACCGCATACAAATAATTCTGGCGGATTAACGCCACCGCAAAAGAGCAGTATAACACGAGACGTACTATAGCGTTCACACGTTCTGAATCCGACTGATCACGCGTTGGTATTATTTCCGAGGGTCTCTTAAAAATTACGCTCAGATCTTGAAACCAAATTGGATCTTGATACAATGTTTCAGTCTTCATTTTAGTATACTCTTTTATTTTTTTTTATTTTTAATACTTACGGTTTACGGTTCTTCTTGCCGTGTTTTGAAGTCTTGGTCTTCTTTTTAGGAAGTGGTGCATAACCTTGTGGTGGTTTAGCAGCTTCGAGAAGCTTGAGAAGGTCTTCACCATCTTCCTTACCACCCATAAGGGATGAAACGGTGTTCAGGAGTTCCGGGTTTATCCCACCCATCATACCCCCCATCATGTTTGTGATTTCCGCGGGATCGATCCCCATAGATTTTGTAAGAGAAGTTATGTCCATATTTTGGAGAGACGACAGATCCATCTGCTGAACACGCCCCATTACCTCCGACATCATGGTGCCTATATCCATTTCCCCATTTTGCATTTTGTGTGCGAATTCGGTTGCAAGTTCTTCGATGCCTGACATAATTTCCGTAGATGTGTTGTTCATAGTTGTCCCTATAAGCATCAGCGTGCTAATGTATTGCCATATCGCGTTTTTCGTATTATCCGAAATGTTACTATTCCACATAGATTTCACATCAATGTTGGGTATTTTCACAATGTCAAAGAACTTATCATCCTTGGCTGTTACGAGATGTGCGTTTTCTCCAATTACATTTGTCATGAAATCAAGAGGTTTATTGGGATCGTCGGTAATATACGAATCAAAATTATCAACACAGTGCTTAAGAATATTCTCTTCGGGGAAAACCTCTGCGAGTTCCTTCAAGAAGTCAAGTACCATAGAGTTAAAACTATCTGAAATCATAGCAGTTATAATTACAAATACATTATTACTTAAATTAATACGCATACTTATCACTGCATTGCGATAAGCAGTAGCTGAGAAATATATTGCCAAATAGCACTCTTCGTGTTATCCGAGATATCACTGAACCACAACTTCTTAAAATCAATCCCGGGGAAATTCATACGTAGAAACATAGATTCATCACGGTTTGCCACATATTCCGCAAAAGGCCCAATAGATTCTACGAACATAAGCAGTGGTTTACGATAGTTAACCCGAACAAGATCGTCAAACGTTTCAAATGAACTCTGGATAGCGGGATCCTCGGGGAAAACCTCAGACAGGTCTAGGACGAAAGACCTCATTACGACATTGAAATCTGTAAACTTTTGAGACATGTTGAAATAATATGGTCAGGTAGTTTGAATATATTGTTAAGTTAATATTTAACTAATTTAACAATATTTATATTGATATGGGAATAGATGACAATCTTGACAATCGACTCTGTGAGCGCGGATGCAAGGAAAGAATTGAAAAAGATGTTATTGAGTAAAAATGGGTTTTATGCAATGAACGTGGAACCTAAGTATGATGACATTTCACATATTTTTCACTGTGTATCAAAATTCTTTGACACGATGACGAATAACGACGATGCGGTATACATATTCCCGTTGTCTCTTGTTTATCTATCGAAAACAGAAATCTATGATATAGTCATAGAGTTGATAAAGAATATACTACCTCCATCAACACTTCAAATATTAGTGTTGATAAACGGGGATGAGAACGATGCGCTTGGTGAAATGTTTGACGCTGGAGATAAAAATTTATTGTCATTACAAGAAATAAAAGATATCAAACATTACATAAACGACCAGGAACCGTACAAAAGTATTTTATCACAATCCCGAAACAAGATAATACGGGACGATTCGTTGTCATTTATTGTATCCCAGATTATCGTATCGACAAACAGTAGGTCTTAACATGTAATATGGATAATACTATATTACTTTATATAATGGACTTCCGCGATATTAGCCCACGCTCTCTCAACTGGAGGAGGGGTGCAAAGGGGGTTATTTACGCAAACCGGATTTCCGGGGAGAAGAAGATTCAATTTCAAATCCCAAAGTGCAACTGTACAGTTTCTGTTCATTCCCCGGGGATGTTCAGGCTAGAAATGAAACTAAATCCTGCGGATCCGATACACCAACAGTTTATTCGCTGGATATCTGATCTAGAGGAATCTTGCAAAGGCCCGTGGGGTAACTTGAGGAAATCATCTACGATCTATAACAACGGTATTAGATTCATGTTCTTCGCAGACACGAATGCTTTTGATTCTTCCGGGACGCTCTCGGCGGATTATCTTAACGCAAAGAGCGCTGGAGCCATTATTTCTCTTGTGGGTCTGTGGACAACGCAAGAGAAGTATGGTCTGAAGTTCAAGGTCGAGCAATTCAAATTTGACACGACTTCAATTCCATATCCAGATGTTGATGAACATGAAGAAATATCACATAACGAAAAAAAATTTCTGTTCTTGGATGACGAATGATTATACCCCTGTCCCATAGTTTCTAACTATTTCGGTTACGCCTAGGAAAATACCACCCGTGAGTACAGATAATACGATTAGGCCATAGGGAGTAAATTTACCTGTAATAGAGTCAACTGTCCATGTTATCCTACGAGCTAGCATGGGAGCACCCCAGGACAAAAGAGCAAATACGATTGCAGCCACAAGTATAGCAGGTTTTATTTTAGCCATGTCAAAATTGAAAGGTGATTTTTTCACTGGTTCCTCAATTTTAACTGGTTTTATTACACGTCGTTCTTTTAAGGGAGGTGGGGGAGGTTGGAAAAACATCGGATCGGGGAGGAGGTTGCTTATCAAAGGAGACTGTTGCACTGCGAATCCTTTAACATTTTGTGAAGCCGATATAGGAGCAGACTGGGGCATGGGAATAGTTGGGTTGTATGCCGTTTCTTTTTGCTGCATTTGCTGCATTACATTCTGTGGCGGCATCTGTTGCATCTGCATCTGTGGTGTCATCTGTGGCGGCATCTGTTGTGGCATTTGTTGTTGTTGATTCTTCATTTTATTGATATCAAGATCCTTTATCAGATCCATATAACTACTAACTTCTCCCGTCCCTTTGCTATCTGTTTGAGTTGGAGTCGAGAACCCCAAAGAAGATGACATAGGGGGAGGTAGGTTAGATATAAGGGTTGCATTCTGCATATTATCGTCAGAATCCATTGTAACTACTATCTATTGAATACTATTATAAAAAATTAAAACATTATACGCACAAAAAAATATTGTATATAATTAACAATGCTGTCCGTTAAAATACAACTAGTGCTCTTTACTGTTCTAACTTTCATCATAATAGGTTCCCCCGCAATGTACAAACTGACAAACGATTTGATCGGGAAAAAAATAAATGTACCGTACACAACTATGTTAGGCGTGCCCACAAGCGCCGGCTTGTTCGTTCACGCCATTGTTTTCGGTCTTCTAACTTATCTGTACTTGTCAACGTTCACAGTTTAAATCAAAAACGTATCAGCACGAGCTCGTATCGACATCGATTGGTTAATAAAGATAATAACATCGTGTTTTTATAAAATGATTATTTCTGTCGACGGTCTCATGGGTTCCGGGAAAACCACGCTACTAAAGCGTTTAGAAGATAGAGGGTTTAAAGTATTCAAAGAACCGGTCGGAGAATGGAAATTTCTTGATAAGTTTTATAAAAATCCCAAAAAATATGCACTTGCACTCCAACTTGAAATTCTCGTATCATTCACAAAATATGTTTTTAGCGAGGAAATTGTTTTTACGGAACGGTGCCCACAGGTAAGTCATTACGTGTTTGCAAAAATGCTATCGGCAGAAGGCACTCTTACAGACGAGGATATGTCGACGTACAAGAATTTCTTTGATAAAATGAACATTTGGAAACCAGATATTCATATCTTTTTGAATTGCCCCATAGAAGTTTGTGAAAATAGAATCAAACAACGAGCTGATTCATATACCATAGATACAAATTATATGAAAAGGTTGGATAAGTATTATTCGATTTTCAATAAATTTACTTCCACACCAATAAAATTTGTAGATGCAAGTAAAAGCGAAGAAGAAGTCGAAGAAGAATTCATGAATCATGTCAAGGAACTTGTAAAATGACGTTCGAATATCTTTTTTACTTTTGCATGCTTGTACGGTTCAAAACCAGTTCGGAATAATAAAAGAATATCTTCTTGACCCCAAGGGTAACACATGTTTATAAAATCTTTCTCGTCGCCATCTATCCCTTTCTTGATGATATCCCTAACGTACGATAAATTCAACACATCGATAGTAGGAAGACCATGTTCGGATCTGACCATCGAAATTGTATTCAGTTTCTTTTCGTTCAACTTTTTATTATTTATTTTAGACCAAATAGTGCCGAATTTCTCTACCTTTATATCATCCTTGGATTTACTACGATACCTGAGCATTTTAGTGTTGCAAACAGAATGAGCGCAATGGCCGTATAACTGGGACCAATCTTGATCTCTGTTCATTTTTTCGTATATCACATCACTCGTCGAAATCCCATCCGCTATAGAACTAATAGCGTCAATCTCATCCTTGTGAAAAGATTTTATATAATTTTCGTGAACGCCCATTGATATCATTATCGGCTCACGCTCGTAAATTTTATAAATTCTGTCAAAGTCGGCTTCACTTGTTTTATCGAACATGAACTCTATAGAGTCTATACCATCAATGAAAATATCACTCCCGTGAATATCATTAGACGACTGCAGTTTCATTTCCATCTCTAGAATATTTATACAACTTCTAATGTCACCCTTCGGCTGTTTCTGAACTATGTCGCGTATGCGTTTCTCAGACAATACACCGGCATTTATACGTGATAGTTCTTTAACTAGTCGTTCTTCGGATGGGGTTTTTAATTGAAAGTTTTTCCATTTTTGCGCAAACTCATTTGATTTCATACTCCTTCCATAATGCCCGGCACATAGGAATTTATTCGCACTACCTCTAGTTACATGTTCGGAAATTATGTTTAAGCACCTTTTATCGGCGGAAGTAGAATCCAAACCGTCTACCACAACTATCAACTTTTTACCAGTGGCAGAAGTACTTGTTATATTTGAATCAATAAGTTGACTCGTGAAATCCTTGTCGCTGTGATGTATAAAATACGGCTCAAAATTTAGTTCCAACAAAACTGTATTAATGAGAGTGGTAACGCCACTTCCGCAAGAACCGCATAAAAAACCCGCGTCGGTCACACCATCCGACAGCCATGCCTTCAAATCTTCCACTTCTGGAGAATATAATACATTATCCACGGACCTCAAAGGGGCGGACGAGACGGAGAGGGGCTCGTCAGCCTTCACCTTGGGTTTTTCCGTTATTATGAGCAATTTATCCATTTATACCGACAAATGTCGCTCGTTTAAATTATTATAAATTCCGTTTAATTTCCATTATTATCAAAAATATCGTGGCGAGACATTGGATGAGAATAAGAATAGCGATGACTTGGAAAAAAAAAGTAACAGAACTTACTTTCGTATCGACATATGTCATACACGGTTTTATTATATCGTCGAGAGCGTTTTTCACATCCGGCGACGACGTAGCGGTCTTTATAGAGTTAATGAGTTCAGCGAGCATTTAATAATACACCATACTTTTTTTTAAAATATTATTATACATAAATGCACAAGCAACTATTAGTACCTTTTATTGTACTTTTGGTCGTAGGACTTCTGGCTGCAATGTGGTTTATGAATACTAATAAGAAGAAAGAAACCTGGTTCAGCCGTGATTTGAATTACGGAAAAATGAATACCTCTATTTGGAATGCAACAGTTGCGAAAGGATTAAAGGGAATTGCCAATGAAAATTCGGAAATGAGGAAAATGTACCCATATCTAGGGTATGGAGATTTCACGGGCATGATCTGCAAAGGGCCAAACAACCAAGGGTGTACCGCGTATGCCAATTACACCAGGTGAAAACTTATATCTGTGTATATTAAATGATGCTTCTTTGGTTTCTCTGTATATTCATAGCATCTGTCCTGGCGCTGATTTTCATACCAAGGAAACCAGAAGATGTGCCCACCCCCCACCAAATCATACAAAAAAAGAAACAGCTGTACAAGTTGTTCCTAAAGGAGGAAAAGGACACGAAGAGATTTTTCGAGGATTATAGAGGACTTTTTTTCTCTTAAGGTAATATAAATGAATGCGATGAATGTGATGTGGGTTTCTTTGTTTTGTGCCGTGTGGGGTGCTATTTATTTTATCAAACGCACACCGACTTATCCCAAAGAAAATGGAATCAAAGAGGAAGTAAAACCACTACCAACGTGCGAAGCCATTTCGTCGATACGGGGAATTTTGAACAACCACAGAGTGTCTAAAAAGTATGATACGCTAATTCATTCAATGGTTCTCATGTTATACCACTCGCATATGAACGGAGAAACGACGTTGGTAGATATAATGCCTACGGAATATACGGATTTATCCGAAATAGGGAAAGAAGTGATCGAAAAATATAAATTAAATAACAACGATATTGAATTTTATTATTTTATGTCAGGAGTCATCGAAACCGAAATGGAAAACATCAGACTCGATGGTGTAATACCTTACCAAGATAAACAAACGATAAGGAAACTGATAGATCTGTTTTATTTCAAGGAGTTGCGAAATGTTACAAAATAATGTAATATGTATGTATATAGTATAACCATGGGTGCCGGAGGTTCTAAACAAGTAAACAACAAACGCGCGAACAATAACAACAACAATAACTACTGGAACAACAACAATAACAACTGGAACAACAATAACAACAATAACAACGGGTGGGACCCGAATGCGTGGAACAACGGTTGGGATAATAACAATAACTATTCAAATAATTGGAATTTCGAGGAGTGGGGGAACTTTAACAACGCGAATTGGAATAATAACAACGTCGCTAAGAAAAACAACGCTGTTAAGAAAAACAACGCTGTTAAGAAAAACAACGTCGCTAAGAAAAACAACGTCGCTAAGAAAAACAACGCCGCTAAGAAAAACAACGCCGCTAAGAAAAACAACAACACCAAAAAGACCAATGCGAAGAAATAGTTTAAGAAACCTATAATGTATCATATCTTAAAAGATGGAGGGTGAATTCCAGGCGATCCAAAGAATTTTAAAGGTACTTGTATTTCGTATACTAGAAGCAACTTCGTTGAGAGAACTCATGTCCCCTGAAAAATTTAAAGAAATGAAGAAAGAACTTCCTCAACTTTTAGATTTGATGTGTTCAAATTACAATCTTAATAAAGATAAATTTGAACATCTTACTACCGACCCCCTCGACATACGTAAACTACAACCTTTACACAATCATCTCGAACAATGTTCTACCCCAGAACTTGTCAATCTCGCAGAAGTTGCAATTTTTATAATGGAAAAAGAAGTCTTTAAGATTAACTCCGCAATCATCGAAGCACAAAATTAACTCCAATGCACGACAACACAACCCTTGGTAGATACATCTTCTACAAGCTCGATAAAATCATCATAGTCCTTGAGACCGTTCATACGGGCCACGGGCTGGTTTTTATCAATAAAAACAGCAGTAGGGAGTACAGTAACATTAAACAGTCTAGCAAGGTGTTTGTTCTCGCTGAAGTCTACGTCATAAAGATCAATAGGAAGATCCGTATCTTTAATTTTCTGGGTGAATAGCTTACAAGGCTTGCAAGTATTCCTCGTAAACTTAATAACACCCTTTCGTGTGGAAGACGTGATGTGGGTGGTCAGTTGCTTGGAGGTGTTAATCTTAACGACGTTCATTGTAATTGTTAATCGCAAATACATTCACAATGATTATAAACATAACCGAGATGATATAAGTGTCATTTGTCATTTATGCCATGAAAAATGCACCAGGTACTGCAGCAACAGATCTGTTAAAATGATTTAGAGAAGAATCTTGATGGTACTCCGTTGGTGGAACAAAAGGGGGTGATGGTACCATAGGGGCTTCCGGTTCCGCAGGAACTGATGGTTCTGCAGGGGTCGATGGCACAGAAGGGGTTGGTGGTATAACAGGGGCTTCCGGTTCCGTGGGAACCGTTGGTTCGCCAGGAGTTGATGGTACCGAAGGGGTCGTTGGTTCAGAAGGGGTTTCTGGCACTTCGGGGTTTTCTGGCACTTCGGGGTTTTCTGGCACTTCGGGGTTTTCTGGCACTTCGGGAACTTCTTCAGGGTCCTCGGTATTTTTAGAAACTTTAGGAGCTTTAGGAGCTTTAGGAGCTTTAGTTCTTGCCATGTTACAATATAAAAAGTTATATATATTATTTTTTCAACGCATATGAAACAATATCATTAATATGTTCCTTCTCGAGATTGTACTTGCTCAAAGATGTCAATATAGCATGCACACGTTCCTTCGTAGAATGTGATAATAGCTTGAACGCTTTTGACGCTTCCTCTTCGGACCTCTTAAGGATATCCCCAAATACAATAGCAATCCTCGGACAAGTGCCGTAGAACACTTTCCAATACTTATCTTCCAGGGGGGTATATTTCAGACATACCGTCAAAAAATTTTCCTGATCAACCTTATAAGATTTTTCACCCACACCCAATGTACCGTAATCTAGCGGGGTAAACCCATCATTATCTTTTTCAAAAATAAGATACGGGTATTTTTCCATTATGACATCAACAATTTTGTACCAATTATAACCCTTATAATAACAAATCTCGTGGAGAACGTTCTTATTATCCTTATTTTTGATTGTAAAGTTAACCGGATTTGTATAAAACATTAGACACATGTAAGACATAAAAGGCACCGAATAATTTCTACTCATTGCCATTGCAATTGTATCTCCCTTATTATTTTGGACACTCAACAAATCGGGGTGAGACCTGATAACATCCATGAGAATTTCAGTCGTATCATATTGGTCTTGAACGAATATATGGAGGGGGGTGTTTCCCGCTTCGTCTTGAACATAAATACCTGCTGGAAAAACATTATACACTTGCGTAAATTTTTTGTTAGAGAACGCTGCATAATGAAGGGGTATCTTCCCTTCGTCGTTTGCATGTTCCGCCAGACCTTCGGAATTCTCTAAAATATCTTTCAAAACAAAGTTATGGTGTGAATACACTTTGCAAGCCATATGGAGAACGTTATTTCCACTAGGGTCAATATAATTATACCCATTTGGGCTATTTTCCAAAATAAATTTAGTTTTGATTGCAGAATTTGACATTACTCCGATTAGCAAGCGTTCATAGTTTACTTTTTCCTCGTCATAATACGGCCACATCTCTCTTAAAATTTCATCAGAACCGTATGAAAAATGCACTTCTCTTTGAAAAGCACAATCTCCGTTTTCGTCTCCAAGATAAAGCAAACCGGGGTCAATATCTAGAATTTTCTTCACCAACGAAGCATTCCTGAAATCAATGGCGCTCATTAGAGGGGACTCAAACATATCGTTTTCTGCGTAAACAATATCCGGGTACTCGGAAAGAATATAATCTTGCAGCTTTTCGTATTTTCTGCCGGCATACGTGTGTAACAATGTATTTCCGTGATTATCAGTGCACTTGAAGATTTCTTCTTCTGGTGTACAACTCTTTAGATAATCTATAATATAGTCTTCCGTGTACTGAAGTGTGGAATCAAAAGAAAACTGCATGATAATCTTTAATCTTTAATGTATGTATTGAACCATGATATTTATAGCATAAATTTGTCGATACGGGAATTTCACGACGAATGTCATTTTGTTATATCGTCGGAACGATATATAAATACGTGAAATTGTCCTTAACTTCCTTTTTTATTAATGATTACCGTGAGTAAAAAAGGATTTCCTAGAAAGTTAGAAGTAGATAAGAAGATATCAAGGATGATACACAATAAAAATCTGATATATTGCTTCTTTTTCCCTGTTTCTGGTAAGATGTATTTTGGGCAGACACAAGATTTTTGGCACCGGATGAGTGGTTATAGAACGAGTATAACTATGGGGCGCCTTGAGGAACATCAACCAAAATTGTATAACGCAATAAACAAATATGATTATACGTTTACTATTACTATTGTGGCAATAGATATAAATATTAACGAATTAGATGATACCGAAACATCTTATATTGAGATGTTTAACTCTTTCAAAAATGGATACAATATGACGGGCGGTGGGAAGGTTCTTCGTGGCGACAAGAACCCTATGTTTGGGAAGACACATACAGATGAAACAAGGGTGCAACAATCGGTGAGTAGGATGGGAGACCCTAGGCCAAAAAGCGAAGAGTGGTGCCAAGAACATAGTGAAAAGATGAAAGGTGAAAATAACCCTAACTACGGTGGGTTGAGCGAAGAACACAAACATAATTTGAGTATTTCAAAGATAGAAAAGAGTGTTCAAAAATATAAGGAAATTGGAATTGACGTGTCTGAAGAAAATATCAATAAAGTTCTGCTAAAAAACAATGGCAATATGCTTCAAACAAGCAAGGATATAGGATGTACAGCGGCGTTGATTAGAAGACATTATTTACGAAATAATTTAATTCAAAAAACTGAGTGAGAATTTTGAAAATTTGTTGAAACAATGAAAAACAATACAAACACAAGACGATACGTCTAGTTGGCATATGCAAGACCGCCCATACCGGACATAATCCTGAGGACGTTGTAATTTTTTGCATAAATGTTGAGGGCAGTTAGGAGGGTGGCGGTGTTGGCGGTGGTGGTTTCGGTGTTACCGAGCACGGCAGCGCCTTGGGTGGCATCGATACTGCAAGTCTTGTAAGTCAGAGACAGAGTAGCGTTATCAATGCGGGAGAAGTTGCAGGTACCGGAGGGTTGGCGACCAGCGGGCTTCAGGGCGAAGGAGTACAGGTAGACACCAGCGGGGGTGGCACCACCAATGGTCTGGTAAGGCTGCACCTTGTTGAAGTAAGAGCCCTTGCGAGTGGCGAAACGATCTTGACCGTTCAGCTGGATCTTGGCGGAGTCCAGCACGGCAAGCTGTTCGTAGTAGGTGCCGGTGTTACCCCAGTCGGGCACGGTCACGCTTCCGGTGGGGGTACCACCGTTGGCACCAGCGCCGGGGATGTTAGCCAGGGCAGTGTACTGGCCGTACACAGAGGGGTTGTTGAAGTTCCACGCCAGGTACTTGGTGGGGTGGTTGAAGTTGAGGCGGATGTTCTGGCTGGCCTGGGTAGTGGCAGAGGGAGTGGCAGTCTCGGAACCAGTGAACTGTAGCTGTTCGATCAGGTACTCGTGGGGTAGCTGGGCGAAACGAGTACGTTCCTGGGTGTCCAGGAAGATGTAGTCCACCCACACGGACATAGTGGGTTGAGCGGCGTTGGCGACGGGGGTGCTGCCGTTGTAGTTAACACCTTGCACCTGGCTGGCCAGGGTGAAGTAAAGCTTCACTTCGTGGTATTGCAGGGCAATTAGGGGGAGAGCAAGGCCGGGGGTCTGGTTGAAGAAGAAGATCAGGGGCACGTAGAAACGCTTCTGGGAGCCCACAACTTCGTTGTTCACCCAGTCGACCATACGACGGTAGTTGTAACGGTCGTCGTTCATGCGGAACAGAGCGTCGTAGGTGCGGAACCAGTCGTTGTAGTGCTTGTCAATGCGCTGGCCACCGATTTCGAGCTCAACATCCTGTAGCAGCTCTTCAGCGGGGTAGTAAGTGGTACCACCGTTGCCGGTCTTGGTCAGCACAAACTCAACCACGATGTCGGTGATCAGGTCACCGTTGCGGGAGATTTGTGTGCTCACCTTATTGCCAAATCCTACGGAGCCATTGATCGTCTGTTGGATAGATTCAATGGCGAAGTTGGTGTAACGGCGGTATACAGTCTTGAAGAAGGTAATTTGGGGGTTGCCGGTCAGGTACACGTCCTGAGCGCCATAAGCTACGAGCTGTGAAAGTCCTCCGGCCATATCGAGTTATTGATACTATTACAAAAGATTTTTTTTCTAATTTTTTACACGCGAGTTTTTACGGGTGTATGGTCTTCATTTATTTGTAACATTTCCCAGTGAGTTCCAATCGTTTCTTGTGTCTGCTGATGATACACTTACTAATGCCAAAATACACACTCAATTTCGCCACACTCCCCTTCAGTTCTTCATCCTTAGCGATCAATTCCTCGTCCGTAAACTTGCGCATATGAGCGTGAGATTTCCTTGCATTTTCTCGTTCCTCTTCTTTTTCATATCTCTTCTTTTGAGAATTTGATAACTTGCTGCGATATTGTTCGTCGTCCCACCGTTCTTTCATATGCATCTTCATATCTTCACTTCGTTGTTTCCTATATTTTTCATCTTTCCATTGCTTCTTCAACTTTTCACTTTGAGCTTCTCTTACTTCGTCAGTCCACAGGTCAATCAATCGCTTTGTATTAGCTTCCCTAAATTCTGGATCATCCCATTGATTCGTCATCATTTCTTTACGTTTTTCTCTATAATTTTCATCTTCCCATTGCTTCTTTGTATGCTCACTAATTAGTTTCTTGGTTTCCTCACTCAGTTCTCTACAATCACCACCTCTCGTCAAATTATATCCACCTGGTGCAAGAGTTCCTAAAGTGTCTATGTAATGAGTTTCTAATCTATTCGCTTCTTCTAAAGTAAGGTCTACTAGAAGTATCGAAACAGATACATTTTCCCACCCGTACTCTTGTATAGCGTTTCTTATATAACGACAACCAGAGTCTTCTTTTTGATGTGCTTTAAATCTCGCCTCAGTATCGAGTGTTTGTCCTATATATTTCTTACCATTTAATGTCAATTCGTATATACATTTTAGTGTTTCGTGTTTATAGTGTTCAAAATCCATAAGAAATTTCAACTAGTATCATCCTTATATATTTACATTGTTGATATGAGTATAAATGACACCCGCACATTGACATCTTAACCATTTAAACGGACGAGTCGTCCTTAAAGTAAAATTATGGAGGGGAGTTTCCTGAAGACATTGTCGAACGTCGTGAACGGGGCGAAGGCCCTCGAGGATTTCACAGGAACCATCGTCGGTTCGGCTATCGAAGACGTTCTATTGTGTGTTGCACGGGATTACGGCCTTAATTACACGAAGCTATTGGACCAGTACAAAGATGACATCCTCGATAAACACGCGCTTCTTGGAGCTGGGAAGGCGAAATGCAAGGGTTTGACGGGTGCAAACAAACCATGTGGCAGACGGGCGGTATGCAAAGGGTATTGCAGAGGGCACGCGGATCAGTGCGTAAAAAACGAAACGAACGACAGGAAAGCGGCGGCGTATGCGACAGTCAAAAAGAAGGATACGGATCCTGTTTTGAAAACGCTTCAAAGTATTGGTGCTCAAATTACACCTGTCAGCGAGTTTATGATTTCTAAATGTGATATGAAGTTTTAGTTATCAAAAGAACCTGCGGCGAGGGCTGGAAGCACGGCGACGCATAGGAGATCTGGCGCGAGAGGAAGAACCTGTGGCGGGTGCAAGTTTGGACCCATTACGTCCGCGTACAAATTCACCACCACGAGGGCCCTTGAAAATGATGCGACCTTTAGCATCCTTGCGACCGGTAGGGATAGATTTCGTTGGAGCCATTTGATTGTATAACAAAAGTAAATATTTTATTTATTCCTTGGGGGAACCAGACACCTTAGCGGCTTTGTTCTTCTTGTCGGTGAACACGGTCTTGACGTATTTTGCCTTGCTTTCCTTTTCAATCTTCACAGGCTTGCCGGCAATCATCACTTCCTTGGGGGGAGACAGCTTCTTCACGGACCCGGTGTAGTGACGAACGCGGTCGTGCACGCCAGTTTCACGGAGAATGATACCCGTGTGGCCGGCGGTAGCGGCCTTCTTTGCGGCAACACCGGGAGTAGCTCCGGTGAAAGTACCAATGGCTTTGCCAGCTGCGTTTTCTAGGATAAAAGTCTTCTTGTTACCGTTAGGTGCCATGACCGTTATTATATCATACAGATAGATTTTATTTTCTTAAATGTTTAACAAGATCGTCGCAACCGCCGATTAAACGCGATCCCGAATATACTCTTGGGAATGTCAGAACACTGGGGATTCTGAGTTTATGTTCTTTCAATTTTGCTTTAAGGTCGTCTACGTCTTTGCATGACACAGCCGTGTATTTCTTTCCGTGTTTCGTGAGTTCTCTTTTAGCTTTCGTGGAATAGGGACACCCCGGGCGCACAAACAACTTAAACGACATTTATTATATTCATATATTATAAATGTTGAGTTGGGTAATATCATTATTACATCTCCTTATTATCATATGGGCTCTGATAGCGCCTTTTACCAAATGCTTGCGACCGAGTTACATTCTCCTTATGCCTTTCATAATGATTCATTGGATTCTGCTCGACGACACGTGTGTTTTAACATTGATTGAGAACAAATTGCGTGGGTGCGCAAAAGAAGAAACGTTCATGCATAGACTTGTCGGGGGCATATATAACCTTCCAGATGGTATCCTTGGCAAACTTATATGGATTTATGTGATTGTTACATGGGTGTATGCTGTGAGTAAGACATCTTGGGAAGACATCAAGAAAAGTCTTTGGCACTAATATACGATGTCTGGAGCTCTGATTCAGCTTGCAGCGACGGGGGTGCAAGACGTTTATTTGACTGGTTCTGATTACGAAACAGAACACAAACCGAATAATTTTTTATTGATTTTTGGTATTTCTTTTTTTGTCACGCTTGTGTTCATTTGGCTACGCCTATGGCCATGACAGTACGAGTGCGTTCTTGTTGGTAACCCGGTCCCAATGGTGTTCCAGGTGGAAAGGTTTCAGACTCTGCCACAGTTTATCCATCAGTGGCTCGAAACCATAGTCGGCAATCTTTTCGCGGAACTCGCGGTCGGCACCACCGAGGAGCATAAACAGGATAGAATGGCCTTCGAAGAGTTCCGCACCGGTAAAGCTCATGATTTCCGCGCTCTTCGCACCGCTCGCAGCGGCTTCAAGAACTGCTGGCTCCACAAGGCTCAGAATGTGTTCTTGCAGAAGCACCTGAGCGTGCTGGACGTTGGACACCAGTGTAGTCATTTCGTCAAACTCCCGCAGATCATCAAATGCGATAGCGGCGTTGGAAACCTCGACAGCTTCGGCGTATAGACTAGAGAAAGCCATTGTATGTTAGTACTGAGTTATTTTATTTACCCTCCTTAAATACTTGATGTGTTGATATGGAAAAATGACAAATGATACACCGTATCAACATTCCAAAAGATTAATACGAATATCTAAACACTACCCATAAAATTATCAAAATGTTTAGCTCGAAGCCACCAAGGAGGGCGGTGATCGTCGATGGAACAATTCAGGAGAAAAAGAACCACCCCGGTAGCGTGGAAATAGAGGCAATTTCAAAGCTCATGGAGCAGGAATGCGAAAGGCAAGGGGGTAAAAGCATCCCAAGGTTCACAACACAGCTGATGGAAAAGGCAATTTCGACTAACGATGTTGATTGCTGGGAGGCGATGTGTGACGATATAGAAACCGGTGACTTTGATTCGTCGGCGGTCACTGCGTTATTTTCTCAAAACGAAACATTGCCAGTGATGTTTATCACATGTATGACGACGTCGAAGGATATCAATCATTTTATGATGATGTTGAAGATTTTTTACGTCATTTCTAAAGAGTTCACAGAGGAAATAAAGGATGTTGTGAGCAAAACGATAACATGTCAATCGAAGTCTTTCTTTGATGTTCTCATTCGGTTTGTTCCTTACGTTAAACGCGATCTGCGCGATGCTGTACTTGAGGAAATTTCAAAATTTATCAACGTAACTGAGCTCGGAACTGGGTCTATGGTAGAAATGATAACCACGGCTGTCAATATGAAGAAATTCGAGTTTCTAAAAATTTTCATGAACGTAGATACAACGAAATGTTTTGAGGATAACGCTTTGTTTGAAACAATCGTGGCAAAAGTGAAAAACACTCCGGCGACACAAAAACATTACATTATTTCTTTTATCGCAAAGATTATTATGGAAATTCCAACTCTTGCAGACGAGTTTCAAACTCAACTGAAAGAAATGATTACTCACACGCTGAACCTGAACATTCAATATGGCTATAGCGATAGTAGGACTGTTGGAGCAATAGGGTTTATTTCTGAAAAGGTATTTGACGATCCCGTCATCAGAAATTTGGGAACACTTTTGCTGTGGTCGGTGAATAAAAAGTAATGTAAAAAGTAATGCTATATATACGAATCTAACTTTAGCCTGTTATAGTAACTTATTACCGCTTCAGTCGAAGGACCAAGGTATCCGCCGTTGATAACGTCAACTTTAACAGAATCCTCCCAGAAGAAACTCAAATCAGAGCAATGATCGCTACCATCCGCGATACGGTCGAAAGATGGTTCGTTTTCTAAGTATCCAATTTTGGGGAATCCTACGAAAGAATCATCACAAACTGAAAAAATCCACCTGTGGTGTATGTATCCTCGGAACATAGGTGTTTCAGGATGCGAAAGTTCTCTGTGTTTGCTAGGAACCGCTATATACCCTCCCTTCGCTATTTTTGAAATCTGTTCGCATACAAATGCGGGATTTGAAATATCCTCGAGTGTATGTGTGCAAATGCAGAAATCAAATAGACCGTTATTCTTCACATATTCAAAAACACTCTCCCACGCATTCGGATGGCAAATATCCCCTCGGAAAACCGTTACTTCGGGCCGTGCCTTCTGCCATTCCGCGTCGTTAAAATCAACTACTGCGTCCACAACTTTAGAAGACCACCCGCCTGCGGAGCCACCAATGTCAATAACAGAAAACGGGTGCCGACTCTTTTTATCAATAATGTACTTGACCACGTGATCTCTGTTAAAATTTGAAATTTTAACGTCCTTAATCATAGGGTATTAAAATTACATTTTTTTATTTTACAAAATATTATACGTGTATACAAGTTATTCTACAATTTCGCCCTCCTTGAAGATGATAATGTCATCAATTTCAGTGTAATCTTCACTCGCCGTAACGTCAATAGAAGTTTCGTCAAAAATGGTTTTAACCTTTTCGACGTCTTCACGAGCGATTTTATCTAGTTTCTCAAAGATTCCCTTCAGACTATCTGATGCTTTTTGCCCGCGGACCTTAGAGTCCTCGTTCAGTTTTTCAAAACCTTTGCTTAGTTTTTTTACATCCTTCTTGACTCTTTTTTCAATAGAAGCCCTGTCAAATGTAGAGGACATCATAACTGGGGTACGCACAAGTGAGAGCATTGTTATTATACATATCTAAAATATTTTAAGTTATTACTCTACATTTACTCTACATTTACATTTACTCACAACATTTTGGCAACCTCTATCAGGAGAAACATGGCAAACCCATACCGTGCAAGTTTTTTTGCTTCGGCCATCTCGGCAGATAGTTCGTCCTTTAGACTAAAAACCAAATCGTTCATATTTTTAAGGCTTGCTGGGGTTGTGAGAAAGTCTCCAGCGATTTCCCGTACAATGTCCATCGCGGGGACATCGACGATATCGTCAATAATGTCATCGTACTTCTTTATGTACTTTGTTAGACTGAATTTCCGGTCGTGATACGAGATAATACCTTCGACTATGGTAAGCGACCTAATGAGATAAATGTATCTAGTGGTTAATTCGAAAATTCGGTTTTCGTTGCTTGTAAACTCTGGTAGTTTAGATAGTTCAACGTTGAAATCATCCGACTCCATTATTTTCTTTATCTTGGGGATAGCTTTCTTCAGCCGTGCCACGCTTCCTCCGGATTTAATAACACCCATATCCTCTAGAGACCTCACAACCCCGTCCGTATCTTCGAGCACTACGGATTTCAGACATTTTGCAATATATTGTTTGGCATCTCTAACATCGATTATCGCGCCAAAGTCGTATAGTACAAAAGTCCCATCCTTCTTGATCCCGATGTTTCCAGCATGGGGGTCCGCGTGGACCAGGCCTATATCAATTACCATATATATGTACAGTTCAAACAGACGTCTCGCTAGAAGTTCATTCGGGTATGCCGCCGTGATCTTCTTAGACGGGATGTATTCTGAAATCATGTACGTCTCCCCTGCCTCGTACACGGTGGGAATCGTTAACCACGGGATGCTTGCAAACTTTTTCTTGAAGAGACTCATCGCCTTCGCCTCTAGTTTGAGGTTAAGTTCCCCGAGTAACACGGGCTGACACTCCCTTACAATCTCTAGCATATTTTCAGCCCCAGGGATGCCAAAGAACCTTGCAATATCCAAAACGATAATGAAAAGAGGAAGGTCCTCCATGATACGCTGTTTCACTTCAGGCCGAACACGTTTCAAAATCACATCAGCATTGTCTGTTTTTCGTTTTCCTTTATATACGGTAGCAATAGATGCAGACGCGATGGGTTCCTTGTACCATTCGTAAAACGTAAAATCCGGAGGAGGTTCTTTCTCTGGAGGCACCTCGGATTGAAACCTTTCAATCACCTTGAGAGTACGTTCGTCTATGATATCACTCCGTGCGGATAGGAACTGACTCATTTTAATAGCAATCACGCCTATTTCAGAGGTATCATTCACCAAATTCTCAGCCGCCTCTAGAGAGTCGGACCCTCCTTTCTGAATCCTCTTGACGTTGTGATATGTTCTATACATATACTTACCAATCTGGATTCCACGCTGCGTTAGACGGAAGCCATTAGCAGTGAGTTGTTTATTCATAGTATTTTTAAGAATACTTTATATTTTTAAAAATAAATGTCTTACTATGTCGATACGGACTCAATTGTATTGACGAACAAATTGTACAATCTTAGTTGGTTCTCTGGGTCCTTTGTACTTGTGAACGCGGCGGTTTTTATCTACAACGATGATTTCAGGGAACCCATTGACCTTGAGGGCTTCAATGATTTTATTGTTCTTTTCGGCGTCAACAATATAAATTGGCATATCGTTTTTCAAAACGGCTTGGACCTTCTTCATCACTGGTGCGGTCGAATGACAGTGTCCACAATTGTCCCACTTACAAAATAATACAGAAGGGAGCTTGATATCTCTCCGGAATGGGACAAACCCCCTGAATGATTCGTGTTCTCTTGACATTATCTATACATCACCCTTATATTTTTTACATCAAATATTTGACGACACGCGCGAAGCGCAGCCCTTGTCAAATATCATTTGACCACGGAATCACACAGTGTATATATACGTTTCTACGAAAGCTTAACTTATTATATTTTACAAAAACAATGGCCATCACCGCGCCTTCCTTCCGCGAGAACCTGATGGATATTTTGAAGACGCATGACTTCCGGACGGTTGAACTCGAATTTCGGCTAGGATTTCAAGCACCCGGTGAATTTATCACGAATATTAACAAACATGTGTGGACATCCGCGAAGGAAAAACTCGGCACCCCCGTGCAAGAAATTGTCACGATTGACAAGTACACCAAGTCTACTTCAGGTGAATCTTCTAGGTATGTTGTACTTCAAAATGGCCAGGGGTATTGGGAACACAAGAAGAAAATCGCAAAGGAAACTGTCCCGGGGGGCAAATACGGAGTCCGCTCTGCGTTTTCCCTTGAGCGAAAGGAACTTGGAAAGCCGCCCGTCAGCTTTCGCATGCAGCGCACGAAGTACAGGACGACGTTTGTGAAGGGCCCGTGGAAAATTGATTTCACGCGTGTAGAGTCTATCCCAGCGACCGACAGAGACTGTGAATCAACATATGAAATCGAAGTTGAACTGCACGATATGTTTTATCTATTCGAGAAAGAACTTGATATTATCCTTCAAGAAGGAAACAAGCTTGCTCAAAGTATTGTGATGTAAAGAAAATCGTATCGACAAATCGCGCGCCATCCAGAGCCAGCGAAACTAAAATGTCCTTCTGAGTGTTTCGAGAATTTGGTTGTATATAAAAATTTTTTTATAAAAGTATTTTCAAAAAAAAAAAAAAAATAAAAAAGGAAGTAGTCGCGTACCGTGGCTGATAGCGACTACTTCCGACTACTTCCTTTAAAATTTTTTTTCTAAAAATAACTTAAATAGTCCATATATATTCTATGATAGATATGGAAACTTTTAAGACTACTCTCTATACTTGCGGGTGTGGATACAAAACATTGAATGTTGGCAATTCTTCACGACATAGGAAATCATCATGTGGTCATGAAATGAAATCAGAGTCAAAGATATTTTTACTGGAAGACGAGGTTACAAAGTTTTACGGAAACGCCCAACCAACATCACAAGTAATCAATAACACAGGAGACCATAACATTAATTACATTGATCAGAAACATATCACGTTCAATCTCACCGTGCCCGATGGGGACACCAGAACTGTGATTTACAGAGCACTGAAGTCACAGCAGTTTCAACGAGAGCTGAATGGGGAATTTCAACCCGAAAACATCCCCGCGTTGATATTTCGGCACACTAAGGGACGAGGTATCGTCAGACCCGATGGAGAAAAGATGATTCACGTGGAAGATGACAAAGTCCACGAAAAGGATTCTGGAGGTAAACTGAGAAAAACGCCGCTGAACAAGTACGCGAAGCAGTTTATAAACGATGCCACGAGTACCCTCGAACGAAATACAGATGTAATACAACCAAAGTTTGCGAAAGAGCTCGTAGAAGACCTTCAAACAGAGAATCTCCCTGGTCACAAACGAAACGAAAAGGTTTCTGGCGTAGAAGCGTTGAAGAATTATGCGTCTGGTTCTCACGTTATGTATAAGTACCCTGCTGAAACGAGAGGATTTGTTGACCGTGCTGTTGACGCTGTGAAGACTGAAATTCGAAACGCGAATGGATAAATTATTACAAAGTAACGTGATTTTAAGAACTGTAACTTAAATACTGACTTTGATAGTATCAATAATGCGTTGAATAATATCATCCTTGCACGTTTCTACAAGCAAAGGGTGCCACGAATCAGTGTACATAACAATCCTTCTATCAACTTTATTTTCGAAAAGCTCGATATTGGTCAAAAAATCAACTTGTGTATCCAAGACACTCTGGAAACAAGTCATAGGAGTCTTAATAAAAGGGTTGCGGGTGCGGGCAGAATCACTCAGCTTCCCGAGTTCGTTGGCAGTCTTAAACGTAATCCGAGAATTGCGTACCAATGGATCATTCCTCCAACGTGTATCAAATTCCTCGTCGAAGGGATGGTTGTTAGGTTTCAGTAACTTTACGTTGGGGAAAAATTTCGCTAGATAAGGGACCACGACGAACCCGATTTTATTAACGAAGGTTTTTGGTAGTTGAAACATAGGAGAAATCAAAAAACCATGTCGCGCTGAATTTGTATGCAACAGTACGTTAGATGCTACAGCCCCGCCCAAAGATGTACCTCCAATAAAGAGAGGGACGCTTCCATATACTTCGTCTTCTTCAACTTCTCTCACAAAATCCAGAGCGACCGAAACAATCTGATCAGAATCTACTTCGAACCTATCGCCACTACTATGCCCATGTCCTGGAAAATCAATAGTAGCTATATTGATACCATTAGCTGCAAAAGGTTCTACAATATACCGAAGGTCGTTCATTGCGTAACTTCCAAACCCATGGAAATAAATAAACGTAGCAACGGGATTGACGGCAGGTAGAAAATATTTATAAATCCCGTTGGAGATCATATTGCTATAAATTAATAATAGAAGTTTCATAAACTGTTATATATCTATTTTATCGCCCTGGTCAAATGACAAACACATTTTCAAATTTTTAAAAAATTATTGAGACGGGGTTATTTGGCGTAAGCGAGACCGCCATACCACTCAATTACAGATCTCCATAGGCATCGTCCTCGATAATAGACTTCATAACGAAGTACTTCTCACCCGCCTTTGTGATGGTTTCGATTGCCATTTCGGTATCTTCTTCCAACTCGAAGATTTCATCGTAAACTTTCTGAAAGGCCTTATCAATAATGCTCTCGAGATACTTGATATTTGTGTTGTTGTCTTCGAGTATGCATATCTTTTCATTCATGAGACTGCTATCCGACTCCACATCGATTTGTGATATAATTTCGATATCTTCGTAGAGTTCGTCAATTTCGTCGTATATTTTATCTCCTGCATTGCTAATGGTCGTCTCAAGATGCTTGATGTCTTTCATGTTGTCTTCGATGCGCTTCTTCTGCTCATCAACGATCTTGAGATAGTTCTGAGTGTAACTCTTGGTTGATTCCATGTTTAATTAATTAATAACGGAATCCACTCTGGTGTCGTATTTATAATGTAAAAACCCCTGGGTCAAATGACTGAAACGAGTTTAATACGGGTTTGGTTCACTAATTTGAATTTGAATTTCGCGAGGGTATACACCCACTCGAAAAATCATCCTGAAATATTCTTTGCTTAGTTATTTGTTAAACCATAGTTTATAGCCGCCCATTCTGAGGACGGTGTCGCAGTTCCAGGTGGTGTCAGTAGGTCGAGCTTTTCATCTATGGGGTATCCTTGTAGCCCTTCGAAAAGACTTTCATCCACGAGGTCTTCTACCTTTGGAGGTGGTTCGTGTAAACTACGCATGGGTAGTTGAGTGTGGTGTTGGCTGTTGCGAATTTGATAGCTCGGGAGTTGGCATTCGGATTTTACAACCTTTCCGTCCATAACCAAACGAGCTCCGTTGGCATCGTAGCTATTTTCGTATCCTTCTACAGAAATGTCTGAAGAAATTTTAGCATTCGTCTTGGGTATTTTATCTTCCGTTGAGAACGCGGGGGACACGTCATCCGTAACTCCAAAGGTCCCGAATTGTGCGGGATCTGAAAACTGAACAGGCGCCGCGGCGAGAGCAGGGTTCATGACACGAGGGTCTGCGTACGTGGGTGGGCGGATACCTTTGATCATTCCCTCGGCAGTTGTTTCCGCTACAGGGACTCCTTTGAAATCTGAGAAAGGCAGATCTTCGTCAATAACATTTTCGGCACCATTCGAACCTGTCACGACTGTTGTAGACGCTTGAATATGTTCTATCGGATTGGTTAACTCTGGTGCTTTGGGTGCGGCTTGTTTTTGACTGAGTAGCGTTCTAATTTCCGCAGCTTGTTTCTTTACAGCTTCTGCGACTTTGGCCATTTTCCCCACGGTCATGTCGACGGGGACGATAGGTTTTCCTCCACAATTGTTGCATACAGGTTTAGAAAAGAGGAACTTTGATTCCGATAGCAGTATCGTACCTATCATCACAACGATAAGTAATAGCAATATGAAGTCCAACATCCTTTTTATTATACTAATATAATTATATTTTTAGAAAAGATTGGCATCCTTTGCTTTGGCAGATTTTAGAGACAACCCTTGGATGAACTCTGTGTTGACGCTTTGTCCACAGTATTCCATCGTTTGGGTGCCTAGGTACTTGATACCATACTTTTCGAACGGTCCTGTGAACACATCTGCAGTTAGTTGTTTCGTGTTCATGACGTTCATCGTTGCGTGTTCGCGTAGTGCGGACTTGAAATCCCCGAATGGACAGATTTCGTTCTCCCCGAGAATAACGTCTCCAGATGCCATGAAGCTCTCGATGAAGTTCGTTGCCCGAGCCAGAGCCTCGCGAGTATTGATGAAATACTCTGGTAGCACCGACCAGATGTTCACATCGGAATGCTTCCCCGCTAGATCTAGATACGCCTTATTGCATTTCCTAATAATGAACGGGAGTTCTTTATCTAGTTTTTCACCGAGTTTCATATCACCGTTCCGAACGGGTTTCTTGAACTCGAATACCACCATACGCCGTTGGATACTTCCTCCGTTATCGGCCCACCCAGGGACTTCGTTACCAGCCAACGCCATCGGCACACTCCATTCTTCTGCGAACGCTTTCTTATGCTTTACGTTCACTTGGACGTCTTCGCCTGACACCATAGACTGGAATTCCGCCTGTTCGATCGCCAGGTCGCTTTTGATTTCTGGTGCAAGCACGCAATATTTGTCATGGAAAGCAGAAATACCGAACTTTCTCTCCACGTTGTTCGAGAGAATACCAACATCCACCGTTTCGAAAAAGTTCTTGATTACCTTTAGAATGATAGTGGACTTACCTGTAGCAGCGAGACCCTTGAAGAACGGAATAACCTGCCATGAGTCCACCTGGTTAACGGGATACAGGATCCTTCCTAGCAGAGCAAACAACCAACGTTGGACATCCTGATCCCATTCTTGATATTTCATGATCGAATCAAGGTGTGGGGTTGGGATATCGAACCAGTCGGCGTACTGAGTATTATCAAAATACCCTTCAACAAACTTGCTCGCAACGATAGAATCGGACAACGGTTCCTTTTCCGTTTCGAAACAATGGAACCTGTCTTCGGGCGCTATGTACACACCGTTATAGAATGAATAGACACCGCGTGATTTATGCAGAAAAGGAAGCTGGTGATCGTGACAGTTTGTCAGGTACTCTACGGCAGAACCGACGTTCTTCATATTTTGTGTAGCATTCTTCCACTGTTCCCACGAAACTTCTTTCCTCAGCCTCGAGTACACAAAATCCTTGATTTCCGATACAGCTCGCCAAGAATGCATATCACGGCCGTCTATAATAATGGGTTCATACAGCCAATCCCCTGCTTTCCGATACTTTTTTTCCATGGCACTATCGAGCAAGAATAGTAGAAGTTCCTGGAAAGAGCTCACATCACCATCGATGAACCTGAAACGAAGCGCCCACGAGCCGAGCTGCGTGTCCAAGTCCTGGTCAAGCTCGATGATCCCGTCCTCGGCTTCGAGTTGATGAACCGCGAGCTTTGCCTGGAAAGCGCTCAGAACAACCTTTTTAGAATAAAAAATCATTTCTAGGATCTTTGTTATCTTTTTGAGATTCATACTCTTATCCACGTTGTTGTTCATCTTGTCGGGAAGCAGATTAAGTTCCCTTAGCCGATGGTACAGACTGATCGCCTCGATTTCAGACTCTCTGATTTTATCATCGACTTGTCTCATTCCAAACGACCCCCTGTCTTGTTGGATCGACGCCATAAGATCATCATTGAAATCAACACCCAGTGCCATGAACATATGAATGGTTTGGGTCTCAAAAGTTGCTGATGCATCATACAACTTCCATCGGTTAGCAAGGTCCTCTAGCTTTTCAACGGTTTGCTCCGGGTTCAGTTTTTTGATGATTGTTGCGATTGTTTGCTCGCGTTCCCTATTCTTCTGGTCCTGTTCCTCCACCTTAGATTTCTTGGGGTTCGCTCCACCCATATCTTAAGCAACTATTATTCTTCCTTAAACTTTTCCAAGTGGTTAAATAGATACATTGGTATACCGGGGACAAATAGACAAATGACAAATGACACTCGCAAAAATTGTATATATATTTTGTAGTTGTTCCATAATGGAAACTCCACAAACACGCCTCAGCCCTCTTGAGAAGGTCCAGCTGCAGATCAAAACCCTCCAAAACAAAGTAGTTTTTCTTACTGAAGAAAACAAGCAGCTCAAGCAGACTATCAAAGAGCTGAAAAGGACAACGCGCCCTTCGAGAACTTCTACCAACCGCGATCGTATCGACACTGCGTAATAATTTAAGATTGATAATAAAAGCGTGAACAAGATGATTGGGTGCTACGATGTGCCCACTGGTTCTGCGATGGTTTCTGAACGGTTCAAAGAGCCGGTTCAAATTCCTAACACCGATGACAACTTCCCCGAGGGACCTCCGAGCACAAAGTCCGGTGTTTTGTTTACGAAGGAGGATGTTGAATATCTCATAGGGATGCCTATCATCGATTTCAGTTATTACAAAACTGCTTTTTCTTACAACGCTATCGTAGAAGGCGAAGCAACGTACGAGCGTATGGAATTCGTTGGCGATTCCGTTCTCGGGTTTGTGATTGCCAAGTATCTCTACGATAACTTCCCGGGGAAGGACGAGGGGTTTCTTTCTAGACTTCGTACCAAGTTCGTGTCTGGAAAGTTTCTGTCTTCTATCGGGCTGAAAATGGGTCTTCATAACTTTGTTATCATGCACCAGAAGGGGCTGTACAGGGGGTGGAACACAAACCCCAGGATTTTGGAGGATGTTTTTGAAGCTCTGATGGGTGCTATTTATTTTGATCTAGGTATCAACGCGGCGAAACAGTTCTTTATGTCAACCCTAGCTAAGTATGCTAACATGAATGAAATAATGCTTGACACTAACTATAAGGATCGCCTTCTGAAGCATGCGCGGAAGGTAGAACTTCCAAAACCAGAATTCTTGTCCGTGTTCGAGAAAGGTGGGGCGAACCCGAACTTTATCGTTGACGTTGTGATCGGCGGCAAAAAGATTTCAACAGGCACCGGCAAATCCCGAAAGGATGCAGAACAGAACGGATCTCGTATTGCACTTCATTCTATGGGCGTCCCGGAAGAATTTATCCACTGATGTAAAAAAAAACATAAAAAAATATTGATATTAATTAATGAATTCTACTAACAACGCGCCTAACTTTGACCCTAGCATTTGGGGCCCATCAATGTGGTTAGTCTTCCATATGTCCGCATTAAGATTTCCCAAAAATCCCACTGCTACGGACAAGAAAAACTTTGCTACATTTTATAGAAGTTTTCCTTATGTTCTGCCGTGTACGGGTTGTTGTAAAGGATTCTCAAAAATCCTAGAGATGACCAAGTTTGGAGCGAAGGATCTTGCAAACAGAGATACACTATTTGCATGGACTGTAAAAGCTCATTCTTTAGTTAACATAAAGACAGGGAAACCTCCGCGTGATGAACCTGAATTTTGGAAAAAACAGTATCTCGCGTTGGCTAACAAATGATTGGCCTACGTTAAGTATGACACATCATTTTTTGTTCGGACGTCCCAGTGATTTATTTGTTTTGTCTTCGCGTTTCTTCCTCACATAACTAGTGATATGGAAACTGACAATTGCCGAACGTCTTTTAGATACCAAGAACTTGTCTTGGAGTTTCTCGTCGTGGATAATCCTTGAGATGAAGTCAACAAACCCTTCGAGTTTGGGGAGGATCTCCATCTCCCAATACACGTCATCTTTGTTAACGGAAACCACGTTAACATCCGAGTGCATTACATTAGACTCCTTTGTTTTCATACATTCTACGAGAATTGCCTTGTCTAGATTCAATAGTTGAAGATACGTTTGAACCTGGATCATTTCATACGAAGGTAGGTGTTTGAATAACCGGTTTACGCGGTTCTTGATTTCAATGAGGGTTGTCCTATCCCTGTTTATAGCGTCAATTTTGCCCCCAATATACCACGGGAAAGACCCGTATTCATTTACAATTGTCCCGGCTTGCATTTTGTAAAATGTAGAATCTTCTACACAATCAATACCAAGAGTATCTCGTATGTAATTGAAGACCTTTTCTTCCTGGGCATTACCGTACGTTGTATACGTGGTTTTCCGCAGAGCATCGTCAATGACTCTACAATATTCGGCAGAAATATAGTTGGCATTTGCGTACTTTGCGAACTCGGATATAAGACGGTTATACTTGTTAGCAACGTCGGTAGAAGATTCTTCATCTTCCCCAGCGATGCGAATCAAATCGGCAATCTTAGGATGATTCTTCTCTAGACGCTCGATAATTTCGTCGTTGGTGAGAATGTGGTTTCGCCGCAACGCAGCTCTATATCCTTCTGAACTCGCACGTTCCCAAAAAGTTTCTACAGCATCGCATATTTTTTTATGCTTATTCTCTCCTATACACGCTGCCCCTTGGCTAGCATACACACACAGATACGGCTCAACAATCATTATAATTTTTAATTGATGTGTATAAAAAATATGTTAAGTTTATCCACACGTTGATCCGACGAGATTGTCATTTTAATTTCCGAAGACCTCTGTATCGACGATATATAAAATATGACCAACAAGTAGGGTAGCATACTTAAAATTAAAAATGAATAAACAAGCACATGTGTACGAGTGGGCGCGGCGAAGAGGGTTTTATGGACGAACGGGTGAAATTTCACACCTTCTTCTTGACAAAGGCGTGTTGTGCGTGACTGAAAGTGCAAATAGCGAGTTTATCCACGAATACGCGAAGGGGGTCGTGATGGGTGGGAAACGTCCGTGTTTAGTGGAATATAAGCTGAAGGTGTTTCGTATGTTTTACGATCTTGACATTCTGACCACGCGGGAAAACGCCAATAACATGACCACGGGCGTGTTCACTGATGAAATCAAGAACGTGTTTTATACGATATGTGTGGCGACTGCGATGATGTTTGACATATCAAAGACGACCGTCACGATGTGTATATCAAATATTCCAAAGAAGAAAGACGGAGGTGTCAAGGTTGGCGTTCATTTGACATTCGATAACATCTTTGTGACGTCTCCGACGGCCCTGTACGTCAGAGAAAAGGTTCTCGAAACACTCGTGTGCGAACATAACCCATTCGACAATACGTGGGACTCGATAGTTGATATTTCCGTTTTCAAAGGTTCCGGGATGCGTCTTCCTTGGTCTGCAAAACACGACGACCCGAAGCGCGTTTACGTGCCAGTAGTTGATTATATACTCGACAGTGAAAAATCAGGGGTCGAGGAGGAACCCTTGGATAATAACACGATCATTAAGTCGGTCGCGGCGGTCCGAGAACTCCTGAACAAGGTGTGTCTGAGGTCTAAGGGTGTTCCCACTAAGATGCGAAATCATGATATTAACGTAGACGATGTATCTCCCAGTTACTCCGGGTCGTTCTCCCACCCGTCTCTAAAGCAGTATGCCCACGTCATAGAGGAGCTTGAGAAGCATATTCCAGAGGTGTATAATGGAAAAATTTCCGGCGTTGTACGGACGGAGCATGTGTATATGTTTAGACATACTTCAAAATATTGCGCGAACGTAGAGAGGGAACATAATTCATCAAACGCGTATTTTATGGTGACAAAGGGTGGTATGAAGCAGTGTTGTTATTCGAGGAAAGAAGAAGATATAGGCAGGAAATATTGTCTATGTTCTCAATTTAGAGGCGATGTGATTAAGTTACCCAAAAAACTTATAGAAGAACTATTTCCCGAAGATGTGGACGATAAATCAGCTGAACTTCTTAAATTGCCACCACCGATGCCGAGTTCGTCAGTAGATAGTTTTTTGAATATTGACAATATAATCAAGAGGTCGGCGGCCAAGAGAGTTGTCAAGAAGAAGCCACAGCAGCGAAGCACGTCCACGGGAAAATACTTCCCTGGGAGAGCGATAGCTGAGTTGTATCAATAACTGCGTTAATAACTTAACAAATTAATCTAATGTAATATCAGAACCAATATGTCCAACTCCAAGATGCCTCTTAAAGAACTCCCCGCCGGTCTGTCTCTGGAGCCCGATTACATCACTATCCCCGGTCAGAATTTTGCCCTCGTGTCTTTCGTGGGCCCCGAATTTTGCAGCCAGAAATCGAACAGGTTTGCGATGAAAATCCGTGGCGTCTTTGCAACGGAGGAAGAGGCTGGTGCGTACGTCAAACGTCTACAGCGGTCTGGTGATAATGCAGTGGATATTTTCCTGATGTCTATGTACAACTGGTGCCCATGCCCTCCTAACCCCATGGAAGTTGAAACTCAGGAATATCAAGAAGAATTCCTTCAGGACCTGATGAAGGGATATGCCGAATCCCAGCGTTCGGCAAAGGAACTCTTCAACATCCGTAAAGAAAAGGTGATGAAGGAGGGTCTGGATGCTAACCTGACGCCCGAAGAGCGTATCCCCAAACCAGATGCACCTCTCCCATCCCCTGAAAAACTACCCAAGATGGAGATCGAAACCATTCCCGAGGAAGACGAGGCCGGGACATCCGCTTCTCATGCCACTGAAAAGATGTTCGAAGGCGCGGACCCCTGGTCTGCACGGAACCTGTGAATAACTTAAGAATTGTGTCTATTGAAATAAAAAAGATATCGTAAATTAAACATGGAATTGACAGATCCCGGTAATTTTTTGATGTCTTCGTTAAATAAGTTTTTTTCGGAAGACGATAACAGAAGCAATATGTTAAAAGTAATTTACAACGAAAGTATGTCTCTTAGAACGCTTGATTGGTTTGTATCGAATTTCTCGAAAAAGAATAACGTAATATACACGACGGACGATGGCAGGATGTTCAATGTTTTTATGGAATACAAAGCCCAGTTGAAAAGCTATAGCAAGAAGTGGTTTGACCCTTTCTGCAGAGGTGCTCGTCTGAATTATAAAGATTGTGCAGGCGAGGATTTCTCTACGACCATAGGGCAACTCAACTTCTTTAGATGGGCGTTGAAAAACGATATAATCAAGTACTGTATCAAAAATATAAAACAGATAGAAGAAGATATGGTACAGTCCACGAAAATTCGAAAGACCTTGGAACAAGGAGATAAGAGAAGAGAGCTTTCCAAAGCTGCGATTAAACGTTGTATGAATATCAGCACACGTGTAACTATCAAATTTGATTGATTTGATTAACTGTAAGTAATTTAATTTTTACCCAGGACGTTATCGCGTTCTGTGTAATTGTCATTTGGTTATCCCCTGGTATATCGACAAAATGTGTATAAATATAAACTTATGTATTTTAACATATATATATTATAATGACTTCTCAAGAGACAATCCTAGCCGATAATGGTTCTCGCAAGTACTCAGCCTTCCCTATTCAATACCCCGACCTCTGGGATATGTATAAGAAGGCGGTGGCAACCTTTTGGACCACGGAGGAAGTCCCCCTAAATGCAGACGTCGTCGACTGGCGCGAGAAACTCAACGACGATGAACGCCATTTCATCAAGCACATTCTCGGGTTTTTTGCAGGTTCCGACGGTATCGTGATGGAAAACTTGCAGACTAACTTCAGCGTCGAAGTAACGGTCCCAGAGGCACGGCAGTTTTACGCATACCAGACGTTCAATGAATCTGTTCATTCGGAACAGTATGCCCTTCTTATTGACGCGCTCATTTCCGACGAGCGAGAGCGTGCCGAACTGTTCGACGCCATCGAAAACATCCCGGCGGTCCATAACAAAGCGCGTTGGGCTCAGAAGTGGCTGGAACCCAGTAAATCGTTTGCAGAGCGTCTCGTCGCGTGGGTGTGCGTTGAGGGTATTCTGTTCTCCGGGAGTTTCTGCGCCATCTTTTGGCTACGCAACAAGGGCGTCATGCCCGGGCTCGGTCTGTCGAACGAATTCATCAGCAGGGACGAAGGTCTTCACCAGCAATTTGGCGAGGTCTTGTATTCGAAGCTAAATAACAAACTACCTTTCGAAACGGTGAAACAAATCGTCACAGAAGTAGTTGCAAATGAAAAGGAGTTCATTTGCGACGCTATTCCTTGCCGTCTTATCGGCATGAATGCTGATCTCATGGGGCAATATATCGAATTCGTAGCTGATCGTATTTTCGTGGCGCTAGGGTACGAGAAAGTGTATAACTCCAAGAACCCCTTCGCTTTTATGGAGCTCATTTCACTCCAGGGGAAAACTAACTTCTTCGAAAAGCGTGTCAGCGATTATCAAAGGCCCGGTGTATTAAAACCTGAGGATAATGTTTTCGCTATGGACGGTGACTTTTAATAATATTAATACACCGGGGCATCTCCGGTATATCGTGTTCTTTACAACTAATGAGAACACATTTGTTAATGAATTCTTCTACGTTCATCATTCCCTTGGCAATATTGCAACTACCACAACAACTGACGCAGTTGTCTAAGACATATCCTCTATCGTTGTCTACACGATCTATTCCGTTTGTGTGAGTTTTAGAGCACGTTCTACCACAATACGTACAGTTTCCTTGTCGTAGTATGTCATATTGTTCTTTCGTCAGCTGAAAATTCTTGTTTCTCATAATATATTTGTAAGCAGAATACGAATATCCTTTGATATCATCCCAGAAATCACACATTTTACCTTCGTGTCCGTTATATAAGGACACTTGAGAGCATCGTTCTACGAACGTGTTAGCGTCTAGACAACGTTTCATATTATTGCATGCACCACAACAACTGACGCAATTATCTTCGGTGTATCCCAATGTGTTATCAAGCCTATCAATACCATTTCGTTTCATTTTAGTGGTCTCCTCACCACAATAAAAGCATTCTTTATCGGTTATAGTTCCCACGAAGTCTTCTGTGATATCAAACGGTATATTCCTTCGTTCAGCACCTTTCTTAAAATCTTGATATTTTCTATGAATTGTTGCATTTCTGAAGGCGTCGCGTTCTCTGAATTTTTCAGGGTCTTTTTCACGACGTTTACGATCGTAATTTCTCATATGTTCTTTATTGTTTGATCTGAAAGTTCGCATTTTCTCATTAAATTTTTTAGGGTCTTTTTCACGACGTTTTTTATCCTTTTCTCTACTTTTTACTTTACAAGGTTCGCACCATTTTGTGCAATCATTGTGTTCCTTTTTACAACGTGTACAAATCATTTTGTAAATAAGAAGTTTTGGTTTATTTAAGTTGTTCAATAATATCCGCCATAGCCCCCACCCATCCCCCCTCCAAACATACCACCCATGCCACCTGGGCCTAGGATAGTGAGTAGCGCAGCAACACCTACGACGCCCATGTAAATCGGCTTCCAAGCAGCCCAATCGCCCACCATGTATTTATTTTGCCCCGGTTTTGCCTTCGGCCATTGAGATTGAGGCCGTTCCATCATTTTTCCTAACTGATACGCCGCGAAATAACTGAAAAGCATTAGCATGAGCTTGAGAGTTCCAAATAACCCGCCTTGCATGATTTTATATATAGTGGTAATATTTTTTTATTCTTCGGTATTTATTCTGCGCTCGACCTCTTGTGCAATATTCGAAACGAGTTCTTCTAAGTCTATGGTCCTCCGCACTTCTGGCCGAGGCTCTAATTCGGCCCGGCACATCACGCATTTCTTGTTCCCGGTAGAGTACCATTTGCTGTCACACTTTGTGTGGAGTTTTACGCCACAGCACTTCATAGTTTTACCATGCATGTTGTAACATTTATCCATACATATCGGACAATCCGTAGATTCGAGATCTTCGGAGGTGGCAGTCATCTCGCAAAATATACACATATCTTTACCGTCCTTTATGAAATATTTATTGCAATTGCATATCGTGTGGCTGAAAACATCGTTGATAAGCTTCCTCAAGGTTTCTACAGACTCCTCGTCCACCTCTCGTTTATCGAGTTCCAATGTCTCTATAATGAATTCACCGGGTCTATCTGATTCAAATCCTATTGCGTCTGGATAGTTCTTCAGAATTGCAACGAGAGCGTCGGCATCGTCATCATCGGCATCAACGACTATCAACAATTCGATGTTCATAAAGTGTCCTATGCAATCTGGGTCGTTGCGTATCATTATGGTGAATTCTCCAGAATGATTTTTAAACATTATCGCGTCATTCGCTTCATGGATTCTCTTTAGCGCGGCCCAGAGTTGGTTGGAATCTTTGATAATCTCCATTTTATACGTATGTATATCTGTTTCTTAAGTTTATTAATTAAATAGCTTAAGAAAGCTACAAGAGAACAATTATATAAAATGAACGAAATAGTTTCCGCTTGGAACACTATTTTGCCTGTATTTGAAATTAAGTTTATTGAAAATGTAACTGACCATGAAACATCTCCTATCAACAAGTTGTGTTGGCACTGTTGCCACGTAATACCGAACATCGTGCTTCAGTATCCATTTTCGCACGATGATAAGAGAGGGACTTTCAAGGTGGGGGGACAGTTCTGTTCATGGGAGTGTATAAAAGGATTCTCTCGTGACAAAATATCTAGCTCTGTGTCGGGGATTCACCAAATGAATATAAGGTATTATCGCAAGAAAATTACAGGACTTACAGACCCCGTGTGCGCGGCACCTCCCTTTATGACGCTCAAAGCGTTTGGGGGTCATTTGACAATCGAAGAGTTCAGAAAACCTGTTCGAAATGTTGATTATAATGTCAATTACGCCAAGCTGGTGAAAGTTATCCCATACCAGACTATGGAGTATAAATTCGAGGAAAAACATAAGCAAAGGATAGAAAACAAGTCCCTGAACATTGATGTTGATCATACAACGCAGATCGATTGTCTGAAACTCAGGCGTCCCAAACCCATGGCCAAAGGAAAGGGCACGTTAGAACGTGTCTTGGGTCTTAATAATTTCGGGAATTTTATTAAACAAAAATCATAATACAATGTCATTGGAGGCTCGGTAATTTCTCGCTTCGAAAGCAGAACTCATCGCCCCGGGGTATATATTTATATGAAACCGTGATTTTACGTCGGTTATGTGTTCCATTAACCGCCGGTCTGTCGTTTCTAACATATACGTTATTTCTTTCTCTTGTATTAGATCGTTCGCCAGCCTTAATTGTATTTCAGTGATTTGGTATAAAACATCGTCTCGGATAGAAAATAAGTTATTTATTGTGTCGAAGCTTATATTTTTGTACTCAAATGTCTTTTGGTATGCGTCGTTGAATCTGTTCAGATGAAACAACGCGTTTTTTGTGTACGTCGGGTACTGGGTCGTGTATTTATCAATAAGAGGTATCGTTACCCCCCTCATTTTTAAATTTACAGCAATTTTTTTGAAAACGTCCCTCTTGTAAATCATGTATATGATCGCGAGTGCAAAGAAAAATAGCCACATCTTTAACAATAGTAATTTTTTTTATTCTCACAATGCGCGCATTATTCTTTGTATTTTTTCACTTTACATATATAAAGAATAAATGGTTGCAACTGCGTATTTAACCTCAAGCGAGGCTCAGCAAATACGGCTTGCAAAGAGAAGCGTGTCTCACGCGACGTACAAGATGCTTTTTGAAACTGCGATACAGCGTATCAAGAATAAAGCGGAGATGGACGAAACGTCTATGCTGTATAAAATTCCGCATTATATGCTCGGAAGGCCTACTATAAATGTCAAACACGCGGCTCGGTATGTTTCGGAAAAATTGAAGATATATGGTTACACGACGAGATATTACGAACAGGAAGGGACGTATTTTGTGTACGTTTCGTGGAAAGCAACTCCGGTGCCTATTGAGAAAAAACCAAGAGACGTCAGGAGGCCCAAGCCGACAAATACCAACATAAAAATGGATGCCGGGGATGCGGTCAGGAGAATGGAAATTATAAAATTGGCTTTACAGAACTCTATGAAGAAAAAATAATGAGAATGTATATATGCTGCTCAAAATAATTACATCACTCCTCGTTATTTCCCTTGTGCTGATATACATATTCGGTTTTGAAAAGGTCGTCATGGGAGTTTACAACAACTATAAGGGGATACTTGCACTTCTCCTGGCGATTGCTCTCGGAGCGTTCCTTATCGACACCGGGTTTGCTAAAAATTTAGTCATCAGCGTGGTGTCTTGCCTGGCGTGTATATTCATTTCATTGTACATATTTATCGTTGCATACTCTGGTAAATTACCTTGGTTCAAATAGTTGCGTTTTATAAGTTAGAATAAAATACTATTGATAATATATAATGTCAGCGAACCAGAAATTATCCGCACTTCTTGTTCAGGCCAAGGATGAGTATGTTAACCAAATCGCGGACATCATCGCCCCTTTTGTGATCAACGTGGTGAACACTATGTACACCGCTGCCAAAAAGAACGCCGGGTTTGGCAAACCTACAAAGGATTTCCAAAGAAAGCTCAGAGAAATCCCCCTGTGGAATCAATCTATGATAGACGCTCAGGTCGTTGCGATAACCAATAAATACAAGTATTTTCCCGAACTTGTCGCTGCGGTGTTTGTGAGCTATGTGAAGATATTATCATCCGTAAAGATTCATTCACATAAACCACATATACAACTAAAATTACCAGCCGATGACGTGTTTGTGCATCGGGTTTACATAACGACTGCAAAAACCTTTTACATGGACCCCGCTCTCGTAAAATCCCCCCGTGACGTTCGTCTTTCTATTGTTCGCAATGCCGTAGAATCATCCGTGAGAGAACTTCTACCCATCGAACAAATCCTCAGGGCGTATCTCGGTACATCGGTTGATAACGAAGGTGTGAAGACCGATGAAATTGACGAGGAAGAAATTGACTTGTCACCATCACCAGAGGATGTTGCAGAGTCACCCGATTCTCCCGAGAGTCAGGCGGTGAGCGTGTCATCTACTCTTAGCCCAGTGCAGGCTCTTGGAGACCCTGAAATCGCACCATCTCCTGCGGCAGCACCTCAACTACAAATGCCATCAAGCCCTGCGCAAGAAAATGCACAGGCCATCGAACAACTCAAAGACATTTTACGTCAAACAGCTCCTTCTCCCGTCCCCATTTCGCAACCTCAGGCTTCCCCGAGCCCGAGCCCGATGCCTCAACAGCCTATTTACGTTCCGAAGTCTACTCCTCAACCAGGTGCGTTCGTTTCCCCCGTTCAACCAAGGGGACTCGGATTTGACACGACCGGTGATCAGTACTTCACCTAAGAACGTTCGTATTTAATTGAATAAAAAAAAGTATTATATTTATATTATCATGAATTTGTTAAATCCCTACATTATCGTCATCGTCGTTGCTCTGTCGACCGCAATTCTCGTATCTGTTTATAATAAATATGCGGAACCTAACGAAAAAAACATGGGCAAAAATTTCGCGAAGATATTTGTAGCAGCGCTCGTTTCCGGCGTTGCTTTCGTATTCATCGCGAACCGACCCGACGAAATTCTGAGCGAACCGTTTCTAGAAGGAGGTCTCGCTGACTTTTAAAGGATGATTTCTGCGTTTTTCGCGTAGTCGAAGTAATAATCAGTACCATCCGTCATACGAATGTATAAAGCATCAAATCTCTCAGCATTGTCTTCGTGGTCGTCAAATGGGAACATGTCTTGAACGAATAATTTGAGTCCTAATCCCGAATTAAAATCCCGATTCTGTCCGAAGTATTTCCTGATTCTTTTTGTAACGTCACATTCTTCCCCGCTGTCTTTTATCAGCAAGGAAGCTGAAATGATATTTGGTTTCATAAGCCCGAGTTCCTTGCGGATGGGGAAATGAATTTTTTCGTTTTCACGAACAACGATGCGATATTTTCGCCCGTGAACGACGTAACGTATTTCTATTTTATATTTTTTAAGACGTAGTTTTTGTTTTATTTCTTCTATCGGCATATCGGGTGCGTATTCGAAAAAATCAAAATCAGATTCTTCTTCTTCGTTGAAAATTAGACATTTAGGGTGTTTATTTTTACTCGTCATGAAACGGTGATAGATACTTTTCGCATATAAATACGCGAATTTAACGCGTTCCATAGTGATTAACTTAATAAATTTACTTTGTTTAAATTAATCATATGATTGATATACCGAAGCGCGACACACAAGCTGACAGAGATTTTTCAAAGCTTACATTCAAATTGAGCAAACACAAACTAAAAAAAGTCAAGAAATATGACGAGTCTTCGAAATTTTCTACTTTACACGAAGCGGTGAACGGGAATATACAATCTTTTCAGGAAAAGAAAATGAAACTTGAAAAGGGTGCGAAAACTAAGAAATTAGAGGAAAAAATAAATCAAATAGAAGAAGATGAAATAAACTACCTCTTAGACACCATCCCTTTCATCAAAGAGTATGATGTAAAGGAAACTGTAAAGGAAACTGTATCGGACACCGCCGGACAAAACACGATTTTCCAGGTAAAATCAAAAAATACACATACTAATACATTCCGAAAATATCTCTTTCATGTTGAAAAGGTCAGCAACCCCACGACTCTAGATGCAGTCACCGAACGTGAAACGATTGACCAAATTTACACCTGCGCGTGTGGTGGGCAAATGGCGGTGTGGGTAACCAGTACACAAAGCGATCTCGTATGCAACGATTGTGGAGCGACACAACCGTATATTGAAACATATACCGGGAAGGAATCGAATGAAGGTATGGCATATAAAAGAATAAACCACTTAGCAGAATGTCTAAACGCGTTGCAAGGAAAGGAGGGGACGAATGTGCCTCAAGAAGTTATAGATGCAGTGAAAGCCGAATTCAAAAAGAATCGTATTTCTACAACATCGGAAATAAAACCTTCAAAAGTTAAACAATTTCTTAAAAAATTAGGATATTCTATGTACTATGAAAATATTTATACCATAGCTAACATGATATCTGGAATTCCAACGCTGAAATTGTCTCGGGAATTAGAAAAAAGATTCAAGGATATGTTTTTCGAAATACAAGAACCGTTCTTCAGACACAAACCTCAAAAACGCAAAAACTTCCTTTCGTATAATTACGTGCTCTATAAATTTTCAGAACTTTTAGGCGAAGACGACCTTTTACAATATTTCCCGCTACTAAAATGCCCTAAAAATCTACACAATCAAGACATCATATGGAAGAAAATATGTAATGATCTATCTTGGGAGTATATCCCGACCGTTTAGGCATTTTGTTGATATGGATTTTTAAAAAAAATAAATATACAAGTATATTAATAATGTTGCTAGAACCATACCGCATGCCTACACTCGAGCCATTTAAGATTAAAAACCCTATCCCGGGTATAAAGGACAAGGGTAAAGATATCGGCGGTGGGATAGTTGACAAGGGTAAAGATATCGGCGGTGGGATAGTTGACAAAGGTAAAGATATTGGTGGCGGGATAGTTGACAAGGGTAAAGATATCGGCGGTGGGATAGCGAATGTTGGCAAAAATATTGGCGGAAAAATAGCTGATGTCGGCAAAAAGGTCGGAGGTGCGTTTGTAGCATTCGGCAAAGGGTTCTGGAAAATATTCGGAGGTATCTTCAAATGGGTGTGGAGTATGCTGAAAATGATTTTCGGAAATTGGAAAATATTACTGTGTGTCGCAATCACATGTTGTATATGTTCTGTTCTTGCGCCAGTGTTAATGCCTGCGATGATGATTTTCAGGTAAACTTAATCTGAATGTATTTAAAATATCGTGCTCACGGTATTGTAAATATTTAAGAAACGGGGGACACACGTGGGACAGGGGACACACTTGGGACGGGAGACACGCTTGGGACGGGAAGGTTTAATATTTCTAAGTCTGATACGTCAATACCTTCGTTACCATAATTCATGTCGTTATCGAAATTCATGTCGTTATCGAAATTCATGTCGTTATTTAGGTTCATGCCATTTAAGCCGGTGTTCACTATTTTAGAAACAACAAAGTATCTTCTATATAAGAAATACCCAACTATTAACAAGACAATCACGAGGATTGCAATACCTCCCCATAGCCACCAATTCGTTTTCTTTGGTTTCATGTTGCACGACGGGTCGGTGAAATCTCCGTAGAGTGCCTTATTCGTACAGCAAGATTCTAGATTTTTGGGGTCAAAATCACAAGGTCTTGCTGGTCTAGGGGAAGGTTCTGGTTCTGGCGCGGGTTTCGGCGCGGGTTCTGGCGCGGGTTCTGGCGCGGGTTCTGGCGCGGGTTTCGGCGCGGGTTTCGGTACGGGTTTCGGCGCGGGTTTCGGCGCGGGTTTCGGCTTAGGTTTAGGCGCGGTTTTCGGCTTAGGTTTCGGCGCGGGTTTCGGTACGGGTTTCGGCGCGGGTTTCGGCGCGGGTTTCGGCACGGGTTTCGGCTTAGGTTTAGGCGCGGGTTTCGGCTTAGGTTTAGGCGCGGGTTTCGGAGGTGTGACATCTTCGTCCGAAACACATACATCTCCGTCGCACGTTTCTTCCTTATCAATGTTATATTGATGACATTCTTCTTCTACAAATAGATGAAGTTTGTGAATTAAATCGTCTACATCCGCCGACGTGGTATTGCTATAGTCTACAGCAACAAACTTGGCAACAGATATGAGATATTCCTTGAGACTATCTATAGATAGTTGATCGAACTGTTGTGCGAGTTTTGTATTTCTAACAACAGCATCTGCAACATCTCTAGAAATATTAAAAAACCTGCTAGTCGCTATTACTTGATTATCGGAAACTGCAGATGACATTTTCCTCACAAACGAGTTCAACAACCCACATTTGATGATAGAAGGAGTTCCCATTTATATTTATATACTATTATTATTTTTAAAAAATCACGATTTCGTTTTAGGGAGCTCTTTGGGAATTATATCCGGTAGGAGTCTTTTTGAAAACAGCGACGCCAAATTATCTCTGAACCCGAAGTATGTACTGCTGTCGTCACTTTTATCGCCGAAAGCATATGCGTACCCACGGATTGACTGTTCCATACCCTGTGCGTCTGGATTAAAGTTTGTGGTGAATGCTTCAAGGGCACGGAGAGTATATACATGTCGTGTTATGAACCATGTAACGAACACTGCAAATACGATAATCAAAGTGTTCAGCAGATATTTTTGCATTTATATAATCAAATATTATTTTCGTACTTATTATGATACTAGCCGTCAGCTCATTGTTTTAATAATCTTTCCAAACTGTTTTGCATACTTTTCGTGCATGTTCATTATGTATTCAAAACTCGTTGTTGATGCCTTTTGGCCGAATCTCCTCGTGTTCGGAAATCGTATGGTCTTCTTTACCTTCAGATGAAAATTAAGCCCTGTGATACGTTTTTTACGTTCTGTTTCTAGAGCAGGGATCGGAATATCCATGTTAATAATTACGCGAAGATATTCTAAATACGCATGAGAGTATACAATGTGTCTTTCGTATTCATGCGTACATTGTGTGGGGTGGTCCAACTCGAAAGTATCCGCGACATTATCTGATAATTTGAAAATATTCTTTGGGAGATACTCTGGTTGTTCTAAATTGCTGAGTTTCGTACCTACCTTTGACGTCAGTTTTTCTAACGTTATCTCAGAACCACACGACGTGCTTAAAATATGAACTGGTATTATTTTTTTCCACTTTGTTATTCTGTATTGTTCCGGGCATCTAAATGGTTGCGTTTTTATTATGCCTACCGCAGTAACTACTGTCTCAACGTCTCTATAACACACTAGAATTATACTACCCGCGATATTTTCAACATCCTTTTTATTCGGTTTACCAACTGGTAAAAATACGACTGTGTTATCAATTGACGCTCGTATATTTTGAGATTTATACTTGTTCTTGACTATCTCGGATCTGTCCCATCTGTTTATCGAATTCTTGTCGAATTTGCCTGACGACATATAAAATGCCAAAGCAATGTCCTCGAACACATCCTTTTCTACTATGTACGCGTATAGGTTTGCCTGACCTTTGACCACTCCTTGATCCACACAAATATTCTGCATTTGTTTATTTGTTTACAAGATATCGTGTGTATACTAATACATTGTTTGTCGATACGAGACCGTATGGGCGAATACGAGTTATTGTGTAGACATGAATTTGTATGTAGCCATTGAATGATAAAGCCCAGCACCTCCATCTGGGATAGCTGGGGGGTCAAAGTCAAAGAAAACCCTTTCATTCGTGAGCATAGGCTGTAGTGGAGTACCAATCATTAGAATTTCCGCGAGCAGAAAACGCCTCACGTCGATACCACTTGGGTTATCCTCTCGTGCATTGGCACGCTTTCCAGCCATCGTCATATCAGTGTTGATCAAAAAATCATCTAGTTTTTCATTTTTCCTGAACCAAGCAAGCGTATCACTGCTGTATTCGATACTCCATGGAAACAAACGTCTTGCAATGTCTTTGCCAGTCTGCTTGGTATCTGTAAAACCGAATGTTGAAACACCACACGCCCTAAGATGCGTATGTGTCATCATGAATTCGTCCCACTTGAAAACGAAGTTGTACATGTTCTTCTGAGCCGTAGGTTCTATGGCATAAGTATCAGGATCTCTAGACACCTTCTTGGACTTGTGCGGGCCAATAGAAGCATATGTGATATAAGGAGAATACACATGAGTAATAAGAACCCAGCACATGCTCTCCTCAAACTCATCCCTCCTACCGGTTGAGAGACGACGGCTATCTCCCACTGGGAAGTTCACACCCTTGTTAGATACGATAATACCCTGTGCAACAATTTCCCCAGAATCTCCAACAACGTCTCCATTGGTAGCGATGATTACGGGCTCAAAAGCAAAGGGGTGAAACTCACCTGGAACGATAGGAGAATGGTTCTGATAAATCAGAGACTTGGGACCGAGACCGGTCGCAGGGGGCTTCCTCATCTGCCCAAAAATGGGGATGACATGCCCCACGAGGTACCGGATCATATCTATTTTACCAGCGGTGTCTGTATCGTCGGGGACTATTCTGCCGTGAGCATTGAAATACCCAAAGGAAACCATCGAAGCAAGTGAAGACCTGCTGACGGCAATCGTACTGAGTCCCCTTGCTTCCTTACCTTGGCGCGCAAGTTCCTTCGAAATCAGACTGAGATTCAAGATGTCCTCGCCGGTCGTCGTCTTTGTAGTAGGAAGTGTCATCTCGTTGACGTACATAGTCTTTGTGAACCGCCTCCTATCCTTCTCATCTAGACACATCCGCTTTGGCGGCTTCTTGTTTGCGTTCCTCCTATCTGACCTCAGATGCTCACCACCCGCGGTAAGATCAAAGTCGCTTGCATCTTCTACGACTCCGGCATCAGAAGGGTCCTTCTTCTTCTTCGTCACAACCTCCTCTGGATTGTCTTCCACCAGTGATTCCATCAACAGGTTCTCCAACTCATCTTCTTCCGGAGAAGCCGCATGAACTACAGGGCTGAACACCATGTCCATGTTGATTTCCGTCAAGTCCATCTTTGACAGATCAAGCTCCGAAAGATCGAAGTCCGGAAGTTCAAGCTCCGAAAGATCGAAGTCCGGAAGTTCAAGCTCCGAAAGATCGAAGTCCGGCATATCATAATCATAACTCATTTTGCGTGGTTGATTGTGATTGTTAATTTAATTTGTATCGACAAGCAAACCAGTTTTATACACAACAGAGATACATGGGACAAATGACAAATGACAAATAAAATGACAAGTGAAATAAAGATAAATTTAGTCGATACGACTTTTATGTATCTTTAATTGCGATAACCCAACAAACAACAAAATATGCTGCTGCTAGATCGCGACTCTAAGTCCTGGAAGAATGAGGTGTACAACGAAAAGGGCCATCAGTTTGTTTATTTCATAAGAAATCATGATAGTAAGACGGCGAAGGTCGGTCTCCACAACCGGGAGATTTACGCTTTGTGGCAGAGGTACAAGACGTATTATGCCGACTTCGATGCGTACATCGTCCGCGTTAAGGATTCCAGGCATGTTGAAAAGAGGTTATTCGAGGCATATGACAAACGGAACCTACGCGTCGCTAATGAAATGGTCGTAAACAATACGAAGACGAGGGATATGTTCAAGTATATAACGAGCTATTACGACCTCGACAACAACGGGGGGCAAACTGTCAATACCGCGACATTGGTTAACAACTACCATAACCCAAAGCCCGTTCACAAGCCCATCCCAAAGCCTAACCACAAGCCCGTTCACAAGCCTGCATACAAATATTACAAACCGGGACATGACGAACATATAGGTGGAGAAACCAAGATGTTCGTCAGCGATAAGTTACATTCTGTGAAAGACTCTGTGATGGACTTCTTCGGGATTTATTAGTATAAACTATACAATTCGTGATTAATCAAGAAATGGCACTGTCATCTTGGTCCGAACACCGATAACGTAATGTAATACAAACCCTAGAACGAACGCGAACAGGATCCATTTGAGTGTGTTTCCAACTGACTTGTCAGTAGCAAATATTTGGACTAAAATTATGGTAATCACTATCGTCCCTACAGTATCCCATAAGGCGATGTCTAACATTGGAATACGTTGTGCGTGAATCCCCGTTCGCGGCAGACCAAATATGTCTTTGAGTTCCATATCATCACGCAATATTTTTTGGGAAGAAGGGAGCTTTACCTAATATTCTGTAAGGGTTCTTGTTGTTCACGTTCGCCTTTTCCTTAGAGTTCAAAACTCTCAAAGATTCTGGAACTATATTAGAAGCTTGTTCCGCGACGAATTTCTTGAGAGAATCTCTGTCGTAATACTTACCATCCAGTTCTATCAGAGAAAACTTTGGGGACATTTTCCTGGAAAAGTAATCAATTTCCAGACGACCATTTCGATATCGATGTATCTCAAGCATATTCTGTAATTTTTTGATGGTGTTATTATTAGACATTTACATATCATTACTTTTTAATTTCTCGACAATCTGATACTTCCATTTTCTAATTTTGTTATTAAGGCTCGCACGACCGCCGTTTCGTCACTCGTACCCTTTTGAAAAAAATACAGCCTAAGACGCTTATTCGGAGGCTGGGGTATTTTTAGAGTCCAGGATTTCTTAGCGAATGGGTTGAACATCGTTACGGAAGATAAATCAGGACTCACGTATTTTACCCAACCACCAAGTCTATACTCAGTAGAAATAACCTGTCCGTTTGGATTAACCGTGTCGATAGCATACCTGAGTCGCCCCCCGGTAGTTTTTGGAAGATCTTTAGGAAGAATCCCTACAAACCCATCTAAGTATTGTCTGAAAGACGATTCGTTTAGATTTTTCTGTACACCATTTGACAATTTCGGGGTGTTACTAGGAACACTCGGGGGTCGGGAAGTAACGGGGGAGGGCTGGGGCGGTGCGCGGACGAGTTTTGCAGGTGCCGAAGTGGGTTTCGGTTTGGTTTTTGTTATTTTAACAACCGCCTGTGAGTTCTTGCTTCTATTCTTGGATATAGTTAACATTATCTATATGGATTTTTTTTATTATTATTTAGGACGGACGCAAGGGCTTTATTTTCTTTAATTCTGAGAAACATTCCCCTTTCGCCACACACGTCATAGGGTTGCTACTTATCACTTTACCACAGACCGTTACGTGATAGTTGTCATAATCCTTATAAGGTAAACACCCTAGCTTATTAGCAATTTCTAGCGTCTTCTTGAATTGGTTCCAAAACTTATCATCGTGACCGTACGTATCGTTTTGGATATGAGAGAGTTCGTGGAGCAATACGAAGAACAGATCGTCTATATCTTGGATATTACCGGCCGAATCTCTCACGCAAATGAACACGTCTTTCTTCTCAAGCGCATATGCGATGGTGTCAGATTGTGGTATTTCGCTTAGCGTACCTGTCCAATATTTCGTAATTCTTCTTATTTGGGAATCTGTCGGGTATGATTTAGAAGCCTTGGCTACGAAGTCCCTCGCTTTGTTTTCGAGAATCGCCAGTGTATCCGCAGCGACCAAGGTATCGCCACTGTTCAGGACTTTATAAGTCTTTCCATTTATGGAAGATTTTACATCGACCGTGTTGTCGTCAACCTTGTCCTTATAAATGAGTGCACCAAGTGTTCCAAGCGCGACAGTAGCAAACACAAATGACATTTAAATATGGTTTATTTTTTTTATTAAAATATTTTATTAAGTTATAAAAAAGGGATGGTTATGAACACTTTAAAAAAGGAGAATCCTCTGTTCAAAGAGAATGTGCTATTCCAAAACGTTCCTCCAAGGGAGATACCCCTGGCAGACAACCCATTCAGCACATATCCATACAAGCACGTCATAACGGAAACACAGCCGACTAAAGCAAAAGGTGAAGCCATATGGGGGCTAGTCCAAATGGGACTATCCGGAGAGGCGGCGGCTATGTACGGTGATGTAGTCGTTCAAAAAACGACCAGGGCGTGCAGAAAGTCAGAAGGTGGGTTTAAGGATGTAAATACGGAACTGTGGGGGACGTCCCCGTATCTCGGAAGAGGCGATGGTGAGGTGTACAACATGCCCGCATCTAACGAATTGCTCCGCGGATTTGAGTCTTCTCTCAGAGGTTCCCGTGTACGAACACAGATTGACGACAAATCGTTCATCCCATATACGTGGCAAATGATCGACGTGCCTCTTGCCGCCGCTAAAACCTCTTTTATAGTGGGTTTGGATACTCGCCAGCAATTAGCCTATGGAAATCCTTAGATTTTATAAAATAATAAATAATAAATTATTAGTATATATTAAATGGATTCTAGATTATCAGCTGCTTACGCTATCCGCGCCGCAAGAATCGCTATGATTCCAGGCGGCGTTGGTGGAATTCCGATCAACGTCGCAGAAGGGGGTGAGCCTAGATGGGAACAGTATCCGCTCCAGACACCTAAACCCATGCCTAACGATCTGTGTTATGTCCCTTCTTTAATAGATATAGCTCGTAAGAGAGAAGCTGTCATTAACAAGTACACAACGAAACCGTTGGAAACCGCAACAACATTTACAGGCGTTCTAAATGCCAGTAAATTGAACATGGAGTACACACGGGTGCATAAATCCGCTTTGCCAGATAGGGAATTCCCCATCATCGAAAGCGAGAAGTACCCGGAACCACCTATCCTATGGGAGACATCAATCGGCGCGCCTTCGAGACTTTTCGACAGATCGGATGGTGTCAAGTATATTCGTTAAAATATTATCGTATATTAAGATGCCTCCTAAAAAGGCGGTGAAGATCGAATTATCGAAGGAAGGTTCGTTGGAAAAATACGGGTACCATATTCGCGACACACGAGATACTCGTCGACGCGCGTTGAACAAAGCCATTGCGGACAAAAAATCTAGAGAAGCGTTGAATCTACTTATAAAAAGACTTAACGTCCTTTCTATTTATTTCAAGAACACGAAGCCTCTCTATTCCTCAAGAGCGAGAGAAGATGTCGGATATGTTCAGAAAAAAAGAGATGAAAAATACCATGCTTAATTTATAATAACATTCCAATAACAATAATTTGTATTTGGAAAACTTCGTATCAACGAAAATACATCTGGGTATGATCTAAATATCATATACCGCTTACAAAGATTACACCGCTTAATGCTTGTTCACGCGACGGGCATGACGACGCACGGAGCTGCTGCGACGCTTGGGGGAGGCGGCGCGACGGGTCTTGGAGGCGGCGCGGCGGGTCTTGGAGGCAGCGCGTTTAGGAGATTTGGCGCGGCGAGTGCGAGAAACGGAGCGTCTACGTGCGGGGGCCATTTTGTTGTTATACTATCACATAAGATTTTTTTTTCGTTTTATTCGGAAAAAATTAGTGTTTTGATGTATCAATGGTTTTACGCGCACTCGATTTGTTTTCAGGCATAGGAGGTATAACGCACGGCCTTAGGGAAATTGTCAAACCAGTTGCATTTGTAGAGAAAAACGACGATGCAAGGGCGTTCCTTAAGAAAAAACACCCCACCGTCCCCGTATTTGACGATGTATGCTCGTTTGACACGACCACGTGGGTGGATAAAGTAGATATCATAACCGCGGGGTGGCCTTGCACGGGGTTTTCGAACGCGGGTACAAAGACCGGCTTCTCGCACGAAGCATCCGGGTTGTTCACAGAAGTCGTTAGGATAACCAAAGAATGCAGACCAAAGTACTTGTTCTTAGAAAACTCGCACACTTTATCACTCCCCGAAAACGTGAGTGTCGTCGTCAGCGCTTTTGACGAGCTTGGGTACGATTGTCGGTGGACAACCTGTCGTGCAACTTGTGTTAGCGCACTGCATCAGCGCCACAGGTGGTTTTGCCTGGTTGTAAGACGAGATGTCGAAATAGATTTTGTCGTTTCGTACATAGAAAAATTTGATTGGTCGGCCAACGAACCCCCTAGGCAAATCAAAAAATCAACCAAGGAGAATATATTGCACATATCTCTGGCGGGGAATGCCGTCGTTCCAGATCAGGTAAGATATGCCATGGATATACTATGCTCTTTCGAACCCGAAAAGTATCCCTGCTCGTCTCGAACTAAAAGCGGGTTTTCGAAAAACGGTGTTGTATTTATGCGCGATGTGAAGCACCCCGCGAGAGAACCTTTGAACATCGTTCTCAGACCCCGAGACAACGAAGCATCCTTCGTGGTATTGTGTGATCCCAAAAAGGCACTCACAAAACCAGTTATCCAGAAATATTGGCCAACACCTCTTCATAGTAACAAATACGCCACAAAATGCCCGAGGACGTTGACCAAACGTGTGTCTAAGATGTTATCCGCGTGCGTAGGGTTTTCCGAAGGAGGAGATAAGAATGGTTATTTATCAGCAAAATGGGTTTTATGGTTGATGGGATACGACGATAAGTATATGTCACCGCTCACGACCATAATTTAATTGCTAAGTCCTCCTAGAGCGTAAGCCAACGCGTCATATGTTTCTTCAGACGGCATTTGCAACACATTGTGGAGCTTGGGAGTTTCCGTGAACACCGTTTGAGGTCCTGAATACTTCTCTTTACGAACTTTAAACCACCAGACGATGGCACCTACGAGCACGAGTATGAGTATAAGGACCGGATAGTTCATTTAATTTAATCAAATATTATTCTCACGGTTCTCAGCAATCAGGGCTATCCCACTCCTTGCAGGACGTTACGCCCTTATTTTGAGGAACGGGGGGTAGCACCTTAGGGGAATTCGCGAATTCAGTGATGGAAGAAGGAACTCCGTAGTAGGCATCGTTGAACTTTTCGGTTTTCTTCCCCTTGGAGAACATTTTGCCGAATAGCATTCCTACCACGAAGAACGCGACGAGAACTAGTAATAACACCACGGGGCTTTTGGGTACGAACTGCATTATTATATACTAATAAAATATAATTTTTATGTTGCTTGCGCTGGCAGTTGTGTTGGTCTTTGTTCGTTTTCTTTCTTCGCCGTCAATATAGAATCTATGAACATCCCTATCGTGAAACTAATTAGCACGAGAGTAAATAAAAGGCCGGGCGTCTGGTTCAAAACTTGATCTAATGCCATTTATATATGACAATATTTTTTAATAATCTCATATCAAGCCTCGGGGTAATTAATTTGTATTAATTTTAATAACTTAATAAAATATACGTGTATATTTCAATGGATGATATAGAAACCATCGAAAAGTTCGGGCGCGACGAAACCTATGTTTTCTTGGCGGATTCGTCAAAAAGAGACACCGCCGCATATCCGACGGCGGCAGAATACGAAGTTCTTTTTAACGCACAGTTTAGAAACGTCACGAAGTTTGAACTTCTCGAAGTCAACGTCCCAAGAACTGATTATCTTATTGATGATTCTGAAAATACAATCGCATATGCTATAAATCAACCGACGAATATAAATACATGGCAACAAGAACTCGAAGGAAATATAAGAATTGCCACTATATCCCCGGGGGATTACAACCTTCCACAGCTCATAGACGAAATGAACAATGTTTTGCAACAAACCGCAAACACATATGGGGACTCGATAATTCTGCAAACGAGCCCTGTAACAAACCCGTCGGAAATAAGTAACAAAATACGCATCACCGCCTCAGGACCCTTTACTCTTCTTGGCAGCACGGGTACCATTGGTGGTACGTTAGGATTCGGTGACCCTGTAAACACCTCCGTGGCAAGTTCGACTGGATATTATTCTACAGTCCCTGGATACTCTGTAAATTACCCAAATGGCGCTGATTACGTATTCTTATCAAATCAGGGGGCGATAGGGTCGGATGCTATAAACGAATTTGTCGGTCCCTTTCCTCCGGGTGATAATGTTTCGTTTACACGTATTTACACGGGTCAGACCCCAAGCCAGTATTTCACAGCTCCTTCGGCAGGAGTACCAATTACCGTATCCGCATATTTTGTGGATCAAGCAACCGCGCCTCCCGGAGGGTTTGTAGTCAATTATTCGATAATCAAAGTTTCCGATAGTTCTACGATAGCCACTGGTAACTTGATTTCGACAAACGATGATCTCACTCCATCGGTCTCGTCTCCTACTATAGTGAATGCAAATTTTATCCAAGGGGAACAATACTACATCCAGTTTACACCCGCTAGTACAGGGTCGAGTGTCAGTAATTGCACTGCGTTATGGTACTCTTTTCCTAACTTACCACCAGTTGCCGGAGCATATGCCGCCATAAACGGCAATACGTCTGTTCTTCCAGGGGAGTACTTCTGTACGGATGTGTCCGCGGGGGCGTATGGGAATGAATTGACGTCACCTGGTATAGTGAATATAACGGGGGCGAGATATATAAAGATTCGGTGTAAAGAACTAGAACAGTTAATTTACAGAGATCGTGTGGGGGAACCGAGTACTGCGGGAGTGGGTATTGTCAACCTCATAGGGTATGGGTTCGAACGCTCTAGATACGATTTCTCTAGCATACCTGTGAAGTCATTCCACCCCATAGGTAAACTGCAAAAACTTACGTTCAGACTCGAACGCCCTAACGGTACATTATATAACACAAATGGTGTAGATAATACGATGTTGTGTGCCCTTACATTCAAAGTTGTGCCAAATAATTCGGTCAATAAAGATTTCGATGGGCCGGGAAAATACCCAGCGGCTCCCGGTTATTCCGGGGATTATATTCAGCTACAACAGAAGCGGTGGGGAGAGGAAGCTCGTGCAACATATCCGACACAGAAAGCGACCTACAACCGTTGCAGACCGCGAACGACCTAATTCAATATGCGTACGTTCTCTTCCAACCATCGCTACACCCACAATCTTTTTTTTGCACGTTCAGTATTATGAACTTCACAAAACTGACGACTACATTCTCCCTAGGGGGTGTAACGTAATTTGCATTTATGTTTTCGACGTTTATGTTCTTTGGAATGATGTCATCTTCATCGTCCGAAAGAGCGACACGGGGGTCAAAAAAGCCTGGTGATAATTCGAGAGACATTTAGAATATCACAATATTTTTATATCAAAATATATTTTTAACATTACTTACGCGCCAACCCTGATTTATATCCTGTTGAACCTGCGATAATCGCCTTTTTCTACAACGAGCTTTGGGCCGGTTTTGCTCGGCAACACAGCGGTCAGAATATCAGCAGGGTCCCAAGTTGTTGGTGGGACGGATAACACTGGAGTCGGACGGTATAGTTTCATTATAAACTTTTCCTTTCTTATTTTCAAGAAGTAAAATGCTATTGCTGCGACGAGAGCCACGATAAGGAGTGTAATTACAAGATGATGCATATTATATAGTATATACATATTTTTATATCCATCTCGTGAGGATATCTTTATATTCGTCTTCTCCAAGACACATTGCAAGCCTTTCAGGATTCCACGATATTTCTAAAAGTTCCTCGTGGTACTTCACCTTCGGACAATCCTGAGAATTTCTATACAATTCGTATTCACTTGCGTCAAAAAGCACAATCTTCTTGGTTGCAGTAACAGATACCAGGCTCCTCGTGAATGGACAAATCGTAGACATTATTCTTTTGATATGTCCCATAGAAATTTTATGCGTCTTTACGGATTTGTAAAATTCAACGACAGGTTCTATAATTTCTTCGGGATTGTCGTGTAACAACGAAGTCTCAAAAACGGTATAATATTTTTCGTGCTTGTGAATTTCTGCATTCGAGACGTACCCTGCGTCGTGCTGTACATTAATAAGAACGCGAGTGTAATCATCCTGGGTTGTGTCGAGGAATTTGTTTATTGCTTTTGATGACCGGCATTCTTGTGTTGTCGTTGTGTATTTCCGCGATATTATCCTAGTGATTTTCATTAGATCTGGAAGTGTTTTAATCTTCGTTTTCAACTCTTCAACAGATTTTAAAATTGAAGACGAAATATTCTCATTTATTCGCTCCGAACATACTATTCTAAAAGGGTTGTTGTAAAATATGTACGAACACATGTTGCCAAACATTCCCCGTACGATCAATTTGAACGTTTCGGTTTCTGCAAGTTCTTCGAATGAAATATTTTCAAGAACATGTCTTGTTTTGTCGTATAAAAGAACGTCACTAATGTGTGCGGACATCGTTTTAATTTTAACTTTTAAAATTTTGATGATCATAAATAAATAATAGAACACATATGTCATCCCAGGGACAAATAACAAACAACAAAACGTCTACTTATGTTCGTTGCAATTTTACGATGGCAAAAAATAAAAGCATACATATGAATCCTATTAGATTCCACGCAAACCTCAGCATGAACCGTATCGTAAACGGTGCGAAAATTTATAAGAATAACGGCGAGTCTTGCAAACTGCATAGGATTTACAAGATTAGCTTTCCTTCGGGGCAAAAGTATATCGGCCAGACCGTAAAGTTGCCCGAAGAACGCCTCAAGGAACACCAGCGAGAATCGTCGAAGTGTCATAGGCTAAAGCAAGCTCTCAAGTCAAATCCCAGTTTCAAACTGGACACCGTCGCGGTCGTAGGTCCTCATCAGGTGCATGCTGTGGAAAAGGTTGCTATCGCCCTCGAGGATTCAACCGGCCCCGGTGGTCTTAACATAACCATCGGGGGCGCGGGAGTGAAGAAGCCAGATGAAAAATACGAAAAATACAAGAAGCATATCAATGAAATTTACTGCAGATTGAAGCGAGGATCTTTCGTATCGTATGATGTTTTGTTTATGAAAAATGAAACTATGCTGACAGATGAAGAATTTCAAGCCATCAGACGACTTTTGTAAATATCAGCGAAAATATCAGCGAGTTTCTAACATCTTTACGCGTTCTTCGAGAGTTTCAAGAGACTTCACTCGTTCTTCCAATTCGTCGATACGAGACACGCTCCACTTGAGCGCACCATACATGGTTTTGTAAATTTGATCGGCGTTTAGAACTTTACTGTCTCGTATACCATACAAATTCATTTCTGTAACTGCTTTTGGAATATATTTTTCAACATCTTGTGCGATCCATCCTAACACGTTTTTATCAGTATTCTTCGTTGACACTTCATCGTTTAAAGAATATTTCTTGAGATCGAGTTGTCGGATAACATCAACACAATTGTGTAAATTTGCAAACGTGATATCGTGTTTTAAACGCATATCGGATGTATTAATCCACGCTGTCCCAGACGGTTTATATGCATCACCGGACGTACCTGTCAATCTCAAATCTCCATTAGTCTCTAATAGCAACCTCCCAGGATTAGCTGCACCGTCAACAGACCCATTGACGAGCATAACGGAATTAGATACGTTCGTCAGGTTCGCATTCCTTCCCATTACGACAGATCCCGTCTTATCACCCGCTCCCGTTCTGATCATATTGATTGATTCTCCGAACACGTGTGTTTTATTATATAAAGTTCCCATGGTTATACTTTGTCCGACTATAGTGCAATCCTTGATGTCTACACCGGACAGTCCTGTGACACCTACTTGATTATTGTAACCTACGATGAATGTTCGTCGTAAGTCATCGAGATTTCCTACTTTGTTTTCATACCCGAACATATAAGTGTCAGTTATACTTGACTGAGTGTAATCAGAAGAATTCAAATTTCTCCCGATGTACACACAACGACTTTCTACGGATGATTGTATATCAGAACCTACGAACACGTTATTATCCCCGGTAAGAGTCCCACCAATTTTAGTTCCTACGATGAGGTTCGTGCTTCCGGTAGCATTTAACCCGGCATTAATTCCTATACAGATATTGGTATTGCCACTCACATTACCACCACTTCCAAATCCTACGTAAGTATTCGACCCTCCCACAGAATCTTGACCTGCTCCTAGACCTACAAATACCGTTGAGTTTCCTAACGAACCTTTCCCTGCCCTGTATCCCACGAACGTGTTCTGATTATCTACGCCTCTCGAACCACCAGAATCAACTCCAATAATCGTGTTACAACCTCCAGACGTGTACACCGTTCCTGCATTCGCTCCCAACATCGTATTTTGTCCTCCTCCAGCGACAAGATTTCCAGCCTGAAATCCTACGAATGTGTTTCGGGTTCCAGAAACACGCTCTCCTGCAAAAGCACCAACAGACGTATTTGAATTACCAGCACCGCATGAAGCAAACCCAACCGCGGTGTTCAAAGTACCATTACCCGTTAAATTTCCGGTAGCAACACCTAAATATGTATTACACGAACCAATATTTAAAAGTCGCGCCGCTCTAGTGCCTACGATGGTGTTGCTGGTCCCCGTAGTAATTGCTGGTCCACAATTGTATCCCACGAGTGTGTTATCCACTGCGGTTGTATTAGTCTCCATACCACTTTGACTGCCGATGACCGTGTTTCGCTGACCTCGACCGCCCGTATCATATCCCACGAAGGTATTTAGAGTTCCGTCGATTAGTCTATCCCCCGCGAATGACCCCACTACCGTATTTCTCTCTCCGGTGGTTATATTACCTCCCGCCTTAAACCCCATGACCGTGTTCAACGACCCTAAAATATCTGGTCCTACTGCGTATCCCACGAGCGTATTGCTTCCACCCCCTTCGGACCTATTTCCCGAAAAGGCCCCTACAAACGTATTATTATCTCCAGATCTTCCAGATTGAAACCCTACAAACGTATTGTAAGAAATATTATTTCCAGTCCCAGACTCTGAACCGATACATGTATTGTAACTCGAATTAGCCATTTTCTGTCCTGAATATGATCCAATGAAAGTATTATAGTCCCCGGTCAAGTTTGCTCCCGTTGTGATGCCTACGAGAGTGTTATTATCTCCCGTACTGATCGCTCCTGCCCCCCCACCCAATACCGTATTACATGAACCAATGCGAATACCAGCTGCTGATCCTAATATCGTATTGCAATCACCCGTGCTAGTGACAGCCGAACCGAAGCCACCTATCGTATTGAAAGATCCTACATTCAAACCAGTCACTGCTCCTAGTATGGTATTGTAATCACCTATGGATGCCCCAGTTCCCACTCTATATCCAACGAATGTATTGAACAGTGACCTGTCATTCGCGGTCAACCCTGCTTCGAATCCTACATACGTACATCGGTCCCCTCCTAAATATCCAGCCTTGTAACCTACGAAAGTAGACTGTGACGAATTCCCTGCAAGGTATCCAGACTTCGCCCCAACTCCGACGGTTTCTGATGCATTTTGAGCAAACGACCCTGAATCTGAACCGACCCATACATTGTTCGACCCCGATATCGTGTTCATGCCCGCACCGCGTCCTATTGCAACACTGTCGCTTTCGAGAACTGAATTTTGCCCAGCCTTGTAACCCACGAACACATCTCGAGACCCGTTTGTCAAATGTTGACCCGCGTAGGCGCCTATAAGAACGAGTTCGTTTCCGTTTTGAAGATCTTCACCCGCGTGAGGCCCGATGATGACAGAATCGCTAATATTGCTCGCGTTTCCGCCACTATTGATTCCGATTATGATCGTATCGTACACGTTTGATATATTAGACCCTGCCTGGTACCCGATGAAGATGTTGTTCCCACCATTTATATTGTTTTGGCCTGCACGAACTCCGAGGTACACGTTACTACCACCATTCTTCGCAAACTCTCCGGCTTCGGAACCTACGTATACATTGTCCGACCCGTTATCCGTCCCTGCCCCACATTGACTTCCCACATACGTATTCCGATCGCCGGTGCGTGCATACCTCCCGGACGATTCTCCGACGAAGGTGCAATTATTTATGTTGTAACCATAATACCCTGATGCAGAACCGACAGATACGTTTTTCGTCCCAGATATCGCCCTTCCCATAGATTTCCACCCTACCGCGGTGTTAAAAGATGATTTTTGCATTGATGCCGCGGCTTCGTAACCGACAGCCGTGACGCCAATAACATTCGCTGCTGCTCTAAGAACCCCCGTTCCGACACCTACAGACGATTCTATGTCTTGCATTGTATACCCGGCGTATGCACCCACCATTGTCGTGTTCGACACGGTTCCCGATTGGGTCATTGCGTTCGCACCTACGACCGTATTTTTCTGTGAGCTTCCTCCGAGTATGACTTTGGTACCCGCGTTTAATCCAACAAACGTATCATCGTATCCATCAACCAGCGAAATGTGGTCGAGTTGAAGAGAGTATGCCCCAGTTCCTCCAAATTTATAATCTTGAAAGTTCTTAGCTGGCTGCATATTTACTGAATACTCATATTATTATTAATATTTATAAACGACCCAGGCTATGTCGACACCGCAGGTTGGGACCGTTATAAAAACTTAATATATACAATTATATGCAATTATATGTAATCTATGGCAATCATAAAGCCATTGCTCGCCGCTACACTAGAAAATATCGAAGACGTGCATTTTCCATGCTTGGTAACTCCTAAAATAGATGGTATCAGGAGCGTGAAACAAACGCAAATGCTCTCAAGAACTTTCAAACCAATTCGAAATTCTATCATGAACAAACTATTGACCGAATTGCTACCAGAGGGTTCTGATGGTGAAATTTCTATAGAAGGTGCTACTTTTCAAGACACCACAAGTGCTGTTATGACTGGTCACAAAATGTATAACGCTAAATTTTCGTATTATTGGTTCGATTATGTTACTGACGACCCTCTGAAGAAATATAGTGACCGCGTAGAAGATATGAAGAACTATATCGCCGATCACCCTCACATTCTAGAACACGAACAAGTAAAAATTATTCCTCTGATTCCAGTTGAGATTAACAATATTACTGAATTGTTACAATATGAACGAGATGTTTTGTCAAAAGGGTTCGAAGGAGTGATGATACGAAAACCTGATGGAAAATACAAGTTCGGTCGATCCACATTGAAAGAAGGTATTCTACTGAAGATGAAACAGTTCAAAGATGCGGAGGCGACTATCATTTCTATGACTGCGCTGTTTAAAAACACAAACACAAAAACAATAGATAATTTTGGGTACTCTAAACGTTCCACACATAAGAGTGGTAAAGTAGAAGAGGACGTTATGGGGTCTATCGAAGTCGAATACGACGGAGTTGTATTCTCGATCGGAACAGGATTTGATACGGATCAGCGAAAATATTTTTGGCAAAACAAAGAATCTTACATTGGTAAAATGGTGAAATTCAAATACTTCGAATTGGGTTCCAAGGACTGTCCAAGATTTCCGGTTTTTATCGGAATTCGTCATGAGGACGATTGCTGACATGTTGATAAAAATTGAATAATTTTGTTTGTTATATCATCCCATGTCGGTTTTGACTTTACCAGGCGTTGCGCTTGTTCGCCGTATTTCTTACGATTTTTTATATCCATGAAGAATCTAAAAGCTTTCACAAGATCGTCTACGTTAATTATACCTTCAATACCTCCTATCCCATCCCTGTCATCCACGGATATCCATGCACTTGGTTCTATTTTATATGCGCTCTTATCAGAGAAATAATCTCCAGCACCCCCGACGTCTGATATAATTACCGATTTCCCCACGGCAGCTCCTTCGGCAGAGCATAACCCAAACCCTTCTCCACTCGAACAATTAACGACAACATCACACGCGTTGTATAACATGTTCACACGTTCGTCCGATAAAAACGTCCTGTTAATCAATATCTTGTCCGCGTGAGTAAAAACGTCCTGCACCCCTCTGGCAACAAGTTCTCTAATAGCAATAGAATGCAGATCGAATAATGATTCGTGATGACTGTTGCATAAAAATCTGACTTTCTCTTTGGGATATTTTGATATAAACCTTGCGGCAGCGATGACGTAAATGTCTAGTCGTTTACGGTCGGTGTTTCGATTCATGTTCAAGAATAAAACATCATCATCATAATCACCTAATCCAGCAAGTTTTCTGGCATTAGGAATTATAATCGTATCGACAAAATGCGAGATAGTTTCTATAGGAACTTTACACCCGTAGGAAATCACATCGGGAATCCAGCATTTAGACATTACCATGACACCTGCGACCTTTGGGTGACTGAATATCCACCATAAACTTTCACGGATGTTTTTGCTCACGAGATCTACGTATAACACGACTTTAACAGAGTGGTTGCATCTTCCCATCGCGAGTAGATAATTTCCGATCACCACCGGATCGTTGTAAATTAACACGAAGTCTGGCTTGTGAAAATCTACGAATTCCGGAAGACCCGAATAGTAAAACCCCTTTTCATCGAGCCCCCGCTCGTTTTCAGCAGACTGTGCATCATATTCCTCAATATGTTCGTACACGCTATGACCAAATGCATGAATTCCATACACGATGACTTCATGTACGTTTGCGATTCTCGGCACAATGGCCCTCATGACTCTACCGTACCCCGATGGCACTGAAGAATGAGCTCCTACTATTACAATTTTCATTATATCATATAAACGAGGTTTATTTAAGTTATTTAAAGACATTCATGAGCTGCTTGAATGTAATTTGCTGCCGAGTTTGCTGCAAAGATTTCTCGATCCGCTTGTCTTCGAAGATCTCAGAAGCAATTTCTAGCTTCTTCTGCTGCAGATTCATCACATATTCGTCAAAGGTGTTGTTGATAATAAGTCGCTTGACGGTAACATTCGCCGTCTGACCAATACGATGGGCCCGTGCAATCGCCTGAATTTCTGTCGTTGCATTCCACGACAAACTATTGATAAACACACGGGTTGCTACCTGTAGGTTCAAACCAATACCACCCGATTCAATCTGAACAATAAAGAAATTAATGGTTTTGTCTTCATTGAATCGCTGGATGTTAATATCTCTCTGGGCAGTAGGTGTTCTGCCATTCAGCGTCACAGACTCGTGGCCGATAGACTGTAGCATTTCCTTAATTGCAGTCATCTCGTAAATCCAGTTGCAGAAAATGAGAGTCTTCTCCATCGGGTTATTTTGGATTTCTTTTTGCAGCATATTCAGCTTCGTACAGTTTCCCTCCCACTTATCACTATCGTCATTCACGTAGAGAATATGAGGGTTTGTGACACACTGACGCATTCGCATGAGCTGTTCAAGTAGTCGCATGCGCCCTTCGCCATCACCATACGCATTATATGCCCGCAGAAGCACCTTACCATTTTCAACAAGCTCCGCGTATAGGTCTTTCTCAGCATCAGTTTCGAAATCGCCACGTAGCTCTTCGATGTGCAGGTCGGGAATGTTGAGCCCGACATCTTCCTTCGTCCGCCTATAAACAAACTCCCGCGCCGCTTGTGTCAAATTGACGCCGAAGATATCCATAAACTCAAGAAGCGACTTGAAATCGTTGCGATTTTTATTGATCAATGTACCGGTAAGAATCCACTTGATATGAGATTTAATCTGATTCATTGCCCAGAAACTCTTAGAGCGCCTGTTCCTGATCAGGTGTCCTTCGTCAATAACAAGTCGGTCAAACTTGAAAGACAACAGTGCACAATCGTCGGTATCAATCATACTGCTGAAAGTGCTAATACTCGTGATGCACACCTTGTGCTCTTTCAACAGCTCGTGGGTAATTTCCTTCTTATTGCTCATTCGTGCGTCAACAACAAAAGGGGTACAATCCGTAAACTTTTCAAACTCTGACACCCACTGGCTCATGATGTTTTTTGGGACGACGATCAATGTATGGTCAAGCTCGTGGACTGCAATGGTCACCATGGTTAGGATGGTTTTACCCATTCCTGGGTCGAGACATAGAAAACCTCCGGGTGCGCGTGTAGACGATTCCCGCTTTAGCATCCACATCAGCGCGTCCTTCTGGTAAGGGAACAGCTTTCCGGCGAACTTCATGGTGGTTGGTTATATTTTGAAATAAGATGCACTGAAATCAAAATACATATATACACACTAATTTGTCATTTGTCATTTGTCATTACTTTCTTTAAATACCGGTGCTTCCAAACCCTCCTGCACCACGTTCGGTGTCTTCGAGTTCGAGAACGACTGCGACGTCCGGGGTAACAATCTGTTCCAAAATAAGTTGTGCAATACGGTCACCTGTTTTTACGATATAATCGCGTTCACTAGTGTTGTAAAGGATGACTTTTACTTCACCCCTAAAGTCCTTGTCGATTACACCCGCGAGAACATCGATTCCATACTTATACGCGAGACCTGATCGTGGTGCAATGCGACCGTAAGTACCATCGGGAACGCGGATAGAAATCCCCGTAGAAACGGCGGCACGTCCCAGAGCGGGGATTACAATGTCTCCTACCGAGGAGATATCATACCCTGCTGCGCCCTCGGAACCACGGGTGGGAATGGTGGCGTTGTCCACAAGTTTCTTGACGAGGAGAGAAGCCATTTTAATATACATACAAACGCAATATTCTTATACGTTGTAGAGTCGATATACAACGTGTGTCACTACTTGTGTATCAACACTTGTGTATCAACACTGAGTTGTATAAAATATTATACTTTACTTTACTTTAAATTTAAAATGAATTTTGAAGAGCGTAAAGAGACGTTTGTGACTACTCTTACTGATTTTTGCAACATCCCCAGAGAGTTCGTTGATACGCATATTTCAAAAAATGTCATCGATAAAGTCGCTCACATGAATGAAGAATTTCTCAGGTGTATGACGAGCATGACATCGACCTGTAAAAAATCAACTCGTGTAAAATTCATACCTCCCACGGTCACGACCATTACTATCACTGGTAAATTTATCTACGATGATTCAGTTGCAAAAGAACTTCCCATCGAATACATCCGGGAAAGATTGGATGAAGAAAATGAACTAGGGCTTTACATCGGGGTTCAAAAAGTCAAAAAACATCGTGCAGATGTGTATAGTAAAAAGGTCCAACACGATAAGAGAAAGTTTCGCCACCAAGTGCCTATCAAACACGGGGGGAAATCTGCAAAACTTTTTTACAACGGGTCCGTTCACATAACTGGCATCACAAACCTTGTTGAATTCGTGCACATGACGTCAGTAATCGCGGCGTTCGTCCATGATATAACCAACAAAGAATTACTCATGGTTCTAGACGACTTCAAGATAAACATGATCAACACATCGAGTCTCGTGACAGACCTCAAAAATTTTCCTCTTTCGTTTCCTCCAAAAACTATCACAGAACTCGTCAAGGAAACTGGACAACACGTCGACTTCGACCCCGAACGCTACCCCGGGGTAAAAATAATAATTTCAGACGAAGACGGAAAGAAAGTAGCAACGGGGTGTGTATTCCAAACGGGCAGTATCACAATTATAGGCGCCCGCGAACCGAGGTACATAGCGAAGGCTTTTGACGTGATCGGAACAAATCTCAACAGATTATGGTCACTCGGTCTGAGTGCTTCGAAACCCAGGACAACGACTTCGAGGATTCCGTTAGAAATATCGCATGGTTATCTAACGAATTCATGGAGACTTTGCATTTGATTTGATTTTGATTTTTACATGAACTTAATGCTAACACCTGCTTTTGTCCTTGTAAGCTTAATTTTGACATTCTTATTCAATTCAAAATTCATACACCCGTCAAAACGCCCCAAAGATTCTATGAAATATGAAAGCATCTTATTTTTGAACACTTCCCCTGGGAACAACTTATTCAGCACTATCTTCCAAAATGTTTGGCCCATCGTAATATACATTTCATCAACTACAGCCGTTTTATCCTCGAACTTGTTCACAAACTCCTTCGCGGTTATTTCCATCATCATACTCATTTCCTTCATAGCGTCCTTCATTCTAAAGAGCCCGGGGATGAAACGTTCGTCCCAAGCATTCATACAGGGTACTACGGAATTACGCACCATACCCCGCTTGAAATGCGCAGGCGTACTGTTCGGGAGGTAAGGGATGTTATGGCATCTGGCATAAGTGATAATCTCGTCCTTCGAAACTTCCAACAGCGGCCTGAAGAACTTGATACCTTCTTGGTCAACAACAGTGTCCATGCCGTTCAGGTTGTCGTATTTATGACCACTGCAAATATTCTGAAGGATGTTCTCCAGACAGTCGTCTTTATTATGACCCATTGCAACAAACGCCTCCCTGGAAATTGTCTTGTACGTATTATACCGAACTTTTCTGGTGTACGATTCGTACAGAGTCCGAATATCAGCGTCGATACACGGCTTTCTGTTAATTTCTTCGATACGCCGAACCGAAATAGGATAACCCAACCAGTTTGCCCAATCGGTCACGAAATATTCTTCGTCATACGCACACCCTCTGTTAGTGTAATTAACCATCGCCACATTCAGTTTATAGCCGTAAATACCCCTCAACCCGTCAAGAATATGAAATAGAGACATCGAATCCACCCCTCCAGACAGACTCATAGTAATCTCACTGGGTTGGACATTTTTCAGGGCCTTCTCAACAGCCTTTACTACGTGGTTGTCCCTATCGATTTTGATAGCATAATCATCCGGGGTAAAGTATGTGGTGTGTGCATGTTTCGCCGCGTCGTAAATAATATCCCTATATGTCGTCTGGATGAAGGGGGTTTGGTCATCGTTGGGGCAACGCTCGTAAGACGCCTTCAAAAACTTGATAACGAACTCGTGGCACCCAGGGACGAGACGTGGCCACGTGTTTTTGATAACACAGTGAATTAAACGAGGATTATTTGTATGACGAACGCATAAATGAGTAAAACACCATTCCAGGTCAGAAAGCTTGGTCAGGTCAACGCGATCGAAACACATGAGGGACTTTGATAGAAAATATTCTATCATGTGATTCGATTGGGTATGACGAAAAACATGGCGCGGAAGCTGGTCGAATAGTATCACGACGTGGTGAAGAGGCTCGGTATCAGTGTAGTCGCCATCCAGAAGATGCTCGTACTTTTCTGTGAGATACTCATCGGTGGCATCATTCTGGGAAAACCAGAAGCAGTCGTTCGAAAGGAACTCCGTGATGAATTCCGAGAGAGACATTTTGTTGTGTGACTAGTAATTTGTTCTTTAGGTATAAAAAAAACAAAAAACGAAGTATTTATGTTCTTGCACCATACCGGGGTAAAATGACACTCACAATTAATTTCCAAACAAAATGCCCCCCATTCCCTCGGTGATCCGGAGTACGTTGAAATTTTTAGAGAAAATTGTTATATTTTTAAATTTCGTGATTCCATTCTCCAGAGTTGTCGAAAGATCGAACACCTGTGATATGTCCGCGGCAGTTGCAGCTTTGTTTGTGAAGCTCAGAGTGACCATGTCGAGCTTCGAGAAGTTCAGTGTACCTTCTGGATCCTGTTTATCTGCATTCACGCCAAAGCTGTACATGTAAATACCGCATGAAGGCGCCTGGCCGACCGCTTGTGTAGTTTGAACCATATTGAAATACCCACCAGGGCGTTCGGTAAACCGATCAGTACCGTTGCATTTTATGACTGCAGATTGTAATGGAGCATACCCTTCGTTCGTCACAAATGTATTGTTCGATGTTGTATATTGCCCGTGGAGATTTGTTTTATACACCCATATAAGGTATCTTGACGGTAATGTAAATGGAAGGTCAACCATCGTGGTGTTCACAGAATTGGACACATTCGGAATCGTCACGAACGTTTGAAGTTGCTCAATTATATATTCGTGTTCAGCCTGTGCAAAATATACGCGTTCTGGTTTATCAAGGAACACATAATCCGAGTAGAAACGTACTTGGGGCATGTACGTAGAATCAATGCCGGGGATGTTGTACGGAGGTTCGAACTCTATCTTCAGTTTCACTTCGTGATATTGTAGGGCAACCAGGGGCAGAGCGTTAGAAAGATATCTTGTGAAGAATAGAGGAAGGTTGAGGTAAAACGTTCTGACGGCGCCCGCAGGGTCATCCGGGCTAAAGTTCATCATCCTGTAATTAGCAGAACGCATTTCCGTATCATTGAACAGTTCGTCGTGTACTCTTGACCATGTGGGGAAATCTTGAATTTTTTCGACTTCCTGATCACCAACGAGCAAAGATACAGATTTTACAAACTGTTCTGCTGGATAAAAAGAGTCCGTAGCTGTTCTTTTCATTGATATTTCTAACACACAACTCTTCATCAAATCACCGGCCTTCTTTATATTAATGAATGATGTAGAACCATACAATACGTCGAACACAGTTTCGATAGACTCTATGGCGAAATTTGTTTTCCGAGCCATTATTCGTTTCCATAGACTTTTCGTAGGATCTCCAGTCAAGAAAACGTCCTGGTAACCTGTACTCACGAGTTGCATAATACCACCCATTGAACGAATATTCTACTTTACATATATGTATTTTTTTTTAAGTTTTTACCACGTTGAATGAGAATGTATTCATATTCAACGGATATTTAACACTTAATTCGGCAATAACAAATCATAATTTACCTTTCATCACCATGTCTTCTGCCATTTGTTTCGTCCACACGTGTTTAACGCTTGTCGGATCCCGTAGTAACGTGAAATACGGGTCCGTCTTAAAGTTATCCACGATTTCTACTTCCATATCAATATTATTGATTTTCGCGATCTTTTCTTTCTCGGTCAGGTTACCCGTCAAAAAGACAGATGCTTTCATTTTTTCCTTTTCGATTTGTTTGATTATTTCCGCATATTTTGAGGACGCATTCTTCTGTCCCTTAATCTCGTTTTTTTTCGCGTTGTCTACTACGACAGCCGCGAGTTTCGGAGCCTTTTTCTTGGCAACTTCACTCTCCTTCTTTATAGTATCAACGGTAGTCTTTGTGAGAGCATTTATCTGCGCGTCCGTCGAAGCCTTCACCTTTTGTATATCACCAAGATCTTTCTTCAACTCCGGATCGTCCTCTGGCTTGTCAAGAATTTCCTTAACATCTACCCGGACGACAGCCGTCTGACCGAGGGGCGCTGCAGAGACGTCTAGTGTTTTAAGGGACTTTTTTTTACCAACCCCAGTTACATCCGAAAATATATCTTTAATGTCTGACCAATTAAAATATACAACGGTGCCCATACCAGCAAGTGCGAACATCGCAAGCAACACCAGACCAAAGATATAACGCTTCTTCATTTGTATATTAAAACATTTAAAAATAGAAAATCACACGTTAGGGGTTCCATCTAGATATTTTCACGTTTTTGTATTTTACAAACGTGTTAGGAATCTGATTTATATTTTGTCCTGTGCAGCCGCCATAAAATGTTCCAAAACTGACTTGTTTTATGTTGAAATCTGACCTACTCGTCCACATGACTTGATCTTGGGTCTGTTTTTGTCCATTGACCTCGAAATAAATCAACCCGTTTCGTTGACCGATCGTGTTTAATTTCAAACCAATCTTAATAGTATTCCACGCGTTTCTCTTGATGCTCCTCGAAAATTCTTCCACCATGATACTGTGTCCACAGTCTTCTACCTGTTTCAATTTAGGAATCTGCTTGGAGTTGGTAGAATCGTCAAAATACAGATAGGGATACACTCCACTTCCATCACGACCAACACGTTTTCCGTTGTTATAAGTAGTACCTCCCCACATAACTCTGTAACTCGCCCCAGTTCGCTTTCCAGGTTTCGCACAGCCCGATGCAACTCCTTTCTGTCCAGGTCTCGACAAGAAAAATCCTCCGATTTTCCCTTGGCAACCGAACCAAAAGTTACTTGGGAAGAAAATATCAAACTCTAATAAACAACTATCAGCCATGTTACTGGGGACATTCCACGACCTATTGTAACGCTTACCTCCCTGTCCTGGGTATGTTCCTTTATTAAGAACTGCGGTTTCTTCATTTCCCATGAGTGTTATCGTTCCACTTACACCGCCGCCGCCACCGCCGCCTCCACCGCCGCCGCCACCGCCGCCGCCACCGCCGCCTCCACCGCCGCTGGATTTTACACATTTTTTTCCATCCCAATTCCAACCGTTCTTTTCGTCACAAACACAATCCTTTTTGACGGGATCCCATGTCACCCCCTGTCTCGGGTCGCAAACGCATTGCCCCTTGGAATCGTAAGTCCGGAATTTAGGGCACGCGCCTTTTACACATCTTTTACCGTTCCAGTTCCAACCGTTTGCAGTGTCACAAACACAACTCTTACCATCCCACTTCACACCCTGCTTGGGGTCGCATCGACACACCCCTTGGGTATCTCGAACTTGGAACTGCGGACACGCGCTCGGCCCGGGAGCGGGTTTAGGCCCAGGCGTTGGTTTCGGTGCGGGTTTAGGCCCAGGCGTTGGTTTCGGCGCGGGTTTGGGAGATGGTTTCGGCGCGGGTTTGGGAGATGGTACGGGAGGTCTGTTTTGATCAGCCTGTTTTTTTTTCTTATACTCGGCTGTAGCTTTTTTCGATTGTTTTACTTTTTCATCAACATATTTTAGTTTATCTTCAATTTGTTTAACTTTTTTTATTGAATTGTTGGCTTCTGTAACTTTCTTATTGTACACATTGCGTTCTGCTTGTCTTCTCGTAGCTAAACTCGCTTTGTATTCCTTTTCCGCGAGCTCTCGCTGTTCTACAACCTGTTTTAAAACTTCTTCAGCACTCTTCATTTTGTTGTCAATGATATCGCCCGTTCGGGTATTGTACAAGACCGCGGCGGCTGCGGCAGAGGCAGTTGCTGCTGCGACCGCCTTGTCTGCATTCTCGAGTTCTGTCTTTCTGAGATTTTCGACAGCTTTCGCTGCATCTATATTTGCTTGCTCTGCTTTTACCTTGGCCTCTGACGCTTCTTTGAGAGTAGCAGCGGCGTCTGCCTGCGATATTTTTCCGACGGCCGCGAGCTGTTGAGACGTTGCGGCGTTCGCTTCTAATTGTGCTTGTTCCGTTCGAGCGCGTATCGCAACGTCGAGCAGGTCGTTCGCGACTTTTTTGTTGACATCCTCTGTGAGAGCGTTCGAAACTTCACCGATCAAACCACCTGAATCGCGTTTTTTATCGTTTATTTTCTTCACTATGAAGATAACCAACCCAACAACGGCGGCGACGACAAGAATTATTATAGTGTAAATGAGCCATCTACTGATTCCTCCCGACGCCTCGTCGCCAGTATTTATATTGTTCATTTCGCTGAGATCATTCAGGTCTCCAATGATATTTATGGGAACCTCTATAGGAACGTCTGCGGTTTCCATTTTTAATATATGTACATATTTTTTATATTATAAATTCGTATCGACGAGTATCAACTTAAATAATCACGACCATGATTATTTAAATATAGATGGGGGAGTATTCGTATTTTTATATTTGGACGCGTCGAAAAACAGGCAAACAATACGTCGGTGTGACGACGAGACCGATCGACCAGAGATTCAGAGAACATTGTAGCGAAGATAGTGGGTGTACAAAACTCCGAAATGCCATACAAAAACACGGTGTCGGCGCGTTCGATTTCGAGTATTTTGAATGGGTGGATCCTTGGGACCTCGCGTACATAGAGAAGATCCTGGTGGACGAATTAGAATCGCTGTCTCCTAATGGTTATAATCTAAAAGAAGGTGGAGGAAACTATGGGTCGTTGAGTGAAGAAGTGAAGAAGAAATTGAGTGACGCTCACACTGGAAAGACACATACCGAAGAAACGAAGAAACAAATGAGTGAAGCTCACATTGGAAAGACATTCACCGAAGCATCAAAGAAAAAAATGAGTGAAGCTAAATCAGGTCCAAATAATCCAATGTTTGGAAAGACACATACCGAAGACGCAAAGAAAAAACTGAGTGACGCTAACATTGGAAAGACACATACCGAAGCAACGAAGAAAAAACTGAGTGAAGCGGTGAGCGGTGAAAAAAATCCAATGTATGGAAAGACATTTACCGAAGACGCAAAGAAGAAACTGAGTGAAGCGTTATCGAAAAAAGTGTACCAATACGCCATGGACGGAACATTCATACGACCGTTCGTGTCGGTAACTGAAGCTACAGGACACTTGGGAAAATCGACACATAGTGCTATTTCAGGTTGTGCGAGAGGTGAACGAAAATCTGCATACAAGTTCAAATGGTCATACGAGGAAAAAGAGTTTTTATAATTATATTTTGTTTAATAAAGAATGGAGAAGATTTGGATAATCATCACTATCGTCATCGTGATATTAGCGGCCATAGGGGTAGCTGTTCCGCTAACGATTCTTTTTTTGAAAAAAAGATCGAAACAACAGGCGGACCAAAAATATGTCAAAGCCCTTGTAGACGAAAATATTATAGCGGAGAAACTCAAACAGCAGCAAGAGATCGTTTCATCCGTGGAAAACGTTGCGTTTGGAACGTTTGACGAAACGACGGATAACCAAGAAGCCACTATGCTCTCACTCGCGCAATCTAAGAAAGAACTCGAACAGCTCAAACAAAATCTGGTGACAGCCGTAGAAACTACGAATGTACTGAAAAGCAAAAATACAGCCGAAGAAAATAATTCGAATGCTGCAATGGCGTTCGACAGAACATCGGCAGATCTCAAGTTTATCGAGAGCGCTCAACAAAAAATAAACCAAGATGTTGCGATGTCTCTCCAGGATGCAACCGACGAATTAGAGGGACAAGCGCTCGATCTCGATGCGTACAGGGAAACCCTCCAAAGAGAAGCACAGGAACTCGCGAAGAGTGTTACAATCCCTACCATTAACATACCGGACATCCCTGACGATGTCAAACCCTCTGTGCGGACGATATGGCTCGCGGCTATCAATCATGTCGCTTCGTCGTCTGATCAAGATCTTGCAATAAAGCAATTGTCTCAGATTTACAGAGTAACTGTACAAGACGCAACGGATCTCAGGACAGCCGCAGCCAAGGAAAAGAACCCTGCGTGCGAACAAATGTCCAGAGTATTTTTGGATAATAAATGGACGTGTCCTCAGGGATGGAAAGATACTGGGAGAAATTGGGGAGATGTGGATGGCGAAGTACAATGCACGAGAGGCCCGTGTCAGACATTAAACCCTAACGTGTGTGGCTATAAACAACGTGTTGTGAAAGACGGGAAAAATGTTTGCCCGACGGGATACACCGATACCGGGAGAAACGATAATTTCCAGTGTAAAGTCGGACCTTGCTCCGAATTACCACCGCCAACGCCAGACCCCGCTCCAACGCCGAGACCAACGCCAAAACCCGCTCCAACGCCAAGACCAACGCCAACCCCAACCCCAAGACCAGAACCCGCGCCGAAACCAAGACCAACCCCCGGACCGAGTGCGTGTCCACAGTTCCAAGTTCGAGATACCCAAGGGGTGTGTCGATGCGACCCCAAGCAGGGTGTGACATGGGACGGTAAGAGCTGCGTGTGTGACACAGCTAATGGTTGGAACTGGAACGGTAAAAGATGTGTAAAAGGCGCGTGCCCTAAATTCCGGACTTACGATTCCAAGGGGCAATGTGTGTGCGACCCGAGACAGGGTGTGACATGGGATCCCGTTAAAAAGGATTGTGTTTGTGACGAAAAGAACGGTTGGAATTGGGATAGCAAAAACAAAAGATGCGTAAAATCCAGCGGCGGTGGTGGCGGTGGTGGTGGCGGCGGTGGTGGCGGCGGCGGTAGTAAAAATATTAAATCTAATCTTGGTAAATTCGTATTGACATGGTATTCTTTCGACGATAACACACCTCCATACTCAAACGTGGGTAGCACCGGGAAATACCTAACGCCATTCGTATCAGTAGCGGTTCCTTTCAGATTACTGAAAAAGAACGGAGGTCCTTTGAATTACGGAGATATATTGTATTTGAAGTTTTTGGACGGGAGAACTATGCCAAATGGACAAAAACATAATGGATTGGTCCGTTTGGATGATTTCTGTGGAGATTATGGAAATGACGGGTATTGCTATCAGAAGGTAAAAGGTGGAAAATATCCCAACGTTGATTTGTACATAGGAGATATGAAAGCTGCAGGTCAGTCATGCAGAGGTGGAGGTCCCGCTGGCAGTGGTCAGGAATTAACAGATTTATTCACCGCATCTGGAAGTATCGGAAATTGGGGAGGCAAGTCGAAAGGTTCTGGGAGATGTGGTGATTGGCAATCAGCAGAACGAGGTGGTTGTGGCTTCATCAAGTGGAAATACCCGGAGAGTTGGTGGAAAGACACTTGCGACATGGTTAATAGATATAATGGTTAATAATGTGTAATATCAAACTTCTATATCATGAGGTTGCTCCATCATTTTTCTTAATGAATTATCGAGTGCTGCGGCAAACTCGTGAGGTTCGTTGAAAGTAGAGGAATATGGTGAGGTTTCTGGAGTTACGTTAAAAAGTGATGTATCAGGTGATAAACTTGTTGACGATGCATACTTTTCTATGGCTTTCTCAACAAGAAAATGAGGGACTTTGAATCTCGTCCCGATTCTCATTTTTTTATTTTTACTATCAAATATACCCAATAGCGATTTATTTCTTTTCATCCAATCTTCAGGAGTTCCTCCTATTTTGTTTGCACATTCCTCGGCCAATTTACTGAAAGGTATTCCATCGATCAGTAAATTTATACTCGATCTTTTGATTATGTCGTTGTTATTAGATATTATATTTACTGATTTTACTGAATTAAAGCTCATTTAATTTATACAACATTTTTAATTAAAAATTATGTACCCCCCCGTTATATACCCCCCCGTTCAGTACATTCTCATATGCTTCTTTCGCAAAATCTTTTTCTGTGATGTATTTGGCATGTCTCGGGACTTTCCATAAAAATGAATATAACAACAGCCAATACCATTTCATCTCTGTTTCAAACTCACGTAAATCTTTTATAATGTCGCTACTCACGTGCTCAACACATTCTAAATACTCATGTTTCGACTCAAGACATTTCAAAAATCTCCCCTGCATATATTCTATCATTGATGTGCTAACAGTTTCTACAGTCATTGCTTTGGAATACATATTATTCAAACTTTCGTATATCTTGATTATGTTCAATTGTAATATAATAAGAAACGTACTCATCAAAACGGAATATTTTTCATTCACGACAAAGAAAGCTAATAGCACAGTAACAACAATATGAAATACCCAGTAAAAAGCCATGACCCTTCTGATTAGTGATTGGCGTTCGTCTGCTATACGACTTTCTAACGACATCCCTTTCCAACTAACAATAAGTAATGGGTACGCAGTTGCATTATTCATTACTTATTTGAATGTTTATTTTATTAAACTTCTGTTTCGTTTGCTTCTTCTACTTCTTCCGGGGTTTCTTCCGGGGTTTCTACAACATGCTCGTTGTCATTGTCTCTACATTTCTTGCAAGCGCGTTTTGCACCAAGAAACAGAGTGACAGGTTCGGCTTTGGAAATATTCCTACAAAACGGACATATGTAAATTACATTGGGACAATCACTTTCGCAAGTACACCGGAGAGACATTTTGACGGTACAAGACGAACATAAAAATTGAAAACAACAGTTGGTTTGGGAGGTAGTGCGACAGCAGACGTCCTCGGCACACCAAGGTCTGAGACAAATTCCACATTCATCCCCCATATCTTCTTCTGTCCGGACACGCACATTAACGAACGCAGAATTATACCTACGTGTCCTCGAAACATTCGGCATATTTTTAATCTCTAATAACTATAGTTGTTTTATTTTTTTTTATTTTACGTATATATATGGCGACAGATACGAATACTGGTCGTAAAGACGCGAAGGGTCGGACGATCTATAAAGGCCCTCGTGGGGGTGAATTTGTAAAAACGTCATCCGGTCGTAAGAGTAAACCCGCGGTCGGAAGACTAACAAAGAAACAACTTGAAGAGAAAGCCAGGGCTCTGTCGGCTAAGAGACAGTCTTTGAACAGTAAAGCAAAAAATCTATCTGCAAAACGTCAAATGTTAGAAAGGGGTGCCGAGTTTTTGGATCAAGAAGCGGCGCGGTTACAGGCAGAAAATACCATGAGACGTCTCAACATGCTTGCGAAAAATAAAGCATCGTCCGTTAAAAAAATGACCAAAAAAATGTAAATAAATAGTATAAATGTTCTCTGCTTTCAGCGATACCGCACTCTTAGGGTTTAGCGATACGCATCAAGACGAAAAAACTCTGAGGTTCTTGAAGAAACAAATCTCAGAATTCATAAAACACTTAAAAGAAAAATACCCTCAGAACGAACTTACAAAAAAATTGTTAATGAAATATTCAGATGTTCAGTTGTTACCGTATACAAAAGGCGCCACAAAAGATACGTACACAAGTGGTCTATTTGATCACACGAGTGGGATAATAAGGATTGCCCCAAGGGACGGTCTTGGTAATATACGATCCATCGAATCTTTGAATAAGTCAATATGTCACGAGCTTGCACATGGGACACGATTTAAATACCCTGGGGAAAGTTCTCATTCCCAAGAATGGAAAGAAGCATGGAAAACGTTTTTGAAAATTGCAGCGGACGATTTGGGATGGGAAGTCGAAGTCCCGTGCTCGTCGGTTTCTTTTTATGGCCTTACACGCCAAGACTGCGAGAATTGCAAATGGGACATGGACCCTGAAATGTGCCCGAAAACACAAAAATTGGCTTAATTTTGTCATTCGTCGTCTTCGTCGTCTTTAACTTTCGGTGCTAAGAAAAACGAAATATTAGAATCGCTTTCTTCGTCAAATGTATACGTAAATATCCCGGGCTGGTCATCAAGAAGTTTGATGACGACTCGCTTGGAAATTCCCGCAGCTTTCGCGAACGTCATTAGGTATCGTGTGGCGAACTCGCAGGATAATTGTCCTCTAATTTCGACTCGTTGGTCGTGGATTTGCATATCAACCTCGCCGATCTCACCGGTCGTTTTCATGTGGACAACATCATCTTGGGTGTATATCTTCACCGTATCTCCGAACCCTGCCATGTTTTTCAGGTATTTCTGAATAACACTGGAATCCGCATCAATGAGAACATCAATGTCCATCTCCGGGATTTCCATCTCCTCGGTTTCAATGTCGATGGTTTTCATCTTGAAATCAGAGTAGTCCGACTTAATGATAAGCTCGTCGGGGTTTTCGTATGTGAAACTTATAGTAACTTCGTCGTTCCCAATACATTCCAGAATCCTAACAAAGTTCGATATCTTAATGCCAACGTTTGCTTCTTGATCGATTGAATATTCTTTGAAGTAACTCCTCCCGATCTTCAAGTTTATCAGCGACACGTGAGATGTATCCATGCTTTGAACATTCAAACCGCCCTCAGTAAAAGACAAATTTGCAACATCAACAAGATCATTGAATACTACGAAAAGTTTCTTGATAGTGTCTGCAGCGTCGCTTACGATGGTAAACATTATTTGTATTTACAAAGAATTGATAACTATATACATGGTTTGTCGATACGAGGCCGTATGGGCGAATACGAAAGTCACGTTTTGTTCTTCAGACCATATAGTAGAACACCATCCCCCCACCCCTGACTATTGTTGATATCGTTTATTTCCAAACGAAAATCGATTTTGAGATTATCCACATTACCAATAGACCTGTCGACTACTTTTTTTGTATCAGTATTCCTCGTGTTCATCACGGCAATGATGACATTCTTTGACAGTTTGTCTTTGATCGTAGGGAGAAGACTTGTCCTCAACATATTTTCGTTAGCGCAAATGAAATTATACGGGTAAACATCCGGCCTCGTGACAACACTTTCAAGGTCATACTTCGTATCTTCTTCGTCGATCCAGTGGACGACACAATCATTATTACCATACAAAGCGTATGAAAGATCTTTCCCAAGATATAGCATTCGCGTATTTGCTTTGTGAGCAAGGTTGTTGACCAAATGATACACTCTGGGTGATACAGTGGGAAGGTTACTCGTCATCAGCGCGGCGCGGCCGACAGCCTGTGAGATGAAAGCGGTGTTCGACATGTTTATAATACCATTATTAAGAAGTAATATAAAATATATTTTGTCGATACGTGGGCTTGTCTCACGACGAAATCTTATCGCGAACGGTCAGTATTTGGGTATTTGGTTAGTATTTATAATGTACGGTTTTCTTTTTTGCCTTTTGTTTTTGGGCAATCATCTTCTTCTTCTGGGCTGCAGTTAATTCCTTGACTGTCACAGGGGAACCCGATTTTCGTATCGACGGACGGCACGTGGGGTAATACTCTTTCGTCCTAACGGAACCACACGGTTTGCCAGTTTTTATGTCTATCCATTTTTCGTCGTACCATCTCTTCAAAGGAGTTGATTTCTTTGGAGACGAAGATTTATACGGTTTGATACCTTTCTTCGCCATAGCTGCTTTGTATTTTTGAACTACTTGTCCTGATAAGTACGCACTGGGCCATCTTGACTTTGCGTCTCTCTTAACTTGCGATTTGATTCTAGAGTACGTTACAGGATCCGTAGGAACTGCTTTCTCAGCCATATACATATCAATTTTAATATTTTAAATAGATTTCAGGTCATTTTCCCACATATCAGTTTCCGTGGTTTTGGAAAGGATATCCAGTTCCTTTTTCAACTTCACCGCCTCGCGTTCCAATTCGGCAGCACGCTCCAGCGTCAGACTCGAAATCTTCATGTTGAGCAAATACGAAAAGCTATCGTCTGCCATGTAAAACTTCAGAGCCTTCAACTCAGAAACGATGACATTTTCAGATTTCTTCGTCACTACCAACTCATCGTCGTTTACCATCGTGATGAACCGGTGCTTGTTTTGGGCGATGTTCGTACGGTGCGTGAGATCTTTGAGCAGGTATTCCTTCCGCTTCACGTAAAGGTCCCTCCGGACTTCAAACCAATCGCGGATGATATCTTCTGGACTTTCGTATTTCTTGATCCTCCCACTCGGATCAAAAGCATGCATATTCGTGGACCTGATAGTGGTCTCGAGCTTCAGCACGTCAATGTTAGGGTTTCCGACGAAATCAATTTCAAACAGAACATCCGTGTCAGAATGTTTTTCCCGGAAATCGGAAATGATTTTCTTTTCCAGAAGACCGTCGAGGAATTCCTTGTAATCCTGAGTCCATTTCCCGACAGGCAGTTCGCTCACTGTAATTGTCTTACCCTTCGGCATGTACAACCCCTTGGTCACGAATACGCCAGGGGATGTTTCCTCGATCTTACCTTTGAAACCTTTGTACCACGGCTTCATGGCTACCATAGGTTCACCCTTCATCAGTCGCTCCACATTACCAATAATATCTTTAGGGTTGTAACTCGGAACGTTCGTAGACCAACCGGTGCCAATACCGGAAGAACCATTCACCAGAATACTCGGGATAATTGGGACATAATATTCGGGCTCAATTTTATCACCATCGTCGTAAAGGTACTTCAACAAAGCATCATCCGTATCAACGAAAACCTTTCGCGTCTGAGGATTCAGTTTCGTGAAAATGTACCTGGCACTCGCATGGTCCTTGCCACCTTGCAGCCTCGAACCAAACTGACCCTCGGGCAGTAGCCAGTTTATGTTGTTGCTACCGACGTAATCCTGAGCCATATTCACGATAGTCCCCTGAAGGGATACCTCGCCGTGGTGATAGGCGCTGTGTTCGGCGATATAACCACTGAACTGAGCAACCTTCACATCGCTCGTCAAGTTTCGCTTGAATGCGGAATACAACACCTTCCGCTGCGAGGGCTTGAACCCATCAACGACCGATGGAATACTGCGTTCCAAATCATACCGAGAGAACAAAATCAGTTCCTTGTCAATGAAGTCAGGGACGGGAACCTCGGGCTTCTTGTGGTCGAGCTGATTACCGGGTTCGTATGCCAACATCCACTCCTTGCGGTCCTCTGCACGAGACTTATTAAAGGAACGATCAATGAGTTCTCCTGACTCTCCCGTCCACGTAAACGTCTTCGATAGGTTCTTCAAGTTACTGAAATAATGCTTTGCGTCTGCGCCAGAACTCGTACCAAGACCCTTGTAGTATTTTATCTGGTACTTAGAGTGGTCCTTTGTAGACTTTACCCATTCCTCATAATCCGGAAGACTGTAGAATTCCTTGACGTCCTTTCCCTTCTTGGCTACCACGATGGGCGTGATAAATTTCTTCAGGAAACCTGGAATTTCTAGCAGACTGGGGAAACAACTATGGAAAAAGTTCATGACAAGACCTGATATGTGAGTTCCGTCAACGTCGGCATCTGTCATGATCATAACATGTCCATACCGAAGCGAGGAAGTATCTTTATACAACTTCCCTGTTTGAAGCCCAAGAATTTGCTTGAGAGCGGTGATTTCTTCGTTCTTTGTGATACTCGCCACAGAAGCATCACGTACGTTCAGCAACTTACCGCGGAGAGGGAAAACGCCATACCTTTCGCGCCCGATGACCGAAAGACCGGCGATCGCGAGAGTTGCTGCTGAATCTCCCTCTGTGAGAATCAAAGTACACAACTTACTGTTTTTTGTGCCTGCAAAAGCCGCGTCATTCAGTTTCGGAATACCAGTGACGCGAGTCTTCTTGGCACCATCGGTCTTCTTTAGCTCTTTCTGGTCGACGAGGGAAGTCCGCACGTTCGTCTCTTGAATAACCGCATCAAGAAGAATCCCCACTGCCTTCTTCACGAAAGCTTCGCTCAGCGTCACGCGTGCATTGCGAGATGTAAGGATTTCCTTCGTCTGCGAATCAAACGTCGGGTTAACTACCGTTGCATTGACGAACACAAACATACGTCCCTTCACAGTCGCTGGCTTCACGACGATCTTCTTCTTCGCAGCAGCCTCGACGACCGCTTTGGAAACGGCATCTACCACAGCATTCACGTGGGTACCTCCGCGAGTAACGACACTGTTCACGAATGAAACAGGTGTAAAATCTTCAGAACAAGCTATAGCGACATCCCATTCTTCTGATGTGTGCTCGAACGCACGTTTTGTCTCGGTTTTGTTGCCAACATACAGACTGAAATAATCTTCCGTATTCTTTATTTCTAATCGCTTACCATTCAACATTACTTTAACCTTTCCGAGAACAGCGGCCATGTCATACACACGGCGGACCATGATAGACATTGTGTCGTCGTCAAATGACTCGATGCCGAAACGCTCAAAGTCCGGGTAAAATGTCGTAGTGATGTATGGGTCTTTTGCACATGTCGTAACCTTTGGCTTTGACATGACACTCATGTTATTTTCCCACGTTTGCTTGTACTTCTTTTTCCCGTCTGTAATTTCAATGTCAAATTTCTTAGAAAAGATGTTCGTCGCTTTCGATCCGATACCATTACGCCCCGCACCGGTCCTCTGCTCGGAGTCGTCAAAGTTTTCACCGGCGAGAAGATGCCCAAAAATTAGCTCTGCAATATAACACTTTTCCGTATCGTGTTTCTCGATGGGGATGGTGCAACCATCGTTATGAACACTCACAGACTTTTCGTCGATACAAACTTTCAATATGCTCATCTGTTTGTCGCGGTTATAACAGTCTGCAGAGTTCGTAAGGATTTCATCAAAAATCTTTAGAAGTGCTGGGGAATATGTGACGTCTTTCTTTGTGATCTTGCCATCAGTGTACACCCATTCATTTTTGGTCTGAGAAGCCACCGAGCCGATATACGTATCCGGCCGAGCCAACACGTGTTCACGTTGTGTGAGCTTTTGGTATCGGGACATATTTATATTTATGGAAATGCAAAGTTAAATTGTTATATATGTTGTTGATACGATACCAGGGTAAAATGACATAACTTTAGAAAGAATCTGAAATTTATTATTTACCAACAACAAATTATATCATAGAAATTATAAAACAAACTGAAAATCAAAAATAGAATTAGACCACGAGAATTCTTTCAAAAATTCTGTACTCATCAGAGATTCTATCGCAATCATTCTTGCGCTATCGTCTAATACATACGCGTGTTCACCAGACTTACGAATCCTGTTGTATGCTTGTTTTTTCTTTTTACGTTCTCTATATAGTTTTATACGTTCATAGTGTTCATCATCTGTGATTATTTCATATTCGTTCATTTCTGATTCTTCGAGTTCTTCGGGTTCTTTTTTAATCTGTGTAATTCTTGCTATCAAATCTTTCATCGTAGGAAATTTTTCTTCAGTATCACAAAGATAAAAGTACCACATGTCTCGGAATATATAGATTTCAAACTTTAAATTTGTTCCCAACCGAACCGAGGACATCTTGAGATGATTAGATTCATGACGAAATTTCAAAAAATATTCATCTTTATGTAAACGTATGTCTCCATAACTTACACTTACTTGCTTACCTTCTATGCTATAGCAATAATCTGAAATTCGAAATCTTTGATATGGGATATCAATATCAAATAGATTACACAACTTCGTGAGATTGCTCATTATCCTTCCGTCCTCACCCCAATTATCTATTTTATTCGAAGCTTCTTTTATGTATTTCAATTGCGAGGAATATAATTCACGATATTCTTTCATCTTATTTTCAGCGTGTTTCGAAAATATTTCATTGTATTTCTTGTTCACGAACGATAAACTCACCAAATCTCCGTAAGAATCAAGATATTCAGAAAGTTTTTCTATAATATCATCCGGTAAATAATCTAAAGAAACGATTTCCGGGAGTTGATCATCGGGTTCCGACTCATGACCATTACAAGATGTCTCACAAGATGATTCATAATACGAACCATCACAAGATGATTCATAATACGAGCCGTCACAAGATGATTCATAATACGAGCCGTCACAAGATGATTCATAATACGAGCCGTCACAAGTATGAATACCACATGTCATACACCATCGGTCCTTGCCGTACATATCCTCATAACATTTCAGTTTATCAGACAGGTCTGATATCTGTGCCATCGTGTTAATATAATCTTCGAACGAATGATCTATTATATAATCCATTATTCGGTATTTAACGTAATTAGATATATTTACAATAAATTTTGTTTATATACGAAATGTATTGATACAAATAATTGACACATTAATTTCAATGTTTTACGATTATATATTTGTCATTTGTCATTCGGTTGTCATTCGGTTGTCATTCGGTTGTGTGTGTATAAAACAAGGGTTGGACACAAACATTTTATCAAATTATTAAATTACCAAATAAAATGTCCTCTATGGCTCGCGTTACTCGTGCAAAGAATGGTCGCAACATCACCATCCCCGTGAACAAACTAATTATGGTCGGAAACGATGGTTTGTGGAATCGTGCGAGCAAAGAAGTCTTCGTTACGAAGATCATGATGTTCGTGGGGACCACTATTGACGACCCAGATGACGAACCGTATTCGAGCGATCTTCAGATTTTTTTCAAAACATCCACGTGGGATATCAAGAAACACGGTCTTATTTACACGGAAAAGAACTTCATGGAAGAAATCAAGAGTTTCATGCTCGAGAGCGGTGTGCCGGAAGACGTAGTCAGTGATGTTCAGTATAGCGAGCAGGGTATGCAAGGCACCAATTATGTTAGTTGTGACGCTTATGAATTCGAAAAATACGCGAAGACGCTGTTCAAGTTCCCGAAGAACCCGAAGCCCGCTCCACCCCCGACGCTCACCGAAGAATTTATTGAAGCAAAACGCATGATACGTGTTTGTTTTAATGAATACAAACACCAACAACAAGAGAAAGAAAACTGCAGGCCATACATCATGAAAATTTTGGAAATTCAAAAGCTCGCAGCAAACGATTTGACCAAAAAATGCAACCAGATAATAGTAGATTACAAGCCACGGTTTAATTACACAGATTAATTATATCGCTTAATTTCGCTTTATCAGCTTGCTGAGAACCACATTATTTATTGCGGTAACCGTCAAGACAATCGCAACTACCTTTGTCGTCGTCATCCGATAGTATACCATACAATTTTAAAAAATTTCAAATTATATTTGTCATTTGACCCAGGCTTCTCCGACACTGCAGGTTGGGACCCAGGGAAATGACACTCAAAAAATGCCACTTGCGGTGTATAAAAGCTTAACTGAAGTAGTATGTTTATCAAATATTCAACAACCAACCAACAATGGCTTTCCGCTCAGTGATCGTCCTCCACCTGGAGTCCCTCGTCGAGAACATTGAGAAGCACAACTTCAAGATTTCTTCTACAATGAAGGCGGAGTTTGTGGAGTTTCTTAATAACTATTCCAAGTATCACCTTGGTACATCGGAGATCGAGTACAAGCTGACGTCGAATATGCTATTCGCGCAAGTGGATGATATCCGAGTCGTAGTTGCTACGGATTCTTCTAAGGAGTTCCAGGTTCCTGGTTGCAACATTCCCATGCGCGAAAAGATTGAGGCTTTCATTCTGGTTGACGAAGGTGTGGCATATGACTCGGTTCTGATGCGCCGTTTCCATAAGCCATCGCCATCCAACGAGCATGCATACACACCTCCTCCTCAGGCGGCTCTTCAGGCTCTTCAGGCTCTTCAGGCTCAGGCGCCCCAGGCCCCTCAGGCGCCCCAGGCTCCTCAGGAAACCAAGTCATTCACCTTTGGACCGGCTGCGAGCCCTACAACCAATGTATTTAACACCCCTGCACCCGCTTCATCCCCGGCAACAACTTCTGAATTTCTTGCCTCCACCACCCCGACAACAACCCCGTCATTTCTTGCCCCACCCCCCGCAACCCCAGCAACAACCAACACATTTCTTGCCTCCACCACCCCGACGGCGCCAACTAAGACGGGTGGTCAAAATACCCCAGTAACCGCATTCAACTTCAACGCGACTCCTTCCGGACAAATCAAGTCTATTTTCCCGAGCACTACCACTACTACCACACCCAGTGGCAGTCCTTTCAGTGCATTTGCAGCCAAGCCAACCAATTTTAGTTCTTTCACCCTAACCCGTGATGATAGCACCACTAGCAGTTCTAAGTGGTAAACAATTTAACATAACATACTTGTAACAAACAAATGTCAAAATCCGAAAAGTTTTATTCACTCGCATGTTACCATGCACAGTTATTCAGCAAGGATCCAAATACGAAAGTTGCAGCAATGGTTATAGATAAAAATAATAATATAGCGTCCGTTGGGTATAACGGTTTGCCTCGTGGTTTCGAAGAAACGGATAAACGGTGGGAAAAACCAAATAAGTACAATTACGTCGTACACGCGGAAGCGAACGCTATCGCAACGGCAGCGAGAAATGGTGTCAGATTAGATGGGTGTTCTATCATTACGACGTTGTTTCCGTGTAATGAGTGTGCAAAATTAATCATTCAAGCGGGGATAAATAAAGTAATTACTAGCAAGCCATGTAAAGAATCAACGTGGCTTGAAAGTTTTAGTTTTTCAAAGGAAATGTTTGACGAATGTGGAATAGAGATAGATTATATATGACAAACTCGGTGTTATATCAACACTAACGATTATTTAAAGACACACTTAATGATTCATATCACGAATACATATCACGAATACATATCATGATTTCATACAGCACGAATCCACGACATCATCATGATCTATGCAAACTACCTCGAATCACGAATATTTCCGAAGATTTTGTTTTGAATGCCCGGAACAGTTGGTATCCTGTAGAAGATCCTGAAAACGAAGAGTTCGAAACAGAAATTGAATCAACAAAACAGAAACAGAATGCAAAAGAAATCGATGCCGCTTTTCACATGTATGGAATAGACAGAGAAGATGATGAAGGATACAATGGATACAATGGAATCGTAATAAACACTACGAAAGGACTCCCGATCGTAGTAGGGATCGACAATTTTATGACATGCTGCGAACGAATATCCGTCTATGCAATTTTCCCAGAGGATCTCACACGAGATGATTTTGTCGGGGCTACTATCACGAATATCAAATGGGGAAAAGAAGAACGTGATGACGAATACGAGTTATCTTCATCGGAAGTTATCATCGAAACAACAAAAGGTTCGATACAAGTGATCGTCAGCAACCAACACAACGGATATTACTCACATTCAGTTATAGCATGTTTTAACGATACCGTGGAAAGGTTTTCTTTATGATGTACGACGTCCAAAATACATCGCCATGTCGTGAACGAATGTATCAATCACATCTTTCGTGACATGACTCAAAACGACCACGTGTGACCTACCTTGAACCGTCGCCAACGACCATTTACGAATGATTTCGTCGCTCGGAGATTTGAATACAACGATGATCGATCGGTCGTTTTTCCATGGTTTGCATTCAGGAACCGCTTCTTTCAGACGTTCAAAGAGATATTCCGTCCGCTCGAGGCAATCGTCAACTTCCTTTTCGAGATCAACTGTGTCGAAGAAGTAGTTCATAAAAATCCCTGTATGCCCATTTCGCGAACCGGATATCGTGATGTCCCTCTGACGAATGACTTCTTCGAAATTGTCAATATATTCCACGTGATTTTTAACAGACATGAAAATACCGGCAGGGAACGGGAGCCCTGGGAATTTATGACAAGACACAGAAATACTGTCGTAAAACACATAATCGCTGAACCCAGGTCTTAAATATTTCATAATGAACCCGTAGAAAGCGGCATCCGCGTGGACGTAAAAATTCATACCATTCCTTTTCAAGATATGATGAATTTGTTCAACATTATCAACACCGCCAACGAACGTAGAACCGATGTTAGCAAGAACGATAGCGGGCTTCGTCTTGTCAACAAGTGAGTCAAACTGGCAAACGTCCATCGCACCGGTAGAATCGCTCGGTACGATGACGAATTTCATCCTGAGGAGCTTTGCGATTTTCTTGATAGAGTAATGGATCTGGTCGGTCGCGTACAATACTCCATCGGGATATTTTTCGCGCGCGATGTAAATTCCTTCGAGATTTCCTTCGCTGCCACCCGACGTAGTATAACCCCATATATTCTCCTTGTCAACATTCCACATATCTGCAATCCGAATAATCAGACGACGCTCATCCTCGTGACGAGCACGATCATAAGTTCCGGTCTTTTCAAATGGACACCCGGCGTTATTAAGAGAATGTTCTATTTCCGGGAGTACTTTCTTGAAGTTTCTGTTCAACGTACACGGATATCCTATCGCGATAGATTTTGCGTTGCGATGAACGAATACTTTTGATTGTATACTCGCTGAAATCATCGCCTGATGTGTTAGATATAACATTACATAAATTATTAATTTTAATCTATCGAGCATAGATAGACTCGGTTATCGTATTGCACGCATATCTTGGAAGCGTGTAGAATAATTATATTTTATATTTTAAATGTAAATGAACGATAAAAAATTCGGTTGTTTGATGGGAGGAATCGTAGGAGACGCTTTTGGGAGTCCGTATCAATTCCGTCAACGATACACGTACGAGATCACAGACGATATGGAGTTTTGTAAGATATACGAGGTTCCAGCTGGTTCTTTTACGGACGATTCGTCGATGATGTTATGTCTTGCACAGAGTTTGACAGATAAGAATGGGTTCGATCCGAAAGATCAAATGGAAAAATACGCGGATTGGCTCGAATATGGTTACATGTCCAGCATCGATAAAGCATTCGACGTTGGAAATACCACGGCTTCTTCGGTCGGAAAATATGTAACAGACAGATCGAGAAACAACATTAGTGACATCGAATCGTACGGGTTGACCGACGATCGTCGATGTGGAAATGCAGGTATCATGAGACTCGGTCCTATCCCAGTATTTTATTCGAAATACGAAGATGCTATAAAATATGCTCGATTGTCATCTGCAGTTACCCACGCCCATGAAGATTGTCTGGATTGCGCAGGTATAATGAGTCATGTTGTATTCAAACTTTTACATGGGTGTGGAAAACATGAAGCGTTAGATGTTTCCATCTTCGAAAATTCAGTGTCAGAAAATGTGAAACGAATCTGTAGAGGTGAATATAAAAATTATACGAGAGATCAAATAAGAACGACTGGATACGTCGTCGATACGTTGGAAGCAGCCATGTGGGCTTTGTATGTTACAAATTCGTACGAAGAGGGAATGAAATTGCTTGCAAGAATGGGAAATGATGTCGACACGGTGTGTTGTGTTTTTGGTCAACTTGCCGGAGCTTATTACGGATCGAACGGATCAAACGGAGTTCCAGAACGATGGATACATGCTTTGCAAAAGCGGGATATGGTGAACGATGTAATAAATAACTTCATTTCTCAATAACTTAATAAATATACAATATTAATTTAAAATTAATGTATTTTTAATTAATATTAATGATACAGATGATACACTCCCCCATACGAGCATTCCTTACACCCCAATCAAATGTAAAACAAACAGTCTCGAAAACAAAAACACCCCATTATGTGAAAAAAGTCATACCCCAACCTCTTGAAAAAAAAGTGTTCAACTTTGATAATCAAATAACAGAATTCGAAATACAGGCAGTTTTTAGCGGAAGTGTACTATTTTTTTCAATGGCAATGTTGATTACCAAAAAGGGAGATCCGAGTGTATATCTCCCACTCATAACGAGTGTATTAGGGTTCTGGGCTCCATCCCCTAAAAAATAAAACGTGAACCACCACGCAGGCGAAGTACCAGATGTAACGTGCTTTCTTTTTGGATGTTGTAGTCAGCAAGCGTGCGGCCATCCTCTAGTTGTTTCCCGGCAAAGATCAAACGTTGTTGGTCACCCGGAATACCCTCCTTGTCTTGGATCTTTGCTTTTACGGTATCGATAGTGTCCGAAGCTTCGACTTCGAGAGTGATCGTCTTACCCGTCAAAGTCTTAACGAATATCTGCATTTTCATATACAAATATTTTTTTAAGCGTGAGGATTTACAGTATGTTTGACGTATTCCCCGAGCACCCCCAGCCCCAACAGCATCAGCTTATTTTCATCACTGGTTTTATCACCCCCGTACTCGTATTTTTTGGTTGCCTGGCTAACGATATTATTTAATACAGCGTCGTTACCATCGTGTTCCATCTCGTAATTTACTACGAGTTTCAGGTCGACCCGTGGCACATCACCATCGTATACTACGTTAATTTTTGCAGAAACAGGAGGAGATTTGCGAACTGCATCTGCGGAAGCATAAATAACGAGGTCAAGAGCTTCTTCTAGGGCTTCTTGTTTATAATCGAGCGCGTCGTTTTGGGGGTGGAGGAGACCTCTCCCATACCGGTTCCACCCAATGTGGAGACGGTCCTTGATAAGTTGAGTGATGGTGTCAATATCAGCCATTTAAAACAATATACCCGAACTATGGTTAAATAACCAACTTGTTGATACACCGCCATATCAACGCTTGACGGTATAAAATAAATGTAATATTCGTTATACCAACTATGGCTCTCCACGATTGGGAATCCTGGTACGACTCCAACAACATGGGAACTCACAAACTAATCGTCACAGATGAACAGGAGCTCTATGTCCGTCGTTATATTTATTCGCTCATTGGTAAGAAAGGGTCTTTCGTTCTCCATTTCTCCGATCTAAGGTTTTCTACACCCTTTGATATGGCAGCGGGTCAAGGAGTTGTCAAGTTCAAAGGGGGGCTTATTGAATATTATACGGGCAAAGAGGAAACCGTGCTCAGGTCCGAAGACAGGGATTTGCTCGTAAAATTTGTATGCGCCGCAATAGACGAATACATGTAACCGTGAAACTAATTTAAGAAATTTGAAAACTTATATAACAATGGCTTTAAAGATTTCGGAATTATTACTCATGGGGGCTCTGGCCAGTTTAGTAATCATGCTCGTCATGTCTGCAAAGGTCGAAAAGGATCCAGAACCATTTATAGAAGAAAACCGCCCACCTATAATTATAGAAGAAATTTGATGGTTACAAAATAGTTGATACAAATTTTAACACAAAAAAAACACCATTCATGATATTATGAATAATCTCATGATGAGTCGTAAAATTAACATTATCAACCACGTCATCCACACTGCTCATTATGAGATCATTATGAGCGTCAACGACAGAAGCAACGATTGAAACGGATAGTGCCTTTGCGCTATTTATAACCTTCTTGCGGCACAGAACCTTTTCGAACTTCTGGTTTATGATGTTTTTTTTATTAGTAATCATATACGATAAAGCAACTGACGTGAAGCTCGTCATTATCGGGTCTGCAACCACCTGTTGGGTGACTGTAAAAATCGCCTGATTTTGAGTATATTCTCGTGTAAATTTCACAATATGCCTCTTGGGAATTGTTACGCGGCAGTTTCCAATGATCATGCCGTTTATTTTTTTGCTCGAAACCCTCAGTTTGTATATATAAAAATAAAAAATTTGTGAAGGTGAATATATATTGAAATTTGTCATTTGTCATTTATCAATACAGATTTACGTACTTCATCTTCGTGGGCGTAAGCTTTGGAAACGTTGTTTGAATTTTGTAGAAACTTGGTATTTGAGATTCTTCCCCATTCCCAAACGAAGGTAACATAGTGTCGGTTTGTATAGGATCCATCGGAAGCAGAGTCGGTTTAACCCCTGGTAATTTGGACGTCAAACGACGAGTTATCTCCGTGGTGAATTTAGGAGAATTAGAAAGTTGCATGCGACTGGGTACAGGTTTTCCGGGGCGAGATGATTCGCCACCATTCGGCCCTACCGGAAGCTGAACAGGAAGCTGAACTGCAATGTTTTTAAGTTTCTTACTGTTCAATATTTTACCAACAACTTTTTTTGCTTTGGATAACTTTGGTTTTCTTACAATGTTCTTATATAACAAAAACGTTGTAATCATCACGAATAGTATAACAAGTACAACTGTCGAAGGCTCTTTCAGTATCTTAACGTAGTTCATGTTTTATATAACAAGTTAAGATTTTTAAATGAACATACGAAAAAATATGTACTGCTTTTATGGAGAACATTGTATTTATAACATTAATTTCAATCTTGGTCTTACTGATAGCGTTCAGAATATATACCATTATAGCGAATGGGTATGCAGCGTATGTGTTCGGGCTACCAATCGTGATGAATTATGCAGTTCTCACGGATTATGTATTAAACAAAAATTCGGGTCAATATAAAGCGCCTTTCAACATGATAAACAACCAGCACCGCGTATTCACGTACAAAGATACGTCTGTCATAACGCCAAATTCAGACACGCCTTACAGCATGATCTGGCTAGATATGCGTGACGAACCCGTCGTGATTACCGTACCAGAAATTAAAGACAGATACTATTCCATACAGATGATAGATGGTAGTACGTATAATTATGGGTATATAGGAACACGCGCCACCGGGACCGAACCAGGGAACTACTTGATAGGCTATAAACTAACGAAAGACATTCCACAAGGGATTAATAAGACGTTCATGTCTAATACCCCACTGTCTCTACTGATTATCAGAACACAATTAAAAGGTCCGAGTGATATTCAAAATGTAATAGACATCCAAAACAAGTACAAGGTTCAGACACTTTCCGAGTTCAAAGGGACGCCACTTGCAACAAAGGTTTCCCACCCAGAAATGCAACAATTCACGAATGAAGATATCAAGAAGGATTTTATGAGCTGTCTTGACATAGCCATGGCATACATACCGCGGGATAAGTATTCAACGGGCATGTTCGAACTGATCGGTAGTATGGGTGTAGGTCCCGAAAAGAAAGGAACGTATGCGTCAAAGCCCGGGTGGTATAAATATTTAGTAAACGTCGGTCTTGAGTGGGGTAAACATGATGTTTTAAAAGCGGTGAAAAATACTCCCAAAACAAACGGGTGGGCGTTTTTGTCAGCATATGGTAACGTCGACGACTACAAAGGAAATTGGATGAAACGTGCGTTAATCGCACAGGGTGGAATTTACGCGAATAACGCAGATGAAGCCGTGTATCCAATAACGTTTGTTGATCGTTCCGGTAAAACTTTATCAGGACAACAAAAATACACAATTGATATGAAATTAGATAACTTACCGCCCGCAAAGGGTTTCTGGTCAATAACGATGTACTCCGCCCGTACACAACTGCTCATTAAGAATCCAATAAACAGATACCTGATTAATTCAGAGATGGTATCTTCGATGAAGAAGAACGATGGAAAAATTCGTATATTTGTTCAGAATAAATCCCCGGGAGCGCAACTTGAAACTAATTGGTTACCGGCACCACAGGAAGCGTTTTATCTCGTGATGCGGATTTACTACCCCGATCAAAAATTGATAAAAACGTGGACACCTCCGTCGATTTGTAATTTAAGAACTTAAGATCTTTAAATGAACCAAACGCATAAGTTATGGAAATAACAAAAGCTATAAAGGACAATGACATCCAAAGATTTAAAAAATTACTCGCAGACTTTCGTCCACTACCAAGTGGGTATAATATAGCACACGAAGCTGTTTCGAGATCTCGCAAAGAAATGCTCCAACTTATACTCGAAAAATTTCCAGAGTTAATTCACGGAGACGATTTCCCAAACGGTTATACCCCATTGATGTACGCAATTACGGGGTGTGATATAGAGCTCTTGAGTGTCTTTGACCCATACCCCGAAGCGTATTCTATCAAAAACAATGACGACGAATTTCCTCTTCACTTCGCTGTTAAAACTAAAGATTTGGACGTCATTAAGTTCGTTTATTCGAGAAACGAAAACGCAATCCGGTATCGAAATTCAAAAGGTCACCACCCTCTACATATTGCCGCGTGTTATGGGTGTGAAATAGACATCGTCCGGTTTTTATACGACAAATATCCAGAACAAAATAATGTTTCGGATACAAACGGAAATTATCCATTACACTTGTGTGGAAAATTCTTGATGGACGAGCGGTACATAGCTTCTTATTACACAGAAGGGACTGTAGTATTTCTCGCTAAAGCAAATCCTGATATTCTAAAAACTTCTAATAATTCAGGAGATATTCCAATTCATTTATTGGCTACGCTCTATACAACGCCATTGATCAATAGTGTTTTAGTTGAGGACATAAGAGAAGTTGTAAATATGTCACCAGAGACACTCTTAATCGAAAACAATTCAGGATTTCTACCAGTGCATATAGCAAGTATGTTCATGGATTTCCAATTGGTAGATATGTTCATCGAGATGTATCCAGAAACTATATATACCCGTACTAAGAAGGGCAAAACAGTTCTCAACTACCTCGAATGCACAAATTTCAAAGATAAATGTAAATTCATTTCAAAAGTTTTAACCATATGCGAACATCCTAAAGAAGAATTCTGGGATTTTGTACCAAAACAATTACCGGGTATAGAGAAGTATCTTCATACCATTCGCACGAAAAATCAACACAATTTCCGTAGGGTATTACGACACGTGACAAAGAAAATAAGAGAAGATTTAACACATAAGTATAAAATCTTGCACGTTTTTTACACACGAAAAAATATTTATTTGGAAAAAGAAATTATTGACAATATCGTATTGAAATCTTTTTAGTTATCATTTTAGTTATCACCGTAAATGTCTCGCGTAACCAATTTTTTACCAAAGAGGATGCGGTGATCAACAGGTACTCTGTTTGCGATGATGACATCACTTTCCTTTGCAAAATTAGTTAGGTCATTATCTACTTCGTAGTTTTCGAATTCTTCCACAGCGGGTTCGAAAATCTTAATGCAGTAACCTTTATTTGCAAGTTTCTTCATTACGTCAACGATTGCAGAACTCCTGAAATTGTCAGAACCTGCTTTAGCAGCAAGTTTATAAACACCAACGGTCGTGGGGAACCGGTTCTCTACTTCACTCACAAGCGCCTCTTTGCGAGTTTCATTCGATTCTACGATTGCGCTGACAATATCTTGAGGCACCCCTTCGAAGTTAGCTAGTAGTTGCTTAGTATCCTTTGGAAAGCAATAAGCTCCGTAACCAAAAGAAGGATTGCAATACCCTTGACCAATACGAGGTTCGAGAGTCACACCATCAATAATTTCCTTTGCGTTCATGTTATGCGACATCGCGAATGTATCAAGTTCGTTGAAATAAGCAACACGCATTGCCAGATACGTATTGGAGAATAGCTTAACGCCCTCGGCTTCGCGAGTCCCCATAGTTAGGACAGGTACTTGTGGAGTTTTAGACCCTTCGATGAGAAGGTTTGCAAACTTGAGAGCACTGGGCGACTCGTCCCCTACGATGATACGAGATGGATAGAGGTTATCATATAGAGCTCTACCTTCGCGCAAGAATTCAGGAGAAAAAATAATATTTTTGTAATCGAATTGTTCGCGCGCCTTATCTACAAAACCAATCGGGATAGTGGATTTGATCACGATAGTTGGCTCAGACTTAGTATTTTTAATCACATCCTCAATAACCTTTTCCACGGTCTTTGTGTTAAAATGCCTAGTTACCACGTCATAATCCGTCGGAGTCGCAATGATGACAAATTCAGCGTTTTTGTATGCGGTGACTTTATCAGTCGTCGCGGTCAGCTTTAGGTCTTTTGTTTCAAGAAATTCCTCGATTTCCTTGTCCTCAATAGGACTCTTCTTGTTTTTGATTAGCTGAACACGTTCTTCGCTGATATCCAAAATAGTAACTTCGTTATTTTGAGCAAGAAGTACGGCGCAAGCGGTGCCGACGTAACCACAACCAACAACGGTGATTCGGGACATAATATTTACTGCCACAGATGTGGCGGAGCTTGCTTAAATTGTAAAACACGTTGATATGATAAAAATGACACAAAATGACATCTACTTCAGCGTCAATCTGGGTCGAGAAGTCCAATATTGATCTCCGTAACTTATCGTTATTTCCTCACCCTTTTTAATGGAGGTTATCGCGAATATTCGCATGCGTCTGAGACCTGCTGTCAACTCATGCTTGGCGTTAGGTTCTTTACTATGGTTAAAAATCGCACCAAAGCCTAAAGCCATTGCCGACATAGAACCTCTTGAAAATAAATAATCTTCAAGAGCTGTTCCCCAATCATCGTTATGTCGCACGACGCATAAACATTCTTCAATGAGATCTCCTTTTTCAAAAGACTTTCTTGCAAATACACCATAACCACCAATAGGTGATTTTTTCACAATAACTTTGTCGTTAAACATTACTTTAACTTTACGAATATAATTTTACAGCCGTGTATGCGCAAATTACATGCTCATAGTTTGACACACTTTCCCCGCGGCCCACATTTTTTCCCGATTCGCGCACAGTCCTCTCTGCACTTATACGACTTCGACTGCATAGGCGACCCAGTAACACATTGGCGGATAATGGGGTTATAAGTCAAACCGCGTGCTTTACACTCATATTTTCTTTTCTCTAAGTTGGCGATAGCTGTATTTACAGTCACCTTTTTACTACCCGCGTAGATAGAAGCCCTTTCTGCGTTGGACAATTTTTTTATCCCAATAGGGGAAAATATTGACGACCTCCGAAGTGGCGTTTGTTGTACACTGGTGCGACCCGAAGAAGAACTCTTACCGGATGGTGACATTTTCACTGCTGTTTGAAGTTGTTTTGTTTTGGGCCATGTTGAACGAGATAATGTAGCTTGATGCCGTGTTTGAGATCGCGATGATAGAGATTGTTTTGTTTTGGGCCAAGTTGAACGAGGTAATATAGCTTGAGACCGCGCCGTTTTTGGTTGTGTCGTTTGAGGTCGCGCTTTTATGTTTGACCATGACAAAGGAGGTCGCGCCGTTTTTGGTCGCGTCGTTTGAGGCCGTGCTGGTTGAGGCCGTACCGTTGACTGCTTTGATCTTTTACCGGCAGTATGATACGTCTTAGCCTTGCTCGCCGAGAGAACGGGTGTTTTTTTGAAAGGGGAGGGTCGTCGGATATTTCCTCGAGGATTTTGCTGTATCTTAATTCCCCATGTCCTGGATCTTTCGGCTGGGATTGTCGAACGTAAATTCCTCGGTACTTGATTGTACAACGTGCGCAGGATTTTGTAATCGGGGTTGTACCAAGGGTATCCTCTTCCTGCCATCACACGATTAGTGTAATTTACAAGTCTCATTTTACCATTGAGCGGTTTGTCTGTCCAAACATCTCCCAAACTCTCCACACTACCTCTTGAAATCATATTACTCATTTTCCTGGCTAGAACAGCCACGAAATTGGGAGGTAGTTTCGTAGCAAACCCGAAATCAATCAACTTCACTTGGAACGTCCGAGTGTTAATCATTATGTTTTCTCGGTGAAGATCTCCATGTATGTACCCGGCGAGCCATAAACAACAAATAGCACGTTCTATTTCCACGTACATTTTCACGGGTATCTTCTTGTTTTTAACATACTTGTTCAAATCCGTATTTCCAGCAACATCCATCACGGTGACAGATTCGTGTTTCCCGGGGGAACCAATTATATATGACATGTAAAAGTTAGGCACGTGCTCGGAAATACACCCTCCCTTGGTTGCATTTGGTATTTTTATAGCCGAACCAGAGGATGATAGAATCTTATGCACCGTGTTTTCCCTGACGTTATCTTTGAAGAACTCTTGGTCGCTCATACCCCGTCTCTGCTTCACGACTTTTACAACGACTTCTTTCCCGGTAGAAGGGTATCCTTTTACAACCCTACCGCCTCCATACGACATGCTCTGACGAAGCCTCTCCAGTACTATTGGCGTTATCCTCACATTATACGCAGTACCATATGCACCCCCGCCTATTTTTTTTGCACCGTATAACGCGGGGTTAAACATGGTTCCAGGTTGTTTCACACGAAGTTTTGCTGCAGCTTGTGCTTCGCCAATAGGAATGTTTGCAAGGGGCCTGGCTTGAAGATTTTTTGGTATGAGATGCGATTCTGCTTGTCCGGGTGGGTTTGGGGATAACACGTATGAACGTGCGTATTCCATTTATTATACACAATTTTTTTATTCGCAAAAACGTTGATATTTTTACATTTATGTGTAATAAATATATTGTATGTCGTCTACGTTTTTAAAACCGCTAGGTTCTGGAAAATACTCCGACGTTTTCATGGTTCTTTCGGGAAAGAGTAAATTCGCGATGAAAATATCGTATTATAGAGAAGAAACGGTGCTTGATTTTTCTAATAAAATGAAAAATGGCGATGTAAAAGGTGCCCAGAGAGCGAAAGACATGGACGCTATATCGGTATCAAGAAAGTTTTCAGAAATAACAGAAATGCTTGCAAAAAGTAAAATAACCCCGCATTTTGTATACATATATGGCACTCACGATGTAAAGTCGTTTATAGAAAAGCTACCTTTTGATATCATGGAAAAAAGATTGAACCAATTATCTTCATTCCAAAAACGTTATAATAATATAACCTTCATGGAACTTTTTTCGTGCGATTTAACGTCGTTCTTGACGAGAACAAAGTACAACGAATCATTGTTGCAAACATTCATATTCCAAGTATTGTATACGATCGCTGCAACTCAAAAGGTATTACCGGGGTGGAGACACAATGATCTGTCTACGAATAACGTTCTTGTGAAAAAAGTAGTCAAGGAGAATCCGACGAAATATTCAGTGAATGGGAACGACTTTTATATCAAAACAAGATATTTCGTAGCCATTACAGACTTTGACTTTGTGCACGTGCCACGCGTTAAAAGTCTCGAAAATAATAGGGTAACGAGTGGTAATTTCAGAGTCGATAGTGATAAAAATAATTCATACGACACACATTTCTTCCTAAAATCAATATTGAAATGTCTCATAAAGAAACATACGAAAGATTTCCAATCTACGATACAATTTTTGAAAGGTCTTGACTTGAAAACCGATGATCGTCAAAACAAAGAAATATCAGGGGTAGATCCTATAACTATTCTAAATAACGATTATTTCAACCCTCTGAAGAAAGAAATTGAAACGATATATGAGTTTTCGATTAATAATCCGACTCAACCTATAAATAAATAATACTTGTGGGCGTGTTACTGTGATTTTGTAAATTCTTCGAGAACTTTAGACAGGCGGTATAGAATTTTGTTATTTTTTTCAGCGATCTCATTATGTTTCTCGATATTTTCACTCATACGTGTAAGGATATCGGAAATAGTACTGCCTTCGCCGTTCACGAAGATACCTCCTAGTACATCCACGATGCGCTCGACGCTGTGACCAATGTCATCTACTTGGATGTAGTTATCATCGTCTTGGGAATCGGTATCTTCCTGGGAATCGATATCTTCCTGGGAATCAAGTTCGTCTTCGGAAAAATCTTCGATATCCAAATCAATGAAAGTAACTTCCCGGTGCTCGTCATCTAGTTCCTGCTTAACAGAGGGGATTTCTTCTATTATGTCTTGTACCTGATTGTCTGCCATGCTAAAATACAGAAACATATTTTCTTAAGCTTTTCTACGGGATATATTCGTCGTCAAACGTGATATCTGCGCCGACGAATACCCTCTTGGACTTTTCCTTTGGCTCTTTTGCAACGGGTTTCGTGTAAAAAACGTCGTCACAATAGTCCGATTCTTCATCAATATTATCAAAACCATCGAGATCCGCCAAATCACCAACCTCGCTGTATACTTCTTCAGTATGCTCGTCGCTGTAACAATTAGATATAACACTCGGAGTTTTTATGTCACTCGACATATCTTCGTCGCTATCTTCGTCACTGTCGCTATCTTCGGCAAACTTGTTTTTCTGTTGTTTCATGACATCTTTCCATTCAGTGTCCTGACGTATGTACTTTTCGTTTTCACCCTCGTATCTCTGGTCATTATCAAACTTTACTTTTCCACCTACGAGGTCTTCGTCATCGCCATTCCAAGGCTCTGGGTCCTTCACGTTTTTTTCTTCAATAGGCGTGAACGAAGCGTACTCTACACCCTCCTCATACGATTTCAGTGTATTTTTGGAAGTTGTTTTCTTAGCTCCCTTTGTTTTGGGTCCATTGGTCTTGGGTCCTTTGGTCTTGGGTTTCATTGGTTTAGGTTCCTTGGTCTTGGGGTTAGCTGATTTGCGAATGACCGGGACCATGTCATTTTCCACCGGTGTTTTTTCCTTCGTCTTTATGTGTATTAATGCGGATAACATATTAATCACCCAAAGAAAAAAAATAGTTAAATTAATTTTTTAAAATTTACACTTCTGTGTCTTGAAGATAACATAATATAAGATGTACAGAAACCCAAACCAAAAGGCGAGTATGGCGAACAGAATCCTGAAAAAGGGATGGTCACCCACGGAGCAGTTCCAAGAAAGGAACGCGGCGTATGTACTGATCGTCAGACTCAGAATAAGCTGTATTGTGTTGGTCAGGCTTTTACCGGTAGTGAAGTTCTCTTTCTTATTTTCCAGAAATTTTGTTATTATAAAGGCGTCCATTTATATATCATAACATTTTTTAACTGACGAATATAAAAACGAGACACAGGTACCAGAGCCAACCCACGGTGACTTGCGCCGCGCTTAACCAAGTGCCGAGGGAAGTTGTGGGTGTCACGGACCCCATAGCGTTCGATTGAAGCATGATAGACGCCACGACCGAATTTTCTATATTTTTATCTTTATTTGCTTCCGTTGTCTCAAAATGATTTTTGTACCCAATGAGCGCGTACACGAGGGCGAATATGAACATGGTAACTAGAGAATATACCAATGGCACCACCACCGACCTGTGAGTTATTTTCGCGGTGAATTTTTCAAACCCTGGACCGCTAAACGCAGTTGCAATAGCTCTTCCGAGACGACCAAACACCATTTATAATACTTTACATAATTATTATAAAAGATGTTATGTTAATAAATATAAAAATTATTAATTCGCGAACGCGAGACCACCCATTCCAGCTGCGATACGGAGAATGTTGAAGTTGGGGGCGTAAATTTGGACACGCCCGGACGCCAAGTTTTCGTTCAGCGTTAGTTGAAGTTGTGCTGAATCGTAACGGGTGAAGTTGGCAGAACCGTTTGGCTGCCTCGAATCGGCGTCTTCCAGGGCGAAGGAGTACACATACACACTCTTGCTTGGGACGCGTACGTGATGCTCATATGGCTGCACGAGTCTGAAATATGCTCCTGGACGACCTGAGAAACGATCACTTCCGTTAATGATCAACTTCACTTCGGTGAACACTTCACCGCCTCCTGCATACGGGGGAACGGCCGCCGAGTTGGCAGGGATTTCGTAGTTGAAGATGTCATTGCCGGTAACCGCGTCGACGTCATAATTTGACGCAGCTTGGTACACGAACACGAGTTCTCTCACGGGGTGGTTGAAGTTAAGAGTTATCTTACGATTGGTACTACCGCTGGGATCCCCAGGGGCGGTCACGGGCTCCGAACCCTGCCACTGAAGCTGCGTCACGAGATATTCGTGCTGAATTTCGCTCATCCTTATGCGTTCAGGGGCGTCGAGGAAGACGAAGTCTGCATACAGTTTCATGTTGGTAATGGATAACGGGTTGGCACCATTCTTGCTCGTCAGTGCAGATACAGGAACGTTGCACTTGACACAGTTCAAGTAATTGTTGATGTTGAAATTAAGTTTCAACTGGTGGTAGGAAAGGGCGACAAGAGGCATATACAAACCGGGGTTCCTGTTATAACAGAACTTCAAAGGGACGTAATACGTACCACCCTGTGCTTGAGTTCTGTTCCACCCGGTGTTGTATACGGCGGGGTCGTAACGACCAACCATGGTGTTATAACCCTCTATTTTCTCAGCCGTCTCCGTAAGTTCAGTCCAAATATCCCACCACTCAGAGTAATGCTTGTCAATTCTCTGACCACCGAGTTCGAGCTCGATAGAATTAAATAGAGCGAGACCAATACCGTTCACGTATCTAAGGTTTGCCGTGGGAATTGCGACTGCTGTTCGGTTAGGCAAGGTGCTAGCAATCATATATGGCCATGAATAAATCACGTTTGATAACCCGGTAAGAGTGGGATATCCAGTTGTAATCGCGTTCGCGTAATATTGGTAATCAACGTTGCTGAATGCGGCGACCAAGTTAGAATACTGACCATTACCAGCGTTATACGTCCCCCAATAGTTGTTATACGCATCCTTGTATACGGTATTAGTCACGGCGGTAGTCAGTGTCTCTACGTTAGATGTATTACCTTCCGCAGGAGTGGGGGTTATATTGTACCCGAGAAGGTCGGGGAGGGTCACTTCCACCCATATCGGCCCCGCCAAATCACCGTTTCTCGAAATGGTTACCGTAGGGTATTTACCGAAATCTGTGGTCCCGTCGAACGTCTGCTGGATAGATTCCATCGCGAAATTAGTGTAACGCCTGTAAACTGCCTTGAAAAAAGTAATCTGAGGATTGCCGGTCAGGTACACGTCCTGTGCGCCATACGAAACGAGTTGCGAAATAGCACCGGGCATCGTAAACTACTATTATAATTATAATTATATTTTTAAGTTATTATTTTCACCCAATGTCACACCCTATTCGCGATTTTGTCGGCAACTATTTTGTCCAGCTTTACGAAATCCTTTACTTTCAAAGTAGGACACGAGTGTTGTTCTTGTAACCGATGCTTCTCACAGAATACATGCTTGCATTTGCAAACGAACCCAAGGAGTCCGACCTTCTTGTTGCAAACCTCGCAGTGGGACATTTATGGTATAATATTCGTTATCATTAAAAATAAAAATCGTCGATACGAGTATGATGACCGAAACACTCATAAAACTTATAAAAATATCTATAGTTTTATTTTTGTTAGATTTCATATGGATAAACACCGTTTCTGGGAAAATGTTTACCAGGATGATAGAAAATATACAAGGCTCTCCTGTCAAGATAAAGATAGCAGGCGCGCTGGCGGCCTACGTAGCAATCATAGCGCTCTTCTATATGTTCGTATCGGACACGACGACTAATATGAAAGCCTTTTTACTCGGATTTTTAGCATATGCAATATACGATTTCACGAGTTATGCTCTGATTGACAAATGGGAGTGGAAAACATCGGTTCTAGACGCTCTCTGGGGAGGCGCGCTTTTCTTGCTAACGAAATTGATCGTGTATAAATAATTTATATTGATAATATAAATGGATACGAAGCTCAGGAGGCAAACTTTGAAACGAGATGAACGAAAATTATCAACTCGCGAGAGACAAGAACTTGAACGGCAGAGATTGACCAGAATGCGGCGAGATGCGAAACCGATGCCTATGATAATAAACTCGAAAACACCGCGCACCGTCGCCCCGGTGCGACCAAGATCAAGATCACCACCATCATTATTTAAAAGAATCGGATCAGGAGGTATAAAAAAAATACGACAACAAACTATAAAAAACGAAAGAGGGCGTACATATGCAGTTAAGAAAATTACAGGACCAAGAGTATCTTGTTCGAAAGTCCTGACATTCGCCCAACAGGGCGCTATTTGTTGGTTCACAGCGCTCATAACGACACTCTTCTTTTCGCAATACACTCGCGTAGTGATGAAAATTCATGCTCGTCAGATGGTCAAATACTCGAATACAAAACAAATAGCAGAAGCTATTTTGGAACTGATAAAAGGATACGACTCGGGTAAAGTATCCAGACGAGTTGTCGAATCTATGCAACCACATCAATTTCTCAAGGATCTCCGCGCAACGAGATCAAACCTCTTCGACTCCACTTTGAACGGATCCTCCGAAGCTCACTATAATCCATACGTCCACAAAATCCTCGGGTTTTTACGGGTACCTCATCTAGGTCTCGGAATCGTCGGAGGGAAAATAGTATATTCTGGTTTCAACGTCGATCTACCACTCGACTCTAAATTATGGGCGCAGGCGATGAAAACGCAATCACCGAGGGGTACATTTGTTGATACGAATAATCCAGAGGTTCTGTTGTTACACAGAGACGGCGGAGAAGAATACGTCCAGGGGTTGTGGGGGAGACCAAGGCCCGCCATAGGTTCCGTCGCTGGAATATCATCTGATATTCACAACAAGTTCATCAAGTACAACGGTCGAAATTACATTTTAGATTCTTGTATTCTTGGAGGCGAAGTTAGAACGCCGAGTTGTTCTGTTGCTCATGCTATAGCTGGTGTGACTTGCAATAATAAGCGTTTTATTTACAATGGTTGGACAGCTCGTAGTGCAGATCCGGCGATGAGCGGATCAGGAAGCGTCATACGAGATATGCCATGCAGTCTCATGCCTGCCGACTGGGCGTCAAACAAATCGTTCTGTATAAATACATCGGCGTGTAAAATGAATATCGCAAAACCCAATCAACTATCCAAAGAACTCTGTTTCAACGGTGTAGCAAGATCGACTGTAGTATATATACGAAGTGATTTAGCTAAACTCGGAGGGTATAAAGTTATAGGAAAACAAATACAACGGGTTAGAAAACGTTAAAACATACTACGGTAAAAATCAATCTTTCTGAGTTTTCGAATCAAAGAAAGAAAAGTTGTCGGCCACACACTCTGTTGCAATCACGTTACCAAACACGTTTTCAACAGACGGTACCAACGATGAACATGGGCTATGGGTACTCAGTGAATCGAACGTAACTGGTTCGCCCATACATTTCCAATGGAAATTCCAATGGAAATTAAAACGAAACATTTTTGAGAAGAAATTCTTCTTTTTCTTCTCGAGCATATTAACAGAATGCCCTGTAGAAAAATCTCCCAAATCCACGCTTGGGCACTTTCCAATGGTTTCACTCGTTGCTTTTGATGTTGAATGGTGCATATTTAGGTATTAATATAATTTAATATAATTTAATATATCGTTTCAGTCCTCTTAAGGGAGGTTTTGTCAATATTATTACGGTCATTTGACCCCGAGGCAACCACACATCAACTTACCGAGGTATACAAGTGTGTGAAAAAATTATAACTTAACTATATTCATATGTCAGGCAAACCAATGACTCGTATGGTCGTTCTCAAACGCGATGGTTCTAAAGAGAACATCAGTTTTGACAAAATTCTACAGCGGATCCAACGCCTCTGTTGGCCGGTGAATTCTAAACCGGTGTACAAGGGATCTCGCGCTACGACTGGTTTGAACGTAGATGTTTCTAAAATTGTTGCTTCGGTGTGTGCGTCTATCGTTGATGGTATCAGCACCGTCCAGCTAGATGAACTCACCGCGGATAAATCTGCTAGCATGACAACCGAACATCCTGATTACGGTATTCTCGCCGCTCGAATCAGCGTTTCGAATCTGCAAAAACAAACTCATGACAAAATCACCGAAGCGTACTCGGAAATTTCTCACCTTCTGAACGAAGAATTCAAAGAAAACATCGAAAAGTACGCGGAAGATTACCAAGCATTCGTTGATTATGACCGTGATTATGACTTTGACTACTTCGGTTTCAAAACGATGGAACGACTATACCTTACCAGGGTGGGTGATAAAATCATTGAACGCCCGCAACACGTATATCTCCGGGTGGCGATCGGGCTGTGGGGAGGAGATATCGCAAAGGTAAAGGAAACATACGATGCTCTTTCACGCCGGAAATTTACTCACGCGAGTCCTACTCTTTTTAACTCTGGCTTTAAAAAAGCCCAACTTGCCAGTTGCTTCCTTATGACGGTCGAAGACTCGCTCAGTGATATTTACAAGGCACTCGGAGACTGTGCCCAGCTGTCTAAACATGGCGGAGGCCTCGGCGTCAACATCTCTGAAATCCGAGGGCGTGGGTCTAGAATCAACGGGACCAACGGAGAATCCGACGGTATTGTGCCGATGTTGAAGGTGTTCGACACCACATCTGCATATGCTAACCAAGGGGGGCGGCGAAAGGGTTCTTTCGCGGTTTATCTAGAGCCGCACCACCCGGACATCATGGATTTCCTCCTAATGAAACGAAACCAGGGGGAAGAGTCCCTCCGAGCGAGGAACTTGTTCTACGCCGTGTGGCTGAACGATCTCTTCATGTCTCGAGTAGAAACCGACTCACAATGGTCTCTTTTCGACCCAAGCGAATGTCCCGGCCTCACGGACGCATACGGCGATGAATACGCGGAACTATACACACGTTACGAAGCTGAGGGAAAAGCCAGGGGCGTGGTGAAGGCTCGTGATGTGTGGAATACCATGGTCACAACGATCATCGAAACCGGACAACCATACGTGGCTAACAAGGATTCGGTGAACAAGAAAAACATGCAGATGAACGCGGGAACCATTCGCGGGTCAAATCTATGCATTGAGATTCTTGAATATACTTCGAAGGAAGAAACAGCGGTGTGTGTCATCGGCAGCATCGTCCTCAAGAATTACGTAAAAAACGGGAAGTTCGACTTCGACGACCTTCGGAAAAACGTCAAAATCCTCGCGAAGAACCTTGACAGGTCCATCGACGTCATGGCATACCCCATCAAAGAAGCGCAGACATCGAACATGCTGCGCCGCCCCATCGGCGTGGGGGTACAAGGACTTCAGGATGTGTTCTTCAAACTGAAGCTCCCATTTGACTCTCCGGAGGCCAGGGATCTTAACCGGGAAATCTTCGAGCATATCTACTACGCTGCCGTTGAAGCGTCGGTAGAACTCGCGGAAATCCACGGGCCTCACCCCACCTTCGAAGGGTCTCCTGCAAGTAAGGGCATCCTCCAATACCACTTGTGGGATGTTACCCCCAAAAGCGATCTCGACTGGCGAGGACTCGAGGAACGCGTAAAGAAGGGGGTGCGGAACTCTCTACTGACCGCCCTCATGCCCACCGCAAGCACCGCCCAGATTTGCGGAAGTGTAGAAGCATTCGAACCCATCACTTCGAATCTATATTCCAGACGCACTCTGGCCGGTGAATTCCCCGTCGTTAACTCATATCTCGTCAGGGAACTCATCGAACGCGGTACTTGGAGTGAGAAAATGAAAAACCAAATCATCGCAAACGGTGGTAGCATCCAAAAAGTAATCGGTATCCACCCGAGCGTGAAGGCTATTTATAAAACCGCATGGGATCTTTCTATGAAGAGCGTAATTGACATGGCAGCAGACCGTGGAGCATTCGTAGATCAGACGCAAAGCATGAACCTATTCCTCGCCCAACCATCTCTAAAGAACGTGACGTCGATGTTGTTCTACGGTTGGAAATCGGGACTTAAATCACTCCAATATTATCTGAGATCGAAACCCGCATCCTCAGCCATCGCAGTGACAGTAAATACAGAAGATTGTATCGCCTGCTCAGGATAATTTTGCCAAATTAAAAAATATTTTAGAATAATAAAGAATGGTGCGCAAATTGCCGGTATGGACCATCGCAACACATTCAATGGCGGGGCTTTTGCTCGGTATTGTAACTGGAATTGTAAATAAACACGTGAACTGTGCAATTCACAGAAGGTTTCCGAAGGATGGAAAGTTAGTCACTGGATTATCGTTATTCGCACAATTTATCGTCATCATTGGCGTGCTCATTGCCGCTGCAACATTTATACCATTCATGGACCCGCAGGATCTTGGTGCAGGCGTTACAGCATTCGCGTTCACAAACTTGTATATGATTGGTCAAGTACACTTTGTTCAAGAAGTTTCGAAATTCGTAGAAGAAAAATTCGACGGTCTTGAAAGATACGGAGACAGCGTACAAGCGTGATTATTTACACCATAATTTTTTTACGTTTAGGCACCAACCGAAACTTCCAAATGCACCGACGGTAAGAATAACGTCCACTTTGTCCCCCTTTGAAAGGTATTTTTCGAAAGGCTCCCACTGAGCATTCGAAATCTTACACACTATATCGTCCCAGCTTTTGTTTTCAGCGGCATATTTCAAGGGACTAAAGTTAGGATTGACCGCATTTTTAATGTATTCGTGAATCTTGAGTAGCGCCTGACGATCGCCAGAGGACTTCGACAAGTCTAACCGGACGTATTTATTATTGTCGTACACTCCACGGACAATATAACAATTCTCGAAAAGAAGCTCGATAGGTTGATTGTCGTACCGAAGTTGTGAAAATTTCCCGCGACGCACGGACCGAAGTCTTGTGATGCAGAAGTTCGACATATACATTTTTGGTATGAGTATATTTAAATTAGTATGTTTAATTTAAGTAGAAAAATTATAAGAGGTATTAAATGACAGAAAATAAGAAACACAAAAAATTTATGTTCATCACCGGCGGCGTTTCAAGTTCATTGGGGAAAGGCCTCGCTGCTGCGAGTATCGCCAGTTTACTAGAGAGGCGATGCTTAAAGATAGCGATGCTTAAAATGGACCCCTATATCAACGTCGATCCGGGGACGATGAGCCCGACTCAACATGGAGAAGTGTTCGTGACGGATGATGGTGCTGAAACCGATCTGGATCTGGGGCACTACGAACGTTTCACTTCATTAACCCTTAAGCGTGAAAGTAATTTTACGACTGGCCAAGTTTATTTAAAAGTTATCGAAAATGAACGCGAAGGTAGCTATCTCGGAAAGACGGTGCAAGTTGTTCCCCACATCACCGATGAAATCAAAAGAAGAATTCACATTGCGGCTGAAAAATCAGATATACTTATTGGAGAAATTGGAGGAACGGTCGGAGATATCGAATCGCTTCCTTTTATAGAAGCGATTCGTCAACTCTCTCATGACGAAGGAACGGCCAATGTTCTGTTCATTCATCTCGTGCTCTTACCCTATATAGCGACTGCTGGTGAGTTGAAATCAAAGCCAGCACAGCATTCGGTTAAAGAATTGATGTCTCAAGGATTATTACCTCACATTATCATCAGCCGCTCTGACCGTCCGGTCGATGAAGATACGCTTGATAAAATTTCACGTTTTTGTAATATCAGTCGCAAAAATGTTTTTCAATCGATCGATATGGATTCCATTTATAAAGTCCCCTTGGAATTCCATAAACAAGGTCTCGATGAAAGAATCAGCGAACTCTTAGGGTTTAGGGTTCCCGATGCAAAAATAGAAGATCTCGAAAAAGTGGTTTATAATTTTACTCATCCACTACGCGAAGTGAAAATTGGAATCGTTGGAAAATATACCGACCTGATAGAATCCTATAAATCATTAGTCGAGGCCTTACATCATGGGGCCATTGCCAACCGATTAAAATTTAAACCGATTTATATCGACTCCGAGCAATTAGAAAGCGGAGAGAGACTCGATGAACTTCTAAGTCATGTTCAAGGGATTCTCGTCCCCGGTGGATTCGGAGTTCGAGGCACCAAAGGAATAATTAAAGCGATCGAGTACGCTCGTACTAAAAAAATTCCTTTTTTTGGGATTTGTTTGGGAATGCAATTGGCTGTTATCGAATACGCTCGCCATGTCGCTGGAATTACCGATGCGACTTCAGAAGAATTTCAAAGCGGGGGGACACATTTGATCCATTATATGAAAGGTCAGAAAAAAGAAGGAACCAAAGGTGGCACCATGCGGCTGGGCTCTTATGATTGTTCTTTAGAAGAAGGAACCTTGGGCCGTAAAATATACCAGACCGATACCATTCATGAACGTCACCGCCATCGTCTCGAAGTCAATAATATGTATATTGATGCATTAACCGAGGCCCATATGACGTTTTCTGGGTTTAATAAAGAGTTAAATTTAGTGGAAGTGATCGAGCTGAAAGATCATCCCTTTTTTATCGCTTGCCAATACCATCCAGAATTTAAATCTAAACCTTTCTCTCCTCATCCACTTTTTAAAACTTTTATTGAGGAAGCTGATCGTAAGAATTTAAACACGAAATAATTTAAGTGAGAACGGGATTTTCATTGAAAATATGACATCAAACGCACAATGGGAAATAACGGCAACGGTATGTTGATGACGAGCCCGCGAGAACGAGCCCGCGAGAACGTGTTCTCCGACCGATAACTCCTTGGATAAAAATATTTGATCAACTTATACAAAATGGACGCATACTTCTTGACTTCATTTTTACAACCAAAAAAAGAAGATTTTGGAAATTTGTTAGTGGATAAAAAGAAACTGAAAACCGCAAACACCATTCGTTCGATCCTCATGTTTCTCGTAGGAATATACGCTGCGTTTTTGTCATGGAGCTGCTCGAAGGGAGACCACATGGCAATGAGGGTTTTGTATGCAGCGTTCGCGTATTTATTCGGTTTACTATATTTGATGTATTACGCGCTAGTGCGATTTGACCAGTGTTAACCCAGGACCCAGGGAATGACACTTTGAAATTTATATATATTTCTGATAATAAAACATATGTTCAGAAATATGTCGTTGTTTTTTCAGTACACAAACATTCTTCGTTCCCGTGGAGAAACGGTGTATACATGTGGATATCAAGATAACCAACAGATCCGAGTAGGAATACCGAGCCTCGGGCGTGTTACATACCCACATCACGATTATTCGAGCATCAAAGACATGAAAGCATATCTCAAACTCATGGAAATCCCTTTTAACGATAACATCCCAGAAAACGTAGGACTCATCGTCCTCGGCAGTATCGAAGAAATAATTATGAAGGAATTCGGCATATTTTTCGACAAAGCAGACCGTTTTGCATTCAAGAAGAAATTCGAAAACGAGTTGTTCCACCGCGTAGACAAAAATTACTTTATAAAGTCATACGACGACGACGAGTATGTCATATTTACCAGACTTCCAGATATTAACAATCTTCGTATTGACAGGTAAACTAACGTCTGCATATAAATTCAGATGGTCGTACGAGAAATTTGACCATTTAAACGACCAAAACGCATAAATAATATTATTATAAGATATATAATGGGTAACACGACATCAAAAGGCACTGGAGGTTCAGTTTATATACCAACTATCCGCGCGGGGAAATGCTCCAAGGTTCCACAATACGCAGATAGACGCGCGTGGGCTCTGAAAGAATTGTATGGAATTAAAAATTTGAATGAATTCCCCCCCCAAGTTTATTCGCTCGCGGACGCAAACGACGACATTGCGGATTGTGCGAAAGGCTACAGACTTCGACACAGCTACAAAGTCGTTTCAACGAGCAAACTAGAACAACGCATTGGAAAAGACCCCCGGATATACGCACTAAGGAAGTATCACGGTTACACAGACGTGCCACCGAGAGTCCTCGCTATTTTGCCGTATTCGAAACAAGATGCCGTGAGAGATATAAGTTATTACAAAAAATACAGGACGCCCTATTTCACCATAGATCGCCTCACATCGACTGTAAGATCAAAAGACGGTAAAATCACGAGGTCACCGGGCCAAAAAGGCACTACTCTGGATTACAAATATAACCGGACGAAAATAAACCAAAAGGGTAAATTTGGGGCGGGTAAGAAATATGATCCACGCAAATATCCCCTACAGAGCATGAAAGACGGGTCCGTCGGAAGAGTTATCCCATGCAGCGTGGATCCTAGTATGTGCACCCCCGGACAGACGACATTTGTTTCCAGAGACGTCAGCAATGTTCTAAAGAGAGCAGCGGTCGTGAACGCAAAGTCTAAAAAACAAAGCATACGCACTCTCCAAACAACACATGCTAAGAAAATACAAGCGTTGAACAAGAAAATCGCATCTGCGCCTCCTGAAGTAAAGGCGAGGTTGCAGAAACAGAGACAAAATATGCAACTGAAGTTCAGACTCAATACTGCAAAAGCAGAACAACAACCTCGTGTTCAAATACAATCAGGGAAAACCAACGAGTGGAAGCAAAAACGTGCTGAACTGGGTCGTCAAAAACAACAACAGAAACAAGCCGAACAAGCGCGTAAAAAACGTGAAGAAGCAGAACGCCGTGCTGCCGCGGAACGTAAAGCAAAAGAAAACGCCGCCATAAGAGCGCAGAGAGCTATGAAGAAGCAACAATCAATGAAGCAACAATCAATGAAGCAACAACAAAAAATCAGGGAAAATTCTGCAAAGGCTAAAACAAAATCAAGAATGCCAAGCATGCCAAAAACACAAATGTCACGCCCAATGTCAAAACCTATGTCAAAACAGACGACACGCCCGATGTCGCGTCAGTCTTCAGCAAGTAGTATGAGAATGCCGTATAGTCGCGTCCCTCCAACGAGAAACCCGGGTTCGTTCAAACCATTCGGATAAATTATAAATAATAAATTATTTAGGTATAATAAAAACAAATGGAACAGATTGGTAATTTTATCCAAAATATGGCTTTTCCCACGGAAAATCCCTACAAACTATCAGGACAGTTCGGAAACAGTACCATAGAACCAACGGTGTCTGCGGCGCTCAGGGTTCTTCATGAAACTCCCGCCCCTTTTAATACCGAATTTTTCAGCAGAAAAAACGTTGATTTCATTCAAAGAAAACTAATCTCAGAGACCAAGAAATACACTTCTTTCGATATCGGCCCGCAAAACGAGGACGAATTGATCATGATGATGACGGGGATTTACGTGCAAGATAGCACGTTCGACGGAAACATCAAAGCAGGTCTCAAAAAACTAAATACTCTAGTCATCACCGAATGTTTGAAACAAATTCTCCCCGGCGTACGCGCGTATGCACTATACGTCAGAGATGCAAGTCTTCCATTCTCCGGAGGTGGCGAAGCTGCATTCAAACGCCCAGAACTTGCAACCCTCAAGGGCTCGAGAACTTTGCCCGGATTTTTACCACTCGTCCGTGAATAAAATTTAGTCATTTGACCCGGCTAATTCCAAAATGACACTTTTGCGTATAAATTGTTAATATTCGTTCTAAAGAACATTATTAAAATAACGATCATGACAACCTCCTACTACCATTGTATCTGCGGATATTCCACGAAAAACGAAGAGCATAAAAATTTTCATCAACAATCTCCGACATGTAGGGTATACGAAAAGAAGAGCTGTTTTGAAGGACGTGTCGGTATTATTTATAAGGCAACTTCGAAATATGGAAAACACAAATCATTTTTCGGGAAATGGTTTGAATCAGAAGAAGAACTGCGCAAGCTAAATTCGAATTACGACATAGAAGCAAAGGTTGTGGATAATTGCGATATTGCATATGTCAAACTCATTACAAAGGCCGAACAAACCGGTCTGTTGTCATCAGATAATAATATCCCGATGATTAGAAACGGCAGTGCAGACCAGTTGTTTAGCATGGCAATTTGAAATGTCCCGCGATTGAAAGCCAGCGAACTCAAAGTGTCCTGGGAAAGTCGGTTGTATATAAATTTTTAAAAATAAAAAATAAATAAAAAAAAAAAGAAAAAAAAATAAAAGGATACTATCATTCATAACTACTGTGCCGTGTTAGGATGCGATACTATCAGTTAGTATCGGTTTATTTTTTTCCTCCAAAAATGTCTATTATATCATATGAGTTATATGGTATAACTGACTATAACCTACTTCAAAATTTTTCCTCCAAAAATAACTTAAATAACTTGTAAGACTATATGATAAATATGGAAGACTTCGAAACATTCAAAACTACGTTTTACATCTGTGGTTGTGGATATAAAACAATACTTCCTGGTAATGCTTCGCGTCATAAGAAAACTTCATGTGGACACGAGATGAAATCGGAATCAAGAAACTTCATTTGGGAAGAAGACGTCAAGAAAGCTATTGGTAATACGAATCAGACAAACATCACAGTGCCAGGGGATCACAACACTGTTATTGGTAAATACATTGACCAGAAACAAATCACGTTCAATCTTACGGTTCCTGACGGTGATACACGGACTATCATTTATAAAGCACTGAAGTCCCCACAATTTCAGAGGGAACTGAACGGGGAGTTTCAACCCGAAAACATCCCCGCGTTGATATTTCGCCACACTAAAGGAACGGGGGTCACAAAACCTGGTGGAGAAAAGGCGATACATGTTGAAGACGATAAAGTTCATGAAAAAGATCCGGCTGGTAATCTTATGAAAACCCCCCTGAATAAATACGCTAAGAAGTTCATAAACGATGCAACGACGTCATTGGAAACAAACGCGGATGTAATTCAACCGAAGTTTGCGAAAGAACTCGTAGACGATTTTAAAACCGATAATCTACCAGGTCATAAGAAGAACGAAAAGGTGTCTGGTGCAAAAGCGTTAAAGAACTATGCAGCTGGGACCAACATTGTGTATAAATACCCCGTGGAAACGAGAGGATTTGTCGATCGTGCAGTTGATGCTGTAAAAAAAGAAATACGTAATGTCGGGAATAGTTAAATAAAGTTAAATAGTTTTTACCATACGTTTAATATATTCTGTGCAATTAATAGAATCGAAAGGCCTCGTAATTCCGTATTTATAACCATTGTACTTTACGGATGCGGCTGTTTTGAACCCATATTTTGCAAACAAATTTTGTGAGATGATGTTTGTACAATCCCCGTAAATATATTTGAAACCTTGAGCAGAGGATTCTTCAATGGTCTTTTCGAGTAGCTTGGTTGCGAGTCCTTTGCCTGTAACTTCCGAACCGATCGCGAACACATACATACATTTGTCGTCTGGTGCATACGAGTCAAGATTTCCGAAAAGATCAAACATTGGATCTGTTTCTCGAATATTACCATAGTACATGTTTTCATAAACGTCATAAGGGATATTAAGAATTTGCGCTTTAATGTTATCATTAGTGTCTACAAATGCAAATGAGTAGCCAGATTCGATACAATGTTTCATAATGTTTTGAAACGACGTTGTAAAATCACATGTAGTTAGTTTGAGGGCCACAGATGTGGGTTCTGACGCCACAAAATTCCTAGATGTGAATGAAATCGCACGGGGGATATATGATGTCGATAGCCTGATTAGTTCATACATATGTTTATACTTATTCTATTACTTATAACCAAACACATGTCGATATGGAGAAGTGTCTACCGTTGATTTATTGTTTTTTTGGAAGTTGATACAGTGCTCCACTGTTTTTCTTTGGTAAAATTTTTGAGTAATCGGGGTTAGGTAACCAGTAACCGAGGATGCCCGATATAATAGGTAAATAAATACCTTCACCATTTTTGTCTGGTTTGTCTTTTTGCACGACTATCATTGCCATACAAAACGCTGTTACAGCCGCAGAAATCACAACTTGTGCAGCGAATTTACCTATTCTGCTACTGTCGTTATGTCTATCGGTCAAAAGTTCTTGGTATTCGTCAAATGGAAGAACCGACTTTTTTACCATGTTTAACACTTCATAATCCTCATACTTCAACTTTCCTTCTTCAAGAAGACGTAATTTGATTCCCTCGATATTTGTAGCAGCGGGTGTGTCTTTCCTTTTAAACACCCCAAACCCCCACTTATTACCTTGGTTTGGTTTCACTTTTTGTTTGTCCTCAGGCGTCCCTGTGTCTTCCGGCGTCCCTGTGTCCTCAGGCGTCCCTGTGTCCTCAGGCGTCCCTGTGATTTCCGGTGTTTCGGTTATTTCCGAAACTTCAGACGGTTCGGTATTATGTTCATTGATCACTTCGTTTTCGGCAACGGTAGTTTTCTTTTTATTTCTTTTAGCAGTTGTAGTTGGTTTATCAGCCATGTTAAAGAATTTAAGAAAAAGATTAATCAAGTTTCTTAAATGCTTATATTATGTATAATAGCATCCGTCTTATGTATGAAATATGTTATATATAAGGCTTCTCGAGTGAATATAATTTATAGACGTGGTTCTTGGGTAGTTGAAGATATCACAGCATCATGAATTCAATTTAAATAAGTTAAAAAATTACAAAACCATAAAATCTGTTTCATACGATTCGTCAAGAGGGATCAGTTGTAGATCATCTTCTCCTTCAGCAACATCATCCGCCACGAAAGAATTTTCTTCCTCCGCTACTTCATTTTCATCAACATGATCTAACTCAGAGTCGTCGTATACAACGTCAACATCTTCTTCTTCTTCTAAATCATATGCAACTTCTTCTGCGAAGGCTGTATCAGCATACTCAGAATTATCAGAGTCTTCGCTATCGTCATACACTGCGGGTTCGAGCGAATCCTCGCGATCAGTCACAACTGCACCAGTCTCGTCCGGGTTCAATAAAACTAACTGGTCGCTGTCTGCGGGTGCGGATGAATCGTCGCCGGAGTAATAGTCATCTGGCATGTGATACATTTCTGTTTCGGTATCGAGGAGGACGCCTGCATCCCCGGCATCGCAAGTTGAACATCCCGCAATCTCGTAATCATACATTTTCTCCTTTTTGCCGAGGGCGATGAACCCTATTATAACGATCGCGATTATAGCAAGAATTATCACCCAATGTTTCTTGACGAACGAAACTATCTGTTTAATCATGATATTATATGTATATATAATTATTATTTTTTAAAAATTCTATTTGCAAATATAAATTTATAAGGAATGCCGCAGATTTTAAAAAATATAATTCTGTGATATGCGGGGATCATAGAAAATGCAACGATGTTCACAGGGATCCAATACAACGACCCTTCTGCAAGAGATGGTATAATAGATGTCTTCAACTTTGGGATTATCTTTTCCGGTTTTGATTCAAAATATAAATCCCAAGCAATCGCGCAGGAAATGTTGATAGGGGCGAAAAAAATTTGATTTACAATGGTCTTCTTAATTGCAGAATTCAGTGTTTGTTTCACAAAAATAGAATCTAACGCGTTAAAATATTTTACCTGAGGGTACGTACTTAAAACAGAAAAAGAAACGAGACGGGATGTTCTATTAAAGTCTATAGTTTTCCTAGTCATCTTTTGGAGCACGATGTCAACACCGAAAGAAATCGCCCCTGCCATAATTGCATCTTTGTGAATCTTTGGCAGAGGTTTCCCTACCACCCCAAGAGGGAGTCTGATAGACATTTGTAATTCTTAACATAACAATTACAAAATTATATTAAATTAATACATTGTCGATATGACCGTTGTGACCGATGTGGCCGGGTACTCACGAGGAATATTCCGTTTCGTTATAAATATAATCGAGATATCCAGCAGAGAACTCTACGGATCTCGCGGGCGACAAAATGTCTTCGACGTATAATTTTTTATTTTCTTCGCCCAGAATTATCACTGATATATGCATGGCAGACGCGTAGTTGATCATTTCTTTTTCTTTTACACGGGCGAGCGTAACCCGTTCGAATGGACGGTTATTGATAGGAAATTTTTCCAACGTGATGCGTTCTCCCTTAGAAAGTTCTGAGATCGGGTTCATCAGGTCCTCGGTGAAAATACAAATATCGGTATTTTTCATTTTGAAATCGATAGCGAGGGCTACCTTTGCCGCAGTCTGAAGTTTTCTGAAACCGAATACTGCACTGCCGGAGACATTTTTCACTGCATTGGTGTGCGGAATGCCTGCCATGTTCTTGTGATCTGCAATAGTCGAAATAACAAAGAGACTCATATACAAGTACAATATTTGATATTCTTAAATTGTTTATGGTGTTGATATCACACTTTTTAAGACACCGGAGACATTGGAGACTTTGTGCGATTTTTGACCTTTACACCAGAACCAGTATGGAATTTACATATACAAACGTTTTAATCATAATTGACACTGATGACCTTGAACCGAGTAGAGTTAGCAACTTCTTTACTCATATCGCGGCCACAAAACAGAATTTCTCCCGTCGTCCTATCAACCTCAGTAGGATGTGTTATAATTTCCTTGGTCACCAGGTTTTGCATGGTTATTGACGCGGGGAATGCCCCGGGGACCTGCGTAGCGGCATAGATAGGTCTGAGTATCGCGGCAAGTTTTTTGCGGGCAACGGCGATAGTGATAGCACCCATAGCACACCGCGCGAGGATTATGGTAGCGTCGTTTGTGTAATGTTCCCTGGCACCGGGGCGGATAAGATGTGTCAGTGTGTTGATAAACAATTCGATTTCTAGTTTTTCTCTAATTTCGATGATGCGCGAACCGATAACATCACGGGATGATGTTTTGTTATTTTTCTCATCAATAATTAGGGTATACATTTCTTCCGGGTTGATGATATCGGTCGCGAGGGAGGGGCGAGACATATTTTGTTTGTTTTGTGCCATGATTGGTGATTGATAATATTGATAATTAAAATACAAAATGAAACGTGAATATATACCGTGCGTGGTTGTCATTTGTCATTTGGATTAGTGTCATTTGTCATTTGGATTAGTGTCATTTGTCGGTACCTTCCGTCAGATTGTACCCACCGGGCGCCAACGAACCCGTCACGCGGATCATCCATCGTGTGACCATTGTATACTTTTCCTCAATAGTCTTCTGCACTTATTCCGCTGAACATATGATTGAGGTATAGCATCGTAAGCTCTGTATCTCGCGTCATAGGTGATAAGATTTCCTCTACATATACCACGTCGTTTTTATCATCCAGGCATATCACAGACATGTTCGTGGCGGCTACATATTTCATGAGATGTTCTTCACTTAGTCTGTAAACAGAAACTTTCTCTAATGTGCGTTTATCACTGGGGTGTTTTTTCAGGAATACTCTTTGTCCTATTGACAAATTAGAAATAGGTTCCATGAGCTCTTCGGTGAAAATCGAAGTTTCATGGGTTTTCATACGATGTTCGATTGCTCTTGCGATTTTTGCTGCAGCCGGTAGTTTTCTGAAACCGAATACCGCGCTACCGTTGATATTTCTCACAGCATGAGGATGTGGAATGCCTGCTATTTCCTTTGTATTTCCAAACTTTGTTACAACATAGAGACTCATTAATTTAATTGCATATTATTATTTTAAGCTATTTTTAATCGTCTAGGAGCCACTTGTGAACACAGTTGGTGATAGACTGAACTACAGAGCTTCCAAAACCGATTGCCACTGAAATTGCCCACATATTCGCCGAAATATCCTCGATTTTGAAAACAGTCCCGAGAAGGAACATGATAGAAACCTGCACACCCACCAAGATTACGATGCAAAGCACCAACACCTTCTTCCTGTACAACTTGAAAATGGGGAAAATAGAATCAGGAGACACCACGTTTACGAGGTTGAATATCTGGCAGAAGATAAATGCGTTGAACATGAATCCAGACAGCTGGTAAATATTGATATCCACCAACGTGGGTGTGATAAAATAAATAGTCAGCTGAACCACCGTTTGATAGACACTCTGCGGGATGATGCTGCGGAGCATGTCAATCGTGATCACGAATTGGTCTCGATGCCCAGGCTTCTTGGACATCAGTTTGTTCGAAGGGGGTGTTGCGGTAAGAGCGACTGCTGCAATAGAATCCATGACAAGGTTAACATACAGAAGTTGGACAACATTCAGCGGGGTCTCGCCTTTAGCAAAGGCTGCAGTTGCTACGGTGATTAGAGCGATAATATTAATCGCCACCTGGAAAGAAATAAACGACCTGATGTTAGACATGATAGAGCGCCCCCACTTGACACCGTTGACAATTGACTCGAAGTCATCGTTCAGGATAACGATATCGGCTGCTTCCTTTGCAATGTCTGTACCACTCCCCATTGCACACCCGACGTCTGCTTCCTTAAGAGCCGGGGCGTCGTTAGCACCATCGCCACTCGATGCGACGACGTGGCCAAGGGCCTTCATGAGCTGAACCAACTTATACTTATCCTCTGGGGATGAACGGGCAAGAACTTTCAGCTTAGGTGCGATGGCAACCTGTTCATCGTTACTCATTGCCCGGAATTCCTTACCTTCAATGGCGATATCCCCGTGCTTCAGCATACCGATTTCACTGGCAATGTGCTTCGCCGTCTGGATGTTATCACCGGTAACCATCACCACCCCAATACCAGCATCCTCACACATCTTCACGGCGAAAGGAACGCTCTTACGAACCGGATCCTTGATACCAAAGATACACAGCAACGTGGTGTTCTTTGAGATACCAATAGTGCGAAGACCCGTGCACGCAAGGGAATTGATATACCCAGTGTACGTTTCCCGTAGCTCAGGGGTGAGCTCGATGGTACCATCTGCAACAGCAATAGTATCGCACATACCCAGAATAATCTCCGACGCACCCTTTGTATACTTATACCCGTCTACTTCAGTGGACGACATCTTAGTCTTCGAGGAAAACGGAGTCACCGCGGTTATCTTAGGCTTATACTCTGCACGGATGTCCTCGTAAGACTTGCCATAAAAGTCGATAAAGTTCAGCAGGGCGACTTCCGTTTGGCTACCAATGCCTACGTTGTCTTTAATGAAAGCGGTTGAGTTAATTGAACAGTTCACGAAAATATCATTGAAAATATCACCCATGTTTCCAATGGGAGGTGTGTGGTCATACATCTTGTCACCCACCACCACCTTCATCACGGTCATCTTATTCTCGGTCAGTGTACCGGTCTTATCACTCAGGAGCATGGAGGTGCTACCCAGGGTCTCGCAAGCAGACAGATGGCGCACGAAGAGGTTATCGTTCATCATCTTCTTGACCGAAGTAGCTAGAGTAATCAAAACTGCGGCGGGAAGACCCTCGGGGAGACCAACGACCAGGATAGAAATGGAAAAAACAATATACCTCAGAGGCCCCTCTGAAATAGAAGAGCGGGGTTCTGTTGCGGCCCATCGAATCGTCAGACCGGTAAATACAGCTAAGCTAATGATGCTTGCCACGATACCGCACCACTTGACAAACCTATTAATCCGGCGCTGGAGAGGAGTCTTGGCGGTCTCCTTCTGAACCAGGGCAAGAGTGCGGCCATACTCACTCTCCTTTCCAACAGCGACCACGTACATCTTACCATGCCCCTCGGTCACAACACTACCCGAACGGAACCAAGGGTCGTTTTCAAAATCCTTGCGAACAGTAATAGTTTCACCGGTGAGGGCGGACTCATCAAGACCGAGTGAAAAAGTCTCAACTAGATATCCATCTGCAGGCACCTTATCACCAGACTCTAGGGTAACCAGGTCACCGACGACAAGGGACTTGTTAGAAATCTGCTGCTCAGACCCGTCGCGAATCACCTTCACCGAGTATTCATCATTTTTAGAGTTTAGCTTGTGGAACGCACGTTCCTGTTTGTAGTTGTTATAGGCGCCGATACATACTACCACGCAAATGGTAAACCAAATTGCGATACCTTCGATCCACTCGTGGCGATTGCGCTGTTCCTCGAACACAGTGCCGAAGATAAGTGCAATAGTTCCGGAGAATGCCAAAATACCAATCAAAGGGTCTTTGCACGCCTCCCATAAAATCTTCCTGAACGTCTTCGGGGGGGTCTTGTCAATATCATTCTTGCCATAAGTCTCCACGCGAGACTCGATCGAAGCGGTGGCAATTCCGGTATCACCAGTGTCTAGGTACTTATTGAAATCGATGTTCTTTGCGAGCGTAGTATCCCGATCGGAAATGATAGTCTTAAACATCGTAGATTCCGCGTATTCTTTAATTTTTAGATATGTTTGGTCAGCAACATCTCGTATTTATAGCCCCATGGTTGTTGTCATTTATAAAAAGAAAGAAATGACACACTTGATACAGACATTTATGTGTTATCACACGTCTTTTATAAATAATTATGAACTATGTTTTTCAACAAGAAGGCTGTTAGCAGGCGTCACTTCCCGGAAACTAACACGTTCCTCGAAAATGCCAACATTGCGTACAATATCGCGGTGAATCGTCAAAATAAAGTAAACTGCTTTGGGTGCCACACTGGTTTAGAAAAAGCGATTTTGTATTACGACCATAGCATTCAATGCATGGCTGCACACATTTACAAAGAATTGAATAAAGCGAATGAACGGGCTATTATAGATGCGTGTTCATTGGCTCGGAGACTTTACGAATCTCGACAACGCATATTTTATCGGTTTATAATGCACAACCCAGCCAGGGGTGACGTTGAACGAAGCATGTATAAATCTATATATATCAACCAATGTGTTTGGTTTCACTTCAAAAAAATGCTTGACAATAATCATGAACCTGTTATTTCTCACCTCACACGATTGAGGCTTTCAATGTAACGATGAATCAATACCATTCCTTAAACAGATATTTAAAAAGACGTGAAATAAAGAACGTGGCAATCTTATCAGAGAGTTCGGTGTCGCATACACTATAACCAGGTTCTACGAAGTCTTTGGCGAATACTTTGGCGAAATCTGCTTTCCTACCGAGTTTATATCCGTTTGCCTTGTTCACATTCCTGAGGCAGCAGATAGCACTACCGTTATACGAAGAAGTGCCAGCTAATTTTATAGGGTTTCCTACTTTCGTGATAACAAATAATCTCATTATTACAATTATTAAAGGTATTTTCTCAAATCATTTGAAGTCAAGTTAGTATTCATCATCGCTGTCAGAAACTTCTTCGCCACGCGCCTTCCTCATTTTACGTTCCTTCGCCCGGCGTTTCTTCTCTTGACGGCTCAGCTCGCGCTTCTCCTCTTTAACTTTGATCGTGTTTCCCAGAGCATCGGTGTACTCGGTTTCTTTCTTGAGCTCCATTTTGATAGCGTCGACTACCGCGGCGGATTGTCCGGTGATTTGGACGACACCTCCGCCAACGGCCCAGTTTTCGACACACACGTTTTTAACAAATTCGCCACTGTGACTAATCACCACCACCCCACCTCCGAAATTCTTAAGCGCCTCTGCCATGGCACCGAGACTCTCGCGGTCCACAAAGTTGGTCGGCTCATCAAGAACGATGACGTGGGGTTGTTGCCATAGAGCGGCGCCGATAACGAGCTTTAGTTTTTGCCCACCAGACAGTCCACGGATGCGAGAATGAGTGGTAAATTCTGGGTCAAGGCCAACATTAGCCATATGTTCTTCCACGTTCTTCGCGGTCAGTGGTTTAAACATACCGTTTGCAACGGCTTCTTTGGTGTCAATGTCGTTCAGGATCTTACCAAACCCATACTCCTCGAGACGTTCGCGGGACATCCACTGGGTAGTCTCGTCGTTTTTCCACTGAACTTCATACTCATACGACTTCTTGAGTTTGCGTCGCCCAAGGATCTTGTCAAGGATTTTCTTCACACCGTCAACAACTTTCGTTTCATACATCTTCTTCAGTTCTTCGTCATTTGTCTTCCTAGAAACGACGTCAAGTGATTCTTTGTCTTCACCGGAAGCATAACGCCATTGGATGTACTGATTGGGCGTCATGTCAAGATGATCCTCGATGTGGTGGAAAGCGTGCTGTGCCACGTAAGCAAGACGCATATTTGGATGCTTCCAAACGCTACCGTTAGTAGTTTCCATCTGCCCTGTTAGCACTTTAATGAGAGTACTTTTTCCCGCGCCGTTTTCACCCACGACACCGATCCTGGAGTTGAGCGATACCTGGGCATTCACGTTGTCGAAGACCAGTTTGTCCGTCCCAGGATACTTGAAACCCACCCCGCGAAGCTTCATGATGGCACGGTCCTTCGAAGTGATACCCTCGAGAAAGCCGGGTTCGGGGAATTTCCACGTAGTCTTCGTCTCGGCGAGCGTGTAGTAACTTGCAGATTCGGGACGCTTCTTCACGAATTCGGACAGATTTCCTTTATACTTCTTCAGCTTCAGGTTGGGTTCGTAATGGATGATAGAAGTACAGACAGCATCGAGGAAACCAGAATCGTGTGATACAATCACACATGAAACGCCTTTTAGGTTGACCAGATAGTCGATCAGCCAGCTCACATTCGACACAGAAAGATGGTTGGTCGGTTCGTCAAGTAGTAGTAGCTTCGCGTCCAACAGCATAGCGCGTGCGAGAGCAAGCTTCATTTTCCACCCCCCGGAAAGAGTGTTAATCGGGGCAGATTGGCGCTCAACATCAAAGCCAACTGATTCGAGAGTAGACACGATTTTTTCACGAGACCATGTGTTTTCTTTAACTTGGTCGTCATTGGCAATGAAGTCAACGATAGACGTGTTAGATTCGGATCCGTCGAGGTCATGCTCAACATATGCAGTTTTCAGAATATCCTTCGTCGGGAACCCTTCCAACTGACCGTTCACAATCGCCCTCATCAGTGTCGACTTGCCAGCACCATTGGGGCCGCAAAGACCATACCGATTTCCCTTCTTCAGATTAAAACGGGTGTTGTTCAGAAGAATCTTACCACCATATGCCAGAGAGAACTCACAATCACACAGGTCCTCGCCGATTTCTTCGTCATCATCGTTGGTGATGGTCTTCTTTTTTACTTCCTCGAAACATGTGTCGTACAAGCCAGTGAAGTCTTCAACATCGATCGCGGATTTCCAAATGTCTACGTTGAATTCCTTCAGGTCAATTAGGTGCTCTACAACACCACTGACGTATTCGTAGTCATCAGTGTATTTCTTTACGACGGATGTAATATCGGTATTTTCGGTTGCATTAACAAGACTGGTATCAATGGTTGACAGAATGTCGAGACACTCTTCCGCGACCTTCCGAGCCTCGGGGTTAGACATACCATCGGCAGCGGCCTTCACCTTATCAACCAAGAGGTAGGCGAATTTAGCGGCGTCGGAAGGATCGTCCACCAACTTTGCCATGTTCCGGATGATGATACACGTCTTCCGACGTACGGGGGTGGTGCGATCGGCGAGACCGCGGACGAGTAGTGGGGTCAAGATAGACAGGGTCTTCGCATCGACCGACTGGACGAATGTGGTCGCCGACAGGTTATGGACGCACTCGGGGACGTCCTGAGGAGACCCAATGCTCTTCACGAGATGGGGGATGAAGGGTTCGATGTCTTTGTTATCAATTTGACAACACGCGATAAGAGCCTTCGTGGCAGCGTCTTTTACCACTTGCTTCAAGTCGAGCATGCAATCTGTCACGACAGGGACGATTTCGGGGAGGTACACACACACGTTCTTATGGGTACGCGCGAGGTTTTCCAGGAAACCACAAGCAAACTCCTTGGTCTGCCACTTAGGGTCTTTCATAGCGGAGAAGACCTTGGGAAGCACCATCTTCACAGAATAGGGGGCCATAGAGTTGATAAAACTACTGCCTTTCGAAATCCATTCGTCACGGGTGGTCTTATCCTTGTTGGACACACCAGAGAACAGCTCGTTGAGGGCGGAGTTGAAAGTCTTAGCCATTTTTTTTGCTTGTTCTGTTATTATGCTCTTGAGTTTAATATGAAAAACAGTCGATATAAATCGCCATGGAAAAATGACATATTCCATATCCGTATGATATGATCTAACTGAAGATACGGATATAAATTTAACATGTATTTACATACATTAGTAAATATGGGAAATATGTATTCAAAGGATGGTGTGACACACGATATTTACGGATGTTGTTTATATGATAATGATAAAGATTTGGAAAAATGTCTTAAAAACGGTGTGGACCCTAATAAAAAGGATGAACTTGGTATGCGACCTCTTGAATACGCGTCGAGTTTCGAGTGTATAAAACTACTACTCGAAGCAGGAGCAGAGCCTGATATATTTTTCGAGTCTAATGGAAGTACACCTCTTCAAATAGCATCTATTCGTCAATATACTGACGTGGTTAAAATTCTGTTAAAATACGGTGCAAATCCGAACATTCCAAATATGAATGGTCTCGCCGCGTTAGATCACGCAGTTCACGCGATGAATGTATGTAACGGATGCGTAGATATCGCCGAGGTCCTTCTAGCTCACGGCGCCGATGTTAATCACCAAGATGCATCAGGATTCACCGCGTTTCACCGCGCTGTCATGTTCAATAACATAATTCTTGTTAAATTACTCCTTGAGCACGGTGCTGATCCGTTGATCAAGACGAATTACGATAAGACGGCTCTTGAAATGGCATCTTATTTTGGTTTTCACGAAATAGCGGTCTTGATAAATAAAAAGTTCGGTTTTGAAACGGAACCTTGATAACCGACTAAGAGTTCGATGATATTTTTGTTTCAATACTGGTTTTAGCAATGATTTCCGCACGTCTTTTAGACATAAACAGGGTTCGTATCCAACGGATCATTTTAGACATCATGCTTGGTAAGACATTGTAATAAGACGTATTTAAATTATTACAAATGATACGAGTTTGTCATTTACACATATCAACACATCACATAATTTAAATATCGCCGAATGTTAGATCACAACAAAAATGTCCGCCAAACTCATTTCTATTACCAAGCCCGTCATTGAAGGTGTCAATACTGCCGAAGAACTTATTGCGTATGCCGCGCGAGTATCCAACCCAGAAAACCAAATTAACAATAAGACTGCGGCTGGTCTGCTGAAATATTGCATTCGACACAAGCATTGGTCAATCTTTGAACAAGCTTTTATGACTATGGAACTTAAGACTTCTCGCGGTATTGCAGCTCAGGTGCTTCGCCACAGGAGCTTCCATTTCCAGGAATTTAGTCAAAGGTATGCATCTGTTATGGAAACCCCTCCACCCCACCAAGCACGTTTCCAAGATCACGTCAACCGTCAGAACTCTCTCGACACCGTTCCGGAAGATGACCAGATGTGGTGGGCATCCGAACAGGAAAAACTATATTCCCAGAGCATGGAACTGTATACCAAAGCTCTCGAAAAAGGTATCGCAAAGGAGTGCGCACGTTTTATACTTCCACTGAGTACGACGACGACGATTTACATGTCCGGCACAATAAGGGATTGGATTCACTACATCGAACTTCGTTCTGCCAATGGTACTCAGAAGGAACATATGGACCTTGCGAATGCTTGCAAGGGTATCTTCATTAATGAATTCCCAAATATTTCGAAGGCGCTCGAATGGGTTTAGATAATGTCTTTGTACGATTTTAATATATGTATAGTTAAATGGAAACTGGTAAAGTAAACGCTAAAAAACGTAAAGTTTTCAAAGATGAAAAGGGCCGTACACATGTTGTTCAGAATGGTAAAAAGGTGTATGTAAAGAAATTATTTACCCCAAAAGCTTCGCCAAAAGCTTCTCCGATACTTAAACCACGGGAGTTAAGTCCTAAGGTATCGGATTTGTGTTCGAAATGGAAAGCAAACCCCTTGGTTAATCCTGCAACGGGTCGTAAAATAAAAAAAGACGGCCCCGTGTATGAAAAAATTCAAAAGAAATGCATGGGTGTTGGCGAACTAGTAGCGAATAAACCGATGGTAAGTAAATCTTTTGTGAGTAAACCGAGCAAACCAACGAGAGGTACAGTAGTTCTTCCAAACAGTTTCGATTGTCCTTCGAGAGGTGTGGGTCAACGGTCATCAACATGTTGGTTCAACGCGGCTTTAAATGGCATCGTCATGGGAACTGCAACATCGTCTATTTTGCTCGAAGACATGCGAAAATTGTCTCAAGAGGAAATAAAAGAATTGAAAAAAGTAGATCAAACTGATGCTTGTCCTCTTCAACTAACAAAGAAGTATGTATATTCATATGCCCTCAGAATCCATAATCCTAACTATAAACCTCGAGTCATCAACGAAGGTTCGCATCTCGTAAAACGATTCTTCACGCCCGGGAGGTTGCCCGACGAAGTTGTGAAAGGTAAAAAAGGATATCATCCTGAAGAGACCATCGACCAAATATTAACACGGTGTTTTGGTGTCGAATCTCATGAGAAAATGACTGGGTATGCTCTTGAATATGAAAATATAGCGACGAAGAAATTCGTTGTCGCCACGGACATCCCAACGTTATGGATGGTGAAACCGAATATAAAGAATTATAAATTGTCACACATTGTGTACGCGGTAAAACTAACATCTGGCGGTTTTCATGTCGCGGTTGCATTTGTGTGTAATGGTGAGAAATACGTTTATGACTCGAATCAGAATAATGTCTTAAAAATCGACTGGAATAAACGTAAAAACAGGGACGCGCTCATAAAATATTCAAAAACTAAAAAATTCGAGGTTTCCGAATTATATGGCATACGGTATGCTTTATATGTACGTAAATGAATAAGTGTTGTAAATGCCCGAAGTAATGTAGTTTGTCATTTTCCCTGGGGTGATGATATAATAATTTAAGATTGAATTTGATTGTTTGGCAAAGTAATGATCGTCGACGAAAGAGATCTTACTACACCGCTTCTTAAAGCGATCGTGTCACGAGATAGAGAACAAATAAGCAGTTGTTTATCATCAGGAATTGGAATAAACAAATCCAATCATTTCGGGTTTACACCACTTCATCTGGCAACGTTACTGAATGATATTTATACTGTTATTGCTCTTATAGAACGTGGTGCAGATGTTAATGCCAAAAATATCCACGGAGATTCGCCTGTTGATATCGCAATCATTAAAAAATATGATGACATACTCGGTGTTTTTTTAGGTGGCAAGAATAAGGAATATAAGAGAGAAAACGAATTCTGTGTTGATAAAACGCCATTGCATAAAGCAGCTTTGGTGGGAAATGAAAATACCATAACAGCTCTTGTAAATGATGGGAATGATGTTAATAAATTAGATGGCAATTTTGACGCTCCGTTGCACATCGCAACGCATTTTGGATACTTGGAAACGGTGAAGAAATTATTGGAGAACGGTGCGAGTGGAAACATAACTAATTTTTACAAAAAAACCGCATTGCATATCGCGGTATCCAAAAACCGCATAGATATTGTGCAGTTATTGGTACATAAAACGAACGTGAACTCGAAAGACCACGGTGGAGATACGCCATTGTCACTGTCGATAAAATATGGATATACAGACATAGCTCGAATTTTATTGGAGAATGGTGCGATGATCGGTTCTATCGATGAAATAGAGGATGTGGTATACGATATGATCAAAAAAGGGTACGAGGATATTATCGTTCTTTTTATACGATATGGTATGAAATTATCCGAGTTTCGAAAATATAATTTGGCGTACGCGGCGATGAAAAATTCTGAATCGTTCGCAATGTTTTTATTCGAAAACGATGTATATGTGAATAAACCGATCGATGAATATGACAAATCGCTCCTACATTTTGCTATCCGTTTAGGATATAAGAAAATTGCAAGTTATCTTATAGATAAATATGGCGTAGATAAACGAAGAGGAAACAGTGCTCTTCACGTTGCTGTTTCGCAGTCTCCTCATTTCGTGAAATTATTACTGGATAATGGAGTGCCGGTGGACACGAAGTTGCACGGTGATGGGCGAACGCCCCTCCATGCTGCGGTGAATGAAAATAAACAGGAAAGTATTCGATTGCTGCTCAAATCTAATGCGGATATTTGCACGAAAGACAAATACGGAGAGACACCGATTCACGTGGCAATTTCGAAGGGATTCTGCGATATTGCAAAATCGATTATCGATACGAAAAACAAGGAGACCGCAATAAATTTCGATGATCTTCTTGTTTATTCGATCAACAAAGGGTGTCACACAAATGTTATCGAGATGCTCATCGATTACGGAGCAAATCCTGACGGACGACACGGAAGTGGAAAACCGTATTTGCAATCTGCGATCATGGCGAAGAATGTCGATCTCGCGCTTGTTTTGATAAAGAAGGGAGCAAACATTCACCAACGATATAAAGAAAATATAACGCCATTACATCTTGCCGTGTTGAGCGAATTAGATTGTGTGGTCAAATTGTTGGTCGAGCGAGGGGTAGACATAAACGCGTTCGACAATAACGATCAAACACCGCTTTTTTACGCGGCGAAAAAATCGTCTTCCTCGATGGTGAAACGTTTACTGGAATTAGGAGCGCATCCGAGTTTGTTGGATCATAATGGAAGAAATCCGTTGTTGGTCGCCGTGAAGAATAAAGATCATACGAGCGTGAAACATTTGTTAGACGCAGGTGCCGACATAACCGTCGAAGATCAGTACGGAAGAGTACCGTTACATCTTTCTCTGTTGGAAAATGATTACGATTCCATAAAACATATTATCGAAAAATATCCAAATGCAGAAAAATTGATCGATGATATGATGAAATTTCGAAAAATGAATCCGATATTTCCCAAATATCCGTTGCAGTACATGCCTGGATTGAAAAATAATATGGCAGTCATAGAAGTGTACACGCAACTGGTCATGAAATGGACTCTCATGGACGACCAATGGAAATATGTTCCAATGAATATTGATTTGGCGGATAGTCTGGACATGTTTCGTCATGATTCGACAACAATCCATGAAGTTCTCAAACGAACGACTGCAAAAAAGAGGCAAAAAATCCTGAATACTGCCGGGCGACAAACGCTGCTCATGTGTTTGAACAAACTCGACGTCCTACCCGATGATCTCGTTCGACATGTAATGACATTTGCAGTGTGATGTCATCTCAGTCATATATAATATACTAAAAAATAATTATGTACATAAATGCTTGGTATCTCGGTAAATCCACTGGAGGACGTCATTACCGACGAATACATAGAAACGATTAAGTCCATACAGCCAGCGTATTTAAGATATCCGGAAGGGGCATTATCTCAGAATTATTTTTGGGCGACATCGCCTACGTGGTTGCCCACTTCCGCACAATACATCTGCAAAAACGTGTGGCCGGCGACTGACCCGCAATTTTCAAACGCGGACGGAACCCCGAAGATGTTCGATCTAGATGCGTTCTTTCAATTATGTCTGGCCGTGAAAGCGACCCCGATCATTATTGTACCACTGAATGCAATGTTCGGGTCATGTAAAATTCCATACTCAGAATTATCAATGAACGCCAAACAACTTGTTGAATACGTTGTCGCGAACGACATCATATACGAAATCGGAAACGAAACGACGATGGTTCAGTCGTACACTGGATATACAGACGCTGCTACCTACGCGAAGTATGCAGAGATGCTCATCCGAGATATGAAATCTGTGAAATCAAATATAAAGTGTATCGTCAATGGAAATTCTCCAGAGGAAGTCAACATCGTTTCGAAAATCCCTGGAATCATCGGGATTGCGCTCCACAATTATCCTTGTTATTCTGTTGACGACTGGTTGAATATGGATAGTACATTTCTTGTTCGAAAAGTGGTCGATTGTAAAGCTGCTGCTAACGGAAAAGAACTTTTTATAACTGAAACATCTTCGACGAATTTCACCCCACAGGAGAATACCGTGGGTCTGTCGTTGATGAACATCGACATTCTTCTGCGTTCTCTTGAACTATCCAAATGTGTATTGAACTGGACGACGAAATGGAACTACAACATGCCTATTAAGCCGAATGCATATTGCGCGTTGTCTTGTGACGACTCTCTGACGTGTCTTGGTCATATGATCAGATTACTGTCGTTTGCAATACATCGTATCGGAGAAAATGTCGTGATGAAACGATTGGATAATAGTTTTGTTTTCACGAACACTGTTACGAATAAAATCATGACGATAGCGATCAACAAAAAAAATGAAAGCGTACTGTTAAAATCACGTAAAAAAACAACCGCATATACGTTGTACGGATCGATTGACTCGAAAACTCCGCTTTTTGAGTCGTATCGTACGTCTGGATTTGTGAAATTAAAACCGATGTCTCTTACAGTTATCGTTTGACGTTAAAAATGCTCAAAAATGTGTGTCATTTGTTAATTGTCATTTGTCATTTGGAATCGTGTATAAATACAGCACCGTCGCCTGGTGTAGTATCAAACAAACAAAAGCCTTTCAAAGCCTTCAGAGCCTTTCAAAGCCTTTAAGCGAACAAAGAGCATGGGTCGTTACGAGTACGAGCAGGAGATGCGTCGTAGGGAGTACAACCGCGAGATGGCTCGACGCAACGCGATTGCGCAGGAGCGGGAGATGGCATTCCGCGCGGAGATGCAGCGCCGCCATCATATGGAGCAGGAGCACCGCAGGCGCATGGCCATGCATCACCACAACCAGCAGATGCACGCGCGCTACGGGCCTCCCCGCGACGCTGTTGACGACGGCTGCTGCGGCTGCTGCATTATGTAACTTCCTTTTAAATTCAAAAAAAACAAAAAATTTTAAGAAGGTAGCCCCTTTTTAAAAATGTCGAAATTTGTGTGTCATTTGTCCCCGGTGGTGCCGAATCGACGAGCGTGTGTATTTACAGCGCCGTCGCCTGGTGTAAATATACAATGATGTCCGCCATCAAGAGCCTGTTCACCAGCAAGACCACCGTGGTTGAGACCCCCGAGACGATCGATCCTCCCGCGGCCCCCGCGAAGCCGGAGTCTGGCTTTGCAACTTTCAAGCGTTTCTTCGTAGAGCACGTGGGTTTGTACCGCGTCGGCACTGTTTTCGTTGACACCCGCGAAAAGTAAATAATAAAAATGTGTACTGCCTAATAAAAAATGTGTACTGCCTAATAAAAAAGTGTGTACTGCTTTTTAAAAATGTTGAAATTTGTTTGTCATTCGTCCCTGGGATGATCATCAAAATTTGCAAGCGCTTTTATAGGAAACGTTATAATATCCTATAAAATTGATGATGTATAAAAGTTGCAAGCGCATTATATGTAATCGTAAGTACCCGTTCGTGTATTTACAACATCATTAAAATTTGCAAGCGCTTTTATAGGAAACGTTATGATATCCTATAAAATTGATGATGTATAAAATTTGCAAGCGCATTATATGTAAAACAGTTTACAACTACCTTGAAAAGTCAATGATACCTAAAAAATCCAAGCGCTTTTAGGGGATAGACCTTGTATATACACCTTTTTACCCTTTTACGCTTTATACGATCAGTACAGCCCCGCCAATCTCACTGGCTGAGCGTAGCGTAGCGTAGCGTAGGGGCGCGCGTAGCAAGCCCCGTAGCGTAGCGGAGTGTAGCGAATTAGGGCGGAGCGGAGCGGAGCCCATCGTCGACTGGGAGCGGAGCCCAAAGGCAGCGCCTGCGGCTTGATGTTCGGTGTGAGTGTGTTTTAACAAATCATACGTGCTGTGCGTGCTGCGCTTAATAAAATGTTTAAAGAGTTTTAAGGGGGTTTGTCCTTGAGCTTGTGTACTCTGTTCGGGGGGGTCTGTATACCATTGACCAGAGGATTGCGGATGACACCGGGCGGCCCTTAGTGTTTTCAAAAGATGTATGAGACCGATGAGACAATTTGTCGATACGAAACTGTAGTTATGTTAAAAATTTAAACGAAACTTCTTAACATACCATACGATGTCTGAGGATATCCTTAGTATTTTTTATGAAGCTGTGCGTAAGGATTCCAGTGTGTATACCAGTTTATTGTCTACGAGTGTTTTAAAGACTGTCGTTGACGATGCAGTGTCTGTTGCTGAGACTTTTTTCAGTCTTCCTATAAATTTCCCTGCTAAAGACCCAGATAGTGTTAAGGTGTATATCAGGTTGTATATGCCGACTAAGAATTGGTACATAGGGTATACGAAGAGAGCGTGTGCTTTTGAGCGTCATACTCAGGATTTGAGTTATGCGCGTTATGCTATTTCATCGAATGCGTTTAGTGTATCTAAATTGATAGACTTTTATTGCCGTGTTCTTAAAACAGATGAACACTATAGTGACCATTTCAAAGTGTGTGTTTTAGCCGAGGTTGATAGTGTTGCTACCGCGAAAAAAGTTGAAACCCGATTAATTCGTTATTTCACCTCTCCAGATACCGTTAGTATTCTTCCTAGAGACTTGTGTTTAAATACAGAAGATGTGTATGCTTCCCCACTTATTGTTTCTCCAAAGAAGTTGCGACCAAATATAATTCAGATATGAATGATTTCGTATCGACGAATGTCCTTGAGCTTATGTACTCTGTGTGAGGGTTCTGTATACCATTGACCAGAGGATGGCGGATGACACCGGGCGGCCCTTAGTGATTTCCAAAAGATGTATGAGACCGATGATACAATTTGTCGATACGAAACCCAGAGACCCCGAAACTCTCCTTAGTAATTATGCCAGAGTTTGTCCTTAGATTTTTGTGAGACTTTATGACATCTCTCACAAAACTCACAAATGAAAAACTAAAATAGTTTACGCTAAACAGTCAAAAAACTTTTTGAGAAAAAAAATATTTGCGCTATTTGAGATAAAAACTATTGAAGAATTTTGCCAGAGATTTCCCCAATCACAATTACTCTCCTTAGTTATTTTTATGTGTTCTTCTTACAATCTTATATAGAGAACAGCTTCCGGGCCCTGTTTCTACAGTGGTCAACACATTTACCACTGTCAATTCTCCTGAAAAGTT